TAGTAGTATAATATGAAACAAACTCAGCCTTAACCTGTAGAATCATATGACAATTTCTTGACAGCGCTGTCGAGAGAGTTTCTAAAATAACGTTATTAAAGGAACGTAATAAAATGGCACGTCCTAAAAAAGGTCTTCTTAACGCCGGCGCTGCTGGCGCAATTAAATCACTGGTCGACAGCGTTCGCCAGTCCGTTGAAAAGAACCACACAATGCTGCCACAGGGTCAGGCTGCCGGTGTCATGTCCGTAGCTCTGGAAAGCTACGACGCGCTGGGCGTTCAGGCTGATGACATTGAAAACACCCTGGAAGCAGTGAAGGATTCCCTGAACGACGCGGTTGAGCAGATCTCTGCGATCACCGAAGCTACCGACGCGGTTGATGGCGAAGGCGAAGGTTTCGTTGACGGCGGTGATGACCTGCGCCAGCACCAGAAAGAAGTTGCAGTGGAAGCTGCCGCTATTCTGGCGATGTCCCACAACAGCCCGCGTGCGTATTACCGTGACGGTTACGCCGTTCCGTCTTTCGAAAGCGACGTTCGCGTGAACGAATTCGTTTCCGCAGGCGCTAACGGTTCCATCGCGACTCTGCCGGCAAAATCTCTGCCGTCTCTGGAATCTTTCGATGAGAAAGAAACCGAAAAATGGCGCGAACATTCCTACGCGATCAACATGATCGTGGCAAAACAGCACGAGTTCGCTGAACTGTTCTATCGCACCTATATCGTTACCCCGGACCAGGCTGGCTTCCAGCTCTCTATCCGTCGTAACCTGGTATGGGAAGGCTGGACCGGCGAAGGTCTGAGCGGCGAGAAACAAGAGATCTCCAAACGTAACATCCTGCAAGGTCTGCTGGATTACACCACTCTGGAAACCAACAGCACCGAGCTGATCCCGGTTATCCAGTCCGGCGAAAACGACGAACAGTTCATCGATCCGTCCGTCCTGCCTGCGCAGACCGTGAAACAAGGTAAAGATACCTTCGACACCAACTTCCTGAAATTCAGCGAAAACGGCGAAGGCTTCAACCTGCTGATGCTGGCGCAAACTCCGTCCCGTCTGAAAAAAGGTTCCATGACCTTTACCGACTCCCTGGACAGCCGTATTGCGCTGAAACAGCTTCTGATCTCGGTCACCAAAGGCGGTACCACTGAACTGTTCGCACTGGACGTAAACCGCGACCAGTACGCTGCGTACACGGCGACCCGTGAATACAACTTCCGTCTGATGCAGCTGAAGTTCCACACCTCCCTGGGCCTGGGCGAAGAAAGCACCACCGTGGCTGGCGCGGAATCTGCACTGCTGAAAGATCTGTTTGATCTGGGCTACCGCATCGAACTGGACGTGAAAGTTGACGGCGAAATGAACGTCGAAAACGGTAACGGCGACACCTCTCTGCGTGCCCTGCGTCTGGCGCGTGTCTTCGATAAAGAAGGCAAAGAAATCGCCCTGACCGATTCTCGCGTTTCTGCGGCACTGAGCGGCCTGACCGTAACCGGCGTAGGTTATAGCCTGGAAGCGCGTCTGACCAACATCAACCAGCTGGAAATGGGCCTGCTGATCGACTCCGACGTACAGAAACAGGGCTTCATGATCCCGACTCTGCCGCCGCTGGTCATCGTTAAACCGGCCATGGTTGAAGACGACAAAACCTATCCGCGCCTGGAAGCACTGACCACTGCGTACCGTATTCAGCAGATGCGTAACAACGCTGTGACCACCCTGCTGAACCGCGCCGACACCCTGAAGTCCTACCTGGGCGTTGGTGTACCGCATCCGATCGAATCTAACCTCGGTCTGGAAGGCGTTGGCCAGTACTACGTTCGTCCGTACTACAACGAAGCGACCATTGACGTGCTGAACGATCTGAACAACCTGACCTCGGCTGCTAAGCAGACCGATATCCAGGGCCTGATCGTTTCCAAAATCAACGAAATGGTTTACACCGCTGATCAGCTGACCGGTTACACCGCTGCTCTGGAAGCTGCCTTCTCTGGCCGTTCTCCGAAGCCGCACGTAGCGATCGGTACTGACATGCGTCTGCCGCAGTACATCCAGATCAATGGCGATGACCGCACCGTGGGTATCGGTTACGATTACACCATCGCGCGTATCTCCGATCTGCGTATGAAAGACAAAATCGTCATGACCTTCATCCTGCCGAACGAGTCTGAGCCGCATCCGCTGCAGCACGGTGTTCTGGGCTTCATCCCTGAGTACCTGGTTGATTTCAACATGATCCGTAACCAACGTATCGGCCGTGAAATCCGCCTGACCCCGCGTTACCGTTACTTCAACTTCCTGCCGATCATGCTGGTCATCAACGTGATCAACCTGGAAGAAGCGATCGCGCAGCGCACCGCGCTGGATGTTAACGAGACCCAGGTTACCCCGGCGTCTTAAGTTAGCGTCATTGCTTAGTTAAATAAGCCTTAGCCCAGTCCCTCGCATTGCGAGGGACTGGGTCTATGTTTGCCATATCGAATTTTCTTGAAACCTATATTACCTTATTGAGAGAGTATTAATGGATCCTTGAGAAAGATCCAAATTGACCCTTGAGAAAGGTCAAACGTACGGTAAGAAGTATTCCGTTCCCAATTAACAAATAAGGTGTAGGATGGTTTATAAGCGTGAGAATCCAAGAAAAGAACAGATGCCCCTAGAGACACTGATTTCTGCAAACGATTATCGAACCGGTAATTGTGATCTCTGCGTTACCGTGGAGATGACCAACAATTATCGTTTTGGTTTGGCGGTGCAAAAATCAGATGGGACTGACAATGAGTTATTTTCCCACGGCGCAGCGAAGTTACGCGATTGTTTAATTATTCATCTGACGGTCATTTATTGCACAGACACGGTCAATATTGACGACCCTCAGAATAATTATGCTGAAGCGAGCTTTGGCCTTTATGACGCCGTGAAAGGTCATTGCATGGTACATTTCGAAGAAGAGAAGCGTCGTTCGCGAAACCATTATCGTTATCGAATGGTTTTCGTGATTGATGAAAACGACTTTAACGATTTGGGTTCGGAGGTTAACATCCCGGGTTTAGGGATGAAGATCACACGAGCGTCGTTTCTTGATCGTGAAGAAAGTATTCACGATATTGTCGAAGACGATACCGGTTGCAAAATCAGTAAGGTGTCAGGTATTGTGGTGAATGCCGTCGATAAAGAGCGTTATGTAGAAGGACTCTATTATGCTTTAGGCGGACAAGTGATGAAAGTAAATGTCTCACGGGCGTCAATCGAACCTGACGGCGTTACCGCGCAAAGCTATGGTAGAATAAAGGGAGGGAATCGGTTATTGGCCTCAAAGAGTTTCTTCAGTTTCGAAGATGCGCTTTCTGGTAATAATCCACTGGGAATCAAATTCCACACCTCTAGAGAATCTGTGTTAAAGGAACTCGAAGAGATTCAGATGGCGCTGAAACAAGCGAAACCTGAAAAGGAAGAAGACAAAGAGAAGAAAGCGAAACTCGCCTCTGCATGGATTAAAGCAGGCGGAGAGTTTATTAAGTCGATTCTCCCAACAATGCTGAGAGCAGGAAAATGGTTATTGTCCTTTTTGGCGAAAAAAGCGGCGTGGGGCGCAGCGGTTGTTTTATAAACGAGCATAAGGGGAATATGTGTGGATAACGTACTGTTCGATGATATCGTAGATCCTTTACCGAAGTTTAACCCGGATATCGCCGGCGGGTTTGCTGTAAAGGACATGGAAGACGCAGAGGCGTATGTCGACCGTATTGCGCAATGTGCAGCGCAAGATTACCCGCCCGACGTAGAGTATTTAGGAATGCGCCGGTTAACGCCTTACGAAGAGGCACAGGCGATTATCAAGGGAAATGAGAAAGCCGAACGAAGAGGGGAAGTCGACATAGCACAAACCGATGCGGTGATGTCCGAGATGAAGTTACGTTTTCAGGGCACGCACATTCTCCAGCGTAATATCAACATCCCGTTTGTTCGAGAAGCAGGAACTATCTGGCTCGGCGGTAGTCGTGCAACGATTCACCCTATTCTTGCCGACCTGGTGTTCTCGGTTGCCGGAAACGATCTTTTCACGATTCTTTTCCGTGCCAAGTTCACGTTAAAACGGAGTATCTATACGTTACTACAGGACGGGGAATCTATCCCATCCTTCGTTGTTTACGGTAACATCTATCAGGGAAAAACAGGGAATGAAGGGAAAAGTAAACAGTTCCATTCTACCCTTGGTCATTATCTCTTCTGTAAATATGGAGTGACCGAGACGTTCAAACGGTTCTATGGGATTGACGTCGCGATAGAGGAGAACCACGCAAACCTCCGTGAGCAATACCCAATAGAAGACTATGTGGTTTACACTACACAAGGTCTTCCGCCGCCAGAGCGCCGCCGAGCGATCTCCGACTGGAAACCGACTAACCTTGCGTTGATCATTCCTCGTGAAGCAACAGAGAACATTGGGGTTAAACTGCTGGCCACGCATTTCTTCTACGTGGTTGACCGTTATCCTAACCGTTTCAGTTTGCAATATATCGACATGCCTGATACATGGCGTATTATCATGGGGTTCATTTTACACCAAGGAAATGAGAACGAAGGGAAACTGCTAAACAAAGTGGATCTTCATCTCAAGTCGCTCGACAGTTACGTCGACGGAGAAACAAAGAAAAACCTTCGTCAGGAAGGGATTATGGCAAACGACTTGTACGAGTTGTTTATCCATATCCTGGAAACGATTCAGGATCGTCTTAAAGACGATAACTCCGGTAACATGTGGGGTAAGTATCTCTTAGTGAAGCGCTATGCTTTATCGGGCATTACAGAGAGTATTTTCAACTTTACATGGCAACTGGAAAAAGAACAGAAAACTCTCCGACTTAAACGTCTGACTTGGAAACTTTCAAGTTTCCTGACAACGAATGCTTTCTTAGGCATTCAGCGAGGTCACGGCGAATTGAACTCGGTACAATACCCCGGCGACAACATGATCTTCAAGCATACATGTATCGCTATTCGTCAAGTCAACGCAGTTATTGGTAAAGGGAAGACAAAAAGCTTCAAACCTAATGAAGCAGCATATCACCTCCACGCCAGTATCATGGAGTGTGGCTCAGTGTGTAATTTCGCCAAAGGTATTCCCGACGGTCGTGGACGGCTAAACGTTTACGCCCACACCGACGAATCCGGGAAGTTTATCCGCAACCCGAAAAACATTGAGCTCCTTGACCAAGTACAAGACGAAATCAGTAATTAATTTTTCATAATCTCACAGGAGTAAAATCACATGTTCAATCGTCGCAGAGATGATATGGAGTTCACGGAACGTAATCTGGCCCGCTTCTTAGACGAGCGTATCAGTGAACTTGGGCGTAACGACATGATTTTTGGTTATCTCGATGATGTTTGTCGGGAAATTCGTACGACCCGAGAAAATTTGATCAATTTTGTCTTCGACTCAATGGACATGTTGATCGAAGCAAGAAAAGAACCACGTGACCTCTGGGAAGGCGCCATCGAACTGGCCGCGTATTTTGCCGGTGCTTTGATCAAAGAAGACCGTCGTGCGGAGATTCCTGACCGCCGCACCGAAGACGAAATTCTTTATCTGGCCGATAACGCCAACCAACTTCGTCGCGCATTAGAACGTCGCGCGGAAGAACTTGATCGTCGTCGTTACGATGATGATCGTCGGGGGTACAGCAGAGATGATCGCGGTCGTGGCGGATTTGGCCGTGGACCGGAACACCGTGGGCGTTACGAAGATCGCGATACGCGAGGGCGTTATGATGATCGTCGGGGGTACAATGAAGAACGCCGCGGGCGTTATGAGTCTCCGATCCCGACTCGTCCGCGTGCTAATGGGTATGGCTCAGACCGTCACACGCAGGCACCGGATATCAACGCCAGTCGCAAAAATCGCCGGGGTCAAAACGCATATGTTGCAGCAGCGCAGCGTCGGGAAGCGATGGAACAGCAGGCGCAAGAAAATCGCCAGCAGATTGACGACGCCTTCGAGGAAAAGATGGGTGAGGCTTTTAGCACCCCTGATCCGCGGAGAGCTAACCGTCCGGCGTACGAGCGCGTTGAACCGGAGAATATTCGTTCGCGTCAGACGACCTCAACCAAAGCCCCTGTCGTCGAAAAACGTTCCAGTAAAGGTAATCTCCTGGCCACCGGCCCGATTACTGCGGAAGATGTAAAGTCTGGGCGTATTGATCTGACGGACCTCGAAGTTGTACTTTCTATTCCGCTGCATCCGAACGAACAACTTCGTAATGATACAATCGTGTGGGAAGCTGATTCCGTTCGCCCGGTATGGGACATCACGAAAGACGGTTATCGTTTCGTCCGTTACGAGCCCCTTAACCCAGAAGAGGTAGCAGAAGTGGATCGTAAAATTCACCAGTTAAACATTGTCGGGGCAAAAGAAGCGAATTACCGCTTCCACCCGAAAAACAGTGAAATACGCGACGCGCTTGGCGCTCCGCGTTTCAACGTCACGGCAAACCGTAAACTCCGCGACGAGAACCGCGAAGAGTACGAAGCCGTTGTTAAAAGTATTCGCGAAGAGAACGAGGGACAACCAGAAGAACTGCAAAAAGTTATCCCTGATGCCCCTGACGCCGGGTCAATCACCTTTGATCAAATCCTGCGTTCAGATGAGATCGTAAAAGGTTTCGGGATGGGTCATATCCGTCTGCAAGAAATGTCACGTTGCGAGGAAGCAACTAACGATCAAAGCGGACATCTCCACACCAACTTCAATACGTTCCAAACGGGCGCAGAGCTGTATGAACCAATCATGACTTGTGCGACTGCAGAAGAAGCAAACTATGTTCTGCGTCATCTTGACATGACCGGTCTCAATTTCAAAGACGGCGTAGAGCTGAAATACCTGCAAGATATTCACGACAACTTCAATCGGGTTATCGAGCGTGTTCCGGCAGCACTGGTCGTCGCAGCGAAACGTCATATCGTTGATTTGGTTAACAGCATCTTCCGTTTGGAAATGGGATGCCGTTTACGTATCGAAGCGTTTGAAGATCTGGCAACCCTGTATGACGATGTCACGGAAAAACGTGGGGCGGAGTTCGCGGCGAAACTTGCCGCAGCATTTGCATTCCACATCAGCAATTTCCAGATGTTCAAAGTCGGTTCCGGGATTGTTGGTGCAGGTGTAAGCGAAAGCACTGACGCCAGAACGATCTATGTCGTTAAACGCATTAACATGGTTATTGCACCCGTGTTAGTGAATGACCTGAAACTGTCGATCACCGGCGAAGAGAAACCTAACGAACCGCTGTTAGTTTCCTCTTTCTCCTCTCCTAAACTTCATAGCGCATTAAAGGCGTTGACCTTCAATGCTAACAGCGACATCGCGTGCTTTAACTATATCTGGTTTGCAGATAACAGCTGGTTTGAAGTTCGGAAAGATTACCAGGATCAGAAGTCTGACAGCTTTGTTCTCGTCTTACGTACCCACGACTAAATAATAAATCCCCTACAGAGAGCATTGGCTCTCTGTAGGGGAGAAAGGATCGAAAGATCCTTTTTTTTGTTTTACATAGGAGGTTCTTCTTCCGGTGTCGAGAAAGGATTTTCTTCCTCGACATTCTCTTCAGAATTCTCCTCTAGACCTTCAGTAGAGAAAGGGTCGCTCTCGGTGTCTTCGAATGAACCGAAGTCGTCACCTCCGCCGAAAGCGTCGCCGCCTTCGTTCCAGTCATTATTGTTACTACCCCCACCACCCCAATCACCACCACCGGCATCGTTGTTCGCCGTTAGGATTTCATGTTGTTTAGGGTTCTCTACTTCCATTCGTTCCAGTAACGCTTTTCGTGTAGCTACCAACGCGGAACTAAAGTCACCAAAGTTATGGAGTAAATTGGTGATGTCCGTTGAGAAGACTTTGATCATGTCGAGAGACGGGTCTTCTTCGGTTACCGGCGTGAGCATCTTAATGAAGCCCATGTCGAAACCTTGACTTTGTAACCAATCGCGTTTCAGGTATGCAGTCATATGCGCCCTGAGCATTTCGATTTTACCTTGGTCTTCCGGCGCAAATGCTCCCAGAAGTTCAGAAGAGATGTAGCAGTCGACAATGTCGTCGATCATGTCTTTGACTTTATCGAATTCTTCTTTCTGTTTCTCGATCCGGTTGTTTTCCGGTCGTGGCAGCTCAAGGTAGAACGCATCGAAATACGCATCGATAGCGTCAAGGTATTTTAACTCTTCAGGGATCGTTGCTTCTTTATCCAGCTGGAATTCTTCTGGGAGTTTATCATTATTCTCCTCGAAGATTTTCTGAATACGACCAATTAAGATACCATCAGAATTAACGTAAGACCGAACGAATTTTTTCCCGTGTTTACAGGTATCGTCCTGAATCATCATGATACGTTTAGCGTAGAGTTGATTCGACGTCCAGCGCGTAATAGCAAAATCCGCTTCGTCCGTCATATCCACCATCGCTGGGGTAACAAAGAGACCCATATACTGCTGCCGACGTAGGTCATCAGTAAACGCCTCATCGATGATTTGTTTTTGCGATTGGTATTCGTTGATTTCGACCGTTGTGTTCGGAATTCGAGGGTTACCTTGCACTTCGATCGTTGTCCCCATCATCCGCAGTACACGAAACATTTCTGCCGAAGAGCTGACATCAGTCGGGGTTACCGTGGATTGCATACGCTGGTATTCATCCACTAAGATAGCGTACGCTTTTTCTGGGTCGGGCATACGGGGGTCAATATTCATGGTGACCTTGGTTCGACCTACGGCGTTCTTCACACCTGCCATAAAGTTGGCGAACGTCGTCATCGCCCGCAAAGCCGAAACCTGTTTGATGTCATCCAGTAATGACTTACCCATCCCGTTACTGTCGTAGTCGTAGGCAAAGTAGGCAACTTGTTCCGCAGGTACAAAGACCAGATTTGTTCTCTGGTTGGCAAACTGACGGAACATCATGATGCGCATAATGTCTTCGTTCCATGCCATCTTAACGTTACGTCCAATCAACCCGTTCTTAATGCGGTTCAGAATGTTCTCTTCCAGTACCTGATTATAGACGCGAATACGTTGCTCAGCGGCTAACTGGTCAGTATCCATGCAGATACCGTTCTGAGCGATACGGGTCTGTTGAATCAAACTGGACGTCATGTCCAACTGCTGTTGTGCGCCCATGATCCCGATCTGCCCACTCGTGGCAGCGCGGTTCAATTCATCAGTCAGATTTAACGGATTACCTAACTCGTCCAGTACGATAACATAGCCGATATGATTACGTTCGTCCCCTTTCGGATAACATGGGATGACGGATTCCGACGGGCATTTCACCACAAGCGGATGACCAATGCTACTTCGACTTGCTTCTGCCGCCGATGGGATGACTTTCACCGGTGAGATAGCCGCCTGACCACTGCGGGTATGGTAAAGTGACCGCGCTACCGTCGAGACGTTGTTATGACCTTTTCTGGCCCCGTAAGATTCCAGCCCCGCCCCAGAGCGCCCATAACGGTATTTGTTTTTCAACCGTTCTTCATTGATCTGGTTACGAATATGACCTAGCCCCATGATACCTAAGTTATCAGTGATCGTGGCGCTGTCATTTATTTTTACCAGATCATCGCGGGTTTGGGGCATAGCGAACATACTTTCTAAAGACGGACTCGAAGCCGTAGTGCGCAGCGGTTTTTTGGAATTCTTGGCGTCTCTTATTTCTTGATCAGTGATACCCGGGTCACCGAGGATACCAACTGATCGTAATGTTCCGTCAACAAAATGCGTTTTCAGTTTTTCGTTAAAATTCTCAGTGGCGAGATAACTACCGACTTCTCGCAAGTTAACGATGTCGTCGATGACCGCTTCCGGGATGATGACGCCTACCCACGCACCCGTCTCAAATAACGCCTCACCGATGATTTCAGGGAGTTTATCGCGTAAAGGGTAGTAAGACTCAAAGTGATCCCGTATCACTTCTGTAACTTGATTGAGGACGCTAGGTGGGATTTCTGATGCTTCGGTTTTAAACCCCAACTCCCCTTGGGTCATGTCAACAGGAGAAAGTGTCGTTGAAACGATCATTTGTTTAATTAGCTTGATATCAGGCGCTAAAGAAATGATGGTTTCTGCATCCAAGTTTTTTCTGGCGCGCCGACTCACGAGCCGGTCAAATATAGTCGGATCGGGAACATCTACTCCGTTACCGGGTGTGTTTGTCCGATGAACAGCATCCGGTACCAGCTTTGACATAATAGCGGTGGCGGAAGGTGTACGTTGAAGCCACGTCTGCGGTCGACTAGAGACTTTCAGTCCGTTAGGACTCAACGTTTTCTTTTCGTAATTGTTCATAAATTCAGAATCCTTCTCTCACTCTGAAAAGGGGAATCGATTGTTCTGTTGAGGAGACTGCTCGGTGGATACCACGCAGAAATTGTATTTAGACAGTGTCATTAATTTAGCACAAACATTGACCTTAAAGTTTCCTGCTGCGGCAGCGATGCGTAATAATTACCTGAGCCAAATAGGTTATACTGTAGATCCAGACTCTCCGTCGACATGGGCGTACTATATGAATCTGGCGGGGTTATACCACGCCAGCGATACCCCTATGACCGTCGTATCGTTAGATACACTGGAGACGATCGACTTCACATATGATAACCTGTTGTTACACCGCGCCACTCGAAAGGCGTATAGTTTTGGTAGTAGCTATTACCAGAACTTGCTATCGCGCTACCCGAATCAAGAAACATTGATTCGCGGGATATTGAACCCTGTATCTATGGATAAGATTCTGGCAGCAGATGACTGGGAAATCTTGTATTACGATTCAGACGAAGTCGAAAGTCAAGAGGTCTATTTAATCGCTGATCTCCAGGTTTGGATCAACAACTTTGTCCAACGTTGGTATATGCCTTTACCAGCCAGAGTACAGGTTCAGTACCCGGCCACTTTCTTTGGACTATTATTCACACACCTACCCGGCGAGATCATCAATATCCGTAACCGGTATGTGCGCACACCTCAAGTTCACAGTTATCATTTATGGTGTTATTTGGGTTCGCACGAAAGACTGAATCAGTTTAAAGATTATGCCAGTCTTAAACAGAGTCTTTACCTCTACCGTAACATAGAGTACATTGAGGCTCACGCTGGTAAAACCGACACATTTGTCGACCTGATTGCCAATATCCTTACTGACCGCAGAATTCCGTTGACGGCTTACGAAATTCAGCAAGACGTAACCTCAGTAAGCGAGAACATTTATTCTGCCGGTACTATTGCCAAAGTCCCACAGAACACCCTGGCAGAATCTGTTAGTGGTATCCAGTACATCACCATTGAAGACGCGTTAGCTAACGAGGTGAACTCGGCAAAGGATAACGCTGATTATCTGGAAACACAACAGACCGTCGTTCCTGACATGGTGAAGAATGCAATCACTAACGTCCTGCCGACAAAAGTACTTGAATCGGTAATGGTTGATCAGTCCGATGCGATGCCACGGAAGTTGACCGACACATTACTGACCGAGTGGATCTATTTAGCTTCACACGGGAAGTACACGGCGAACATCATTCTGACTGATCCTGTTAGTCAGGAAGCGATGTCAATGTCAGTTAAAGAAGCGTTGATTCTTTGGGTGTACAGCGTCATGCAACAATTTGAAGTGACGTTGACAGATATCCCCAACCTCACTGCTTTCTTTGCGCAACGAATCCCGACCCCAACATTTTCGGAGTTACGTCGCGCCACGCAGAAAAAATACGTGACTGAGTTAGGGATTCAGGTCGCCATGACGGAAACTACCTTGGTCAACAGTATTATCTCTACCGAAGCCTTTTATTCGACCGCAGTGGCTATTCAAGGGAACATCTCTGCACACCGTATGATGTATACTTCGATGGAAGATTTCTATCAACGCGGGGAGTGGGAAGTTCTGTGTCGTAAGTTTTATTGCGATGAATTGTGCGTACTGATTGACACGCCTACCACTTACACAGAGTGGTTTAAAGAGAAGAACTGGAAGTTGAGCATGACCACCCCGACAGAATGGTCCGAGTTTGCGCTGAGTATTTTTACCGTAGCAACCGGGTCTGACTTGCGCTCAACGATCAGTATATCAGATATCCACACAGCGATGATCGGGATCATGACTCAGCTTTCGTCTTATGGCGTCCAGTACGTTCATAAAACGATTGCTGCTCCCGGTATTGTTTTGGATAATCTAGCGGTCCGGTATGGTAATGTTGAGAGTAAAGGTTATGGTAAAGTTCAACTTCCGTCACGAGTGGAAGTGATCAACCAGAAACAAAGGGCGAAGTCCTCGACGGACGTTCCTCCGTTCAGATCGATTAACCTTGACCTGAAACAGATCTACGCCAATTACTACTACAAACTGGATTGGGGAATTGGGTTCCTTTGCGACACTGCAATCAAAACGATTCATCGTATCCCGATTGCTGAAGTTCGTTTCAAAGGCTCTTTGACCAAAGACATTGAGCTGGATGTCAGTAATACAGCGCTTAACGGATTGTGGCTATATCATGTTACATACCGACCGATAGAAGACATAATCACGACGTTAGCGCTCCCGGGTCTCTGGGTCTACCCACCGCAAGTGGATGACTTACTCCAGACGGAAGTCCTCGTTCGGAACCTTAATGGTCTGTGGGTCAACAAGGTCCAACCTGATCCTGCATTGTCGCTGTCCAATACTGTCTTAGACGGTCTGTGGGTTAAAGACATTCCGAGAGTACAGCTCTGGCAAGTCATGCCAGATACCCTGTTGGGGTTCGCCGAACCTTTACGGTTAAATGAGTACTTCCCCACTGATACGCTTCTCACTTTCGAGTAATACGTACAATAAATGAAAAAGGCGGGAGACCGCCTTTTTTGTTATGACATAATCGAATTTTATTTTAACGGAGTCTATAATGGCTGCAGCGAATGGGTATTACAATAAGCCGACGGATGAGCTGGTTTTCGACTTGATCAAAGAGGCGAACCCGGACAGTGACTTTACACAAGACCAAGTACGCTTAACCAATTTTACCGAAAATACGAATGGCGATACTGCCCGTAATACTGTCGGTAAATTGATGGCTATTCCCGGGATGGGACGTGAAGGGGAAGTGACATTAACCTGGAACCGTCCGAACCTTGCCCAGATTTTCAGTGATGTCCAAGTGTACGTTTCCGCCAGTAACAAGTTTAAAAAATCAGATCTTCTAGCGGAGATTAACTTGAACTTCGGTTTCCAGTTAGCCGCAGAAGACATCTATGACGAAGTCCTGAACCTCAGTACTGTCCCCACTGTGACTCAGTTACGAGTCAGGCCAACCTGCCCTGCTTTTACTGGGATTTTAGAAGTCAACATCGGCGACCCGAAAAAGGCCATCGATACCGTCATTCGTAACACCGATCTTGCTGGGTTAGCTTACCCAACTAATCAGTCAGTAAAAATTCAGGGGCCGCTTTATCTCTACGCTCAGGACTATACCTACGATGCCGATAACATGCAGCGATTCGGTTATGGGGATTTGATCGAGGGTGAACTACTCACTATTCTAAACCGTAAATCTCCAGATCAGTGGGTCAACACGCCTACTCCGGCTGAATGGAATATGGCCGGCGCAACTGTCTGGTATAACGGCCTCACGTCATCCGCCCCGGTTTACGTTAATACCAATTACGAGCGCTGCGTTGTGATCCATCTGGACACCACCTTATGTACGAATGTCGCAGGGCATTTAATCTTACACTACAATTTGAGTTAAGATACGTAGTAAACAGAAAAGGAAAACGATATTATGGCAGTCGCTCTTGATTTAACCAAAACTCCCAAAGCCGCGTTCTATGACCTGTTAACCAAGTCAACAACCGCGCTTCCGGATGGAGCGGTATTTACTGACGACGATCTCACTGCTACTGCGATTACCGCAGTATCGGGAAGAGATGATGGCGCCAATACTAGCGTTCTACTCACGCCAGTTTCGACCTCAACCCTGGTTTATGGGGAAGCGAAAACCGTTTATTACGTTCGTAAAGACATTGCGAGCTATAACATCGAGAAAGCTATTACTGACGACCTCAGTAACTGGGACGCTTCACATGCCGCTGCCTCTGCACTGGCTTATCTCGTGGCCAATTTTTCTTCATCGATGGTTGCGTCCGACATTACAGTTGCTGACCCGGTGACGAATGTTGATGAAACCGTATCGGTTGGCGTTACCATCGTTGCTGATCACTTGACGTTGTTTGGTAATATCACTCTTGTGATTACGTCTTCCGAAACAAGATTGAACACCGCCGAAATTCCTAATACTCAGGACGGATTCTCTGCCGGTTCTTAATCGATAAAATATAGCGAAGGAGAGCGTTTCTGCTCTCCTTCGCTTTTTATGACATTCGCCGTCCTGTTTCGGCGTGACCCTTTTCTCGTTTATTGCATAGGACTTAAAAATGAGTGCCAGCACAAACACTAACCTTATCGCGCGGACGGCGCTTAGCGGTTTACTGCAAACCCACCTCTTACCTGGACTTTCAATCACGAAGCTTGCGTACACTACGCTGAATGAAAGACTGAGCATTAACGCAGATGCACAGATCGCGACTACTGATCGCCCCGCCTTCGGGTATTACTGTATTGGCGATAAAGGGCATTATAACGTCCCCGCTGCTGATAACGAAATCATTATCGAACCAGCTCAGCACACCGCTGCTGATTTCGGTCCGTTTAACATGATCCCGTTTGTCATGCGTTTAGAAACCAACGACCTTTCCGCATCCGAACGAGCTAACTACGCTCTGCGTAAGTTAGAGAATTTAAACGGCGTAAACTATTTTTCTTACTACCTGAAGAAGATCGACTTGTCAGCCGCTAAACCAACGTTGCGTCATACCGTCGTGATTGACGGTGAGTCTACGACCACAGAATTCGTACCAAACTCATCGAACCTTTTCCCGACACGCCCGACGTTGACTTCGGCACAAGCGACCACCACTAACTCGGAATATCTCACTGCCAGTATGGAAGTCGATGTTCCGTTTGACGAGAACGACGTTGCTGAATTGAACAACGTCGCCAGTATTCTCTACGGATCCCAGAAGCGGGCGATCATCTCTGAAATCGGGTTGGTTTCCGCTATTCAGCGCAGCGTACAAGCCACAGGTCCGGGTGGTGCACAGATTAACATGGTCGAGGCGATTTACGCTCAGGTACTTACCTGGCTCTCCACTTATCGGCAGTTGTCCTTCGATAACCAAGGTTTTGTGATTACTCTCGAAATGGGGGCTAACGAACCTATGCTGACAAGTAACAGCGTGACAACCGCCTCCACAACTTCAGGAATCACGGCGACCATTAAATCGCTGGCTTAAAAGAGGATGACTGAATGAGCACTATTTTTGGTTATCCTACTATAGAAGCTGAGATTGTCGGGTTAATCAATAAGGCCAATGCTGATTATGGGTCAGATTTCACAGCTGAAAACCTTGATGTCCAGCGTGGGGAATTTGATTCTTTCGAATCTCGTCAGCGGTTTATTGTTAAAGACCTATCGGGGCGTTACTTTGGCGTTCGGGATGACATCGGGGTTTTTAAACGTAATTTCCAAACGTTATTCAAAGGCATCGAGCTGCACGTACAAGCAGGGTCAGGGTTAACCAACCGAAAAATCCTCGAATCTCTCTGTGCGACTTATGGCCTCCCGCCGTTTGAAGACAGCGATTTTGCTCCAGGGTTACTTGACCTTAACACCGATGCCGGAGATAGCGAGATCTTCATCAGCTGGCCCATTGCCGAAACGAGTTGGAGTTGGGTAGGATCAGTAAACTTCTACCTGAGAAACACCAAAACCTCCCTCGCTTCGATAATCACTGACAACCTCGAAGCGTTTGAACCGAATAGCTTTGCGGGAATTACGTGGAGTGTTCGCCAGACGGCGATGGACGGACTTTATTACCCGTCTATTTTTGATCTGGACAGTGTGATTCTGGAAACCGATCTGGATGGACTGGAATACCCGGGAAGTCAGGATCTTAATAATCTGATCACCGTGACTACACTCGATGGTCTGAAATACCCATCCGCTGTCGCACTGGACAATTTTGTTTCCGTACTGGAGGGGTTAGAATACCCGCCGACGATATCGCTGAACAGTCTGCAGGTAGGTGCAATGGTGGGAATGGATTATCCGACTGGTATCGGAACCAACCGTTATTCTGCACTGTTATTAACTCGCCCGCTAGATTTCTCCGATTACCAGAATGCAATCCAGCTTTATCGTATCGGCACGGAAATCACCGACAGCAGTTTGGTACAGGCTATCGTAGGTAAAATTGCCGCAAACTGGAGTACAATGAATACCGAAGCGAATAAAGCGCGGTTGACTACTGCATTCACCAACGCGAGGGTGACCGCTATCAATCGCGTTCGTTCCGTTTACGGTTGGACCGAAACTGTGACGCTCACTCCGTCAACGACGTCCTTCATTGTAGGTCAGGCACAACTGCGTTACGATATTGAAAGCGTTGAATAATCACCAGGTAGAAAGAGGGTCCTCGGACCCTCTTTCTTATTTTATGGAATCAACATTTATAATGAGGTAGGGACAGGTGAAGATCATGAACGACGAGTGTTTCCGTATTGTGGGTATTGATCCTGGTAGCCATTGCTTTGGGATTTCCGTTATCGATTATGATTTCGAAAAGAAAAAATTCATTCTCCGGCACGCAGAAACTTTTCATGCGAACCGTGTATTAACTGAAACCAGTATGGAACTCGTCTTAGGTGATCGCGGGGCGCGTCATTCGAAGTGTAGGGAATTTCTTATCGAGCGGTTAAATTATTTTGCGCCCCAATTAGTATCGTGTGAATCAGCATACATGAAACTGAAGTTTGTTTCTGCGTTTCAGTCGTTGGTCGAAGGAATCGTGATGGCCAGGGAAGCGGTATGGGCATACAAAAATACTCTTCCTTTGTTCCTCATTGATCCTCCGACCGCGAAAAAGGCAGTCGGCGCACCTGGAAGAGGTGGGGACAAGGAATCGGTCAGAAAGGCTATTAAACTTCTGATTAAAGAAAAGAAATTATTGGTCGATGACGACGTCGTTATAGATGACCTTGACGAACACAGTATCGACTCTATCGCCATTGGATTCTGGTTGTGCTTAAAATGGCAACTGGAACTCCAAGGTATTATTTAAAAGAGATTAAACATGTCGAGAACAAAATTACTGATTGTAGAAGGTTTAGATGGCGCCGGCAAAACAGAAGCAGTGGCTTTATTACAACAAGCATTAAAAGAACGTGGAGAATCTGTTGTTGTTTTCCGTGAACCGGGTAGCACAGTACCCGCAGAGGCCATTCGTGAAATTGTCACATCCAATAAACGACCCGCCTCACCCGCTGCTCGAGCATTGCTCTTTGTGGCGGCCCGGAAAGAATTGTTTGACGCCAAAGTCAATTTCGCATTAGAAGGTGGACACACAGTTATTCTTGATCGTTCGTGGCTTTCTACTTTCGCATACAGCCCCGACGAAGATTGGGATTGGTTGTTTAATCTCCACGAAGGTCTCGGGATCTTTGACCATAAACCAACAATCTTTTATCTCGACATTGATTACGACACTCACGTCAAGCGTCTTGGTAATCGAAAGAAAGACACTATCGAAGAAGAACTGATCGACCAATTTGATTTTTATCGTAGACGTTACTTGTCGGCCATTAGTCAAATCGCCCCAGAAGCAAATGCTCGTGTATTTACGATTAATGCAAAAGCCCCTTTAAACGAGGTCTTCCTTCAATTGATGGCGAGTTACGACGAGGTGTACTGATGTTATTAAGCGAACTTCTTGTACTACCGGATGAAACTCAGTTAAGTGATTATGTTGACGGTGAAGGTAATTCGTTGTCAATGCGGGCACACCTCTTTGCACCGGCTATTCCCCCTGCCGGCTCAACGGTAAAGGATCTACGCGATTATATCGCTGCGCACCCGGATGACAATAACAAAGCAATTTGGCTGCAATTGGAAATCGCCCCGGTTGATGCTTCGGAAATAGAGCACCCTGAACCAGATGTTGCCGAACCAGAGGTCGATACGCCTCCGCAACCTACCCCGGTTATTCATCCCGAAGTCATTAATGAAATTGCAAAACCGGATAAATACGAGATACGTTCACGTCGACTGATAGGCGCCATGTTTGCCATGGTGTTGGCGTTTACTATCCTGGTATTCACATCTGTTGTAGCGGTAGTCTGTATCGACAAAAAGGAACTCCCTTCCGCCACTCTTGCGGGGATTATTATCCTTCCCACCATGATGGTAACCTGGTATTACATGGGGATCATCAACCGGGAACGCCGCGATATCCTGTCTGCGGTGGTCGGTGACAAAATTAACAGTAGTGTAATCGCTGATGTAGTCAACGCATTGCGAAACCGTCGATGAAAACAAAGCAGACAGAGAGGCAAACGCCTCTCTGTCTGTGTTTGCTATTTCGTTTGTTCGCCGATTTGTGCTGCCGCCAAATAAGTGGCGACCAGACTTTGATACTTCTCGAACGCTCCTTTGTACTGCACAATTACTTGTTGGGCTGCCCCGAGTCGCACGGCGCATTGATCTGCTCTAAAGGCTTCCCCTTTAAGAAATTGCACATTCGAATCTGGAAGTTTGGCGTAATAGGTTCCATCACTTCCTCCCGAACTTCCGGTACTTTTACTTCCGGTACCTTTAGCGTTACTGACGTGTTCTGCGTCGGTACGTACTCTTTCGACGCGCAACCAGACATCGCCAATATTATTAAGCTTAAGCTTAGTGTCATTAATACTTTGTTGCTGTTCATCGAATTTACCGTTTATAGAACTGAAATTGTTGTCGATTTGATTCTGCAAACCGCCCATTTGTTCATTGAGAGATTTTTGAAGGCTCTCTTGAACATTCTTTGTAATCTGGTTGGTGACTTGTGCAACGGTATCGTTAATTTTCTTTTGTACGTACTTCCCGGCCTGATAGATACCGAAGACGAGTAACATAATCAAAAGGATCACGATTAAGCAGCGAAAGTACCTATTACCGGCAAGCGTTGTCCACATGGTTAAGCAACCTTTTTAATGAGTAGAAACCGAGCCTCAGACGGAGTAACCGGGTGATAGCCGTAGCGTTGATTTTGGACTAACTGTCGTTCGTTCATGGGAATGGTTTCGTAAAACCAGTTGTTGATGGTGGAATGGGGTAATCGTAGCGCATAGAAGCCGTCCTGCTCCCAAAGCGTGTATTCAGCTAAATAACCGTTCCCTATTTGTACAGGGAGGTCAGGGAGTACTGAACCCGGAGAAAGGTACGTCCCGTCAATTTTTGTCCGTTTTAACGACAGGTGTTCTTTTTCGAGATTCGCGCTGTCAATAATAATCAGGTACGAGTAAACGGAGGTCAGAAACGCCTTGATAACCGCGTCCGTTAAAAACTGATTGGCGACGACCTGTTCTGGTTCATTAATGTCTTCGGATAATGGAATATCCGAATAGTCCAGATAATTGTGCGTTTCAAAGAAATGATTAATCAGGTTGATGTTTTGCATATGGACCTGGATGCGAGTTTCTCCAGTGATAGATACCTCTTTGTCCAATAAATACAACTTACCCGCAATGACTAATCCTACTGACTTTCCGGTCAGTGCTTCGGGGGACCGCAAAAAGAACCCTCGCGATAACGGGAGTTGTGTCCCCCCGCCCTGAATCATACTTTCCGTAATAGGGTAAGTGCTCACTGCGCCGATTGTACTGAAATCCAAAATCCCGACGCGAAGATCATTAAATTTAGACGCAAACTTCCCAGCGTGGTTCAGAGTGATACCGAGGCCATCGATAGGCCATGCCCGAAAACATAACCCGTTCACTGTCCATAATGTCTTATTGACGATTGTGGTGTAATCGGTGATTCCATCTCGTTGTAAGAGAAGGTCTACGCGTTGGTCGGGAAGTAATGTTTCATCGGTACTGAAGTTGGCATTGGTCCCTCGGAAGGTGAACTTATAGGCCATCGCGTTGAGGAAACGTACGTAGCGTTCACCGCGTTCACCGCGCGGGTCATCCTCAACGAGGGTCAGACCACTGGCCAGAGAAAGATACTGGTTGAGTGTGGCTACGGAGTCGCGTACGGACACCGGAAGAGAATAAAGATCTAACCACCCATTCTTCTCATTGGTCACGTCGTAAAGGTAAACGAGAACATTGCTGTACAGAGTAAAAATAGATAAAAGCCGTTGTTCGCCAATGTCGGTTCTTACCCAATCATTAAAACTTCCTTTTGTACGCGTCTGTGCCTGTATAAGCTGATACATGTCTGGTCCTTTTTGATGAGTATTGGTATGTTGATCCATCGGCCGATGGTACATTGAGGATAATCATGAGCGACGAAATTGTATTCCCATATGACTTCGATCCTTACCAAGAGAATAGCAGTAATCAGATCTCAAGTGAGGCTCATACGATAACGGCGGCTAACGGAACGGACTTTAACTTTATTGTCCCGCGTTACGCCCCGTTCTTTCGCCGCGGTTTTGTCTGCCGCAACACGACCACTGGGGTAACTTTACGACCCGATGTGGATTATTTCTTCGGTTTTCGTTTTGACCAAATTATTGTCAGCGGGAGTCAATTACCTGTTTATGGCGCTATTGTCTTTAATGACAAATCACTCAGCGCAAATATTGAAATTGACTACCACACATTAGGCGGTGAATTCTGTCTGGATGAGAACAGTATTCTCCAGTTAATGGCAAATAAGGCTCAAGATCCTCGTTCATTGCAGTGGGGTGCTGTAGTCAATTTACCGACCGAATTCCCGCCGATCGCGCATCGTCATGACGCAGATGACATGACAGGTTTCAGCGAAGTTATCTCGGCCATCTATTCGCTGTCCGATTCGCAAACTGCCGGATTCAATAAAGCAATGCAATCCCTGCTGGAGCACATTGCCGACCACAACAACCCGCACCATATTACGCTGGCCGATTTAGGGATCGATGATCTCGGTAACTTAGTACCGGCTTCGAAAGAACAAGCAGAAGGCGGGACAGACAATACCTATTACATGACGTCTCTTCGTACCTCGCAGCAGTTCCAGGCTATTTTCCAGCCGATGCTGCAAGAACACGAAGACGACCAGTCTAACCCTCACGGCGTTACTAAAGCGCAAGTCGGGTTAGATTTAGTTCCTAACTACCGCACAGCAAACTCACTTGAATCTTCGGCAGGGGTGGCAGATAACCTCTTACTGACTCCGTCTGGCGGGCGTATTTTAGCCAACGCGTTAGTGCCGGGTATTATGGAATTCCATACCGCTAATACCAATAACCCTCACGGTGTCACAAAGACGCAGGTCGGTTTAGGGAATGTCCCTAACTATGCAACGGCGACAGAAGAAGAGGCCCTGGCAGGCGTCAGTAAAACGACGCTCTTAACGCCGTACTTAGCCAACTTGATGTTGACGAACTCGACAGACCAACCTTTAGCTGCGCACTTACTGGATTACAACAACCCGCACCAGGTCACTGCTACGCAAGTCGGTCTTGGAAACGTGAGTAACTACGGTACCGCCACCAACGATCAAACCTTGCTGGGTACCGCAACGAATCTGTTCACTACTCCGGCAGGCATCGCCTACTGGTGGACCAATTCGGCGAAAATGTACGTCGATCAGGCAATTGAACAAGGTACCAACCTAACCGCAGTGGATGTGGGTCTTGGGAATGTAGTTAATGCAGGATTTGCAACGACCGCAGAAAACCAGGCCGGAACAGCAACTCAGACTTATGTCGACCCGGCGGGGGTCACTACTGCGCTGACGAGCAATGTGTTGGTTCGCAACTACTCCTGCCAACCCTCATATATCGCCAAACTGATTTCCGGTTTTCCAGCAGGCGGGTTGGTGGCCAGTAGTACCAGGTCCTCGACGGGTGTTAATAAAGAATGGAGCTCAACCCTCCGTACCGTGACCTCCCCACTGCATAGCGCCAGTCAAGTAAGTGCGTTAATCACGCCAGCTCCAGCAAGCTACTCGCAACGCGCTTATGTCGACGTAGCCACCGGTACATCTATCCCGGGCTTTATCTTCGGTTATTACCAAGACAGCAACGGTAATGAAAATTACGCGGGGATCTTTTTTAAGAACGGTGCCGTGTATTTAGGTACTTATATTGCGGGTGTCTGGACAACGGGTAGCGACGTTGCTTTGGCCGCTCTAACAGGGGCCTCTGTTCAGGTTACTTGCACCCTTTCCGGGACCACAATGTCAGTGACCGTTGCATCAACGACCGTCACGGTCAACGTGAGTAGCGTGACCTTTACCCCAACGACCTTCGCGAGTATGGCAGGCTTCATTGTCAATGGTAAGGATGCGTTGGTGTTTACACCAACGAGTTTCGGTGGGTTGACATACAGTATTGTTGACGTCATAAGTCATCAAAGCTACAAGTACAGTGCGTCGGCTTGGGCGGTAGACACCGTGGTAGATTTAAGTGGTCTGCCAGCCGAACTTAGAGTTGGGCGTCTGATCTGTAACTTGGGTAGTGGGGAGAGTTTTGTTCCTGTCTCAAGTTCAGGGTTCGCCGTTATCAATCCACCGACTGCAGTATAAGTGAGGTCCTAAAATGACAGTCAGTACTGCGGCATTAAAATATCCCCTGGACCGCACAGGGACAGCGACCAGTAATAAAATTGTTAACGAAGCTCGTTCAGTAGGCCGTGAAGTCTATCGTGCGATTGCGCCCTATGCCGGCGCTTTCTTTACTAAAAGTATGGTAGTGGTTGATCAAGCGACCGGCGCAGAGCTAACGCTGAATACCGATTACAAAATCCTCTATCCTTATCAGGAAGCGGAACTTGAAATTGGTAAACCTATTTGCACCATTGTTCAGATACTCAGCGCCAATGTCACCGATGTTTATTTAACGTATCAATGCGTCGGTGGCCCCTACACCACAGCCCGTGATGTTTTAGTGCAGCTTATTTCGGATCTGCAACAAGACAACCGCGCCGTGACCTGGGACGCCATTCTAGGGAAGCCCGTTGAGTTTAACCCGTCGAAACACTTACACTCTGCAACCGACCTCTACGGACTTGAGTACGTTGTGTTAGCGTTAGAAGAACTGGTACAGGCGGCTTATACCGGCGACGTTTCTTCCCACGATGTCCTTTACAATTACATCGATCGTATCAAGGCATACCTCGATGAAACGCTAGATTCGCTGCGTCAGACCGATACCGATTTGTACGCAGAGATCGAACGTTTAGACAATCGTATTGATGGCGTGATCAATAGTGTTAATGCGGTGCAGAATAATCTGACAACGCATACCGAGGACGTTTCTAACCCACACCAAGTTACGAAAGCGCAAGTCGGTTTAGGGGCAGTTGAAAACTATCGCCCGGCAACCCAGACAGAAGCGGAAGACGGAACTGCCCTTAACGTTGTCATGACCCCATTAAGGGGAATGCAACAAATTAACAAATACGTGAGCACCAATGTTACCCCGGTGATCACAAGTCACGTGCAAAACACCTCTAACCCGCATAACACCACCGCTGCTCAAGTCGGTTTAGGGAACGTGACGAATAATGCGCAGGTAATTCGTGGTGGCGGTACCAATATGTTAACCAACACGATCCGTATTGGGTGGGACGGCACGCAAATTTTAGCGCAGGTTGACAACACCTCGATGGGTCGCGTACATACCACGAACCAGCCCGATCCGAATATTGCCTCGCACGCGAATAATAAGTCTAACCCACACCAAGTTACGAAAGCGCAGGTCGGATTAGGTAGTGTCCCGAACTGGCGAGAAGCTACTGATCAGGAAAACTATGACGGTAACGCCGGGAGCGTCTTTGCTACGCCGTACAGTATTCGACGTTACACAGACGGCTACCGAACTTTCTCCGGTAGTAACCCGCCTGGGAGCACTAGCGGTTATCGCGACGGGCATATCTGGTGGAAATATCTATAAGGGAGGTATGTAGTCATGCGAAGTATGCCTTCGGTGGATATTGGCGGTGGGTGGCGTAGTCTTGATCTACCTTGGCTTAAGATGGGCGGTAGCTGGCGTCGAATCGATAACGCTTGGGTCTGTCTGTCTGGTCAGTGGCGGCCCTTATGGGACAAGATCGATCTACCGCAAGTTAACTGGAACAGCCAACACGTTGGTGGTCGTAGCGGGTCAATTGGCGGTACCCTTTGGGGAAACACCCGCTTAATGACTTACTGGGATCTACCCACGGTTAAGCGAGTAGTGGGTGTGGTCATTGAGGTTACACTTCAGGGGTATCAGGGTGGTTGGCACGGTTCTGGCGGTAAATATGGTGTTGGTCAAACTCAGCCAAGTGACTGGCCGTGGGAAGCACCTTCAGGAAACGGTGTAAAACGTTCTCCTGTATTAGCGTGCAATTTTGCGGCCGGGGAGCGAATCACCGTCTGGGCTTACGGTGGCGGTTCCGACTCCGGTGACGGAAAAGGGTTAAAGGCCATCACTTTAGTTGATGTCATTTACGAGTAAAGAATAAACAAACAGGGAGGCGTTTGCCTCCCTGTTTGTTTTGTTACCCAGTGACAACAGGTTTACCGGTATTGTCATTACCTTTTTGCACACCGCTGTGAGGGTGATTAACCAGACTCACATTACCACCAATAACATCCGTTACTACGCGTAATGTCCCTTGTAACGTCGCGTCATAGTTGGTGTCAGTGGATACCTGCGAAATTGGTCCGTTAAGTTGAATGGCACCGTTCAACGCAATGATGGGCGCAGTAGTATCGTGGCGCTCACCCGCGCTCAAGCTCATAGTTTTCCCCGCATCCATTCTGAGGGTTTCACCGGCCTGCACCGTAACGTTTTTAGCTTGCATGATAATGTTTTCTTTTCCTGCTGCTACTAAATTCTCCAAGCAGTAGAGTCCTAAGTCTTTATCATTTATTTCTACTAATGTACCTGAGGAGTTTCTGGCGCGAATGGTTTTCGTTGACGTCTCAAGAAATATTTCTTGCCCGTCGGAATCACCAAGGCTAATTGCGCCACCTTTCCCATTCAACGTGATGTGATAACTACTTACTTCACCGTTAGCTTTGGACGTTGAGATATTGATAGCACCGGTATGACCTGAGATTTCGATCATGTAATGGGTATCAGGGTTAGGTTCGCCGGCAGTTTGATTAGCAGAAACTAAAAGACGTTTAGTTTCTAATCGCCGGGCTACAGAACCGTCTCCTCGTTCGCGCCAGAAGTAGGTATTCATGTCCGCGTAACGAATAAGCTCAACGACCTCACCACGCTGAACGTCAGGCGCTGTGTTCCAGTTGCTGTCAGTCGGGCGCCATCGTGCCTCAACAGCAGTACTCGTCACCGCCGTGCCTTCCACCTTCTTTCCGTTGCCGTCAACGGTTTTCACCGTCACCTTTTGCATTTGGCTTTGTACGTCACCCTGCATCCACGGTGTCTTTTGGTGTGGCCATACCAAAATATTATTTTGACCTAAAACTTTGTTTTCAGCAACAATTCCGTACGTCCGTTCAACAATGTCATCGGTATTCACAAAAGTGTTCTCCTTTTATTTTTTCACTTTCCGGCCTATTCCAATAGACAAATAATTCCGGCGAAACAAGGGATAAAAATGATCAAAGTAATTGAGGCCGAGATTTCTCATAACAAGCGCCTGCGTTCTGGCTTAATCGAAAGAATTCTCTACAAGCCAAAAAGTCCTTATCAGATTATCGTAGGACCAAACGGATTCGGTAAATCTGCACTGCTGGACGAAATCACCGCCTTTCCTTCTGCAAGTAACGCCTTCGAAAAAAACGGCTTATCTCGCTTGGTACTGGAGACCGATCACGGGATTATTGAAACTAAAACCCTTGTGGGCTCCGATGCTAAACACGAATTTTGGTTAAACGGAGAAAACCTTAATGACGGCGGGACCGCAAGTGTTCAAAGGGATCTTGTCCAAAAGTACCTTAACGGCGATAAATTCTCTGCACTTATTCAGTCGGGGCAGTTTTCATTTTCAGCAGCAGGGAGTGCAAAACGACAAGAGGTATTGACGGCATTAGCCGATTCGGATATGTCGTTTGCTAATAATCTTTTTCATAAAGCCCGGAAGAAGTTATCGCACGCTACCGGCGCAGTCAATGCATTAGAAGAAGCGTTAGCAGAAAAAGAAGCCCAGCGTATCTCAGAAGAAGAATACCGCGTGTTGAAAGAACGACTGGTCGAATATCAGTCTATTGTCACTGAGGTACTGAAGGATTATCGGGAAACAAAAAATACCGCACAAGATTCAGTTGCCTTACAATATCAGTGGCAACAAATCCCGGAACAAATAAAGTCTGCGCTCAAGCTTATGCCAGATGCCCCTTTAAACGCCACAGATCGCGCTGTATGGATCGAACGCATCAGTAAGCTAAAAGAGTATATCTTTGGCATGGAAACGCGTAAGAAAGCGTTACAGGAAGAATATGACGAATTAGAATTAATACTGAAAAGAAATGCCGATGCCAGCGAAGAGAACCTCAGTCGTTTACGTAATGAAGTCAACTATTGGGAACGACAATTTCACGTAGCTTCACAGGAGCAATATTACGCCCCTGAACTGGAGATCGATGATAATGCGTTAGAAATGGCCCTGGAACAACTGAGCATGATCTTCCCGGAGTGGTCTCGAACACTGACGGAGATGACCCCTGATCCAGAAGGGAAATTCACCCGACAAAATTACGAAGAGTTGCTTAAGAACCGCCAACGCTTTCAAGACCATTATAACGCTTTGTCCGCGAAACAAGCGCAATACCGTGAACAACTCCATCATCTCGAACAGGGGAAAGAAGTTCATTGCCCGCAATGTAAATTTCATTTCATCCCCGGAGTTTCGTCCGATGCCCGACCCCGTCTCATGAAATTACTGACCGACGTCGGTGAAAGTTTGCGTCAGGGTGAAAAGGCTATCGAGGACAATCGCTTAGCAATCGACAATATCGAAACCTGGCTGAATCAATTCCGCAATTTAGTGGGACTCCGTAACCAAGCCCCTGCCGCCCAGTCGTTATTCTTAGAACTCGATCGTCGTGTTGCCATGAAAGACGAACCGTTACGAGCAGTGCAGGTCATGTTACTACTCAAAGAGGATCTGGAGAAACGTCTGGAGGTTTACCGGGCCAAACAGAAAATGCAGGATGCGCAATTAGTACTTTCTCGGTTACAAGAAAATGTTGTAGCGGGGATTGAAGGGGTAAGAAGCCGGTATGATAAAGTAAAAGAAGGGATGGAAGGGATTTATCATGAACTGGCTCGTGCTCGAGAAGAACAGCGAAGTTGGGAACAAGGATTGAAGTACGCTGACCAATATGCCGAAGCTGTGGATAATGCCACACAGAACTACGAGAGACTGGTTTCGGATACAGTGGACGGTATTGACCACCTCTTTAATCAAACGCGTCTGCTGTTGATACAGGACTTACAAGGGCATATTGGAACACTGACCAAAACCCTGAACGACGCTAAAACATTGATAGACCAAATCGATGACCTTCGAAAGCAGCTAGAGAAACAAAAAAAGAAAGTGGAGAGTTACCGGTTATTGGTTTCCACGCTTTCGCCGAAGTCTGGGGTAGTAGCCGAACAGATGAACGGTTTTATTAAACTCTTTATCTCGCAGTTAAATGAGGTAATTGCCGAGATCTGGACACACCCTATGGAATTACTGATTGGGAAACCGAACGATACCGACCTCTCCTACGACTTCCCTTTACGATTACATGACTCGGACGATTATGTTGTTCCCGATATGCGTACCGGCTCAGACGGACAAATGAAAATCATTGATTTCGCCTTTCAGATAACAGCGATGTTATACCTGAACCTGAACAACGTCCCGCTTTGTCTGGATGAAGTTGACCGCCCGCTTTCCCCGGAACACAAAGCTCGTTTAATGCAATTCATTACCCGAGGGGTTGAGAATGAAAGATTTTCACAGGTGTTTTTAATTTCCCACCACGCAGTTTCCCACGGTGCTCTTCCTTTTTCGGACATCATTGATTTTGATTTTCGTCAGGCGAAGGACGGGGTGAACAACGTGGCTTTATTTTCGTAGTCTAATAACGAAGAAAGACTGGAAGTCGTTTCCAGTCTCTTTTGTGCATATATCACCTTATTGAACAAAGACCACTGACACAGGAGTCATAAATGCAAAATATTACTAAAATGGCAGACCGTCTTACCAGCTACGGTAAAGCGACACGAACCGGTGAAATCGGTATTCAGCACCAGACTGTGTTTATTCGCACAGCGGCGCTGGACGATGACGATCTGGTTGACAATAACTACTCCGGTTTTTCGGGAGGACGTTTACTGGATGTGATGCGCACTGAACCCTTTAAGGCAATGGTTGATCGTATCGGCCAATGTTTCGAAGACAACGTCGCAAACACAGACGACCAGTTTTTCCCGGTGCAGAATTTTAACTCGCCGTACGAAACCTTTTGTCAGGAAGAAATTAAAAGTCTGCCGGCACTGACGGAGGTGCGTATTGAAATTCGTCAGGCGCAGGTCTTCTCGCAAAACGTTTACTATTTTGTAAAAAATAAAAAGGACGTCAGCGAGTTCGAAGATCAGTTTCGTCAAATGCTGGCAGAAAATGACTTACCTGCCGAAACAGTAAACCTGATCTTCACCGTCCCGAACTCCGTGACGCTGGCGCAGATGTACGAGCTGATGACCATCTTCAGTATCGTTCTCCGGGAAACCGCAAAGGACGCTATGTTTGTTCCGGGCCGCGTCATTGGAAACTTCAATCAAATTACCAAAGGGAAATGCTATGCGTTTTAGTGATTCTGAGGCCGGGAAAATTGTCACTGCACTTTCGGCCCTTCGTGACGAGCTGAGCGCAGAAAACAAACCTTATATTCAGGCTGTTCGTGCTGAAGTAAGGAGCTACGAACAAACCGTTCAGACCCTCGCCGCGAAAAAGGTAGTGAAGTTTCTCGGCTATACGCCGATGATCATGCCAGAGCTCGCCAAACTCGTTGAGAAGGTCGAAGTAGAACCCAGCTTCCCGATCTATATCGGAAATGAAACGTTGTTCCTGGATGATCTGGAGACCGTTTTGAGCGGGTTGGAAGAAACCAATACTCGGGGGTAAAATGGACTACTTAGAAATCATCAAGAAGCGTCAAGCGCTAAAGAAAGAACTGCAACTTTTACGGGAGAACCGGAAACCAGAGGATATTATCACAGTCACTCGCGCCAGTCTCGTGATCAAGGACAATGATTACGTGATGGTTAGAAGGAAAGTGCAAACTACTCATGCGGAGATGGAATTGGAAAAAGAAATCGCCGCCCTTAAAATGCAGGTAAATAGTTTCTCCGGGCTAAAACCCTTCTGCTAATTATCCAATCCGTCAATTTCAAGTTTTAAACCACTCGGTTATCTTTTGAACAAACCGTGAAACACATGTGACTATTAACACGTTAACTTATTAAACAGGAAACTACCATGAAAGTAACGCTGAACGAAACTACCGCTGAAAAAATCAATTCTCTGACTACCGACAACGTATCGGCCGAAACCGTGATCGATATGGCCGTCGATTCTCTGTGCTGGATCAAATCCTCCCTGGACGAAGGGAAAAATGTTCTCGCTGCCAAAGCCGGTGATGACGGCTGGACCGAAGAAGAGTTTTACCCGGCAGCCGAAGTCCTCACTGCGCTGTATGCGGAAGATAAAGAACCCGCTGCTGCTGAATAATCGGCGATAAAGACACACGCTCCCCTTCTCCGCTTTAGCGGAGAAGGGGAGTACTTGTTGTCTTTCTTTTTTTTTTACGATCGCGCAGCAATCAGCGCTTGGATTTGCAAGCGAAGATTAGCATTCTCTTTTTTGAGCGCCAGATTTTCCGCATACGTACTTGTCCGGTTTGTGATCGCGGACAATCTTGCTGCCTCGATTGCGTCTGCATCAGTGTTGCTGATCGCTTCTACCGTGGAGAGCTGATCAATGTAGATCTCTGGAACCACCCCGATCGTGTTGGAAATCAGATTCCCGGTTTGCTCTTTTAAGAATGTCAGGTCGAGGTCTAAACGCATCGGGCCCAAAGAAGCCGAAAGGATCACCTGTCCCCAGTTGGACATTCCAATTCCTGGGAAACTCTCGATGTACGTATCAGGGACTGTAATAACGCTACCCGACGACGAATAGAGAACGCACATCGCGGCACCGGCCGCCAAGTCCGCGTTGTAATCCGATTGACTCAAACCTTTTGGTTCGTAGTAGACCGTAAAAATATCAATCCCTTCCGCCACCATCTCAGTGAAGAAACGAATTGCGGTGCATTGATAAATTAAGGTTTGATTGGCGCTCCACGGTTGGGTAAGCGACCATCTACCTTTTAACCCGAGTGCCGGAGTATTACGTGTTCTGGCCATCTTTAGTCCTTACTGAAACCCGATTTGATAGGAACAAGGTATTGTACCGTGTCAACCGTCATGGTGATGTAATACGTACCGTTACGATTAGCTCGGGTGTAGCCGGTAGGAAGAATTGACGTCCCGGTCGCCGTTTCCGCTGTTTTCAGCAGGGCAATCAGTGAAATAATAAAGTTGCGGGTCGCTTCGGGAATTTTACCAAATTCAGAACTGGTCGTAGGAATTGCCGCGTAACGAGGCCAAAGGTCAGAGAAGATATACGAGACATTATAGTTTCGTACATGACCACACACCAGTAACTGTAGGTTCTGATAAACACTGAAGACGATCTCACCGGCATTGATGACGTGGCTCTGTTCATAATCCGCCATGTACTTATCGGTGTAAGTCAGGAAGTCTTTATACGGTAAGACCGGAGAATAGAGTGCCGTACTGTCCAGCTGATTAGGCAGTGAGATCCGATCCCATACCGGAACCACGTAATATTCTGTTGGCGTGAACAGGTCAGGAAGGACGATTTCCCAAACGTCTGTACCCGAAGCACTGTTCCCCAGAATATGGTCTCGAATAGCGTCTTTGATGTAATCGAGGTTTTTCCCTGCGGATCCGTAGATGACGACGTTAATCGGGATTTGTTTTGTGATTTCGTCGTTGTCTTTCGCCACCCAGGTAAAATAACCTGTCCAGATATCTGTTTGTGGATTCTGGGCAATGGCCGCAGTGATCCTGGCAGTATTGCTAACCGGGGTAATAGCGTTAATTGTACTGACAGCCGTGTCGGCATCGCCCACCAGAATATCGATGTCATCAAACGGCATCACAACACTCAGCTCGTAGAGCGGGTATTCCACCAAAAAGTTATCGATCGCGTACCATACATACAGGTCATTTGCCTCGCCAGCGTTACTAAAGGACAAATGGAGGCTGGAAGGAAAATTATATGAGCCATTGTTAACAATACTACCAACTTCACTCACGGTAGCAAAGTCACTGAACTGGGCGTTTAACGCCTGTAATAAAGCAGCACTATCGGCGGTGATCAAACCGTTGATACTGCGCTGATAAAGCCACTGGGAGATTTCCAGGATTTGGGTGTAATAGGTCAGCCCTAAATCTGTTTTGGTACCGTCGCGAGTCACAGAGAGCGTTTTCAAGATAACGTCTGTATAGTCAGGTACAGAATAAGTTCCTACGTCCGTACTGTAGGTCTCACCGTAGGTGGTGAGCTCACCTACTTTTGCTGTCTGTCCAATCGCATTATTGATAAAGTTTTTTATTGTAACAAAACTATACGCATTCAACATTGTTTCTACTCCATAACTATTATTAAACAGGAAAGAACCTGCTAGCGGAGGTACCGCCGTGAATTACTTTTTCTTGCGTTTTTTACCGTACTTGTATTATTTCATCCGGGAACAATACCGGCTGGATAATACACGAGAACCGCCGACCAAAAGAAAGCGGTATTTTTACCGTACGATAATAACGATTTTGATTTTTACTCTTGGTTTGACTACAACAGTAGGTATTGTGAAGTACCGTGAACTCTACCGGATACACAAGATCACCTTAAAGGAACTGGCCGATAAAAAGGCAGAACCTAGTACTGTAGGGATCAGTCGAGATCGTTACGAAACCGATGTCCATAAGCTCACGATGGATAAGTTTGCTTGGGAGAACGATGCACGGTTGGAGCTCGCCGAGCTCCAACGGGTTTGTACTGAACATCCGACCGCTTGCGATGCCCAAACTCATCACATCATTGAGGAATTTCAGCGGAAGCACCCCTGATTTCTTACGCGCGGGTTTATTCTTCTGAACTCACTTTGATACAGGACATTCGAGAAATGACGATTGAACAATCATGGGAAGGGGAATTCCCTGAGAAAGGCACTTTTAGTCTGGTGCTTTACTGCGATGGCGGAAGTAACACACAAACGCTACTTTCAGGTTGGGGAATTCATGGTTATATGTTCCCGGTCTCGGATTCGAAAGAAGCAAAAATTAAGAAAGCAAAAGGTGCTTTCACAAACATCGGTTACGTCGATGGCCGCCAGCATCGTTGTAAGGACGTAGAGCTGCCCCCGGGTAAAGATCCTTCCTTCTCTGGTCAGGTTGACCGGGATTTTTGGATTACTCATGCTGACGACAACAAAAATGTTAAACCCGTAAACCCGACGCATTTCATCGACGCTTACGGCGGTCAGTATAAGACCAGTAATAACTTTACCGAACTGATGGGGATGTTGAACAGTCTGGAGATTGTCAAGAAATACCAGCCAAAAGAAGTCAGTATCCTCGCTGATTCCAAATACGTACTGGAAGGTTTGCTGATCAATCGGCGAAACTGGGAACGTAATGGTTGGTTGACGACCGAACGTAAGCCGGTACAGAATAAAGACCTTTGGGTTTTGATTACCACGCTCTTCGATGAACTGGTCGCCGAAGGACAATCTCGGATGTTGTTTGGTTATATCCCGGGTCACTCCGGATTTACCGGGAATGAACGGGCGGATTACAACGCCAACCGTGGAATGATCCTTGAACGAGATGAACCCGGGAAAACAGTCTATCTGGTCTCTGACCGGAAAGGGTATACGCAAAACAGTAAAACGAGTAATCGTTTACTCGAGCAGCGGTGGTGGTATGCGTTAACCGACCGAACCCATTATACCGTTGATTACGATCCTCGTCATGTTTATTTCTTTGGTAACCACGGGAACGACACCGAAGTGGACATGATCGGTAAAGCCACCGCCACAGCAAAAGTTGCTATCTTGTTCGCTAAAGAGAAAGAACCGGTATTAGAGCTGTTGGGGGATTTCCTTAAACGGCGGTATTATGATGGCACGCAAATCATGACGTTGGGGCATTTGGAAAATATTCTCAACGCAGATCGCTATGTCAGCTTAATACAGGATAAACAGTCGGTGTTATGGGATGACGCAGAAAAAAGTACTATTCGCTCGCCGGATAAAGTACCGTTAATCGAAGAACTGCGCCCGACGTTTCTCGGTTTCCGTTTACTGACCCGCTTTGAAAACCTATTGACGATTCTAGGGTATGCGTTTACAGGTAAAGGAAATTCGGTCATCACCGATATCACCGAACACTGTGTACAGACTACCCAGGAAGGGAAAAAGAAACCGGTCACTAAACCTACCGAGGCAATGGATCCGCCTAATAAAGCCATCACTGTTCCGGTCAACTATAAACTGGCTAACGGCACTGAAGGCAATGTTAAAGTAAAATTAAAGTTGGGGCAGGATATCCCGCTTCGAAACACCATCAACGCACTGGCATCAGAAGATCTCAGATTGCGTGTTATCACCTGGCCTGATGGGACACGTGCCTTCCGATATGCTACATTATTGGAAGTAGAAGGGGACACGTTGTTTACCGCATCACTTAACTCAAACCTCTTTGAGATCACGGGTAAACTATGATCAAACTACTCTTAGCGGCCTTAGGGCCAAAACTCTTCACGCCTAAGGGCAGACGTTTGCTGATCTTAGGGTCATTCTACACGTTGCTTTCCGGGCGATCTGGAGGATGTCAGAGATTGGCGTGCACAATGAATCGGCGACTTAATTTGGCGCAGGATTCTCGGGGATTATTGTTAGGTACTATTCTCCCTGAAATCTTGTGGAACGATGAGCAGTGCGAGATCATTCGTAAATTGCCCAGCGAAAAGGTTGCCAATTACTTTGAAGAGATGATTCCGCACTGGCTAAAGGACGGTGTGGAAGACAGCAGTTTCATACTGCGTCAAGAGTTAAAACAGATTGTCAATTTACACACGTTATCGGTTGCACCATAAAGAGAGAATGAGAGAGGGAAACCTCTCTCATTCTCTTATGGTTTATTTCGTTGTTTCGATCAGCTTTTTCGCCGTTTCTTCCATCGCCACTTTCTGCGACTCGACATAAGTGAATGTCGCAGCGTACAGTTCCGCCATTTTCGCCATCTGGAAAACAGCTTCAGTGAGATCATTGATAGTTTTGGCATTCAGACGGTAAGGGAGGTTACTGTCCTTGATTTGTTTGGACAGCGTCGCTAACAGATCTGCACACCGATCTACCGAACCTTTTACAAGGTCGAGATTACCTTTGTGTAAAGCCAGCGCCATCTCTTGCGTTTTGCTATACGCAACGAGAGTATCGCGGTTACGCTCGGCACATTCGCTGTAAGCGCGCAAGTTAGTCTTGCTGTTTCCCTTCAGTCCGGTAGTCAGTGCGTCGATGTACGAATCGATATCCAACTGACCGATTCGGTTAACGGAACCTACAGTAGTGAATTTTTCTGGGCTGGTGATAGCAACTGACAGGAATTTCTCGAACGGATTCAGGTAATCGTCAAAAAAATCAACGGAGAACTTAACTGGGGTTTTCCATGCGTCGAGGAGTTCAAGCCAGGTAGTGGAAAGACCGGGGATAACTTGGACGCGCAGCGCCATCAGTTCCGTATAAGGCGTATCGCTAAGTGCCTTTTCTAAAAGGTCATATTCACGACTCTGTTTTACCGGCGAAGTTTTAAAATCTTTCAGTTCATCGATTGGGCTGTTAAAGCGCGCAGAGACTTTCCCTAAGAAAGCAGAAAATCTATCAACGACAGCCATTGCCGCTCTTTGGATAGCTAACGCTTCATTACTGGGTTGAGAATAAACCGGCGTCTCCTTTGTCATCGCAATGATTGCGTCTTTTTCGGCGGCCAGGTAATCAAGTGATAATGGCATAATCTGTACCTTATGTACTCAGTGTAATGTAGAAGGGTTTAACATAAAATTAAATACCTCTCCTAATTGTAATGAAGACAATTCCTAATTCAGAAACAAGGATCAACGATGAGTGGATTTTCATTGAGCCCGGCTGGTGTTATGAGCGACGATAAAAAAGCCGACGCTTCTACTCCGAAGTTAAATACAAATTGTTTGTTTGATCATTTCTCAGGACGTTACGTTCAGGGCGAAGCAGGTGAAATGTATTTGAATGGCGGGGTTGCTAATATCAACGCCGTCGTCGGTGAAAACAACCAGTTTAAATCAACCCTGGCTGATTTCTTCATGCTACAGTCCCAGGAACTCTATTACGATGCAGCTAACAGTTTCTATTACGAAACTGAAGGCTCTAAAGATATCGAAGGTCTAGGGTATCGCGCTACTCGTATGCCCAACATCTCCGCGCACGGGTTAGAAGAGAATGAAAAATTCCTCTTCACTAATATGCTAAAGATGTCGGGGAACGATTACTGGGATGTGCGAAAGAAATACGGCGAGATGAAGATCGATAAGAAGACAAAACTCCCGCAACTTACCACCCCGTTCCCGAATCATAACGGTCAGCTGATCAAGATGTACCCGCCAACAATGGAGGAGATTGATTCCTGGTCAATGATGTCATTCGATGCCATCGAAGAGAAATTTGGCGATAACGAAATCGGTTCGAAAGACAACAACATGATCTTCATGAACGACGGGCGATATAAAACCCAGATCATGATGCAGATGCCGGGTCTGAATGGACGTCATTCTTTTTACTCCATGTTGACAGCACACATTGGTGCAAAAGCGAACATGGATCCCAATGCACCGCCGCACAAAATCATGGCCGATCTCCAATCGGGTAAAACCATCAAGAACGCCACTGAAAAGTTCACTTTCATTCCGAACAACATGTGGTTTGTCCACGGACGTTCACCATTAACCGACGGCGCCCGCCTGCCATTATACGGGCGTGGGGAAATGGGCACCAAAGAAGACAAAGACCTCGTTCGTGTTCGCTGTATGAACCTGCGTGGGAAGTACGGTCAATCTGGCGCGCCTTTTGAGCTGATCTTCTCCCAGGCAGAGGGGTTATTGGTCCACCTGACCCAATTGCATTATCTGCGCGAAACCAACAAATATTACGGGATGGGAAGCAACAACACCAACCTCAGTCTCTCTATTTACCCAGAAGTTTCATTTACTCGTAACGCGGTCCGTGACAAAATCGATGAAGATTATAAACTTCGCCGCGCGTTGGAGCTGACCTCTGGACTTTGTCAAATTCGTAACTTCATGTGGAAGTTGGAAGGTCACGCAATGACCCCGCCAGAGATCTTTGAGAAAATCAAAGAACAGGGTTATGACTGGGACGAACTGTTGGGTGAAACTCGTGGTCACTGGCAGTTTAAAGAGATCAAAGAAGAGAAACATTTCCTGAGCAGCTACGACTTAATTCGAATGGCCACCGGGAAATATAAACCTTACTGGAAACAGTAAACAGTGTAGAGGTGTAACATGGTACGACAAGAAGCACGTTTCCACATGACCATGTTACTGTCGCAGTACTCGCACGGCGTGGCGAATTTGTTTACTAACAAGTTTGAGCACGAAGAGCGAGTACGCTCCAGTAATCGGGTTGAGATGCAGGAAATTAACGAATTCTGGGAAAAGGAGCTGAAAGCTATTTCCCCTAAAGCGTCGCGCAATGCTATCCGCGTATCTACCGAAAACGGCATTGATGCGTGGTTGTCCGATTTTGGCGAGAACGTACTACCGGACATTATTTTTCGTTGGGGTAAATAATGGCCAGGTTTAAGGTCATGGTTTCCGGCTGCCGCCATTACCGTAATTACTTTCTCTTTGCTCGGCATATGGATAAACTGATTGCACGTTTCCCTCGCGACGAGGTTGTTATTTTGGAAGGCGGTGACGCAGGGTGCAACTATTTAGCATTTCTTTATGCGCTCCGTCGAGGTATACCTTGTCTGACCTTTCCAGCGGATTGGGATAATAAAGGGAAAAGCGCCGGCTTCATCCGTAATGCTGAAATGATGGCAGCAGCCACCCATTGTGTTACGTTCTGGGATGGAGAATCAAAAGGGACCGGTGATGTGGTTCGCCGCATTGCTGAATACCACGTCTCTTATCGCAGTGTTACTATCCCTAAAGGAGGGAAAAATGAAAAACCGCGCCGCAGCCACCGCAATTGGCGTAAGGTTGATGGAAGAACTCTTTCCCGGATCCGGAAACGCCACGCAGTTAGCTAAAGACTTAGAGTCGTTATCCGATACCGAGTTCGATAAAATCATGGAAGGGATTCGGGAAGGTCGCCCGATGATATCGGCCACGTTACCTAACCTTACCTCTCCAGTTTACGATAACGCTCACCTTAAAGCAGTCGCTGAGCGCTGGGGTGTACAGTTCTGGCATCATCTAGAAATGGAAGATCCCGAAACGAAGAAAATTTTCACTACGCCTGTGCGGTATATGGTGATCCGCGAAGGGGTAATTCGACTCCAACAGATGATCGAAGACAAACAGAGTATCCCCGATGACAACACCCATGTTGACGATCTGACGGGACAGGTTACCGGGCCTTCGAAGGGTTCACGTATTTCGTTCCCGGAACTAAGTAACCTTGAATCGTTGAAGATGGACGTCGGGATTATTGAACTGATTTCCGTGCGTGGCGGAGATGAGGCGGCCAACCAGAAGTTGGAATCAGATATCTCCTTAACTGGAGAAGGGACCGTCCAAAACGCTAAAGAGTGGGGAACGGGCGTCACTGCCACTAAGAACTTTGCAACCTTACTCCGCACGGCTCACCTTGATACAACGCTGGATAAATAACCTTATGCTCAAAGATGAAATTGAACTTCTTTCCGGGCAAGCTCACCAATATACTAGCGCCTTTAAAACCACCTTAAAAGACGAAACGGATATTAACACATTTAACGCATTCGTTTCGCAGTACTATTCGGTGACCGCACAGCCTCTCCTTGTCACGAAAGAGCAGTTGTTTAGTGTGCAGAACGAAGTCCATAGTCGAGACATCCTTGTTAATTACGTTTTCGGCTTACGATTTACTGCGTTGTCTTTATTCACCCGTAAAGAAGTCTCGCTAATCGCAGAATGTTTTGCTAACGCCAACGCTAACCGTCCGGTAGCAAACGAAGCCAGTGGTCTGACGGCGTTGCCCGAGGACGCTCAAATGTGGAAGGTGAAATACAACGAACTGGTGTTGCTCTATGAGGCGAATTTGTGGGTGCTCCCACTCATGGCCTTGGGATTCATTTTCCCGAGCTTTAGCGATGAGAACATTGTTCAATGAAACCCATCCATGTACATGTTCGTTTAGATGATATCTTAGACACTCGGATGTCCACTGCTTTGAGTATCGATTTTAAAAAAGCAGTAGAACTGATCGTAAAAGGTTATGGTCGGCGAAGAGGAGATTGGGTGATCTGGGAAGGGTTAGGAATCACGGAAGAGGAGTGGAGAAAACGCTACCAAGGGCGCGATAGTGAGATCTTGATGAAAGCTAAACGGAGTAAGCTCATCGGGGTGATCAAGGAGATCATAGAGGGTACCGAACAAGGACCACGCATTTCGCCAACTGAACTTAACGTTGCGATCACGTTGAATGAGTACCCTTATCGACTCTCACCGAAAGTGAGAACATCCTTTGCTAAAGCCATGCGAGTATTTTTACACCCGCAGGTTAAAATTGATTGGATACGGCAAAGCGATAAACAACTCACACCGCAAAAGGTCGCCAGTGAATATACGCATTTTATTCACTACGACATTATCCCATGGTTAGAAAAACACATCGACACTCAGGATGCAGTGAACCTGTTAAACACAGAATTAATTGGCCCTGCACTCTTCCAGGATAAACCCAAAACAGAAGACTTTGCGTATTTTAAGGATCTCCTTGATGATGTTCATCAATTATCCGAGCAATACGTTTCCCCTTCCTGGACGATCCGGTTTATCAGCATTGAATACTTTAATGTCCCGTTTTAACACAAACAGAGGGAAGCAAACGCTTCCCTCTGTTTGTTATCATTCGTTGTCTTCTTCTTTCATGCGCTCGAAGAACTCCTCGCTGTTCTCTTCGCGGCGAGTTAGTTCGAGCTCAGACGCGTGAATATCCGGGAACTGGTCGCGGACATCGCGGTTAAATACACTCGGATCGCGCTTAGGTTTATCTGCCAACATTTTTTCCATCGGCGCGCCATTAGTTGCTCGGCTAACCTCCATACTGAACTTCTCCAGCATCTTGGCCACGTTATTGATGTTTGCAGCGGTCTCTTCTCGTTTCGCGCTAATTTTCTTCTTGCCCAGTTCTTGGCGATCAATACCATCGAGAGCGTCTTTTAGCACACTCATCTGGTCTTTATCGCCAACAGGAATATTTCCGCCCTTAATTACCTCATTGATAATCATCGCTCGAATATTCTGGGTGAAGTCTAACCGTTCGTCTGGGGTGTCCGGCATTCCGTCAGCAGGACGGGAACTTAAAACTTCCCCTTCTTTTTCTTCGGGAATGGGTTCGAACTCGTCGACCTGTTCGTAAGCAGCCATAGGATTCTCCATTATTTTTTAGGACTATATCACTCTATTGAGAACGCCCTAATCTGTTTAAAAAGATGCGTTAACTACTTCTATGTAAGCGCTAAAACGTTTAATCATAATCAATAACAGGAGGGAATGTGTTTGCCTTCTTTAAGCGACCCACAGGCGATAAAGTTATTCGCGCTGCGTTACACCTCATCAACAAAGGAGAAAAATATGCAGTCACAACAGAAAACATACAGAAATTGTACCTCGCCGTCTCAGAACTACGAGACCGCCATGAAAATGACGTTGTTTTCCGTGAACAATACGTAGAGTTATACCGTACACTGAAAGAGCTTCAAGACGTGATCGTGAAGATAAACGACGATCTAGCAGAGAGTCGTTCTGTCGAGGAAAACTACAACCTGAAACGTTCGATTGAGAAATACAGTTTGGACGAATGGTTGATTGACTCGGAAAAGCGTCGCGCTGATTATTATGCGTTTATTGATAACTTCATTCCTCTGGTGGTCGAGAACATCGTGCTACTGGAACAAATCAAAAAAGAAGTCAGTAAAAGCCAATATCAAGGAATGCTGCTTTCATTATACAGTGTGCACTGCGATATGCTATCCTTAGCAGAGGCGCACCTACGTTATTACAGTCAACGTTAAAAGGTTTACTCCATGATCAAACGCCGAGGAATCCCAGCCCGATTTCGCCTGGCAGAGGAATTACGCCGCAACCGCGTAAACGAGCACACCGGTCCGATGAACTTGTTGTCTTTGATGTTCCGGGAAGTTCGGAATGACCTTAACATCTCGTCTATCTTCTGGAATAATAGATTAACGCAGTATGTAAAAGATCCACGAAACGGTGTTGTACAGACGAGTCGTGGTAAATCAACGGAACGGAGCAATCTGAACCGCGAGCTGGCAAAGCAAGAGATGACGTTACACAACTTCATTCGTGGGATGCGAGTCATTCGCCCCATCAATTTGAAGTTTATCCTTCTTCTCGAACACCGTGATGGTACCCGAACGTCCCACGTCGATGAAGTTGATGAAGAAGATCTTTACACGCACTACCATAACGAAAAGTATCCTACCCGCTATAATGTCCTTCATCGTCTTTTCAAGGACATTAAGCATCAGGTGATTAAAGACGAAGAAGACTGGTCAGAACGTGTGAACCGATACGTGAATGACCCGTTGAATGGTTTTGTAGAAAGGAACCGACAAAGTACGGAACGGAGCAATCTGAACCGTGGAATCCGGAATGCGGATATGTCTATTAAGGTGTTTACTAAAGCGCTCAAAGTCATCGATCCGCTGAGAATCTATCTGACACTGGAACTGACGTTCCCGGGCGATGTGATTACTTTGCACGAAGTCAGAATGGATGGTCGGTACTTAGTAGTCTCTGATGACGGTGAGGAATAATAAAAGCTAAAAGAAGAACGGTGTAAAGACACCGTTCTTCTTTATGCACCTTAATCTATTTTTTTTTGGAGCGTACCCGCTATGTCGGATTTAAATTCAACTGCTGTAAAAAATCTACTCCGTAGCATCGAAGAGGATATTGAGCTCTTTTTCCAGGAAGACAGTCACTCTGAGGACGACGCAGTGTATTTTCTAGAGCAATTGAATGCTCGTATTTTCACAACAATCTTTTCTAAGGAAGAGAAGATCGAGTTTATCGCCATCGCCGCCAGTAAGTTTTATAGTCACGGGTTGAGAGAATTACGTCAACGTCAACCAAAGACATTCTGGGAGCGGATACAGTTTGTTTTTTCTAAGGGGGATTTATGGCGTTAGACGTCAGTAACTTCGTTGATACGTTGAGTAACTCAGCGAGCACCGCAAAAGCCGCCGCACAGACCCAAAGTTCGTTGGTAGCAACTGGGGTTAAAGATTCCATGGTGGCAGTGGACGGTTATGGGAAGACCACCGCCAATGTTCTCAGTAACATGAAAAACACGTTACTAGGGAAATTGTCAGATACTAAAAACTATCTCCTGAATACCAAGATCAGCGACCTAGGGTCATTAAATGACCTCTTAACTCAAGCCAGTCAGGTCAAACAAGATGTTACAGCGTTTACTTCCCAGTTAAGTAACGAGATCGGTCAGTCTATTTCCACTGTGAAAGGGATTTCCGACGAGGTCATCAACGGTGCGACATCAACCCTACAAGAAATCAATAATACGGTCGACAGTACGTTTAACGATATCAATGGCGCTGTTTACCAGTTAAATTCGGCAGGTGATATACTGGGCGCTAATAATTTGATCAATAGCGTTAAAACACTCCTGAATAGCACAGAGTACACGTTCCAGAACTTAGAAGACAAACTATCGATCACTGCGTTAAAGTCCTCTATATTGCAACAGGCGGCATATTTGGGGCTGTCTAATGTAGTCTCTTCAGTTTACAGTAGTGATTCCAGTAATCCAACTCTCACTGCAGCCATGGGGGACAGCCTACCGACAGTTCTGGCATCAGGGAACCTCACCCTTGTCAAAACGATGGTTGAGTCATTGGGTGGGACGTACATTCTTCAGAAAGCCCCTGATGCGGTTCAACAGGTTTTGCAAAATTATAAGTTCGGTAAAGTTGTGGACGCTAATAGCTACAGCAGCTATGCCACTGAACTGGTAACAGTTTTAGCTATGATTGACCCACGGTGGAATAGTTCCCAATTCACACCGACAGGTCATCGACTAGATGTCTTCCGGAGTATCTCCAGTAATGCCAAAACAGTATTGAACACTTTACCGGAGTACGCGTATCAAATCGCCGTTGTCCAACACTATAGCGATAACGACATATTGACCCTGGCAAAACAACAATACTCGTATATTGCACTGGCATAAGGGAATAGAGAGCGCACGCGCTCTCTATTCTATTTCCACAGTCTTTTTTATTTTTGTAGACGCAAAAGAAAAAGGAACAACCTATGCCAGCAGGAAAAAATCAACCTAAATACCGTTTTAATGGGGTCGACCGGACAGTACCGGAAATTGTTGAAATAACCGGTATGAAAAGAATCACGGTATATCAGAGAATCAAACGAGCATTGATTAAAAACCCAGGACTAAAAGATGTCGGGTCACTCTTCTTAAATCCGGTTGGATTCAAGAAACGTCGTTATCAGGTCAACGATGAACTCTTATCTTTGCGCGAGATTGTTGATCGGTACCGATTAAATTACCGCAGTACTCAGTCTTCATTATTCCGGGGCGATAGCGTATCAGTCATCCTGGAACGCCGAGCTAAAAAAGAACACCCAGAAACTGTATAAAAGAGAGAGAGGGTAAATCCCTCTCTCTCTTTTTTTTTTGTTTATAGACCGCGGTCGGTTTTACTCAGGGCAGATAAAATTAATCCTCCCATGTTGCCGCTGAAAATCGTATTCGCTACGTTAGAGTACGAGAAGAACTTATCGAAACTTGTTACTACACGGTTCCAGTTTCGCTTGAATCGTGGAAGCATGTAGATCTGATCCTGCAACCCTAAACTAGATAAAACGTTAGTGTACATTTCAAACGAAGAATCCTGAGGGAACAGTAAACGGTTCCAGGTAGTCGGATCAAAGTTTCGTAACCCAAATGCCTCGTTCAGGTTCATTGCTGCAACAGAGGACATGTCGCTGATCGTGAGACGAACATCGATTCCTAAGTACTCGCCTTTACTTGTCCAGGGCATATTGGATGTCCCACGAGTAATGTCGATCGCGGTAATCATCCCCAACGGAATAGAGCAACGACCTTGGCAGTAGAACTCACCGATAAAGGGTGCAGTGTAGGAACCTGTCCCCGTTGCTCTTGGTAAGGCACCCACGAGCATGGTAATAAGGGGAAGAATTTCACACTGGAAACGGTTGAAGTTATCGGCTGCCCACGCCCGTAGTGGAATGGTAACGGACATTTGGTTAAATGTTGCAGAGGAACTGTCGTAGTGTTTAGGAATATCAACAAACGCGTTCCCTGCTATTGCCCCGACACCCGAGATGTGCAAAGAGTCCATGACTCCGCCAGCAATGTCTTTGACCGTATCCATGATCTGTTGCATTCCGGGGATACCGACAAAGTTGCCTTGGGCCATGCTGAATCGCATACTCGCCGCACGAGAAGAAGTACTGTTAATCGTAGATTGGATATCCGATTCTCGCGTACTGTTAGAGAAAGATTCGCTGGCGGCTTCCCTTCCGTCGATACGGAGTGTTAACCACTGACTACCGTCTCGCTGAGCGGCCTTAAAGGTTGCGTAAGCACGACCAATGACCTCATCGGTGAAGTAATCCTTCACGCTCTCGTAAGCCTGTTCAATGACCCCCATCTGTGTCTCTTCTGTTCCGTTTTCTCCCGCAGCAGAGATTGCGTTGCCGTTTGTATCCGTAGTGGTCGCAGTCGGTTGTGCGGTGGTATTAACTTCTGCGTTGTTTGTGTCAGCTGATCCGTTTGCAGGAGATTCACTTAAACGACCATCCGGGTCTTTCAAATAAGCATTGAGGAACTCTTCCGTGGTGGCGTACGTTTTCTTCTTAGCTTTATTTAATGAAGATGTAGCCCCGCCGCCTGTCATCCAGGCGTAAACACTAGACATTACCCCGTTACCATTGCTTTGGTTCTGGGCAGCAATTTCATTGACGGCTTCATGCCAAGCATTAGCGTAAGCCTGTGCTCTTGTGGCTGTCGCGTAAATATCAATACCAGTAAGTCCTTCGGAACGGAAAAGCTCAGGGACCATCTGGTCATAAACCGATTTCTCTCTGGCCCCGATTTCGAAAGCTGTTTTGGCAGCAGACTCGATGGATTCTGTACCAGGGTCTCCCGACTCTGACATCGGTGTGGTTCCTTTAAGGTTCACCGCCTCAGAAAGACGAACCCATGAGTCACCTGTCGGTTTCGCCGCCAGGTCAAGATTGGATGCGATATTGTTGGCAAAGTCGTTGACGTATTTCCAGTACAGGCCCATGGTGGGTTTAAGGTAATAGAATTTAGTACTGACTGTCCCGGTAAACCACTTGATAGCGGTGAAGGTCATGATAAACGGGATTAGTCTGACAGAGAAGGCCCAACCCAACGCCCGGCCAATTAAGTTCCCTATTCCAGCCGCCCGTCCTGTACGCACTAATCGGGCGTCATCAGAACTGTAGAAGTTTCCAAAGAAACTGGTTAAACTGTTATAGTTAGGTACACCGAAACGCATATGGAGCAGGACAGCGTTATCATCGATATTTTCGGAATACCACGCCCCTTGACCTTCACCAATTTCCACATAACGGTCTAGAACCGGGTCGGAAAATAAACAAGGTTGGGGAGGGGCATTTAACGCCCAATTACCACCGAGCGTCGTATCGGTAAATTTGAAATACGCGGCCGAGTGATTACGGTAATAAATGTCATCGTCATCCACGGCGTCTGCGGGTAATAAAAATGACTGCCTGGTCCAGCTGTCATCTGTAATTGTGTCAAGCGTTGCCATGTATGTTCTCCAGTTAGAAAAAGAAAAGGGAGGATGACCCTCCCTTAACACTATTAACGATACTGCGATGAGAGCGATGTATCAAACGGTTCATACGGACGAGGACCGTTTCCGTTGACGTTCAAACTTTTCCCTTTTAACTCGTCTGTATTTGGACTGGCTTTCGGGGAATTGTCACTACCCCCGTTCCCGCCCAGTAGACCGCCTTTTTGAATCAGCTCTTTGATTTCAATCAACGTACTGTCCATCGATTTCTGGACGGTCAGTTGATCGTTCAACACATTTGCCCAACCATTAGTCTCGCTGGTCGCCTGCGCAGTTTGCTGACGCGCCGCTGCCACGGCCGCACGACTCGCCGCTGCTGCTTTGTCGCGTTGGACAGACTGTTGGACAATAGCAGTTTCGTCACGCTTGTCTGTTGCCCTTGTAACCGCAGGTGTTAAAGTATCAGTCCCACGGTTAACCACGGCTGCGCTAGTAGTATTCCCTGTAGGCAACTCCCCCTTAGCAGGGTTATTTGCCACACTTTTAGCGCTCGCTACTACTGCCGGTGTTTCAGCCGTTCCATTGTCTGACGTTGGGGTAGTAGTAGAAGGCGTGACATTCGTCACTGCGCCAGAGTCTGTACTGTTAGGCACAGCAGGTCCGGCCTTATTCGCCATTGCGTTGGCTTCCTGAATGTACCGCCCGCCGTTGTTGGAAAGGTACCTACCCAAGCTCGCAACGAGATCACCCGTTGTTCTCACACCGTTAAAGATCTCTTTGTTTGCTTTGGCCGCGGACGCATACTGATCACCCATCGCGGTGGCAATCGGCGTATTACTCGGCACTCTTAAAACGTTCTTCGCCCCTCCTGGACCTAAGAAATGTGCCATGTAAATATCGGTGGTCGTTAACGGTCTTCCGATATCCCCGATAATCGCCGCGTTTTTCTTCATGTACTCTGCTGTTGCCAATAGGGAAGCTCTCGGGTCGTACTGAGACGTATTAGGGTTCACGCCGTATTTCTTCACGAGTACCGGGAGCATCTCTTTCCAGGTACTATCAATGAACTGACCCAGACCCGCTGCCGTAGAACCACCGTTCTTGGCTCTGAGCTCAAACCCAGATTCTTGCGCAATCATCGCCGCCAATGAGCCGGGGTCAACCCCCACCATTTTCGCGACCGCTATAAGCGAATCTTTAACGTTTTCCCACCCGTCCCCTTTCGGTTCAGGGATGTCGTTAATTGAACCACCTGTTCCTTCCCCGGAATGTAACAAGTTAGTATCCGTGAAGCTGCTGCCTGATTCCGCGCGCTCATAGGAGGTTCCCATAGAGCCCAGTCGCTGACCATATATCCCTACACCGTTTTTACCAGTCGCCCGTCCTTTACCTGCCGCCGTAATCGCCGAAACGTCCGTCATCAGATCGGCAATCTTATTCCCGGTAACTGTGGCACGTAGCGGTTTTCCGGCAAAAGTCATTTGACTGATCTCGGTCTCGGTCTTTACTTTCTCTTGGTAAATTTCTTTCTTACTCTCGAGACGCAGTGCGTCCAGGTTAGACTGAATGACGCTACTGTCGAGATTGGAAATCCGATTAGGCCAAGGAGAAGCTTTGATCGTCCAGACCGACACCCGGTTTCCGTTGACCTCGGTTGTCGCACCGTTCATGAAATTGGCGATTTTAAGTAAATCGCTGGCATTCAATTTCTTCCATGCTTGAAGCGGTGACGTGTTCGGGGACAGGTAGTTACTTTCCGAGCAGAAGTTCAGGAAGACCGGAAGGAAACGTTTATTAAACCAGAACAACCACCCCGTTTTCTCGTCTGGGTTATTCACGTTAACCGCGAATTGCCCATTCCAGTTAGCGAAGAATTGCTCGGTATTTCCGGTCCAATAGGCGACGCCTTTATCCCCATAACGAACCTGCTTAATCGCCTCGGCTTCCAGCGCCACCAACGTATTGACGTCACCTTTCACCAACTCAGGCAGACCGTACAGTTTCATCCGTATCGAAGTAAGGTCATCGATACGGTTCCCGATCTCGATCAGCTCATCTTTACGACTGTCGCCCGTTAGAGATGTCATACCTTTACGGGTATCGCCAGGAGAATAGTAGAGGTCGGTGCTTGGGTTAATGTTTCGGTTTGCGTTAGCCGCTTGCATCTGTTGTGCTTTTTGATTTAGCGCATCCAGTCCGCGCGGTTTCTTCGCTTCCCCTACTGCCAGCACTTTCTTCTCACCACTCGCTACTGCCGCTTTCTCTGCCTTGGCGTATTCCGCAATCACCTGGTCTCGCCAGCCCGCAACGAACCGGTCGCCGGTGACCGAAGAGATTTCCGGGAACGGTGAGTCGGAAACCAGGTAAGGAGATTGCGCACCGCCGGAAGCGATAAAGGTGCTCCTTGCAAAATCACCGCGCTGAGAATCTTTCAGAAATTCGGCGTCAGTGATTTTTGCTTTCGGATCCATTTGATGAAGAATCTCTACGTTACGGGAGAACACCGGGGCAAAACGCATTTGGTACCAACGTACCCAACGCTGTACAGCACGTTGGTCGGTGATCTCTATACCGAACGCCGTGACAAGATCTTGGAAAGGTAATGAACCGATTTTCAGTTTCCCTTGTCCGTCGATTTGACTGGACTTCAGTACCGCTTCTTCCAGTGCTAAAACCTTACCTGCTTTATCGTCGTCTTTGGGGTTAACGCCGTATTGCGCTACTCGGTATTTACGGAGCAAGGTGAGTTTGTTTTTGTACGCTTGGTACCCTTTATAAATCAGATACCCAACCCCCACCGCGACAGCCGCCCCAATTAACACTGGCGCTGAAAGTAACGAACCAGCTGCCACGGCCGCACCGCGAGCCAACATTCCGGCCCCACTGAATAATCCCCGCCCTAAGAACCCGGCTACTCCTAACGCACCTTTACCCACTTTTTTCAGGACGCCACCGGAGCGGCGTAACAATCCGCCTCCTCTTCTTCCCGCACCGTCTAAGGCATCTCCTGCTAAATCGCCTGCCGCCCCCACGGCTTTACTGGCACCAATCCAACGTGGTAATTCTTTTATCCATTTCCAGAAACTTCCAAAACCAGAAGCAACTTTACTAACAATCGCTCCCACACCAGTGATGGCCGCCCAGATCAGTTTTCCCCAACCGCCTGATTCCTTCGCTGCCCTTTCGGCGTGTTCCGGCTTTGCCTCATCCGGTTTTTTCTTCTGTAAACGATTCCACCAACTACCAGCACGGTTCTTCAATCGCTCGAAGCCGCCTGTTAGACGGTTTTTGATTCCACCTAAACCATCCTCGGTCTCTTCTAAACCGTCTAATGGATTCTTACCCGTGAATTGATTAACAAGTAATCGGTAGATGCGTTTCAGCCACGTATTAGGACCCGTACCCATACTGCGCCCACCAAACGCCCCACCGGTGAAAATATTCCCTACTGTTCGGATACCGGAGGTTGCGATATTAGCAGCGGTTCTACCCATAGCGTTTAACAGTTTAAACGGTGACGCTGCAAAGTTAAATGCACCCCTTAAACCGCTACCTAACATTCCTACCAGTCTTCCGAGGCCGGTACGGATAGCCTGCCCATTGCGATCAACAAGACCTTTGGCAGCGTCTTCAGCGGTCATTACAGGCGTCATTGTTCGCGTGCGGGGATCTAAAGTACCCACATCACCATCGATGTCGGAGAGCTTAGAAATTCGTTTACCCGTCCGCATGGAGAAGTATTCCCCATTCGCTAATTTACTTGCGTAAAGACGTGGTTTACTTTCCCCTTTGACGTAGATGTCAGGTAACCGGGTTAATAAACTACCCAGCCCTTTCCCGCCGAGACCCAACGCACCTTTCATGAGGTTATAGGGTGTAAACCGCCCGTTGATCAGGGAACCAATCGCGCCCACTGTCTTACTAAATGCAGTTTTAACTCGGGTACCGGCAGCATTGAATAATCCGCCCCTTGCTTCATCATCGGAGATGACTTGGGTATTATTAACAACGTCCCAAACCGCTCCTCTGACATCGGAGAGTTTTTTGATAATTTTCCCGGTGGCCTGATCAACATACTGACCCGATTCCAACCCTTCCTTTGTTAAAACCTTCTTCAGACCGTTAACTGTGGTAATGTACCCATCTTGGGCTCGCTCGAATGCTTGCATCCCGTAACCAAAGACTTTGTTAAGTCCAAACGTACCAATGGTCATCGCCGCATTAAAGGCGGGTCGACGGATCCTGCGGAATGCTTCACCGGCGGCTTTAAATGGTAGACCACTTAAGTCCCATAGTCCTTTTACACCGCGACCTGCACCGCGTAACCCACTACGTAAGCCTCGTCCTAACCAACCACGACTGAACCGACGACGGGGTTCTGGGCCAGGAGGTTGACCAGAACCATCGCCGCCGCCAGTCCCTGCTGACCCTAACCCAGCCAATTGACTTTCGATACGTGCCATCTGTTCGTCCCAGAACAGTTGGCTTTTTTCCATTCGTTCCAGAATGCGATCAGTTTGTGCCGTCAGGACACTCGCGAATTGAGATCCGCCGAGGTTGAAGTTAACGGAATTGGGGTTGGTCCAGTCTTGTCCAAAACGCCGCAGGTCTGGCGGGTTACCACCAGGTGTCGGCGGAACCGGCGGACGATCGCCCGGTCTTGGTGGTCCCATATCTCCCGGGTTTGAAGGCGGGTTATTACTCCCGCTTCGTTTCCCACCGACCCGGTTAGCGTAATACTCCGGGTTCAGTTCCCAGTTCCCGTTTTTAAAGATAACGGCTCCTTCAGAGATTAGCTCTTCCAGATTTCCGGTTTGCGCCAGCCCATGTGCTCGATTAAAAATACCTTGTGTCTGGTTCGAAGCGTAATTGTACTGTCCTGCATCGATGTTCAGGTTAACGTTAGAAGAAGAGAACGGGTTGAGCGTCCATTCGCTTTTTTCGTTAAGCTTGAGACCGTAACGTTTCGCCAATAACCCTTGCCATAAACGCATCTCGTCACGGGAAAGACCGTTGATTTTTTCGTTGGCAATCTGACCGGGGTTAAAGGCTTTTGAGGTTCTGGCACGTGCCATTAAGTGATCAGAGATTTTTCCTCGTGCCTGTGGCGACAGTCGGTTATTGCCGTCGATGGAGGTAATTAACCGCTCAACGTTTTCTCGCTGGGCATTGATATCCGTGTCTTTTAATAGGGCTTCCCGGGTACTCGCGACGGATTCATCGAAGGTGGTAAAGATCCCTTTCTGACGATTGAAAACCGTACGTGGCGCCTTACTATCTCCGGTTCTTAGGACATCGATACTATGTAAGATTCGGGACAGGTAACCTGACATCTCCTCCATGTAACCGAGTTTACGCTCATCTACAGACGAGATTTTATCGCCGTTCCCTAACCCACCTGCACGAACAACACCACCATCTTTGTAACTACTGCGTAGTGTGTCTTTCAGGAAGTTTTCAATCGGGTTATACCATTTTCCGTAACGGTATCCTGAATTACCCCAATCTGCTGCTAAACGTTCTTTATTATTAAAAAGGTAGTTAGCACCCTGAAACGTCCCGTCCAAACGACGGAGGGCCGGCACTCGGCGATTAATACTACGACCGATGCGTTTACCGATTTGCAGTGCGCCCCAGTTACCGGCCGCACCGGCTAAGAACTCTTCTGGGGTTACGCCCATTGAGGCTAAAAGTTCACGTTGCATTTCCAGTTGTTCGAGGGTGCTATTCGCTAACCCCATGCCCGTCTGGAACTTCTGTACTCTGTCCCCAACTACTTGTTTAACTCGGTCTTTAAACTGTTGACGATAATTACTCGTCCAGTCGTACATTGAAGATTGAATACGTCCAAAGATCTTTTCGCGACCCATGCGCATAAATTCTTCCGAACGGTGCTGTTTAACGACGTCCGGTAACGCAGAGTTTTCCACGATGCTTCTTAACAGATTCGACGTTTCAATCGCGGATTTTTGAGCGACATCCAAATGAGCCCGTGAGACCATCAGCTGTCTTATTTGAAGCTCCATACTTTTCTTTTGAAATGCACGTTGTGCACCAAATTGATAAGCAGTTTGCTTCGCCAGTAAATTCTGAATACTCGCAATAGCGGTACCCAGCTTCACTTTGTATTTCTGATCCGTTAATTTCTCAGTGAGCTCGTCCGTACTCTCTTGTTTAGTTTTACTTTCTTCCTGGTTGAAAACTTGTGCCAGGGATTGTAGAACCGCCGCATCTTCGATATTCAGTGCTGCGAGTTGTTTCCCAGAGTTATCAGTGGCACTCTGACGACTGAGGTACGCGTCAATTTTCTTTTGGTATGGTGTAGGCACTAAACGGTTGACCGTTCTACCTAATGCCTTCATCTCCCTGACCATCGGGGAGGCATCACGCCGGACCTCAGCATAGAGTGCACGGGTGTCGATGAGACCGCGGTCGATATTATCCAGGGTTGTCGTAAAGGAACGCGGCATCGCCTCTTTCAGAATGGTTTTCGCCATCTGCGTGGTGAAGGTAGTTTTCCCCATTTCCCGTAATACGGTCTTCCCTGCTTTTTTAACCGCTTCGCGCTTCCCGCTACCGTCGCGCGCCGGAGTAGGTTCTCTGTCCATACCCCAGTTATCTTCGAGATCAAAATCGTCAAAACGATCAAGATCTATTTTTTCTCTTTTGGCCATTTTGTTCCCTTAAAAAGGTTAATCATCTGTTAACAGGATTTAAACAATGCGTACCAATGATATTCCTTTCAATATCTTCCTCATGGAACTAACCCCGCAATTGATTCGGAGTATGCGCCCGACTGTTACAACAGAAATATTTGAAACGGGCACGCGGAACTTCCATAAGGATGGGTTATTTTCTATTGAAACTTTTGGTCCCCTCGGTTCTCCCGAACGAGACGGTCGATTCAGTTACATTAATCTTAACACGCGAATTTTCCACCCCCTCATTTATAAGCGCCTAGGTTCTTTAAAACGCTTATACCTGGATATTTTAGAGGGTAGACGTTACGCGGTCTTTAACACAGAAACCTTTGATTTCGAACCCAGCAACGAAATGGAGGGCGATACGGGTTTCGCTTTCTTTGTTCGTCACTTCCCTGAACTGAAGATCGAGGAAGGGGATTCGGAAATTCGTAATCTCCGAGTTAAACTGATTAACAAAAACAAAGAAAACGCCCTCGTCGATAAAGTACTTGTCATGCCAGCCGGGCTACGGGATTTAATGGTTGAGCCCACCGGTAGAACCAGTGAAGATGAAATTAATAAATATTATCGCTCAATCATTTCTATTTCAAGTAGTCTTGACACGGGAAGAGAACCTTCCGAAGACCCCGTAATCAACAACAGTCGTTTACAGCTCCAGCGTCAGTTCAACGAAATCTTTGAAAGTATCTTTAACATGATTAAAGGTAAAAAGGGTTTCGCTGCAGCCAAATGGGCTTCTCGTAAAATACTCAACGGTACGGCGAACGTCATTTCACCGATGAAAATTACCGGGGGTCGAATCGGTGAAACGAATACGCCTGGGGTCAACCATGTTCAGTTAGGTCTTTACCAGACGATCAAAGCGGTGTTGCCGAAAACACGTTACTTCTTACGGTCGGGCTGGTTAGGTGAAGTCTTCTCTGGTAATAGCGAAGATGAAATCCGACTGACTAACCCAAAAACGCTGCGAGCAGAATATGTTCAACCCTCACCGGAGGCGATTGAACGCTGGACGACCCGTGACGGTCTTGACGCACAAATAACCCGGTACAAAACCCCTGCGTTCCGCAGTAAGCCGATCATGGTAGATGGCTTTTATCTCGGTCTTCTTTATTGGGGCGAGGAAGGTTTCCGATTCTTCTCCGACATTAATGAACTCCCGGCGGGTTTCGATAAGCGATTCGTGAGCCCTATCAACATGACCTCCCTTTATTACTTATCGGGATATCGGGAATGGGGAAAACTGGCGGGTGTTGTAACTCGTTACCCTGTCACAGGGCAAGGTTCAACCTTCATAGCAAATATTTACTGTAAACCGACCATTGTTTCTAGCGTGAAACCTGAACTTGGTCACGACTGGCGAAGATTGGGCGAAGACTATATTTGCTTTGAATTCCCTGACCAAACTAAGTCAGTAGAATACGTTAACTCGATGGGGATAGGAGTGAGTTACCTCAATCCCTTAGGGGCCGACTTCGACGGTGACCGTTGTACCTTCACAGCCATTTACGCTTCTGATTCCCTGGCGGAATTTAATAGATTAAAGAGTCGCAAAGAGTGGTATCTATCTTCACGTGGCACACTCTCTAAGAGCGCTGACGTTGACAACGTACAGTTAGTTTTACGTAATATCACTGGCGACGCATAACAGGAGTTTCACTGTAATGAGCAACATTCAGTACCAACAATTTTACATGTCGTACGGAATTCGTAATCGTACGACATTATCGAACCCCCGTGCTTTTAACATTGAAAACTTCGCGTTACCAAAAAATAGTATTCTTCATTACCTCCCGACTAACGCGATTGACCTCGGTCCAGATGAAACATTCTTCGCGTTCCAACGGGAACGTACCCGCCCTTATGCGGACAACATTACGGAGATGACCAGCTTTATTGGTTCCCCTCGCCGTAAAGGTGCGTTTAATGTTTCCAACCTTAAACGGACTTGGATACAAAAGCGCCGTGGTTTTCGTCGAGTAACTGATATCAATCGCGCTCTGGATGACAGGAATACTGCGATCCTTGCAAACTACTCGTTGATCCCGATGCAATGGCGTTATCTTCCGTTGCCGATGGCGAGATTCTGGCGTTTCCAGAATTTGCTCTCTACGCTTTATACTCAGGCGAAATACTACGCAGAACATTCTGACCGCCATCAATTCATTCTCGTCAATGTGCCTGATGAGATGCCTACTAAGATGCAGCTGAATATCTCCGTAGAAGATGGCGGGGTACCGCTGTTAAACGCGTATCAGAATCAACACCGTAATAAATCACTGGTACAAACATACAGCGACGTTTTCGATCTGCATTTCCCAGGGATTTCATCCGAGTTCCCAGGTGATGTAGCGAGAGAATCTTTCGACGAATCAGCGTTAGGGTTTGAAACGGACTCCAGCTTTATAGAGCATTCCGGGTTAGCGTTGGAAGAGATGAATCGTATTCGTTTGGGTTATTTCCAGAATGACGACTCACTTTTCATTCAAGATCTTTGGCAATGGCTTTCCGAGAAGCGGGAAGAATCCCTGTTAAATATTATTCCCTCTGACCACTACGACAAGATCAACTTTGTCTTTTTACGGATGGGGAAATTTACAGTACTTAACCTCGGGCGTCTAAGTCGTTGGACAAAATCCAACGAAAACCCGAAGGGTGATGCATACGCCCAGGTCTCTCGGTTAATGCTCCAGCATCTCACGGCGTTGAAATTACTGACGGGTGTTCAGGAACAGGCCACAATCGAAGAAACCATCCCGGATGAGAACACGGGTGAAAGCGAGATTCTGGAAGTTAGCGAGACGGTTGAAGACGACGTTGTAATTGAGACGGTTGTCGCGGAAGACGAAACACCGACTGGTATTCCGAAGAAAACCGTTACGGTAAAAGAAATTCGGGATAAAATTAACGCGGGGCAACCAGGAATCCGTACTCAGATCGTAGACGCATTTAAAAGTCTGACAGAAGAGATCGAGACAACTGAAGCCCCTAGGGCCTTGCGTTTAGTTTCAGCCCCTGACGTTGACGCTGAGACGGTTATAGAGCCACCTCTGGAAGATAAGGTAGAAGACCCGCTAATTTCTGGGATACGGATCCAGGCTGAGACGCTTCTTTCCAAAGGCTTAATAACCCAAGGTGAATATAAACGCCATCTCAGATTGGCGGAAAGTTACAAGACGATCCCTTCTCCTTTTAACGAGGAAATATCGTTAGATGAGTATCGGCAAATTCCGAAGGAAATTGTCTGGGACTTTAAACCGAAAGAAGTGGTTGATATTGCTCACGTCAAAGATAAAAGTATGCTCAAGAGTACGTTGATCGATTACGATCGAAAGTATGTCGAAGAAGTCATGCAGAAAGATGTGATCAATCTGGTGCTCGGATTCCAGAAGGCCGGATACGCCATCACTGACTTCAAAGTCGAACGTCAGGTCGATGCGCTGAATGACCTTTACGATTACACCGTGAAGATCTCCCCGGTAAAAGGTGCACCTTCGACAGTGCGTTTCCAGCTTCCGGTAGTGGATAAAAATGGTAAGTATAAAGTTGGCGGTATCAAATACTTTATGCGTAAACTGCGTTTCGATAAACCGATCCGCAAAATTTCTCCATCCACAGTCGCGCTCTCAACTTACTACGGAAAGCTCTTCGTAGACCGTAGCGATAAACGTCGCCACGATTACGGTGAATGGTTAAAAGACGCTATGAACGTTGCGGCGCTTTCTAATCCACCATTGATGGCCGAGATCGTTTACGGAAATTCATTCACGGATTCACAACCCGTTCCCCGTACCTATTCGGCAATAGCGAAGGAAGTCATTTCGTTTGACGCAGCGGGAATGAACTTTTTCTTTGACTATCCGAACATTGGGAAGAATTTTCCGGATTGGAATGGGCAAGGAAATATCCCGGTAGGTAAACGAGGCAGGTCTACCGTTACCATGGACAGAGAGGGTTATCTTCAGGTCGGTCCAGAGAGATTGGGTCATATCTCAAAACTCTTTGGTGCAGACCCTGTAAACCGCCCTAATGAACTTGTCACAATTTCAATATTAGGACAAGAGTTCCCGTTGGCCATCGTCTTAATGTATCTTGAGGGTTTCACTCAGTTCGTTGATAAGATGGAGATTAAACCCCAACGTAGAACGAAGGGCGCTCGAGTTCAACCGGATCAAAATACATTTGAAATCGTTTTTGCCGATGAGATTTGGCGGATCCCTCGTATTACTCATCCGGATGTTTTGATTTATAGCTCTCTCCAATTGTGGAAAAACGCACTGAAAAACTATTCGGTCGCGGAACTCGACAACCAAGACAACTATAACGCTTTACTGTCTGACATGCAGCTATCAGGAAGATATCTGTACGAGTTCAGTAACCTGAAAGCGCTGTTCATTGACCCTATCGCTGAAGAAAACCTGGAGGCGATGAATGAACCGACCGAGTTTATTCCGCTACTGAAAAAAGCCGCCTTCTATCTTGCAACCGATGAATACCCAAGTGACCTGAGTTCACAGGGCTCACTCTTCAAAGGCTATGAAAGGATGGCGGGTGCGGTCTACAGAACGTTCGCTGAGGCCGTGAGAAGACAAAGCTCGAGTAATTTGAGTTCAAGGGCGCAGTTGGATTTCCCGCCGTTTGAAATCCTTTCAGCGATTCAGAAAGACCCTTCTGTTTCCTTGGTAGAGGATTCCAACCCGATACAGAACCTTAAAGAGAAAGAGAACTTGACTTACTCTGGTACGGGTGGTCGCGGAAAACGATCCATGACTCGTCGTACACGTGCCTTCCATCCTAGTGACATCGGAATACGTTCTGAATCCTCGGTGGATAACGGCGACGTTGGGATTAACTGTTACTTATCGGCTAACCCTAACCTGACAAGTCTGCGCGGGACGGCACGGACTGAGACTGATCTCAGCAAAGAGAAAGGGTTCAGTAACGTACTATCTACAAGTGCACTGGTCTCGCCTTTTTCAACATACGACGACCCTAAGCGCGTAAACTTTATCGGTATACAGAGCAGCCATAAACGCTATTCCGTCGGAGACGATTTGGGTTATATCCGGACAGGGTACGAGTTAATGATGGCGCAGCGTACCGATGACCTTTTCTCTTCTGTGGCGAAAGGTCCGGGGACAATCACCGAAAAAACCAAAGGGCATGTTGTGATCAAGTACGACGACCCTGAACTTGGCGAAGACCAGATTGAGTTAGGGCGTAAATTTGGTATCGTCACCGGCCACACTGAGCCGCATGAAGTTGTATGCGATCTTGAGGTTGGGGCAAAGGTAGATAAAGACCATGTCGTAGCTTACCACCCTGGATTCTTTGCGCGAGATTGGCGTGAACCTACTCAGGTCGCTTTTAAGAATGGCGTAACAACGAACATTGCGCTGGTCGAGAACAATAACACGTTCGAAGATGCCAGTTTGATTTCGGAACGCTTATCGCAAAAGATGACTACCTTGGTAACGCACACTCGTGTGCTGATGGTGAACTTCAATCAGGCCATCCGTAACTTGGTCAGTGAAGGACAGCACGTCGATAATGAAGACACGCTGGCTTTTATAGAGGACGAAGTTTCCGCAACCTTCGACTACTTTGACGAATCGACAATGGAAACGTTGAAACGTTTAGGTAACCCGGCACCACGTGCAAAACACGTTGGTAAGGTTGAAAAGATCGAGGTCTTCTATTTCGGTGAAAAAGAAGATATGTCGGATTCGGTGCGTAAGATCGCTGACAAGTATGACAGCATTCGGGCAAAGAATGCTAAGTTATTGGGGACCGAAACCGCCTTAACGGGTCAGGTCTTTACCCCAAGCCGTATTGACGGGATGCCATTAGAGATTGATATGATGGCGATTCGTATCTACATTACCCATCAGCGCGGTATGGGCGATGGCGATAAGTTAGTTGTTGGTAACCAGAAGAAGTCCGTAGTGAGTGGTGTCTATAAAGGAATCTGTCGGACGACAACACCAGTCTTACCAGGCGGTCAACCGTGGGATATTGATTTACAATTTTCCTACCGTGCAATTAACGCACGTATTGTAAACTCCGCTTTACTTCTGGGGATGGGCAACATTCTTATTGAAAACATTCAGCAGGAAATGCTGAAAGCGTACGATAGCGAATAGTTGTGTACAACGAGGGGAGAAACGTACTCCCCTCGTCACCCGTTACTTTCCAAAGCGCTTTGTAAAATAAGGTTAAGAAGATGAATAATGAAGGCTTGCAAGAAATTGCGCAAACCAGCGTTGCGAATATTCTTGAGGTGGGCCGCCGCGTCATGCTGAATGCGCGCAGCGAAGATCTCAGAATTCCAGACGGTGCGAACATCGAAGAAGATCTGGCCGCCGCTATTGGCGCTGCTATCGCCGCCCGCCGTGTACAAGAGGGGATTGTCTGATGTTAAACAAAAAGTCTATTGCCCTCGCGAAGACGGTAGTCAGTAACGAAGGGTTATTCCTTTTCCCGCGCACCGGGTCTCTGTTATTCAGCCCGGTTGCTGAATCGCTCCCGTTCTTCCAGAGTCACAAACCTTCACTGGAAGCGTATGACCAGGTGTTGTTTGATAACTCCCAACGTACCATCGGGATGGTTGAACCGCATGAAGGTGCAGTCGCTGGCGCGGTTGAAGTTGTTGGCGGCGCATTGCTGCGTCAGATCGGGTATGTCCGCAACACGGTAGTACCACTGATCACTGATGTAACGGGTAAAATTCTGGACAGGATGAAAGGCGTAGAACCAAAAGAGTTCACTATTACGCAATACGATCCTGCACCGATCATTTACGACCCTTACGTAGTTGATACGTTTGCCCAGTTCAAACCCAACGCACCTCTTTTTACCCGTATTAAAAACGCCCCGGAAAAAACGGACGTAGATTTAATTGACGGGATGAAAACTGGCGTGAGTGAACTGGACGACGCATTGGCCGACGCGATCGCAAAATATGGCGCCGATACGATTGTCTCCATTTACAACGTCCTCTTCCGCAACTGTGCGATTACCCCAATCTGCCCAGTGACTCGCTTCGTTTCAGAACTCGTCCAACAAAAAGACGGTCAACGTTGCGAAGGGAAATTCAGTGATGCTTCTCTGACCGATCTGGGCATCGTGGTCTATTTCCTGGTTGACAGTATGTCACAAGACCCGCTCCCGGGTACGGGTATGACTTTACCCGAGTACGAGGCGGCGATCAATGCGATGAAGCTGCAATACGGCTATCTGATCAAAAATGGTCTGGGCTGGCTAAGTGGTTGTAACCGCCGCGGTCAGATGATCATTCGTTTCACCGGAAAAAGCCAAGTAGCTACCTCTGCAGAAGACGCGGAAATTGTGGTATTCGGTCCGGTATATCGCCAGGGACTTTCTCAGGGACTGACGCCAGAAAGCGTGATCGGTGGCGTGTTAGACCCGCGCGGTGGTCAACGTTTACTGGGTCAGTTTATTGCCAACGACCAGCAAAACCTGAAACGTTGGCAGGCGCTTGAGATTCAGCGTCAACGTTATTCCCATGACACGTTCCTGAAACGTCTTTCGAACTGTTTCGTACCGGAACTGGCGCAAGCGCTGAACAATCTCAATGAAGATCAACTGCCAAGCGGGTTCAGTAAAGAAGCGGCACTGAACAAAGTGATGGAAGATCTGAAGTCCGGTAAGTTCTACGCGAATTGGAACATCGACAACGATCCCAATCTGTTCGAATTGGTCAAACAGAAAGTCTGCCAGCACATCTTCACGTTCATCGATGCCGAAGACATTATCGATATCGTAGAAAGTGAAATGCAGGATTCCGATCAGGACGGCACGACTGCTGCCTATACTGCGGCCATCCGTTATCTGGCAAAATGGCTTGTGGCTAACTTCGATGTCCTGACTTTTAAACAGGCAGAGAAAGTGGGTATTATCGAACAGGATGACGCCACCGTGTACTAAGGAGTCGAACAGTGAATATCGCGCAGTGGAAACACAATGCCGATGCGCTGCAAGCGACTTTACGTGAACTCCCAAACGGCAGTCTGGTCACCACGACCGGCTGCCGGATTGTGATCCAAGAGTCCTTTCGCGCGAAGCAGTTAATCAGTATGGGCAAACGCATTATGATCATCGGCTTCTTTGCTATCTGTAGCGAAGCGGGTGATTTTGCGGTTGCTACCACCCCGAGTATGATGGAAATTACACCGACGGAAATTCGTCAACTCGAATATGCTGGACGAAGCTATTATGACTTTTATTTCCGTCCCGGTAGCACGGTGGTTAAAAGCATCGATTTGGTAAAAGACAACGGTCTTCTTTATTACCTGTTCGAAGAGATCTTAGCACGAGGAAGGATTCCGTTCTTTTACAACTACATTACGTTAGGTAGCTTCTTTGCGGAAACCGAAGAGTATACGGGAACAAAGTTGGTTGCGACACCGACTATCGGTGAAATGATCATCGCCCAGTTAGCCCGTATTGAAAGTAACCGTAAAGTTCCTTTACGTGAGCATATCCACAGCTACAGTGAGCTGCGTACTACGCCGTTCACCTGGATACCTTTACGTAACGTTGTGGATGGGTCTTCCGATACCACTGCGAAAATTTCGGGGAGTTATACCGGAGATGGTCTGGATTCGGCTATTGTTAACCCGAACGAAGTAACCCAACCGATCGAACGTTTACTGAGGGCGTAACATGAGCCCATACGAGAGACTTCAAAGTTTCATCAGTAAACAACAAGAGCACGCCGTTAATGAGCTCGAAGTCGATACTCATCACCGCACACTTTACCATATCTCTCCTAATCCCAATATCCCGGTTTTTATTCCTCGGGAGATCCAACGAACCATGAACGGAGAAGATGAATCCGTCAAACGGGTTTGTACCGGGATTACAATCATTGATTGCTTACGGGGTTATGGCGTGGCGTTGCGGGATTTCATGGACAGTAAAGCACATTGCGCGGGCAAGGACGAATGGTTAGGAGGGTATACGATTTATGCGTTGTCCGTTGAAGGTTCGCTCCGTCCGACGAAAGTCATCTGCCCTATGGCAGAGTGGTCAGAAGAAAGATGGCTTGTCAACGTCGACACTGAAGATCAACGATACCCCTCCCGTGTTGTCGGAAAGTGTTTCATCGATGAACTCAGAGTCATCAAAGACGACTACAGTAAAGCCATTGAAACCCGAATACTGATTCAGGTTGACAGCCCATCGGTAAAATTCTCACCCTTCTTCGATCTGAAAAGAGGGTTTTATCGAATGATTATCCCTGCCCTGGAAAAGTATAAAGAAGAACCTTTCGATCAAAGTCAGGTTGAAATGTTCCCGCTATCGGAAAGCGAATTCAATCAGGCCAAAGAACGTAAGGCGGGTCTGCTATCGTATGAGTTCATGAATCATTCTAATATTGTGCGGTGGTAAGCCATGGGGATGTCATTTGAGGTAACAGCACTGAAAGGTGTAAACCGAGTAGGGAATATTAAACGTCTGGACAACAACTACCTTGAAGTTATTTTAGGGGCGTTAGAGTTCGACAACAGTATTGGTGCGGTATATGACCAGCAACGTGTTGAGCGTATATTAGCGGAGAATGGTCTTTTCCAGAAACGCGTGAGAGAAGGGTATTTACGCGGCGAATGGGGTCACCCCAAAGAATACGATTACGCCGACTATCGTAAATTCATTCAACGTATCCACACCATTGATGAACGTAACTGGGCATTTCATATCCGCAAGGTTTGGGTTGTGCCGAATTTCGTTCTGCCTAACGGTCAGCGCATTTGCGCCATCATGGGTGAGATTTGTTCTACGGGAGCCAGACGTGAAGATTTTGAGAAAATCATGTCTAACCCAGACGAGAATCTGGCGTTCAGTATTCGCAGTATGGCGACCGACAGAGTGGTTGGCGGTAAGGTTCGTAAATACGTCGATAACATTATTACCTGGGATCTCGTAAACGAACCCGGTTTGTCTTGCGCAAACAAATACATGTCACCGTCTTGCGAGTCGGCACTGATTGTCCCGGTACAACCAGCGATTATTCGCAGTATGGCCAATGACCAAAGTTTGGTCTCCGTGGAGTCGAGTTTCAAAGCCACGGTTGATGCTATTCGTCAGATGGATCGTACTCCGTTTATTTCTGGTAAAACGGGTCTTGTCTCTAAATGGTAATAAAAAGAGGAGCATTTGCTCCTCTTTTTATTTTATCTTGTTACTCTATGTAACGGTTAAATCCGATTTAATATAAGTTATATTTATTACGAAGAGGGGAATGTAATGCCGACATCCGTTGGAATTTACGATGACAGTACTTTACCTGCGATTGTCCAATCGGTCAATCTTTTAACGCCTTGGGTAGTCACCCCTGTCGTTGGGGATTTCGCAGGTGTCAACAAACCGTTTAAACAGGTCCCACTTTTATCTTGGCCAATCAATTTACGTGAAACCGATATTCGTGCAAAACTTATTGCGCATTTAAAGGTTGCACTCCCGAATAGCGCTTCGGGTATTGAAGCCAAGATCAACGCCCTCCCAGATAACTATGTTCTTAACACACTGGCAAATCTGGGTTATGGCGTGACGACGCTGTATCAGTATAGTCTCCTGCCACGGATTGATAACGTTTTCAATCCGAGTATCTATGCGGTGGCACCGTTATGGGTAGGTTACTATTTATTCGAATCCTTCCGTAAAGATTACGAAGAGGACACGACCAATGATGGACAGTACCGTTACAAGCAGTTGTCTGATCTTATCGAAATCGTGGGTTACACGCTTCGTACTATTTTGACGGCCAATCCATTGGTCAAGGGAAATTTAGTCATTGTCTCCGCTACTACCAATAGCGAGGACCGTAATGTAGTATACACTGACAACAGTAATTTGAGTACGTATGTCGACAACGGCAATGCACTCAAAACACTTACAAGTCAGTGGATAGCGAACAAAAGTAACCCCACAGTCTAACCGGGCCGGTAAAGCCCACGAAAACTAAAGGTGAAACTATGGTTAAACGTCCATGCTATATTGCCAGATACCCTGGCGATGAACGCGTTGAAAAACAACGTGAAGAGACACGTCAGCGATTCTTGCGTAATGTCTTTAAAGAATGCAAGTATAAAGGAGTAAACCTCCCGACAGTCACCGACGAAAAGCAACGACACTAACCAAAGGAGAGAGGGGTTTTACCCCTCTCTCTATGCTCTATAACTAGCAGTACGTAATCTTTTAAACTTTACAGTGCGTTTTCTAATATGTAAAGATACTCACTCCGCCCGCAGAGGAATACCACGATGCAAGCATCCAGCCTGTTAAACGGTCTGAAAGGCATTAACTCAAATGCGAATCAATTCAATATCGCATTAGCACAAACTGTGAAAGAAACGATCGAAGGGATTTTTACTCCTGGTCAAGTGTTTGTTTATGCAATGCACGCAATCAGTGAGAAATACCAACTGGAAGACATTTCGATTGTCAGCGACCCTGACGTTCAGACTTATAGAGTAGAAGGTAACGTTCTTCACTTGAACGTTGACTTTAATCAACCCAATGCGTTGAGCTACTTGACGTTGACCGAAGGGATCGGGTATTACCTCAGCCCAGAAACCAAGTTCCGTGAAGAGGCTCGGCAGATCGGTACCAACTGGGTGACCTCGTACAGTAACGAACTGTATAAGTCATTTCAAACTCAAGTCGATCAGCGCACGGAAATAATGAGTTCCATCGGCAGGGAGTTTTACGTCCTGTTGAAAAATGCACATCCGCTGGTAGTTGACCAATATAACGACCAAGAAAGCTTTGTCAGCGATTTTGTCGCTGAGGCAGTAGAAGCGGCTGACTTTTATGCTGCGACCCGTAGAGGGCTTCTGAAGGTCGTATTTGACGATGCAAAAGCTACCGCCTTCGCTGACATTTATTCTGCCATTCGTCGTTCGGATAATGTCGGCGGTCAATACACCAATCCGTCATCGGCAGAATTCATGTCGGGTTATCTCTTTGAGTGTCTCGGAGCCGTTTCAAACTAATTTAAGATATATATCACTTTAGTGTACAAGGGAAAGAAAAACTTTCCCTCTTAATCTAAAGGAGATAAAATATGTTTGGTGAAAAAATCATTGACCGCGAAACCCTGCTAGAAAAAATTGCCGTCATCGAGGCGCTGATAGAAACCAGTGTTAAGAACCAGAATGTGATTTTCTCCGAACTGCTACATACCGCTATTTTGGAAATACAAGACCCCCTAGGAGATTATTTTCAATACACTGAATATAATCTCATGACCGACGAAAGGGTCACTGTCCCGCTGATAGCGTATGATAAAGACAAAAAGGATCTTTCGTTAATCTTTAAACTCGCACCGGTTTTTTCTATTCTTCGCGAAATGGTTGAAACGCAAATACCGGAAGAGGTGGATGAAAAACTCTTACGTGAAACAATACTGAAAAAGGCGTCTGACGCTAAAGAGTTATTAATCGATGTCGCAGACTCAGCAATCTTTGACAACTCACCCCGACAGTTTAAATTTATTTACTTGGATGTGATGAAGTTATTCTACTCCGTAAGTACCTTACGGATAGGTAGCGAAATGGTGAAGAAACATTTGAAAGAGATTTTTCTTCAGTATACTATCTCGGCTAATTACGAAGATATTCTCGACTCCAATGAACAACTACCTGCTCCGGTCGATCTCTATAAAGATCTCCGTGTTGTTGAGAATATACTAACAAAATACCCGGAGTTTGATTAATGTATCTTAAGCTAAGTAGTCACTCTGATACGAATCAAACTCTTCTGTCTGTAAAGTTAAATCATTCCGTCGCTCTGGGTTGATCGTCAGTCGACAGTGAAGTAGTAAAAACTGCAGTTATTTTATCTCATCGAAAAAACACTCAATTGAGGATGTACACATGTCTGAAGTAAAAGAAAAGAAAGAAGTCGTTGCTGAAATCTCCAAAGAGGTTATCGACCTCTCCGGTAAAATTGGCGATAACCTGTTTATCACCGAACACGGCACTATCTCCCAAAAAGAAGGTGTTGACACCTTCATGGAAAATGCGCCGGCTGAAATCAAAGACAGCATCGAAGCTGTCCAGCGTTACGAAAGTCTGTACGCGACCGCCGTGCTGCACAACATCGGCCCGAAAGCGATCGAACATCTGAAAGAGCACCGCGATAACAAACGCGTCTGGGGTATCATCCGCACCGGCGAAACTGGCATTGCTGCCAACTACACGCCGCCGACCGGCAAAAAGGCCGATGGCACTATGAAAGATCCGTCCGTCACTATCGCGTATCGTCGTAAAGAGCACGCCGACCACGAGCTGGTCCGTCGCGAAATTTACAGCAAAACTAAAGAGCTGTTCGATTAATAAATAATCGACGCAGTATTCTTAAGTAACCGTAAAACAAAAGCGGGGATTTCCCCGCTTTTTTCTTTTATCAAAATTAGGTATTGAGTAGCATGGAAAACACCATTGTAAACGAAGCAGTCGCCGCGGCAAAAAGTATTGGTGCAGAAGTAAGTCAAGAGCTCCTGAATGATTTCAAGAATGAGGACTTCGTTCCGGTGGACGCTACCTATCCGGAAACTATGAAAGACGGCGAAGCGCCTCTGCCGAAAGAAAAGATCCTGGAGCTGCATGAAGAGTACGTCGACCGTATCGCCAAAATGAGCCTGACGCATTCGCTGTTCCTCGGCCTGGGTTTTGAAGTGCCCACTGGCCATGCCTTATCGCAAGTAGCCGTAGAGCGTTATTTGAACGACGTCAGCGGTCAAGTTCAATACCGTAATATCACCACCGCTGAAGGCGACGAGCACGAGTGCTGGGAATTCGTTGTTATTCACCCGGCGTGTGAATATAAATTCCTGGACACTGACTTCTGGTTGGGTGGTATTCGTGCGCTTCATTTCCTCGTGACTCGTCACGATCCGGATATGACCGAATACGTCAACCGTAAAACGGCGCAGGCTGCCGGTATCAATGATGAATGGGCTAAGAGCCTGCGGGCGTAAATACAGTGAGAGGGGCATTGGCTCCTCTCCTTTTTTATTTTAAGGAGAGCGTCAATGCGACTCAGTGTCAGCAAGAAAGAGTTTTTTATCGCAGTAGAAAAACTCGCGGCTTATGAAATAGAACACCTTGAATTCGGTAAACTCATGAGTGATCCAAGTCAGTGGCATCCTGATATCTGGTATAAGAGACACGCCAGGAAATTACTCAAAGATTATTTAAACATGCCGATTAAAGAATATCGAACCAGAGGGTTTAAGTTTTCGTCTCAATTAGAAGTCCCCATTCAAGTAATCTCCATCGAAGCCTTAGATATTGGGATTAAGGAACTCTATCGCCTACTTGATAAATTACAATTGACGGTGACTGAATACCCTTTCCAACGATTTGCGCTCTGGACGTTTCTTGATGCTTATGGCAAACAGCGGTATGTTTTACATTTCCTTTATCCGCTAGGTAGAGACCCTGATTTCTTCGAGGTTAGACTCAGCGATACCTACAAGGACGATTACCCGCTTGATCATAACGCTGATAAAAAAATCAAACGTTTTCTTTTGTGGCTTGATATCAACAATTCCTAGACCTTCGGGTCTAGGGAAAAGGATCCGTAAACTGTTTTTTTTTTGCTTCAATTTGGAGGAAAAATGTTTCATGATTTTAAACAGCTAGAGGTTTGGACTGGGAGAATCCCTGATTGGCGGAAATGGGAAGGATTAGATATTTTATTTGTTGACACCACGCTAAAGTCAGGTGAGAAAATATTTGCCCCAACACCCGAACTCCTCTGGCCGTATAAACAAGGAATTGTGAATCAAGCGGAATACGTCGAGATATACTATAAATTAACTCGCGAACGATTTAAGAGAGATCCTGAACCCTGGATATGGTTGATCAACCAAGGGCGTATTTGTTTGGCTTGTTATTGCGGACACGATTGTTTTTGTCACCGCCACTTACTCAAGGATATTCTAGCGAAACTCTGTAAGAAAGAGAGGATTCGTTTCATTGATCGTGGGGAACCTGTCTGGTAGGCAGCGTGCATTATTGTGTAAGCTTACAATTATCAGATGGAGTATACCCCATGTACGTCGATTTATTCGGTCGTCCCAAATTTGAGATTCTCGCTGATCTGATCAGTCAGCAGAATAACCTCACCACGCCGCTTAACGCGAGTTATCTGAGCTTCGGTAACATCACCGGTTCAACTGTACCGGGTACCGAAGATCGTATCTCTGTACTCGTTACAGGCCGTTCCCCGGTGACGGGTAGCAAGACCTTTACCTACACTCGCATCGAACTGAACAAACTGATGTCATCCGTCGGCCCGACTCTTGTGCTACCAGAGACCGCGTCGACGATTGCGGATCTTTTACCGCTGATCAAGGCAAAATACAGCCTGTACATCGACGTTGAAGATATCGCTAATGCGTCAGATTATTTACCGTTCATTCCGACCGGTGAAACGGCGGTGGTGACGATTCAGACTAAAGCCGGTACAACTTATAACAGCCATGTTTGGTCTGGTAATCTGGATGTTACCTGTAGTGGCGGTAGCAAAATTCCTCGCGGTTCACTGCTTACTGAGAGCGGTAAAGCGATTAATACCGAAGACAGCAAATTCATTCTGGTTGAACAAGCCGACGAATAAAAGATATAAACAGACAGAGGGGCTCATGCCCCTCTGTCTGTGTTTGGTGCGTTATTGAATTGATCCGATGTTGTTCCCAACTTTACCGATAAAGTCTGGGTTATTGTTTGATGAGCCACTCCCAATACAAGGACTAGTCATTTTCAATTTGATAGCCAACAACGCTTCTTTCAAGCCCGCAAAAGAACTGTTCGACAACCCTTGTAAAAAAGCAGGGTTAGTAAAGAGATTCCCTTCTTCGATCAGTCCCGTTGAAGTCGGCGTTGCACCTGCCCATTTTTCAGAAAAGAAAATATTATTTTTCAATTTGAATTTAGACATCATGGTCGGGAAGTTAGTCATCGAAGCAGGAGTGACTAATTCCGTGGCGGTCTTGTTAGCATAGTAGAAAATGTTACTGTCCAAAGTCAGGCTCAGCGCAGTTAAACTGTCGTCTGTCTGTGGGTTAATGGCAATCACGTTATCGTTCGCCGTGGTCACGGTATCAATAAAGACACAGTTACGCACTACGTTATCATAAACGTATCGGAACGCAGAAGTTTTCTGCCAATATTTATCAGCAGTACTGGTCGTTCTCCCTACCCCGTCGTTGAAAGAAATAACGTATTCAATGACGTTGCCAATCGACCCAAAACCAAGCGTATAGTACAAAGTATACGCATCATTGGACAATGGTGTGTATCCTTTAGAACTGTACCAGCTGTTACTGAAAGGTCCTTGGATAATCATTGAACCACGTGCGTTGTTTGAGGTGTACCCGTAACGCGCCACGCAATAGTGACAATGATAATCAAAGTCAATGGTTTGACGGTCGGGGTAAGCCGGGCCGGCGCCATGAATTTCGAAATTCTGTAATGTCAGATAACGCGTTCCAGAGAACCAGACTGGGACGTCTGCTTGAGACGCACCCGTTGATGTATTGTAGACGTTGTAACGGTAACTGGAATAGTACAAACCGTCTACACCTGTCGCCATATCATCACCAATGACATCTCTCGATTGATTTTTACTTGCCGCCCACCCGATGAACACCGCCGAGTTAATGATATTCGTAAACGAGCAATTAATCACTCTAAAACCATAACTTTTCTTCTGGTCACCGTGATAGGTCGTTTTGTCTGAGAGATCAGGGTTACCTCTCAACTGAACGCCAGCGTTAACGTTGTCAAATGTACAGTTACTGATTAAGAGTTTATGCGCAATATTACTGAGACCGGCATAATCGACCAAACTGTTTAAACAGAACACGCGGTTAATCCCGTTCATCCCCCCTATTGATTCAGGGGTGCCAATAAAATCAACCTTGTTTAGCGTTAAGTTACAAATGTTGTTATTGGCACTATCGCCTATCGGGATCAGGTTAAGATAGATGGCGGTTCTTTCTGACCCTGGTTTTGGGGAAATGCGAATATTCTCAAATTTTATCTGGCACGCGTACGCATCAATGATAATTGTATCGTTATTACTGGTGAGAATTGGCTTGGCACCAGTACCGTATCGAGTAATGACGGACTGGACGCCTGTTTTATTGTTAAAGAAACTGGCAGTGGTACGATTATAATACGCTAGTTCGTAGGTTTGACCTGCTTTAAGGTATAGTGTTAGAGGATGAGTTAAGTTGGCGTCAATGGCTGACTGAATCGAATTAAAGGGGTTACCTTTTGTCCCAACGCCGTTAACTGTAGCGGAAGAATCAATGTAATAATAGTTCATTTAAACCTCAATCAGTTGAGCGTAGTATGAATATCGATCCAAGTGTCAACTGGGATGTCAACATAATCCCCTAATGATGTCGTGACCGCGCCTGTAGTAGTATCCGCGGTATAAAGAATTTTTCTCACGCCTACGGTAATGACATTAGAAACATCTGATTCGATTACCGCCACCAAATTCTGAATACCGGAGCCAAACGATCCAAATGGTGACGTAATTTTCCAAGAAACCGAGGAAGTTCCTGTAGAGGCTCCTGTGATCGTATATTTCCCTGTTGATACTCGGGCAGCCGTCACTGCTCCTAGCCCGGCGTAGCCCCGGTTGATAGCAGATAAAGTATCGTTTGCGGCGAATTCCCCCGAGGTAACGAAGGATCCTCGGGTGTTGGCTGAAAGATTATTCGTCAATCGAATCACCGCTCCGCGTGTCTGAGCATACGTCCCATTATTGAGCTGAACAGCGACGTTGGTAGTCAGCGACTCCGTAACGGGAAGATATACGATCCCGGCTGGCTCAACCGTAACATAGCTGTTTAATACAGTATTGATGGTTACTTTCGCGACGCCATCGGAACCAGGCGGATCAGCGCGCAAAGGGATAAGGGAAGAGTTCTCAGAACGAACCGCTAAGCGCGCATAAAGTGTCGAAGTATTAGCCGTAGCATCTCGCACCACCCCAAAACGTACCGTTCCTGAGTTGTAACGCAGATCTCCCCGAGAACGGAGCGACGTAATTCTAAGGTAGTAGCGCAGTGTGTTTGCGTTGACCGTGGTCACGTTCGACGGTTTCGATTGGAACTCAATCAAGTAAGCACATACAGCTTCTGATAAACCCGCCCCACCGGAATAAATACCGCTGAATACTGAACCCTGAATATTGTCATTGACCGTCACTAATTTAACCCAAGACTCTGTGCTGAGCCAATCGGTTGGGTTTGTAGAAGAATTCAATAAAGCACTTGGTAAAAGGTCGGCTGTAACAATCTCTTTAGCTACGCGTTTTACGGCATCAGGAAAAGGCGCAGCAAAGTTTGTATATAGTCCTGGCCCCGCCAAATATGCTTTCGCCGATCCATCTGCTTGAGGTAGAAAAATAATAGAAGAAGAGAGACTATCGTCTTCCGCGCCACTGACCGGGAAGCGAGTGATACTTCCTAACCGTGACCCGGTGCCATAACCGTAAGGTTCCGTTACAGGGATGGCCATTCTGGCCGCCGACATGACACCATTTTTAATCGCATAGGTTTGGAGACGACCTCGCTGGTCAATAACCAACGCACCTTTGTTATTCTTACCGCCAAAAACGATACCTGCAATTCCTTTCGGGTCGTTTGGCCTAGCTGTCAGATCAAATTGCCCGTTGGTTTTAATTCTTTCCCAGAAATCAATAGTCTCGCTTCTTACGTCAACAGGGAGAGTACCGCCCGTTAATAACTGTGACCAACCGTCTACTAGTATAACGTTATTCCCTGAGGAATCCGTCGCCACAAGGTCATCGCCGCTCTGCGTCCAATGGTCAACAGTGAGTGTCGAATTGTTGCTGAAATAAAAACGGAGCGAAGTAGTGTCGATGACTACCATGATTCCCGAGAGCACTAACCCTTTCTTTAAGACGACAATGTTATCGTTTGCAAACCCAGCGTTCTGACAGAGCCCGGTAACAAATCCACGATAAACGCTCCCAATGATTTTACTGTAAACAACATTATTGATTTGCTTACCGTCCTTATCGAGAAGCGATGCAAAAGTGTCACCTCCTTGGTTGATATACCCGTTAACAAACGACCGCGTATCATCAGTGTAAACGAAGAAGGGTTCGTTCTTTTTTGTTCCGGCCAATCCTAATTCGATAGTATCAAAAGCACTTTCGAAATTTAATACTGAGCGCAACGAAGAAAGAGTGATCTGATTCGTTTCGGTAGGAGCCGTCACTATAGGGACCATTGAGTTCTCAGGGATGCTAGTCGCACTCCCTAATTCCGAAATTTTTTGAGTATCATTAGACATATTTGTTTTCCTGAAGAAAGCTAACCGGTCATACGAAACAAGGCAATGAGGGGACCTAGGTCCCCTCATTGCCTATAGCTTAAGAGCCTTCAATGTCACTGGCTACGAGTTCCAGTTGAGCCGCAATAAATCGTGCATCGGTATCGATGACCACCGAAATATATTGATCCATTCCGTAGATATCTGCCCAAGCCAAATCTTCCAGTTTAGCGTCCAGTGCACTGATGGTCGTTTCTTTCCCGACTAAGTCTTCTCGAGTTTGACAAGAAAGGATGCGAACGGTGTCGCCTACTTGAAACATAGTGAGTTCCTTCTTAAGAAATCCAAACGTGTTCATTGGTGAAATACGCCGTTCCGACAAAACCGTTTAAGTACTCTTGAACTTTTGCCTTGACTGTACCGTTTGGTGCGCGTAACCAGACCCACACGTTATTCCAATCAGCCGTCACCGCAGATACGGATTTGATTGACGATTGTATTACGTTCCCGGCAGAGTCGTAAAAATCCACTCTAAGCGCGACGTAACCAGCCGTCAATGATGTGATTTTGATTTCGGCCTCCGCGTGGAAAATATCTCCGCCGCGCAGTGTCACGTCCTGCCAGTAAGAGACATTACGTACGCTTCCTTGTGTAATTTTTCGTGAGTGCGGTGAATTAGGGTTAGAGTAATTCGTAGTATCAATCGTATAAGTGAGGTCAGCGTTAGTGTAACTCGGTGTCCATGCGGCAGTTTGATATTGGTTGATCAGAATCACGTTAAGGGCACTACAAGGTCGCATGGGGCGACTGGCGTTATCCATGTTCCCAGAGGTCATTTTGTTCCTCACCCTTAAGGTCCCGATCAACTGGTAGTTATCGCCCTCTACACCTACGATCTCGGTAGTTCTCCTGACTCCTGTCATGTATTTACTGGTGTCAGTTCCATCAATGTCAACGTGGGCACCGCCAGTGTTGGTAATGAAGACGAGGTAAGGACGACCCGTACTATTTTCTATCGGAATACCGCTCCACGAGTTCGCGTTCGGTCCGCCTCCCATTGTTCCCCCTTTCATGATCAGATAGGGTTGGTTTTTGGTTGAGGTGTACGAAAGTCGAATATGGGGGTTGTTATTATTGTTTTCCAAGTGACAACCGTGAAGCTCGACGTTAGATTGATAAAGATCAACTGAGATGTCGCAATAATCAAAACTGGTCCCAAAGAACCTGACATCAATACTTGAGGCACTCCCTGATAAGTAGACCCCAGTACCGTCGAAAGTGAAATTACAACAATCCGCAATCACGCCGCCGTAAATGGTCACGTTTTCATTGGAATCAGTATTCGCATAAAAGGCCATCCCTCGGCGCCAACACTGCCCAATGATCGGGCTGTATAAACGAATGAGATAAGCACTTTTCCCGTTAAAACAAACTCCGTCCCTAAACCCAGAGACCTTGAGATTATAGAAGGAAATATTGTGCGCATCAACTCCAAATGACACGCCGTCTACGACGCTGTTAGTGTCGGGCTGATGAGTATTAATTAAGGTACGCTGAACACGAATATTATCAAATTTTCCTGGATTAGCCGCAGGAGACAAATAACCGCTGATTGTTAAGGTATAACCCGTCGTAACAGAGGGTAACGACAAAAGTACCGCGTTACACATATCGATCACTAAATCGGTTGGGAAATTTACGGTACTGACTGCGTAGACTTTCCCTAAACACGTTAGTGCAATGCCGTTCTTAGCACAGTAGTTGACCGCTTTTTGAATGTTACTGGTATCGTCCAGTACACCATCCCCGACCGCACCGAAATCCTCAAAAGACAACCGATCGGAAATAATCCGTTGCCAGTAGAATCCATTCCCGGCGGCAATCGTGCCGTTGTCATCCGTCGCCGATCCGATTCCGGCGATAAATTCCCCACCACCTGTTTTTCCACCCGCTACCCAACTTTTCAACTTTACGCGTTGCCCAGCGTATAGAGGCGATAGTGTCCGTAACTTAGCGAAGGAATCTACGCCGTTAGTAAAATAATCTAACCCTCGTAGCGTCTGCCCGGAGATATACCGGACTGCGACGCCATTGATATCTACAAGTGGCGTGTAAGAACCCCCACCTTGGTTGACGTAACCCTGTACCGCGGTTTTGGTTGCATCCGTGTAAACAAAATAAGACTCTCCTTTCTCCGTTCCATCTGTACCTTCTGCGATTGAGTTGAAAGCTTTGTCGAACAACAAGACTGAACGCAGTGTCGAGATATCTGTGTTACTGGTCTCCGTCTGTTCAGAGACCACGGGGAACAGAGTGTGTTCAGTCAGCGTAGTAGCAGGGTTCAACTCGCTAATTTTCTGTGTTTCATTAGACATGTCTTTAATCCTGAATGGAGGTGGTCATATAAAAAACTCAGTCCTTTTTAGGACTGAGTTTTTAACTATGCAGTTATATTTATCATTTTCCAACCCCCAGATTGGAAAATGTAACTATTTCCATTAGTAGGGTCAGTCGTCGAAGAACCCAAAGCCGGGACGTTGGTTGAACTTATTACATTCCCCGTTAATGACCCGGTCATTTGGATATTTGAAAGAAGTAAGAATCCGCTAGTAATGGAAATGTAAAGATTAATGACCCTGACGAAGTCGATGTTCACTTTAACGTAGTTCGTTATTGAAAGTTGCCCATTAATAAACGAATCACGTAAAGAGAAGTTATATGTCTGCGCAGAGGTGTTACTGATAGATAAATTCGCGTTTGTTTTGATACCGAAACAAGTAAACGATCCAGAAAAACTGCTTGCTCCAACAAGTGTAGTCCCTGATACAACTCCATCCCCAGAAAAACTAGAAACACCACTGATGTAACAATCTTTGACCGTTGTCCGTGTCCCGTTTAAAGTGAGAGTAACAATACCGATGTTAGAGAGGGAAGTACTTCCTGTAGACGTTAAGGTGGTTATAGAACCTTTACTGACTACGCCGCTATCGATAGTTGCGACAATAGCCTCTAAGTTCCCGTATACGCCACCAGAGTCAACAAGTGATGAAGAAGACCCCGTGATCATCATTGATCTAACATTAAGTTTCTTACTGAGCTGAGTGACGACGGAATTAGCGCCTTTTACTAAACAATGACCTATCGAACCCGGAACATTGGTCGTAATATAAAGATCGGTACCTACTTCAATTGTTCCGTACGAAGAACCTTTCACGGGGTTTGTATAAGTGAAATGGAGGCCGAGGTTCCCTTCTGTCTGAAAAGTATCGATAGAAATTTGATCTGAGACTACCGTCGTTACATGCTTTCCTGTATTAGTGCTCTTCGGTAGAACCCTTACCACACCAAAGCGAGAACACCAACCAGCCAGAAGCGTGTTCGTCCACCCAAAACCGTTACTAGAAACCGTAGCCGAACCCCAAGTAGTTGTGTCCGTTACATAGCTCGCTTCTTCATGTATATGGTCGACCGAGGAAGCGGAGGCGTTGACATTCAAAATTCGTTCATGGCAATCGTGAGGTTCAATACTCCCAATCACTAAATGATTGGAGGTGTCCAGCGAAGAAGTACTGTCTTTGGGATATGAATCTATCGAAATGGACCACCAAGAAATATTCCCTGATTCGATGGCCCGAATATCTTGAATATTAGAATCGTAACAGTTTGAGAGATAAACACCAGGGCCATCAAAACCGGTAGCACAAAGCGCACCGTTAATTGTGGTACCAGAAAAAGTGTGTAATTGCCCGCCTAAAGGTTTTGATCTGGGATTAAGATCCCTTATCGCTATTGTATCAAGGGTCTGATTACCTACACTGGTACCGAATATCATACCGTCCGTACCTAAAGAGCCATTAATATTTAACAGGACCCATGTTATACCGGGGTAACCGATAGCGTTCAGACCCGTAAAAATGGAAGAATCGATGATAATGGGTAACGCCCCCTCGATCGATTTTATTCCTGTAATATCAATACCTGATTCGAGGTAAATCCCACCTTTAACGTAATGGTTTTCAGATGGGAAATTAGTAATAAGCGGAAGCTTTTTATTTTTGGCCCTATTAATTGCAGATTGAACGGCGTTAGAGAAATTAATTTTCCCGTTTGCATTTATATCCTGATAATAGACCCCGTAATTGTTAAGTGAGATTTCATCGCCAGCACGTTCCCAATAATACCCTTCTCCCGCCGCGATAAAACCGCCGTCATCTACACCGCCTGTTAATCGCGCAACAAACTCACCGCCACCCGTTAAACCGTTAACGTAGTAACTCTTAAGTTTAATGCGTTGTCCTTCGTACCATGGCTTAATTGTTCTAAGTTCTTCGAAACTCTCCGCGCCCCGCAAAAAGAATAAACTATTAACAACAAAGCTACTTGTAGCATAGCGCAGCTGAGTGTTACTGTCAGTCATCAAGGCAGAATAACTCCCGTTACCCTGATTGACATAACCCAAAACGTTTTCTTTTTTATCGTCCTCATAAACGAAGAAGACGTCGCTTTCTTTAGTCGCCAGTAACGCAATAGCGACGGTAGGGAAAGCATTCTCAAAACCAATAGTTTCCCTTAAGGTAGTGATACTCACCTTCTCTGAGAAGTCGTTATTGGCTTCAGAAAGAGGGAAATAGGCGTTTTCACTCGGCCCTGTACTGGACTGTAACTCAGAGATCTTTTGAGAAAAAATATCGGACATTATCTGGCTCCGGTTATTATTTGAAAATGGTCATACGAAACAAAATAGAGGAGGGCGATTTCGCCCTCCTCTATGAGTTACCAGGTAGTCAATGCTGACCGCACCCAAGTATTTGTGGCGATGCAAACGTAAAGATAATTTGTATCAGCCGCCCATTGACCAACGCTACCCGCCGAAGTAGCCGAGGAAGGTACCGCTACTTTAACTCCTACGGGATTACCGTTGACAGTTATAGTCCCGGTAAAGTAAGCGTTCTTCCACGAAAGCGCTGCGGAACCAAAGTCATAGTTCGCGTTGCTATTCGGTACTACTGACCCCATGAAATTAAACTGACTAGCGCCTCCGTTAGCAACAAAGTTCATACCGGATAAATAACTAGTAAAAGTCATCGGTCCGGTGTTACCAAGTAAAATTCTACCTCCTAAAGTAGTGTTGCCGTACGGGTAGAAATCCAGTCTTCGATCGCCAGCAGTAGTATTGTTATTCCCAATTTGGAGAATATTTCCGCTTGAAATTGAAGCCGTAGTTTTAATGAGGTAGCCACTTATTGTTCCATCTTGCGCCACCGAAAGGATCGGAGTAGTTGGATTGAAAGATCCATCGGTGTTAGTGTAGTAAATAGATAGGGCGCTATTGTTGTCACTATCAACATCGACAATATATTTCCTTGTCGCAACTTTAAGATCATTAAGAATTAAACCACTTGATATTCTTCTGGTAAAATTATTAATTGCGCAGTTAATAAGTTGGTACGCTCTTTTACCCTGGGTACTTGCACTGACATCAAAAATCGGAGCGATCGTGCCGTTACCAGAGACTTCGGAAAATGCCGATGAGAAATAGCAACTGTCGAAAATTCGACCAGTGTTAGTGCTAGATCCGAACCTTATCATTGAAGTGTGAATCGAACTGTCATACGCAACACTAGATTTTCTTAGTGTTTGGAAAGTACAACCGGTAAATTTAACAATCCCTTGGTTGATGTACCCTAATTCGTAAGTGCCCGCAGTATCCGTACCACCTGACCCGTTGTCTGTAAAAACTACAGTGTCGAAATTAAACTGAGTACCGCCGCCTAAACTAAACCACTTCGCTCCGTAGAAGTGCGTCTCAATATGACCGCCTTCAAATTTAATGTTGTGGTGTGTACTGGAGGTAGAAGTTGGATCTACTTTAATAGCTATGTAGTTTTTAGTGTACGACGTTTCAATGTGTGGTCTGATGAACACGATGTTGTTGGAGTTGTCCGTGGCTTGAGGTAAGATATGAATCCCCGTCGCAGGGTTATTTGTATCGCTATCGTCAACTGCAACAAACCCAGTCATGTAGATGCAATCAAATACTGCATCGTAACACTGACCGAAGGTTATCGCTTTAGTGGGCGACATGAAGTTAAGATTAGAGAATCTCCCGCCAACGGCCATTGAGTTAGCAGTCACTTCACTTCCGAGTTTAATGTAGTAAGCAAAAATACCCGGTTCTTTAATGAACGTTATTCCGTCCATTTCCAATCTACCACCAGTAAACGTTAACAAATAATCCTTATTAACATTAGAAGAAATGTAAGCCCCTTGGCCCATAATCCTAAAACGGGGTTTACCTGTCTCGTACGTAATAGAACTTAAATCTTTGACAATTTTACTGTCTAATCTATATTTTCCCGGTGGGAAGAAGAGCCAACCTGAACAATATCTTTGTGCGTTGGAGATATTAATTTGCTTTTGATAAATACACTTATCAATAGCTGCGCTTACAGCTGGCGACCAGTCCCAAGTAGAGGGATCATTCGGGTTGTCTTTTTTAGTCACTAAATTAGAAAATTCCCAAATGTTAACCGGGAGCCCGTTCAGCGTTTTTGCCACACTAGCTGAATTTGACTCAATCTCTGTTCTTACATGACCGACGCTATTGGACCCACCCGTGGAATAAACGGAATTAATTTCTTTCTGAATAGCGTCGATTCCGACGAGAGTGTAATTGATTTTTAAAGTGCCGTCCGCGTTAAGGATAGCCTCCGCGATGCCGTTACGATTAATATAAGATTTTACTGTCGTTTTTGTTGCATCGACAAAAACGTAGAAGATTTGGTTAGCTTCAGTATCGGCTAAACCTAGTGTGGTGGTAGTGTAAGCATTTTCAAAATTAAGAAGCGCGCGCAGATCAGAGATGGCCGCCGCTTTAGACTCAACAACCCCTGATTCATTTTGTGCAATAAAAACCAGATCGGAATCGTTTACCGGTTTTGATGGGCGATCCATTTCACTGAGCTTTACATAGATCTCACTGGCCATAATTTTACCTTATATTGTCTCTAATAGTCAATCGTATCATAGCATTGACTATCGTGACCGTGATTAAGATTGGTTATACTCCCACGATTTATCAACCGCTGTTCTGTCATTGCAAGTGAAACATTATTAAACATACGTTGAGAGGGGTTTACGCCCCTCTCAGTTTTGTTTCGTATGATTAACTTTCTTTTAACCCTGAGGGTGGAAAAATGCCTAAATTGCCAGATTCCATTGGAATCAAAATTTCTGAACTAGGTGATGCAGGCGTCATTAAAGAAAATGACGTCGTCCCTATTAACGCAAAGACCGATGCAGGCGTCGCATTTACCAAAGCAACTAAGATCAACGATCTTCGCCAAACTCTGGGCTTTGATAACGCTTTCTTATCTGTAGACGCTGGACTAGATGCTACTGTGTCGGGCGATGTCTTCTTCGTCTATGAAACAGTTGCAAAACTGTGGGTGTTGCAATATCAGAATGTGTCGGGCGTTGCTAACCCAGTATTAGGATATGACAATAATCAGGTAAGATTACCGACAAGTAGGAAGATAACATCGGCTGCGCTCGTTAGTGAGGTCGGCGGGACTAAAATTATTCCTTTGCAAGATAAAGGGTATCTTGAGGATGTTTTGGGATATGCGACGTTGGAACAATATGGTGCGGACCCTAGCGGGAATACTGATAGTAGCTCCGCTGTTACTGCTGCTTTCAATTCCGGTAAGGTCATTTACCAGCAAAAACCAGGTATCTATCGTCTTGACGCCCCAGTCATAGTCCCTACTCAGGGAGTCATTTTCAGAGGGGCCGGTATGAGTCTGACCGAGTTCAGAATTAACCATCTAGGACAAGGAATTAGGATTGGTTCGGAATCAGTCAGCGTAACAAAGTACCGACACTACTTTGGTCATTTTAAAATAACCCGCCCTAACTACAATAGTTACACTGGGACAATTGGCCCTAAGTCGTTGTATATTTCTAACTCTGGCGATGGTGTGATTGAGTTTGTTGACGAAGCCAATGCTATCGGTTACGGTATTCAATTCGATTATTCTAAAAATGTCACTGTACGTAACTGTTACGTTCACGATCATATTGGCGGTAACACGGTGAAGGCCGGTACTGATGGAATTCATTTTTATCGCACAACCGACATCACTGCACAGAATAATAAAGTGGAACGAGTGGGGGATGACGCAATCTCATGCGGAAGTTTCGACCCTAATTATCCAGTAAACAATGCTCTGATCAGCGATAACAAAGTTTCAAACACACAGGCCGCGTTTAAGTTGTATACGTACGTGCAAAATGTGATTATTAAAAATAACTTGGTCGATACTTCGATACAGTCAGGTGTTTATTTGACAAATGACGACAATTCCCCTAACGGCGCTTACATCAAAAACATAGTTATTCAGGGTAATCAGTTTTTCAATATTTATTCCACTAATGAAGGTAATATTGAAACCTGTCCATTACGCATTCGTTCTTGGAACACAGGTACTTGTACCTATGATAATATTTATTTTGAAAATAATATTTCAGATAATTGTTACGGCGGTATTAACCAAGTAACTAGTGGAGAAGGGCAAAGGATTAGTAATCTTTATGTTCGTTCTAATACCTTTAAAAATCAACGATTAGGTTCGACCAACGCGCGTTACTGGATCAATCTCCAACAAGTAGATAATATCTTTGTTCTTGATAATAATGATTTTGACGAAGGTTCGTCCGGGGCTGTAATGGTGAATAACACCCCTAGTACAATCACTTATACTCCAAGTAAAGCCGGTCGTTGGCGCTGGACAAACAATAGAGGAAGTAATTGGAATAAATCCGTACTTTCTGGCTTTACGGCAGGGTCTTTCTTCTGGATTCGCGCTAACATGTCAGATTTAATTGTCTACATGGTTAACAACGTTGCTCCTTATCAATACCGTACTGGGACTTCTACCGACGGGCGTTTTGTGAACGTGAATATTATTCACCCTGACAGCTTCTTCGCTAACAACGTAGGGGATGGCGGTATTTATTTTGGCACCAATAACGGTGGTTATCGCGGACCAGATAAGACGGTAACTGACTTAACTGGCGCCCCCGGTCTTATCAGCGGTACCCACATTCAGGGAAGTATCGTGCGAACGACGGTGCCTAGTGCGACTCGCTGGAACGAATACAGAGTTGTACTTTCGGGAACGTTAGATACAATATCCGGTACAGTAACCACCACCAGTGGTAGTCGGTCAGTAACTTTCCAAAACCCAAACGGACTCTACGAAGGTGCTTTTATTTCCATCGCAGGCGCGACCGGAACTTACCGTGTAGTCAGGTTTGATGCGACAACAGGCGCGGGTATTCTCGATATCGTCGCATCCGCGACAGTAACTGCAGCAGCTATTGCTAATGTGCCGCCTACTGTTATTGCGAAAAGCTTAATTTAATTTACAGGGAAGCGAAAACATTTGTGGTAATTGTAAGCTTTGATTACAATTCAACTTTGTGATAACGTGTGTAACAATAATCATAGAGAGGGGCTTTTCGGCCCCTCTCTATTTGTTTTCCTATGACTATTTTTACAGCCCTATTGCCGACAATGAGGTTTCTTGCAATGGCCAATAACACAAGAAAAATTTCCGAACTTTCGAGTAAGGGTATTGTTCCAGAATCTGCTCTATTGCCAGTGGCAGTAGCGGGCGCTGAAAAGGAAACATACCGCACCACCCTAAATAATCTTCGCGCTAACCTTCTCTTTGAAAACGCTTACGAAACCCTCGCAGAAGGTATTGCGGCCACCGTCAAAGATGAAATCTTCTACGTCTATACCGACGAGAGCCAATTCTACGTCGCTGCGTTTACTAACGTCAACGGTGCTTCTGCCACAGCCCTTTATAAAGACAATACACCGGTTATCTACGGCACCGGGAAAATGATGGCTGATGGTAAATTCGGCTCCTATACGTCATACGTTAGCTACCTGTATAACAACGGTTCTGCTAACGGCGGCGAGACAGAGATCGCGTTACCGTTCGACTGTTTTGATGTCTCAGAGATGTTCTTGAATGGCGGACATCAGTTCAAAGGGTTGAACTATACGTTCGATCGGTTATCGAACAAAGTAAAATTAAAAGGCGCATTAACCGCCGGTGCTTTCGTTGTCTTCTACGTCAGACCATACCCAGGTACTCCTGTGACGCCTGTGGAACCCGGGATTACTGACTACGTCAACGTAACGTGGTTATATAACGACGGCGCAGCAGTGGGCGGGGAAACATCGCTTACCCCGTCGTGGACGTTCAGTACGGTTCCTGCCATTTACATCAACGGCTCAAAACAAGTTCTGAATAAACACTACGAAGTAGACAGCACCGGGCTGAAAATTAATCTTTCGAAAGCGCTGAAAGCGAACGACGTTGTTGAAGTCTTACTCGGTGGTTCTCGCTCGATTATTACCGCACAGGTATCAGGGACGCCGGCTGAGGTTCTCTTAACGCTAGGCCAAACAACTGGCGCTACCAAAGTGAATACTTCTTACGGCGTAAGCCTGGAGCAAGTAGTTCAGGGGTTCTACGGCGTAAACTCCTTCGATGATCTCAGAAACAGAAGACCTAATTTTGAAGGCGAGAAAGTAAACCTGAAGGGGTATTACACTGGGAGTACTTCGGGCGGGGGTCAATTCATTGGGCATATAGGGACAGGGACCGATGACGGAGGCACAGTCGCGGCTGGGAATGGGTATTACTGGGAGAGAATCAGGGAGAAAAGGGAAATTAATCTTTCAGAGTACGGAGTTACTGAAGGTAGTGACATTACAACTCCGTTAAAGAACGCGGTTAAATGTTCAAGAGATGGTGGTATACCTCTTATTATTATCCCGCCAAATAATACAATGTATACCTTTTACGGCAGCGTTTCTATCGATGTTACTAACTACCCGTTACATATTCGAGGTGGTGATGGAACAGGGATGGACACGGTAAAAATAAATCACAAATATGCCACAAGCGGGGAAACGTACGGGATAAAATTCTTTAACACGAACGCAGGTGCCCCTTGCTGGAACCCCGGTAAGATTTCGGGGATCTACGCATTTTGTGAGGACAAAGTTAACCCCTTACATTTTGCGAGATTCGCCGATGGCTGGGGTAACGAACTAGTTAATTTCCACGCACATGGTTACATTTTATCTGCCGCTGTCGTTGTCTGCAACGAGATTTCTTGGACAGAAAACTTCTATGCAGATAACTTAAACATACGTCATTGTTTGCAGGGTATTCTCTTTTATTCAAAATCAGCCTGGCAAAGTTTCTACGGTACAACAGTTAAGAGATACTATTTTAACTTTGGCTCTGCCGTCGGTAAGTCAAGTCGCGCAGTTGTCTTGGGCGGTGGTAATAGTGCCGATCGTGCGTTTATGTATTCCTCGACATTTGACGTTGGTGGATGGGTAGGGACGACATATACTAATGATCCGCAAATAATCTTTTATGTCAGAGCATATTCTGGTTTTGTAGAGAGTACGGTCCATACTCGATTTGACGGAGTGAAACAAGGTAATTTCGGCGATTTAGTAAGGACTTTCGTAACCGAGAGTACAAACGCATTAGTCGACGTTCGTTGGGAAAATGACGACAACCAATATGGTTATACCGATGGTTCTGTTATTGTTCCATCTGCAGGCGGAACTAATAGTTACAACGTTTGGGATAATTTAGCATACCCTACTAGTGACGGTTCGACTTACACGTATGGAAGATCTACCTATGGCGTCTCTCCCTACGGTGCCAGAGCGCCTATTCAGTTGAAGGGCGCTAGAATATGCTATCGCACTAAGTTAACGTCAGGGTCAACGTCCGAAACCTCCAATGGCATTATAAGATTTTCGAATTTGCCCGTCAATAGTACGTTTAAAGTCGAATTAAGAGTTAATGGCGCTAACCACGTTAACAGTCGTTCTTATATTGTCAGTACTCAGGGACAAAGTTACGTTGCTTCCGTAGTGGAACTAGAGAAGCTCAAAGCTGAAACTACGGTCAATAATAGCGTTTACACTACCACGTTATCGGCGCTGTCAAGCTTTACTACAAACACAATATTCGCGCAAACATTCAGCGGTCTGCAGGCAGGATATTTCTCAGCTAATAACGGTCAATGTTTTGATATTATTATCCCACCTGCACTTTACCGAGGTACTTCTCAAAACACCGATACCCCAGTGGCAGGTAATATCTACGGTATCGAGATAGAAATAACCCAAATATAAGAGGACTGAAGATGAGCTTTACTGTAGTCAAAGAATTTTATACGAAAGAGAAAATTGATGAAATTGGATCTTCATCTACACCTTCTTTAAAATCCCTAGAAGCCACGTATACGGCTACAAGTATTAATTACGGGGGAAAATATATAGGAGATATCGCCGAGATTTTCTTTACGGTGGATATAGAAGGGTTTTCTCAAGGGGCAGTAACTTTCAAAATCGTTACTGAAAGCCAATCAGGGGAAGAAATATTAGAACAAGCAGAGAAAGAACTATCTGCTAGTTTTGGTATTAACGGTCAATCCTGATAATGTAAGAAAATAAGCGAAGGAGAGTTTCTCCTCCTTCGCTTTTCACGTTTTGATAGGACCTAAAATGCAAACTAATTTTATTCAGCCGGGTGGAAGTACATCCGTACAATCAAGCGGCGAGGTTCTTTCTCAGTTATTGAACATCCCGCAAACGTCTATCAGTTCACTGGAAGTCGGTAACGACCTGACAAATTACTCTTTTGCTATTCTTCCAGAATCAAAAGAGATTTTTAATACTACCGCTATCACCGGAGTTGTGAGTGGCGTTTCTGTTACCGGAACCACAGCCACGGTAACTACGAACGCAGGTTCTTTTACTGTTCTGGCGTTTCCATCTACACTGACAACAGTATCTGTCGCGACTATCGCCGATCTGCGAAAATTTGAGCCGTGGTACGCAGGGCAAAAAATTATTTTAGAGCGTGCTGTACAAGGCGGTCCGCTAATCAATATTATTGCCAATTATGATTCTAGCGACGTTGCTTCCGCTGATAATGACTTCTCAATTATGGTGACTCCCAAAGGTGCCCGTTGGAAAGTTGATGTCTCTAAAGGGGTAGATATTCGTTTGGCCGGAGTGAAAAGCGACGGTACGGGTACAGGAGCCGCAATCCAAAAAATTGTTGATTTTACTACCGCCAAAATTTCCGCTAACAAGAATACTTTCGGTGTTAGCACTCAGATTTTCTTTCCTCAGTTTTCCGATAAATACGTGCTAGAGAAACAAGTTAAAATCCCCTCGTTCTTTTCTTTAGTCTCTTATGGGAATATTTATTTAGTCACTTCTCTAACAAATGATGACGCGATCGTTATCACGAATGAAGGTATCACCGGTGTTGCAGCTGGCCAGATGCCGGATAGTAATTTCGTCGATACTCAGGGGTCGAATTTCTTTAACGCTAATGGCGGGTCTTTCTTTATTTTAGGCCCAGGAAAGTCAACAAGTAACGCCGCGGGTATTAGAATTGCCACCTATGGAACGCTCCCGATGTCTGTCAGGGATCTTAATGTCAAGAATTTCAGGGTGGAAGGATTTAAGTACGGTCTGCGTATCAACTACATTAACTTTTATTGCAATACTTTTTCTGATTTCAATATTGCAAATAACCAAATCGGGGTGTGGTTCGAAACTAACCAAACTATTGTTAACTCCGGTGAAAAGATAGTATTCATTAACGGGGTTATTGGGAATAACGATACCGCTCATTTCTGGTTTGATAAGGGCGCGATAGTTAGTATCATTGACACGAGTTTGGACTACACGGCAGGGGATGTTTTTAGATGCTCACTTTATTCCTCTAATACCCGTGTCACGATGGAAAGAGGATGGATCGAAGGCTTTGGTAATATGTTGGTAAATCAACCTCAGCTCACTCAGATCTATCCAGGTAACACATGGAACATTCGAAACATTTTCATGTTCAATGGCGTCTACCTCTACCCTAACCAGTACACCTCTCCTTATTACTCTGACACTTTTAGAGCGAACCACGCACGCCAAATGATTTCCTGCCCAACGAAAGACCTCGGGGTAACCTTCAATGAGTGCGCATGGTCTTTATCGGATTACTATTGGGCTCCTTATTACTCCCTCACAGGCCAGGGAACCGTTGCTGGTTACGGAGATAATACCGGGGACCAGTTTGTTTGCGTTGTTAAGGGCGGATACAATACATTAGCACCATCCGGTTCCCTTCGCGCCACTACTCCTGTTTTGAGTGATTATCAACAATCTTTGATGGGGTGGCGCTGGAAATGGGATACAGTGGCAACAGATACTGATTTCAACAACCAAACCGATAGTCGAACTCAACATAAGTTTAGTTTTACTGGAACCGGTGTAACCATTACCAAACTCGCTACGCTGGATGAAGATGGGCTCGCAACGATTAAAATCACTTCTACTCTAGCAAGTAATGTTATTACTCTTGAATGCTTAAAAAGATTTGATTCAGCAAACAACTTTAACCCTCTTTTTGCCTCCGCAATTTCGGTAAGATTAGGGAGTGACTACGTATCAGGACTTTACTTGTATAACTACATTAAGTACTACGATACGCCAACTTATACAGGTACTGTTTCTGGTAGCGTGGCCACAATCACAGAGACTCGTTCACAGTTAGCCAACACACAAGGTACGTCTGTTGGGGTAGATTCTCACTTTAATAAGAAGAAAACATTAACCGGTTTAACTGACGTAGGGTATATTGCATTCCCAATGTCGGTAAGAAAGGCTGCATATTCGGATCAAATAGGAGTTTCTATTAACTTCACTGGGTTAGTAGGAACTATTTACGTTAAAGCCCCCGTACATTGGTTTATTAACGAGTAGTAAATTAATCGGAGGAGACCAAGTGTCTCCTCCGATTTTTCTATGACTTCGTCTTTCAATTTTGAGGTGTTACAATGCTTACTGATTTCAATAAGCCACGAGGGAGTAACGGCGAATATTCTCTTTTGACCGTAGGGTCCGTAACTGAGTTACGGTCTTTAGAACCTTGGTTTGACGGTCAGCGCGTTCTATTAAAACGAGCGGTCGTTGACGGGCCTGACGTAAATGAAATAATGACATACAGAGCAAGTTCTACAGTCGCAGATAACGACTACAGCGTATTTAAAACGGCCAAAGGAGCTAACTGGCTCCTCGATACAACAAAACCTATTAACGTATGGATGGCCGGGTTTTCTGCTTCTTTAAATAATCTCTCTCAGTGTATTAATAAGATAACTACTGACATTGTTAAAATTGTTATCGCTAGAGGTTATATCGCAAACGGGACTTATCGTCTGCGTGTACCGCCATTAGATAACGCCACCGGCGAAACAGTTTATAAAATGACAGCGACAGTACGGGTCCCACCGTTTGTTTCTATCGTTGTCGACACTAACCAGACATGGGATTTTAGCGCCTTTACTACCGGGAACGGCGTAGAGATAACTGGCGAGTTTACAGGACTTACCCGATCTGCAGCCAATCCATTTACTAATAATGCAGGGAGTTCTGCCAGCTACACCGAAGTGTTGGACACTAATGCACTTTTTATTTTAGGTCCTGGATACGACAAAACGACCTTCCACGGTATTTCTCTTGGGAACACCACTTACCCGTCTGGTGGTTATGTCCATGTAAGGGAAGTAAAAATTACAGGTGTGAAAGTTGCACAATTTTACGGCGGAATTAGAATCGGTTCTACCGATACGTATTTGGATGTTGTGGAGAATTGTGACTTTTATCGAAATGCGTACGGCGTAGTAACTGACGCCGGCACAAACTGCATTAACTCCGGCGAGAACATGCGTTTTGTTAACTGTCTCATCGGCGATAACTATTTGGGCGGAGTTTACCGAAACGACACTGTTCACATGTTTAAATATTTTGGTTGTAGCTTCGACTACAATACAAACGATGTTGTCTTTTATTCGCCAGTGAACATCGGTCAAGATACGTTGGTTGAATGTCACGTCGAGGGTTTCCGTTATTTAGCCAACTGCCCATCTCGCACAACCGGCGCGGGCGAAAATAACTTTAAAATGATCGGCGGAAACATCTACATGTACGCGTTTGTTAACGACCCTTATCGTGGCGTCAGAACGATCGGTTATGCGACCACTACACGCACCGCTATCGACCTTGACAACGTAAATATTTTCTGCTATGGCCCACACGTTAATAGTGCTTATGGGAGTTATAAGGCGTACGATCCCACTAACCTGATCAAAATCAGAATACGTTACCCGTTACGTGGACAAACCTATCGCTTTTTGCCGTCCTACGATACTACTGACGGTTACATTTTGAATAGCGCTGGGTTATTATTTAACGGTACCGCGGGTGCGGCCTTACCTACCGCCAGAGCAATTGGGCAGTGGTACGTAGTTGCTAACGGCTCAACTATTGTCTACGGTTCTGCAGCAGATGCAGACTCTGACGGTTTGATCCCGGTGACAATCACTGCCACAAGTACAACTAACTCAGTTAACCTTCTCTGGGGTACGCCGATTAATAACAGTAATAGCCAACAGAAATTTCATGTATCCTGTTCGGTCAAAGCTGGCTCCGCAACTACCGGCAATGTTTACGTACGTGGCGTATGTCGTTTAGTCTCATCTCAGTCTTTTACTAATAATGCCACGACTAACGTGGTGTCAATGAGTGAAAACTATAGTGGCTATGCCCTAGGTCCACAGCAGGATATTTTAAACTCACTGACAAAAACAGGTATTACCCTCACCGCGGATAATTACATGGGTACTTACATGTTGTCTTGCGATACTGGGACATCTCAATATGGGTACGCCGGACTTAACTTTACCGGGTTTGTTGGTACCATTCAAGTTAAACTGCCCGCAGTTTGGTTTTCCGATCAACATCCGACTTTAGGGTATTTGTGATGATTTATATTTACAAAGATACAGCTCGGGATAACGTCTATTTTCTTTCAAGGATTGAACTAGGAGAGGCTATTGTTTCCTTCGAAGAAGTAGAAAACTATCAAGAAGCTGCTCTTGGGTTCCTATCAGAAAAGGGTTTGGATGATTCTTTTCTTTTAGAAGACAGGACTAACGAGGACAATTCTGGTAGTTGAATTGTTTTATAATTTGTCTATAACGAGCAGGGCCAATTGGCCCTGCTCTTGTGTTTTTATGACGATCTAGATACCCTCTTATTTACCCAGACTATACAGGTACCGAAATGGATAAGTCTAGTTTAAAAATTACCGAATTACCGGCATTGTCGGTAGCCTCTGAGAATGGGTTTATTCCCATCGCACAAGTCAAAGAAGAGAATGATACTTATAAAGTCACGCTCAAAAAATTGCGTGAAAGTATTCTGTTTGAAAACGCCTATAGTGATACTGCCAGCGGCCTCGCTAACACAGTCAGTGGCGATACCTTTTTCGTTTATACCGACGCTACGAAAGAACACGTACAAGGGTGGGTGAATGCCGGGTCGGGCGTCACCCCTCTGCTTAATAGCGACGGCGAACAAATTACCTACGGGACCTACGCTCTATTGAACAAAGCTCTGAAAGATAAAGGAGCGATTGTTCAGTGGGTTTATAACGGTGGACTGAGTAACGGCGGAGAGCAAACTTTTACTGTTCCGCTGACTGGGAATATCTCAGTCCAGGAAGTTTACGTTGATGGTTTGCGTCAATTCAAAGACGTTGGATTTGAATTAGTTGCCGACAATACGTTGAGTTTTAAACTCGCTACTCCAGTAAAAGAAAATCAAACCGTAGTAGCGATCTGTTTCGGCAGTGACGACGTAGAGAAAGTTAACGAAGCGTTTCTGGCTACGTACACCGGACCGAACGGCGCGAGTAATATCGGTACCTTAACGGGCAAAAACATCCAGCTCGAACTAAACGATCGTTTCACAAAAGGGGAAATGATCGATCCAAATATAACTAAAGCCCTAGCATTCGGAAGAGGGACACCACTTAGTACCAAGATCCAAACGCTTAATGATTTCTTTAGCGCCCAGGTTAAAAACATTTGGGAATACGCAGGGTTAATCACCAATAAAACCGATCCTGATGATCCGGAGACTTGGGACTGGGCACCCGCGATACAAGCCGCTATTAATGATGCGGTAAAATACCGACCAGTTAAATCAGTGACATCTTCTTCATATTTTGTTGGTATTACACTATATTTCCCCGGTGGTGTTTACCCCATTAAGTCTGGCCTGACTGTGACCATGCAAGGAACGGGAACTGGGACAACTTTCCAGACTTGTTTACGTATTGTTGGCGACGGTATGTCAGCTTCAATTATTCAAACTGCCGCCGACAATATTGATGCGTTAAAGGTCACTCGTTGTCGCGTGATTATGGAGAACATCGGTTTTCGAGCTAACTCGAACTATAACCGCGGAATTGTTCTTGGTGATGCAACAACTTGGTTGCCTGCACAACGCTGTTTATTGACTAACGTTGGAACATACGGTTTTGCGAAAGGTCTTGTATCCGAATTGACCTTCGACAGCATCTTTATCGGTTTAAATATTCAAAGTACGACAGATATGAAAGATACTACGCAGGCTTCTGCGGGTATTGAAATTTCTGTTTACTCTGGTGCCGGAAACAATGGCGCAACCGGAGACGATTCAAACCAATTAACATTCATTAACTGCGCAGTAGAAACAGCAACTGCCAATAACTGCACCATGGTGAGAATTATTGGGCTGAGTAAGTCTTACCCCCATCATGCGATTAACTGGTTTGGCGGACACGTCGAGACGCATAACCGAAATGCAAAATGTCTTAGCATGATTTATGCTGCGCACTGTGCCTTCTATGGCGTTGTGTTTAGCCAGAACGGTAATGAGACCGTAACGCCTGTTCCGGTAGCATATTTGGAAAATACGTTCAACGTACTGTTCTCTTCCTGCCGTTTAGCCACTAATAACGCCCAAGGTACATATAGCGATACGAACGGTAAACTGGTACAAATCACCCAAGGAACGATGAATATCGGTTTCGATCGCTGTTACTTCAATACGGCGTACGCTGCGTTAAGTAGTTATAACCGTAATGTCGATATTATCGTCGACTACAGCACTGCCACTGCCCGTATTCGTTCGTTCCAGTTTAATCAGTGTATTCTGAATGACTTCACATTCAAAGCTTTCAGTACTCGCTCCACTATCAGCAATACAACGCTACTTTCTCGCGAATGGACTAATCGTGTAGATGATAATGGTGTACTTATTTTCTCGTACATTAACGACATCACCGGCGCTACTACGCCGACGGACTACATTACGTTCTCTAATGCGGGCGATATTTCTGCGCTGGGTAAAATCTCTTCTGGAAGTACGATCAGTAGTGGTGGTAGTGTAACAACAGCCAGTGATATCAACATTGGCATCAACTCAACTAATACTACCACTAAAGGTGTTTATTTCTACACCTCTGGTGATCAGACCACCGTGATGGCAAGTATGACCGCCGATTCGGTAGGTCGACTCTATCTCAATGCCATTTCTAATAGTATTGGTTTTGTTATTAACTCCAGCGGGATGCAGCCAAAAGCGGATAATACCCATGCCATGGGTGCGAGTAGTTTCCGTTTTACTACAGTATACGCCACAAACGGAGTTTCCTCTACTTCTGATGCTACGTTGAAAGACGATCTCAGAGTTCGCACGAGTAAAGAAACACATGCGTTTGCTGAGATTGCGCAGCTACCCTCCGTTTGGAGATGGAAAGAAGAAGCGTGTCCAAAAGGAGACGAGGGTAAACTTCACTCTGGCCCTACTGTCCAAGCTGCCATTGAAATAATGGAAAAGTACGACTTAGACTGGAAAGAGTATAGCTGCTTCATTGCTGATAAATCGGAAGAAGGCGAAACCCGCTACGGTCTGAATAAAGAAGAACTGAACTGGTGGTGCTTCACGTCCATCATGGATCTTCTGATTGGTGGGAATAGTTAAACTTTTAATAAAAAGGGGTTTATTCCCCTTTTAAGAGGAAATAACATGTTAGATCGTTTAGTACAACCTTCCGGATCAACAGGGTTAAAGGTACAGAATCAAGTAAACGCTCAGTTATACGGGGTCGACGAAAGTAACATTATCAAAGCCGAAGTTGGTGCAGTTATTCCATCAGGTACGGAAAGCGTACTATTTCATGAAGAAAGCAATCAGTTCTTCGATCTTGGGGGTTTAACAGGTACCATAACCACAGTGACGCTGTCATCGCAGAACGTTTTGCAAGTGGTAACTGATAATGGTGTCTATGCATTAAATAAGTACCTCAATCTCCGCGATTTAAACGAGGAAATGGATTCAATAAGTGAGATAGGGAATGCGAAGGTCACTGATCTTTTATCCTCTAACATTCTTTCGTATATGACGAAAGAAGATCAACTGCTCATTAAGAGTACTGTTGGTGTAGAAGTCAACGTTGATTATGCATTGAAAGCCGCAATTGACGCCGGGGAAAAGTATCTAGTATATCCGCCGGTAGTCGGGGTTTATGTTCATGCAGGTACCGTGACCATACCTATGGGGTTCTGTATTTACGGGAGTTGCTATCGACCCTATACCACACCATCAAACAGTAGTTTCGATAATACCGGGACAGTTATAAGACTGGGCGCGGGGGCGAGTTACTTATTCGCTTTCACCGGGCGACATAATTTCGTCGGTATCAATTTTGACGGGAGAGATAAATCGGTCAATTTGATGCAGGGTAGCGGTCAACTTAACGGTTGTCGATTTGAGCGTTGTGGTATTTATCGTTGGGCTATAGGCTTAGGTAAATCTAACTACGTAGGTACCTTGTACGCTAGAGGGTGTAACATTCACGGGTGTAATCTCGGCGCTAACAATTTAATTGACTCCAGATTAATGGACACAACTTTTAACGCCAATACCGGTCGGGCAATCTCTTTACTGACTGGCGCAAATAATAATGCGTTTGTGGGTGTGAGAATCGAGTGGAACGATGGAGAAGGTATCTATCTTTACCAGTCGGTAGGTAACACATACACCGGTGAGCTGATTGATAGGAACGGAAAAGCAGGTTTGGCGGTGATGGGGGGATCCTCAATCACTTGTTCTACCTGCTCAATTCAGCGTAATGGTAGTAAAGGTACGGCGGGGACAACCGAACAATGTAATATTCTCCAATCTGACGACTCCGTCTTGGTACTCACCGGAATCAGAACTACAAGAGGGGTGAATGACGATGGCACAGGGACAGCAACTCCGGAATACGATATCATTACGACCGGAAATGGTTCGTCGATGGTAACTGTTGTTACTGGTTCTTATTTCAGTGGCGGTTATCTTGGTTTTGTTAAAGAAACCGCTATTGCCGCTAGTAAAACGTATTTCGGCAACCACGGTATCTCAAATGCTTGTACAGTAGGCGTATTTCAAATTAGGAATGGTCGCGTTTCTATCGGTAGCCCCGTAAACATTACATTAAACGCCGGGGGCACTGCCTCATTTTCATTCACCCGGACTGCATTAACTAAATATCAAATTCCTAATGTCTACAATCTCAATATCGAATCAAGAGATGGCTCAGCTGGCAACTTAGAATACCTAAGAGTCCCGTTACTCATGGGGTGGGAGACGACTAACCCGACATTAATCACCGATCTCGGCAATCTTAAAACCTATCCTACTAATCGTTGGGGTGATAGTAGTAGCACACCTACGGGAGTCAGTTTCACAGTGGGTATTTCCACCGATGGTACCACGATCACTGTCAACCTTACTGGTATAGACGCTAAAAATCGCCAGATTTACGCATACCTTTCTTAATCCCCACCTTTTTTCACATCTATATCACTAGTGTGATGAGGAAATAAGACACCCTCGGAAACTCTTAATTAACTGTTATTCACAGTGCCGGTTAATGACGAGACATTCAGTGAAGACAAATGAGCGTGAGGACTTCGGTCCTCACCTTATTCTTTTTTAATAAGGACGATTACGTAATGTTTACCCCCCGCCATGTTTTGCTCGAAGCATTGGACGAAGCACTTTCTTTTGTACCCGATGACAATTTACCGTTGGTCACGGAAGCCGCCTTATTGCTCTCTAATTTGCTTCCTCCCTGGGATAATAAGGTTTATTACCATAGACCAGTTGAATCGCTCCTGATGCGTTCTATGGCGTTTGACAGCGTAGTAGAAGATAAGTTCTATTCCGAGCAAGACGTTTTAAATACAAACATAGAGTAGATTGGTGAGGGGAATTAACCCCTCACCAATCTGTATCTTGTTTTAAGCTTCAATACTGTCGATGACGTGCGTAAATCCTTCCACATCTTTCGCCAAGAAACGACCTACTGCGGGTTTGTGTTTCTGAACAAACCAGTCCAAAAAGGTTTCGTCTTTACCGTCTTCAAAAATTAGCGTTACTGCATTTGGGTCGATTTTGCTACGAGTAATTTCCACGATCTTTTGTGCTGTAGTAGGAATAATTGCGAGACTCATCTTTGTCATTTACCTTGTTAGTTTTTGGTGTTCACATACCAATAACCCTTCATTTTTTCCCGACCTAAAAACATCAAAAATAACGCAAAGTTATTATGAAGAAAAATCACACCAGGTAAAAATATGTTAGCTCTCACTCGAACCGAACTCTTACAGCTTGTCATCCCGAAATGGCAAGAAAAGATTTCCCGTGTTTTATTTAAGTTAAAAAATGAATACCCTGGAAATAATTGTGACCTATTAGGACGACAATTAATCGTTGCCCTAAACCTGAAAACCGGCGTTAGTGGAATGGTTAATGGTGTTCTTTTTAATGTCGTTGGAAAATTGACGGACACCGAAACCCTATCGCTTTACTTTTTACAACCCCATGCCGATACCGAAGTGATCGCCATTGATCTCAAGGTAATCGATGCACTTTTCCTTAAACGTAAACAAGAGGACTGGAAATGACCCACCGCACAATCCTGAAATTCAATACCGAAGAAGAAACGTTCGAAGTCACTGATAAAAATGGCCGACCCGTCGATCCGCTGGATCTTTCTGAGACGTTGGAAACAGTTAACACTCAGATAGGATTCGAGTTGTACAAACCGGACGTCGCCGACAAAAGCGTTGACGGGGAAGACCTCACCGTTGTGAGTGTTACCGAAAACGATTCCGGGGCCGTCACCGAAGCGTTAATCGAAGCGGGTAGCGATTCTTTCAATGCGTTACTGGCCGATAACGACTGGTACCTCGAAGAGACCGATCCGGATCTTCTCGATGAAGAAGACCTCGATGATTTTGACGAAGACGACGAAGACGACGACTACCAATCTGGACCGGAAGACTTCGAAGACGACGAATAATGTAAATTAAAGGAGAAGAGAGCTTTTGCTCTCTTCTCCTTATTTTCACCTGTCGCCATTTTTTCTTTTTACCCCTAAAACCTTTCTATGAATGCACTTCTCACGCCCCGTAAATTGAGGGAAGAATTGAAATGGTTGATCTGAAACAGACCCCAAAACAGATCGCGATCGATCTGATTAATGAAGCGAACGGTACGAACTATACGATCTCCACAATCTCGTTAGGGACGCCCGCTACTAACACAACCGTGATTAATGGACTGAATACTTCCATAACGCTCTCCAACGGTTCTTCTTTGCAATCCTTAGGGGTTGCTGTACAATATAACCGCCTGAGCTTCAAGAAGCTTTTAGCGCGACCGTATTGCCAATTGGAAGACCTCGCGCTTTCACGTCTCGTTGACCTTATTCCTTACATCAACCAAAAATATGAACTGGCGTTGACCAGCACTGACATTGTTGACGGTCCTTATCGCCCGGATGACGTGGCCCCTGGTGTACGGAAAATTACACTTAGCATTGCTGATAACCATCTGGTTTATACGGGTGACGTAACTATCTATCTGGGTACGCAAGACGCGGTATATAGTTACTTTAATGCGTTGCAATTTATGGTCGCGGCGGATTACAGTACTATCAATTACATGGGCGGTCACTGGACAATTAACGGCCAGACAGTTGTCGATGTCTCCAGAAGCCTTGCACAACGAAACGGCATCACTGCGTTGTATTTGTCACCGACCGGTAAAGTCATTCCGAGTAACAGTTATAAAAGCACGACGAATAAACTCTTAGCGCGTTTTCGGAATAACCGTTTAGTGGAGATACTGGGATTAAATGGGGAAACGTCTTACGATAATACCGGCGCGCTATTGCCCAAAATGCCAGTAGTGCCATCTCAACTTTCTGCGATCCCGGAAACTTTAGGAATCACTGCGTCACTGAATGCGGGTGTTTTGAGCTACAACCTCACTTTTGATGTTACAACCAAACGCGCCGCGACAGGCACTGTCTATTATGTCGATATCAAAACCGGCGTAGATACTAACGACGGTACAACCGCAGCGACGGCGTTTAAAACATTTAAACGTGCGCTCAATGCGTTACCCGCCGCCCGCGTGATTCGTGTTAAGGGTTATAGCGATGCCTACTACGACGCCGATTCAGGTTGGACGCAAACAATCCGTAACCGGACAGTGGATATCGTAGGCTACGGAGACAGTAATCCTGTCTTTACCTCCAGTCGCCAAACCACTAACTGGTCGGGTTACGATGCGAATACCTGGTATACGTCAGCGACTGACATTGCCACGTTGGTAGATAAAACAGTTTCTTCGGTTACCGGGTACGGGAGACTATTAGCAAAAACATCCGCGGTGGATTGCGCGAATACTCCGCACTCTTTCTACGTTGACAATACCAACGGTCGAGTTTATGTCCATCTCTCGGATAATCGTAAGCCGGATACGAATGTTTACCTGATTGCTAAAACTCTGTCGGGTTCGGTCGCTGATAGTGCCAATGTGTTTATGGAGAAATGTAACTTCGATCTCTCCTACAACGGTTTCATTGCGGACATGACCGTCCCTCGCGCATACGGCTATCTTTACATGTCGCAGTGCACCTTTGGGTGGACATTTAAAGACCCGTCTTTCGGGAGTTATGGTTATAACGTCGCGCATCAGAATTGCATCGCTCAGTTTGGTTTCGCCGGTGGTTTCCGTTATTCTACCGACCGTGTACTCCCGTCCATGAATGTTAAGTACTGGGTTATTGAGAATCGTGCTACTGTCAGCTATTGCGGCTTTGATGGAAATCATACGTCCTCAGCATCGCGTTTGGCTTCTTACGGGACAATCCTCCGTATTAATTCGACGTACACCGCCTGTGACGGTAATCATGTCAGTGACTCCGGGGAAGGGACGTTCTCTCTTAACATCGCGTGCCAGTCTACTTCTGTAACGAACACACTCGGTAACCTTTCGCACTACTGCGTAGGGACAAACTCTCTTAATAGCGCAGCAGCACAATACTGGAGTTGTAAAACTGACAACAGCGCGTTTTCCTTTACACCGAATTCGGTAGGGAAGATTGCATTGTTCGACACGGATATTGGATCGAAACCGGCCACGCAAGTATTGACGCCGTACCAGTTTATTTATACCGCTTAACAGGGGCATTTTAAAATGACCGACTTTTCCTTAAAGAGCAAAGCGCTCCTGATACGCCAGCTCAATACGCAATACGACGCGTTTTTCAAAGACTCTGATCTGGAGTTCATCAACCTCACTGCCATCACAGGTGGAGAGTTTAATACGCGCATCACTGCCGTGGCAACGGACAGCGGAGATTATCGCGATTCGGCTATCTTCGAATACAATCGAGTGCCGTTGTCGAAAGTCATTCCAGAGCCCATTGTGTTCATGTCTACCGCCGGGATACTCACCACAGAGGATATCGTCAATCGACTGAATAGTTATTACGGTCTTCAGTTAGACATGACGGATATCTTACGTGAATCTTTCAATCCCACCGCGCTTACCACCACGATTGGGGTATACACGGTCAAAACCGTTTCAACCTCATTGATGTACACAGGATCTTTAGAAGTGTACTTCGGACAAGAGTCCACCATACGCGACTGGGTAAGATCATCGTATCAACTCTACCAGTCCGATGGAAAAACTTTTACTCTTTCAGGTAAGAGTCGCATCAATGGTGAGAATTTTGTGGTGGGCAAACAGGGCTCTTTCCTGCCTACCGCTAGTCACACCGGGATCGTTCTGGGGAATGACAGCACTCAATCGTTGACGTCTGCGGCACTAACAGCAGAAACAACCGTCGCGCGATTCCGAAGCGGCCAATTACTGGAACTAACGGGACCGTCTTACGAAACCTCGTATGATAACGCGAACAATTGTTTAAACAGCGTTCCGAAACTTCCCGCGGTATTTGATTCGCTCAAGGATAAGTTCCAATACACTGGGGCGTTATCCCAAGGTTTAATGCGATTCAGTACCGATCTGGATCTGGCAGAATGGTTTTATCCGTTTGGTGTCACCTACTATGTCGACGGCAATTTAGGCGCAGACAATAACGAGGGGACTTCTTCTGCTCCGCTGAAAACACTTAACGGGGCACTGGATAAATCCCCGGCTGCCAGTACAATTATCATTAAAGACACTACCTCGCTTTTCGTACGAAAAACGATTGCTGACCGAACGCTGACAATTATCGGTGAAGGGACAACCAAACCTATCTTGACGGGTAATCTCTCGATCACTAACTGGTCACTGTATTCCGATAGCACCACCGTTTATCAGTACTTGTCTAGCGATTTGTCAGTCGCCGGAGTTCTTGACTACGGGGTATTAGATGACAAAGGACTCCCTAAACGGTTAACCTTGGTTGATGGCCCAAGTACCGTTGTCGCTACGCCGGGGTCTTACTGTGTTACCTCGTCTGCGATACTGGTACAGACATCGAACAGTCGTAAACCTGATAGCGACCTTAAAGTGGTGGCGACCGGGAGCGGGTTGAACGTCACCGGGAACAGTTGTGTTTACCTTGAGAACATTGCGATAAACGACACTGACATAGGGGTCGGCGCGGAAAGTATTATTCTGAACGCGAAACCATCACTCTGGGCAAAAGGGATTAACGTTACCGGAACCTGTGGCAGCGCGTGCTTAAATAACCACGGCGCGGAAGTCTTCGTGCAAAACTGTAAATTTGCCAATGGGTTTACTTACGGGACTCATCACAGCGCGGATCGGCAAACTATTTCGTTAGGCGTCAAAGGGACATTCCTCGAGGTTGGTTGTACGATAGAAAATCACTTTGGTAACGGTACGGGCGCCAAACGTGGTTCTCTTGTCACTACCGGCGTCACAGGGATTCGTTTCCAGTCTACATACCGTAATGTTGACGGGTATCCGATCGAGGAGTACGGCCTGGACACTTACGTCGCTCATTTTGAATCCGTGGTGAGTGGCAACCAGGTAACCGACACCGTTCGCGGCGCGCTTTACGCCATCGGTAAAGACACCGTGGGTAATAACGTCTACGGACGCGGAGTGTCGTTCTTCTACAGTTGTTCCAGTGATAATGGCACTAAGTTAACCTTCGCGTCATACGGCTCTGGGGAAATTCAGCTGTACAACACCCCCGTCGGGGCGGTGGCACAATACAGCAAACCCAACCCGTATAAGTTCATTTACACCAGTCGTCAGATTACCGACTACGAAACCGTATAGTAGTTTAGGGAGAGGGGTAATTCCCTCTCCCGGCTATATTTTTCAACGGTAGGGAGACTTTGTTTGAATAATCACCGCAACAATCTAAGAGAGTTTAACATGTCTGAACCAAATGAAGTCCTGCGTTACTTTCATACCGACGCGGGCGGGATTGTACATCACTCCCAATTAGAAAACATTGTCGACGCAGTCCAGCGTGTCCGTCTCGGGGAACTCGATCCGCGCAATTTCGTTGCCGCTGAAATCATCTACCATGACCCGCGTTACGAAAACGAATGGGGTAAACTGGATTACGCCACCCCCGGTTCTGCGGCAGTCGATCTGCGCGCAGCCATCGATGCACCAGTGGTACTGAACCCGGGCGAATGTAAGATGATCTCCTCCGGTGTGGCCATTCACCTGAATAACCCGAACTTCATGCTGAATACTCATCCGCGCTCTGGGTTAGGGTACAAAAACGGCATCGTTCTCGGAAACCTGACCGGGGTCATTGACAGTGACTACACCGGAACCATCGGTATACCGCTCTGGAACCGCTCTGACGTTCCGTTCACCGTCAACCCGGGCGATCGTATCAGCCAGCTCGTTGTCGTCCCTGTATGGCATCTGGCGCTGAAAGAGGTCAAGTCTTTCAGCGCGTCTTCTGAACGCGGCGATAGCGGCTGGGGTTCCTCTGGCGTCAAGTAATCTAAAGGGGATTGTCCTTTGGCAAAAAATAAAAGAGGGCCTTCGGGCCCTCAGTTTTATTATATCGAAAGAAAATTCTTTCGGGTGATTGAGCACCCAGAAGCGCGGGGAAGTTGGATTGTCGTGAACATTAACGGTACGCCTATTTCCTCCAATGAACTTCCCTTGTGCTATCCGGGAAATAACGGAAAGATGGTCGATGCGCTTGGGTGCCATGAGTTATTCGCTTACCATTTTAAAGAAGGTGCAGAAAAAGAAGCAAATCGTTTAAATGAGCGTGTAATTGCTGGCTTTGAAATAGGCTTTGGTAACACCCGATGGAATCAAGCTAAAGCAGTTTTCAATCAAAACCCGGTATTACAAGTCGTGGCGGGAATGTTATCGGCGGGTTTTCTTTTTTCTGTCGGTTTTCTCATTCATCAGGGGATAACAGTATGGTGGAAATAATTGGCGGGGATATAAAGATAACGGAGAGTAAAGAACCTAAGTTTTATGTCGTCGCAACAAAACGAAACCCTGATATTAAACTGTTCCCGCGTACCAGTTCTTCCATTGAACCGAAGTGGGCGATAATAAAAGATAATGACGGTTATATTCTGTCACGTAACTTTCTACCGTTAAGGTATAAAATGGATGACTTACTCTACGATGAGAAGGGGATCTCTGAACGGTATGAAAACTACTATCACGAAGTAGAGACAATCGTGACACGGCTCAACGAGGGGAAACCGCCCTTTTCAGCGGTAAAAACAAAAGGTGGTTTTTTGCGTAATGAAAGGTTCATAGCCTCTACTATTACAGCGCTAGCGCTAATAGGGTACCTGATCATTTACTGGCGATAAGGAAAGAGAAATGAACCTTTACCCGCAAAATATTTTTGGAGAGTGGATTTTACTTTTTGTTGCGTTAATTTTTGCCCTTATGGTGGTGTTCTCTATTGTTGATTTATTTCGGCCATTACCCCTAAAGAAGAAAATAATCAATCTCGTATGCGTAGTGGGAACAGCTCTACTCTTGTGGCCAACGTTTTTTCGTATTTACGAAGAAGTTTGGTTTTGGATATCAACCCCGGGGTTCTGAAATGGCGATAGACAACAGTGATTTGAATGCATTATTGAGCCAGGTCTTGGTTAAAGTCACGTGGACAAGTAAAAGAAAAATTATTAAAGCGCGTAAATTAATGTCTCCTATTCTTTTATTTCTTGATACAGCGGAGAGGTGGTTCGATTATAACATCAAACAATTACACTTAATCTATCGCATCGAAAATAATTATTGGGGACCGATGAGAAAGTATATCCTCCGTAAAACTTATGCGTACAATAAGGTGGCACCTGATGACTTTCGACCCAAACAATGATGGCATCGACCACATCAACATTTATTCCAAGTCAAAGAACCGACTGGGCTTCTTTCTTTCGCATTTTCCTCGCACGCCATTTGAGCATCCCGAATACGGAAACTTTGAAAGTATGGAGGGGTTTTGGTACTACGCGAAAACAGGCTTCAAACATCAATACCTTCGCGGATTGTGGGGGAATGAAGCCAAAGCGTTCGGTAAGAAATTAGAGATTATTCAGCACCCAGATTTTCTCTCGATTATTAAATCTGCCAATCTCGCAAAACTCAACGCTTACCGCCACCAATACAACGCGCTTATTGCGTCAGAATTACCCTTTACGCACTACTACGTTTTTGGGGACTGGCGAATGGAGAAGGGCGCGAGGGTTTGGGAAGACAACGTCAAAGTAGTGACGCCTAAGAGTGGGGAATGGTTAGTCCAATTCTGGGAAGAAACTCGAAGCATTTTGAAGACTATATCACCCTAATGAAACCAATCCAAGGAGAATCAAATGTCCTCACTGAACAAAGCACTTTTCGACGCAGCTTATAAATGGCACTGTGATCAAGGGAACCGAATTTTTATTGCCCTTAATGGTAAATGTATCAGTACTAACCCCATTTTACGGAGCTTTATTAAACCCACACCCGACGTCGAGGGGTACGAGTATTTAGTACTCAACATTTCTCCGCATTCCTGCCAGCTACAATCTTTTGATGAAGGGTTGTTTTTCGAGGGTCGATTCGGCGGTAAATTAGCCAGCGACACCTTTTCATGGGATAAAGTACGCGTTGTCCTCAACCCGGATACCAGCGACCAGAATTTAGCGCTGCCGTACCCTGTGATCACAGGGAAAGAAGAAGTTGATCCAGTAACTTCGACGGACAACGTTACCCCGATGAAAAAAGCCAATCCGTTCTCTGTCATTGACGGAGGTAAAGAATGATCGCTAAAAAGGTCAGTAAAACTCAGCCGATTGGGGACACAAAATATCCGTATATCGGCGATATCATTAATGAGTCCGAATTGCGCCTGATGGCGAGCAATGACGCACTCTTTTTGGCCGCATCTAACTTAATCGAAAAAGAACCCGATGAGTTCACCGCGGTCGTAGGGACACCAACGGGAACGATTGTGGCTAACGCCTGCGGTTCGATCGAACTCCCCATCCGTACGATCAAACTGGGGCAAAGACTCAGTTTTCGGCAACTGACCCGCGAGGTAAATAAAAAATGACCATTCACCTTTCTCATCGGGGAGATTACTCTTCAGTAACGGTACGCGATTACGATACTGAAGAGGACAAAGTCATTAATGTTGGCGGGCTTCTGAACGGTCGGGATTATACCATCGAAGAAGCGCGAGCGTTCGCAAAGGATATTCTAGCCTCAGTACAGACTGCGGAATCTCATTTCCGTAAAGAGAAAGGTTATTCTGGTAATGAGGTACTATCGGAAGAACAAAGATCTGCTCTTCCTGCGATCTGCGTCCATGAACCTTCACCCGGGGTTTTTGTTCAGGTTCGGATTGTCTCTGCCGCTAATGTCTGGGGTGAGGTAAATACGCGGGAAGTTCTACAGGAAGGACGTGGAATGAAACCTGTTGAAAAACTCGTTATCCCTTCCGCTCGCCACGGTAGTAATCTTCAACACCTTATCGGTGACGAAATAAAGCGTCTGCGGAAACTAGCAGGTGAACCGGAGATTAAATTCCCGCACGGTGAAGGACAAGGCTTTATCGACCAATGGGATCGTTATTGGAATCGCGAAGACGCCTTTATCATCGCGAAACACGCTGGGCAGATTAACGCAACGCGCCCCGATGTTGTTATCATTAACGACGAGTTGTACTCAGAAAACTTATACTGACCGGAGAGGGAGGGAAAATTCCCTCCCTCTCTTTATTTTATTTCTTAAATACCGGAGGTGTAATATGCCCGTTGAATGGAAAATTCTTATTTTTGTCATTGTTTGTTACGGCGGCGCGTGGTATATCTCCGGCGCTATTCTCAGGGTATTCTTTGCAATCTGTAAGAAGCTCTATAATTCCTTGGAATAAGGAGGGAAATATGGCATTGAAGAAATGTTTAAAGCAGCAAAGGTCTTTACTGAAACGAAGTTCGATTACTAAAAACCATTTGTTTCTGATTAAAATCGGTAAACAGTATATTGACGGGATTGATTCCGGATTTCAGTTTTTTGGCGGGAGGCGTTGCGGAAGGGCGCTGTTAAACGCACGTTTTCGTCGATGTGTTGATTTGGGTGGTAGACTTAAGAGTCGGGTTCATTATCGTCATGGTTTAAAGCAATTCTCAGTAAAGGGGTTATAAATGCTAATTAAAATTTTTGGTGTGGTTATCGCAACGGGAAAAGATAAGGAGTTGTTTCTTGCGCCCCCGGTAAATTCTCGCCCGGTGACTGAACAAACAGAACCGGTCAACCAAGTCGCATTACTTCAATACGACGAAAAACCGATTAACGCATTTCAAGGGGTCAATAACAGGAAGAACAAATCCCAGGAACTCTTCCTTAAAACAATCGATACTTTCCGCGATCTTCACCCCATTACCCGCGCCATTTCTTGGCCAGATCCAGGCGACGATATCTTTAGAAGGACCATAGCGCGAAAAGAAATACTTGAGTTTGACCGCTGTGCGAAAAAGGGATGGTTCGACATTTGTCCGATCAGGGATTTAGTAGAAGAACTGAATATTATCAAGACAAATTCGGGTGGCCTTGCTTACAAAAAACTTCATGCTATACACTGCGCCCATTGGGAAAATATTGAAAAAGATTTAATTAAAATAATCCCAGCATTAGTCAGTGAAGTTTTTGTTGGCGTTGAATTCCCAGAAGACAAAAACTGGACGTCAAATAACAATACATTTTAGGAGGAGAAAATGGACCTCGCAATACTCGCTTTTTCTGGCGGCGCTATTTGGTTGGCGGTTTTCCTGATGATCGTTTGGAAACCTATTGTTAATCCAAAATATCGTCGGGTAGTTTTACGGATGAAAATGTGGAAGGTGCTGACGATCGGTATCGCATGGCCTTTTATCTGTATCGGTATCTTCGTGGGGTTAATCTGGTATCTGAATATCTATAATCCTTTCAAGAAACCGCCCGTTAATTAAGGAGAATTATGGGTTTATTTAAAACGCTATCGTGGGTGTTCTGGTCAGGTGCACTCACGGGAGTAGGTTATCTTTTACCTTGGGCGGAAAAACGCCTGTTCTTTTTGAAATTAAAGACAGGAAGGAAAAGTATTCGGCATAGCTGGTACCATGATCAACTGTTCGCTCGCCGCGCAGTGCGACTACTGTACGATAACTTCCGGCGTGCAGAAAAGCAATCGCTCCCTTTCTCTGCGTTTGTTTCAATTGCGGAAGTTTATCAAAATGAACCTGCGCATCTCGTTATATTTTTAGTGCCAACCGCAACCAGCCTCAAGGTCGATGTTTACATTCGTAGCCGACAATTTGAGAATCGTAAGTATAAAGTACGTAACTGGGAAATTCATCCCTGGACTGAAGAATAAGAGGAAAAGAAAATGTTGAACACCATTATCGAAATCTGCAATCTTGATAACGAAGAAGAAAGCGATCTGGCGTACGCGGCCGAGTTAGAGAAAACCGTGACGATGTTACTCGAACGCAAAGATGTCGGGCATGTCATCGGCACCATGAATCAGTTGATTGTTGATGGTCCGGTTTATGATGGAGATATTCTTTCTAAGTCAGGGCGCGATTTCCTTTTGATGGAGGATTACGCAGCCAAAGTCGTGGTAAAGAACGAACAAGGCTTCACCGCGATGAACTACAAAGGTTACCACTTACATCGTTTGTATCATCATTTCGCTTGAGTTTAAGAGGTGAAAGTCAATGTTTGATTTAGGCGTCGTCATCGGTAAGTTTGCACCCCTGACTTTGGGGCACATCAACCTAATTACAGAAGCTGCTGTCCAATCGAAACACGTCCTCGTGGTATTATCTCACGACCAACGTTGGTTGGACAAACAATCTCCCCGCGATCAGCAGGTGTTGAACTTCAAAAACCGTCTGCGCTGGTTGCAACAAACCTACGCCGATACCGAACACGTTACGATCGATTTCATCGACGAAGCTTCGGTGCCGGAATATCCTAACGGCTGGCAGGAATACGCCGCTTTATTAGGGGCAAAGATTTTCAGCGAGGCCGGGAAACTGGCTGCTAAACACAGCCAAGCTCAATCTATCGCAATCTTCAGTAGCGAACTGGATTACGATGAGAAATACAAAACTCACCTCGGTTTTGTTGAGCACGTCATCGTTGACAGTGAACGTACTCGTGTTCCTATCTCGGCCACTAAAGTACGTGATAACCTTTACGCCAACTGGGAATATCTCCCCAGTATTGTCCGTAAGGACTATTGTCTGCGGGTTGTCGTCATGGGTGTCGAGAGCGCGGGTAAATCAAATCTCGTCAAGAACCTCGCTAAACTCTACAACACCAGCTGGGTAGAAGAGTACGGCCGTACGTACTGTGAAACCGTCTTAGCGGGCTCTGAGTTAACACTGCGTAGTTCTGACTACCCGTTGATTGCGTATCGTCACAAAGAGTTGGAGGAGGAAGCGTTACGAACCTCTAATCGACTTTGTTTCGTCGATACTAACGCTTTCGTCACGGAGTATTACCATCGTCTGTACGAAGGTAAACCTAACCCTATCGTCTCCGCCATCGCAGCCGAAGAACACTACGACCTCGTTCTGATACTGTCTCCTGAAGTCCCGTGGGTCGATGACGGCTTGCGTTTAAATCCGGATCGAGAGAAAACTGACGGGTTATTCCAACAAATGCTCCTGGAGTTTAAAAACCAAACTCCTCGGGGGCGTACGGTATTTATTACTGGCGACTCGTACAAAGGCCGTTTAGATCAAGCCCGTGCGGCCGTAGATCAATTACTGGCATTTAACGAAGGGTTCCTGGGGTGGGACGCAGTACGGAAAGATGAGCCCGGTAAGTTCCAAACCGCGCCTTCTGACGGATCGATTACTACTTTGATTCAGGCGATGGTAGATAGTGTCGAAGATCGCTGTCACCATAAGTCTTCTGATTGAGGAGAATAGATACATGACCCATCAACGTCGTACGCAACGTAAAATAAAGAGGATACTGGGAGACAGTTATCCCCTTTATCGCGCTATGTTCGGCGATAACCTCAATATTCATAGCGCAGGTTATATTTCCATTTTTCTCAACTATCAACGAGCGAGCACAAAATGAATACACTTGTATTGAAAACGTTCACTGACTTTGCGCACTGGAAGAAAGTCGAATACCTTTGGCTGATCATTGCGTTGATCTTAGTGGGCGCTGGTAGCTGGAGCGCCAGCCCACTTGAATTTACGGCGGCGCTGACTAACGTGATCTGCGTTATTCTGGTAGCGAAAGGTCGTGTCTCCAATTACTACTGGGGAACCGTTGGTGTAATTACCTACGGTATTGTTTCGTACAATACCGGACTCTACGCGAATGCGGCGTTGAACGCTATTTACCTTCCCATGCAGTTTATCGGTATTTATTACTGGACGAAAGACCTGGGCAAAACTCCAGCCAAAGCTGACGTAGCGGTTAAAACGATCACTTTACGTGACGTGATAACATATCTGGTTGTTGGGGTTATCTTCTGGTATGGCCTGACCGAATACCTGAAAACGACGCAGGATCCGTTTCCTGCCTTAGACGCATTCTGCTTAGTCGCATCGCTCATCGCCATGTGGATGATGATCAAGCAGCAGCCAGAGCAATGGATTCTCTGGATCATTATCAACTGCGTCACGATTTATCTGTGGGTGATCCCGGCGCTTAATCAACCGGGTTCATGGGCGCAGGTTGCGCAATGGGCGGTGTTCTTGATGAACGCGTTCTACGGTCTTTGGAAATGGTATATCACCAAAACCAATAAATGATTTAGTTTAACCTAACAGGAAAACAAAATGAAAAACGAAATTACGATCAATATAATCGGCCCGGCACGAACGGGTAAAAGCTCCATCGGTAAACTTATTTCAGAATTACTGAATAAATACTGCATTGAGACAACGCTCAATCAAATAGCCGGCGAACCTGACGTATCCACGGAACGCGCCGAAGAGGTGGTTGCAATCCTTGCGCAGTCCGGTCTAAGAGTAACCGTCAATGAAGTTATGGCGCGTGAACCACTAACCTTAACTAAACAGGAAAAATAATGCGCTATTACAATAACACCGACACCGACAATGAGACACTGAAAGCATTGTTGAAGAAAGTAGGTAAATGGGTAGCAATCGGAGTTGTGGCTTTTATTGTACTACTCATGGCAGGCTGCCCGTATTACAACGTATGGCAGCAGGGTATGGCAGGTAAGGCCGCGCTGATGAAGGCCACTCAAGACCGTCAAATAGCTGTGCAGGAGGCGGAGGCTAAGAAAGAGTCAGCTAAAAGCTTAGCCGAAGCAGAAGTCATTCGTGCTGGCGGCGTAGCACGGGCCAACAAGATCATCGGTGACAGCCTGAAGAATAACGAAGCGTATCTACGTTACCTTTGGGTAGACAGTTTACAGCAAACCAAGAATCAGGTTATCTACGTCCCAACTGAGGCTAATTTACCGGTAATGGAAGCAAATCGGCTGAAAAACAACCCGCCGCCTGCTAATTAAAAACAGAGAGAAACAAATGCCCGAAATAAAGGAAATGACCGTTGAAGAAATAAGGTCGCTACTGAAGACCAGTTCGCTCTCTAATACAGGAGGTGTGGTTATGATGAAGATCTATCCGCTCCCGCCTGGTGTTGAGTTAAAAAACGATGAACTCTATAAAGGGGCTTTCTCGTGTGACGTTGCCACTTATACGTTATTCCAACATCAGTCTCATTCTCATACTTTAGGGGATATTTCTGAACGACATCGAAATAACCAGACCCTGGTCCCCGGACTAAATTGCGTGACTGTAGTTAAAGCGATAGGTGGTTACGACAGTTTAATACCTATGGCTTTAAGAGTAGATTTGGTCCCAGGGAAACTTTCTACGGGCTGGTTCTATACTGGGCTGGAGGTTGCGGCTGACATTTCCTTCACGGTACTTCCTGACGACGAAGGGAATGAATACGCGTATTTTTACGCCAATAACCGTAAAGATGATTCGGTTCTGTGTTCGATTAATGAAGTTCTCATTAAGATTGTTCATTGACCCTATCGCTGAATAAAAGGAGAGGCTTTCGCCTCTCCTTTTTTATTTTCTATTCGCTTAATCTGAAACGGAAGGTGAGCACGTGAATCAGAGTATTTTCAGTTTACACGGAAGAGATCTTGTTTATCGTTTCTCATCTGTAAAAGAGGGCCCAGCTGGAATGGAAGTGGGCAAAGTATATCTCTTAATGTACCCACGGAAAGAAACGGAAACTAACATTATCTACAACCCTCTTTATTGCCTTGATAATATTGGAAAGTCAGAAATGGCCTCCATTCTCAACGCGTTAAATAAGCACGAAACTTATACATTTACTTGGGTTAAAGTTGTTTCAAATACAGACACGAGTGCGGACCTAGACGTTATCTTTAATAACGATCCCCCCGTAACCATTTACTTTACCCCACCAAATCAACAGTATTTACATTGAGGAAACTAACATGGAAACTATTGAAATAAAATACGGTAGCATGAGAGAACAAAATCCGATTATACCTTTATTGGACGAACCTACAATGGAAATATTGGAGAGCTGGCGCGGCGATACCTCAATCCTTCTAAACGGAGTAAAGACTGTTTTTTCTGACGCCGAACAATTCTTTCTTTACGATACCCTTGGATTTTGTGGCTGCGGTACGCCGCACGACACACAAGTTTTCTGGTTAGCGCAAATAAAGGCCGTATCCGGCCTTTCTCCTTTTGCGGACTTTTTCGGTTTCGCTGGCGGTATCGAATTTTTCATTGACCGTGCAGTGGAGCAAAAGATTCTTACTAAAGAAGGTAAACTTACCAACCTTGGTCGATTGACAGTGTTGTTTTTGGAGAAATCGCATCTCTTTATTCAAATTGAAGATGCTGATCCCTACGTCCCGGTAGCGCAGGAAGTTGTAAATCCAGATTCACTTTCCCGCATCGACGCCTCTGCGCGTATCCGTTACTTCATGTTAAAGTACATGACTCATATCGCGTTACGGAAATGGATGGAAAAACCAGGGTGTTCCTCTTACGAGACTTACAGGGAACGATTCAATAATAAAAATAAAATTGTCCCTGACCCTGTCTATTATTGGACGGCTTATCAATTAGGGGAACTGGGCTGGGAAGAACATGGCGGAACAGCACCGGGTTGGTTGACCGATGATGGCTTTGAGGTTTACTGGAAATTAGTCGATGAATTCGGCGTAGGCGAAATAGAAATCTTTGATCTTCTGGAGAAAGGGTATTATTTTAAAGATGATGACCTGTTAAAGGAAGAACTACAGAGACGCCGCAACGCATTTATCGCTGCCCGCCCGGCGCTGGATTGGGATACAATTATTCCTCTCCCAATTATCGATATACGTACAGCTATTCAGCAATCTTTCGGAGGGGAGTAGTATGATTCTAGAGAATGATGAAGTTCCCGTTAATGACAAAGGCGAGCAAGCCAATCTCGTGTTGAGATTTGGTAATGTGCTCATCCCTTTCTGGATTGCCAGTGATCGCTTTACTCACCTTATCCCTAATGAACGTTACTTGGCCGTTTTCACGGATACAAAGGACGGCGTAGGTGATAACATTTGGTTTATGTCGTCTAACCGTGAGTTGGATATCGTTGAATGGGAAAGTATTGACTTAACCATTCAAACTCAGAACGAGAAAAGTGGTGTAATCGATATCATTCACAATGACGCGTTATCGACAACATTGAAATACGTCTTCCGTGAAGATATCGGGGAGATTATCGTGGCGCACGATTCCAACCCTGAGAAGGCGTCCGTAGTGGTAAATAACAAACACTAACTCTAATGGAGAAATTAAACATGTCTAAAGTCTATCTTCCTGATACCGATCCGAACGAAGTTTTCCATCAACGCAAACTGTTAGCAGAAGCGCTTTACGACGTCTTGGTGGCTGCAGGTATGCTGAATACCGATACGCAACCTAATGGCGCTGAACTGGTTCAATTTGCCGGAGAATTTGTTGAATTCTCAAAGGAAAATAAAAAATGATCGATACATTTGGTATTTCCATGTTCTGTATTTTTACCGCTATCCTTCTCTTCTGTGTTTATAAAGGTTTCAACCATGGTAAAAAGGAAAAGGGCCCCTCACGGCCCGCCGCTGAAATTGAAAATCCGGATGAATATTGGCTGAAGACCAAAAAAGAAGTAGAGAAAGATCTCATCCAATCTTTACTACCTGGTGACGAGACCCTTAAAAATCTTCAGGGGGAGTTATCAAGAAAGGAAAGTATGTTGGTCAGGGGAGAAAATACAGTTATCGCGCGTGTAAGTAGTTCGCTCAACTCTGTTTCTGTTTTTCTTCATCGTGACTTTATGGGAATTTACCGTATTGCACCGGCGGTTGAAATTGACGACTGGGATGATGAGGTCAGGTGCCTGACGGAAGCTAAAACCAAGATGTACGGTTTTTCATCGAGTAGCAGATCGCAATACGGTTATTGTTCCCATACTGATAACCGTAAAACACTTTTGCGCGGTTGGATGATGTGGCTTAGTGAAAAACTCAGCGAGGACCGGAGTTTTACTATTCTTTATTCTCCGTGGGACATTTTCCGCGACAGGGAAAAAAGAATCGATGAAATCGTTCTTTGTTCTGCCGGGGCGTATGTAAATAAATTCTCGGTAAAAGGAACGCCAGCGGATGTTTATAAACAACTCCTGTCATTCAGCGAGGAAATGAAAACACAGCTAGAAAAAGAGTATATTGACAGCATCGGTTTCTTCTCTCGTAAAATTTCCGATTACATTTCTGAGACAGTGCTGAAAAATATCACTGTCAAGGAGTTGAAAGGAAAATCAACAATTGATCTAACGCAGGGTCAAGATTTTGTTGCCAACGCGGTTCTTGAATTGGATAAAAATGACTTTATCCTTAAGCTAAAATTGAAGAAACCGGGGGTTGACCTTGACGGCGATAAACTCCTGATTTACGTAAAAGAGAATTTGTTTAACTTTTTCTCTGATTACGGAAAGCCAGTGGAAATCATCGAGAAAGAAAGTAATTACGACCTCCAGATATGGAACGGTTGTACTATAGAGGGCAATCCGCATAATCTCGCAACGGAAGGTCATTTCTATTTTGTACTGAGGGTAAAAGAAATTGGAGAAGACCTTCATAGTTGAAATTCCGGAAAGACTGGCAATCGGGCTGCGGAGAATTGAACGTACAGAGGACAGAGAAAATGTCATGACGGCACTTTTCTGGGCGGTGGTTTGTACGTCTGAAAATGCGGACTCTAAACACGCCGGGGATATTCTTCATCATTCTTTTGCGGAGCAAGCGTATCAGATGTATATTGATCCTTGCTGTATAGACAGCGCGGAGGATACAGAATCCAATGATGACCCGGATAGAGTTTTTGCCGTCTTTGAACAATTTTCTCAGCATATTGACAATTACGGAGGTTGGGCCAGTTTGTATCGTTTCTTCGGGTCAAAGTTTGATTTCTTTGACTACTGTACTCGGGATGATGTCCAACTTGATATCTACGTAAACGCAAGACAAAACTTTATGCAAATTGAGGTGAATTAAATGGAAAACGAATCTTTATTAGAAAAGTATCGTACCGCTTTAAGTCTGATCGAGAAAGACTGTCTCAAGGTGATGTACGATGAAGACAATGATCAGTTTCTTTTTGTCAGCGTTGGAAGAGATGGGGCATGGGATATACTTTCTGATCTGTACGATCCCGAAGAACCTAACGCAGAACTGATCGATGCAAGTATCGTGGAGAGGATCAACCAACCCGGGGAAATACTCCTCGATGACACGAAACTTCTGGGGGAGTACAAGCGCCTCTTCTGGTTAATATCAATGGGTGTTGTTGATTTCTGCTTTGCCGAGGATGGTGAAGAGGAAGGGGTCGAAACGGACTATTCTCTCTACACTGACTTTGATGGGAAAAGAATATTTCTTCTCTTCACTAATGACAGCATGTCAGAAACCCCCATCGGTAAACGCCGGTATCAGAAACGCGGGTTAAAGGCTGTTTATGCGGAAGGTGGTTTAGGGGCAGTAGTAGAGAACGAATGTATCTTTCGTGAAATGCCTATCCCCGAACTCGATATCAAACAAATTTGACATCTATATCCCTATTATGCAATTGAGATAGTAAACTTAAAATTTACCCTTTAAACACACTTACATAAGCGAGTCAATATATGTCTACCGATACCATCAATTTGAACGATAATCAATTCCGCGATAACAACGGCCACATCTTCTTCAAGAAAGGCACCCTGCCTCAATTGATGACGCCGTTCTTCATGCTCTTCATCATTTTCTCACAACCGATCTTCACTGCGATTCAGGTCGCGCTGCCGTCCATCGGCTGGCTGATCTCGCTGGTGTTGTTTACCGTGTGGTTCGTCTACGACCGTGAGTCACTGAAAAAAGAAGGCGCTTTCGTTCCGTCTGCCTGGTGGTGGTTGATCGCACCGGTCTACATTTACAAGCGCCAGAATCGCAACGGTAACTCCCGCCTGTGGTTTGTCTGGTATATCCTTTCCGGTATTCTTTCGATCTTCGTTGCGGTCGTCGTTGCGGCAGCGTTAGGCGTACAACTTTAACCGTACTCTCCCTCTGGCCTAGGCCAGAGGGAGAGGTTACTGTATTGTTTTTTTTTTCGATTCGTTTTCAAGTCTATATCACTTAGATGTAGAGGAAAATTAAAGGAGAACAAAATGTTACTTGACGATATTCGAAGAATCATGGCTAGTAATCTCAGCGATAGTGCTAAAGTAAAGGAAACTCAAAGGTTATTGAACGACCCAAAACTTGAAAATGCTGATGTCCCTTTCTTCGATTTAACGATCTCAGACGACCGCATCCACAAACTGAAAAATATTGTTCCAGACAACAAGAGAATTACCAGTATCGAAGTCCTTTCGGTGAGTCGTTTATGGAAAGACCCGGAAAGCGACTCACCTATCACTACAACATTCGTAAGTACTAACGAGATGATTCTCCGTAGTACTGGGTTAGGGAATGTTCCTAGAGAAACATTCTCTGTATTCAGAGAAGGTGTGGTGGTTGATTTCACCATAATCATTGGTTTTGAGTTACGGGCGTTTAGAATAATAACTGACTACACCACGCCCCTCTTACTCAATGGACAAGAGATTACACCGTTTGTTGATTTTAAAATTCGTATCCATCTGGAGAATAACTAATGCAGCTCATCGAACGTTTCTTAAATCTTAAACCAGAATTTACTTTCTTTGTTCAGGCTCTCAGTCGCGATCAACATTATCTTCGCGCTTTTTGGTCAGACGAAGACTTTATCCCTCCCGGTACTAATAAACCTTTTGGTTGGATAGCAGGTATTGGAACCACCGAGTTCGTTAGTTATTTAACGAATCATGGAGTGGACCCTCGATTCTTCTGTTTATTGCAGAAATGGTTTCCGATGGTCTTGATTCGCAACGACGAGATTATGACAAATGGATTAATCGACCGCCTGGAGAAAAAACTCTTCGAAGTTCCGAAAGAGTTGATGGAAGTATATTGTAATCAGGTCGAAGAATATTGTCAGATTGCGGTGAGGAAATACCTGGGACCGACGGACTCCTCTAACGGCGAAATGAATATTCTCCCGTTTAAGGGGACAGTAGAGTCGTTTTTAGCACACCCTTTAATTAACCCGGATAAACTTAAACGTATTTCTGAGTTAGCGGGTACTAAAGTTCTCTACTGTGCTGCCACTAATAAAATTTCCGCCCTTGTTGATGCTGACCACAGCTTCTATATTGAGTTTACGCCCGAGGAACACGAATTCTACGTCGCCACTCACCGTAACTGGAACCAAACCATATTTGATTCTGAAATGATCGTTAAAACGTTAAAGGCGGTCAATATGGCTTACTACGAGGTTAGCAATGAATAGTGAATTTTCAAACTTCTGGGAAGCGTATTCGTTAGAAGAGTTTAACCCTATCTGGGGACGACAATTCTTTAATCGATACGGTAAAATGATGCAGTGGGTGGAAAAACACAACGTCGACCGCCCTTATCATTCTACGCACCATTTAATTGGCGTTGGTGTATTAACAAGTTATCTTCTTTCTAATCTTGAGCCATCAAATTACGGACTCTCTGAGAAGGATTTTGAATCAGCCGTCATTGCAGGGTTAGTTCACGATTTCTGTCATTTGGGAGAGAAAGATGACTGGAAAAATATCGAGCACGCTTTACAGCAACTTGAGCAATTAGGTTTCTGGTGTGAGTTTCCTACGGCTAATAAAGCGATGATCACTTTATTAGTTGGATTCACGCATTATAACTTCGACGACCCTTTTCCGCAGTATCCCGGTGGTACCGGTATGCGTTATTTATTCGGCATTATTCGGGACGCCGATCAACTTTACGCAATGTCTTATCTCGATGAAGATATCTTTAACGGGTTGTACCAAGAGATCGGTATTCGGTTCGGGCAGACACGTGAAGAGTTTACGGAAAGGAATATTGACTACATCAGCAATCTCAAGTTTTACACTGCGCTTGGTGCAGCGCACGCAAAGAAATACCGAGTTGCTGCGCAAGGTAAATGTCATTATTTTGGTCTAACTGCACAGGGGAATAATAATGAAAGTAATTAATGTGGAATTTTCAACAGGGAACCTTAAAAAAGACCAAGAAAAGGCATTAGAATTTCTTAAAACTTTACCAGGGTTCGTATCCGCAGTTTTTAATCGCGAGGGGTTATTTATCTACAAGGGAGAAGAACGTTTCAATCGTATCTTCGTCTGTGTTTTTGATCCTACCAAAACCACTCCTAAGGCGCTCATGAATACACAGTACGAAGGGAAATATTGTTTTAGTTGGGTTAAAACTGAACTAGGCGCAATAGGGGAACGATAATGAAACTTTTTCTGGCAAGTGAGAAGTTTTACGATCTTCCTGAGTCTAAAGAAGCGACGGTGTTATTAATTGCCGCTGAAGATAAAGAAGCCGCTTTCCGTAACGCAACATTCAGTGTTTGCCCGGATGAGCCACGCTCTGTTCTGACACCCATGTTCGATATTTGGGAACTGGGTGACTTTATCCCCCTTCCCGCTATTTGGGATGGACTCCAGTGCTACCCCGAAAATGTTACTGGTGGTGTGACGATTCTTTCTGGGTATGAGCCGGTGGAATACAATGAAATGGAAGCGCAGTATCGCAAATGGCTCTATGCGAAATATAAAGCAGAGGCAATTGATCACAAAATGTTTGCCTATTACGATAAGTTGAGAGCGGATCGCGATCGTTTCTTTTCATTTACTAAAAGGGAAGATTGGGGTTATCGAGAAGAAGACCATTTAGGTTTTAAAATTCCAGTATGGGTGAGTCCGGGGTGGAATATTTACATTAACAAGAGTATTCATGCTAATGAATGACCCCATTAAACTGTCTAAAACGCTCTGTTTTGTTTTACGTCATCGCCCTCAGGCATTGAAATTAACGCCGGACGAATTTGGATATGTAAAACTCGACGATCTTATTGCTGCTTTCAGTGAGCAGAAAAAAGAGGTCAGTTTAGAGGAGTTAATGTACGTCGTTGAAACAGACGACAAGAAACGATTCAGTCTTTCCAAAGACCTTTCGGCAATCAGAGCGGTACAAGGGCATTCTTTCCCAGTGAATGAAATGTCTTTTAGCAAAGAGACCCCTCCTAGGGTTTTGTACCACGGTACCGCATCGGGTAACTTAGAGAGCATTTTTGAGAACGGACTCAATCCGCAATCTCGTCAGTTTGTCCATTTGACCGATCACATTGAGACGGCGCGGTTAGTGGGTTTACGGTACGCTAAGAAAGGCTCTCTCGTGGTACTGAGCGTAGATGCCGAGAAATTAATTGAGCTCGGCTACGTGTTCTACAAAGCGTTGAACGGGGTCTGGTTAGTCAGGCACGTTCCGGTTGGCTGTTTTAAAATAGAGGAAAAGAAAGAATGACTCAGCAGATAAAATTGAAGTTTGAACGTGGGGTTTACGCAGCTGATGCTTATGGGCTCACTGAGGGTGAAATTGTCGCCCATGCTAAAAACGCTGCCGGTGAGACTATTCTCCTTCCCGCTTTTGCTGAAATGGTCGATGAAGCAGAACCTGGCGAAGAACTGAGGATCACAGATTACAATTCTTGCTATCAGCCAGAGAGTATCAAATGGGGAGAATACCAAAAACCGTATCGTTATAAAGGAGTGGCTGTCGTTGCGGCAGACGGTGTCGTTTGGCAGTGGTCGTTAGACGGGTTAGATGGCGAAACGTTCGCTAAGTATCTAGAACGTTTAGGTGATGCCCCTCGCGATTTGGTTAGTCACTTCAGAAACCAACAAGCGATTACGTTTCGGATTCCTCAGACAGCCGTGGCTTACAATCTGAAACGTTTGTTGGCGACAGGGTTAAAGGTCAACCTTATTGACCCTGATGACCTAGGGGAACTTGATACCCTCTCTTCCGGTATTCATGCGATCAACTTCTACAGTGTTTATTGGGTGTTCACGAAATGAAACGAATTCAATCGATCCGCGTTACAGGTACTTTCAACAATACAGCGCTGCTTCACTACGCAGCGTTCATTCTCAATAACCTGGTAAAAGGGAAAACAATTAAAGTTTACGGTGATCCAGCGACCCGTAAAAAGTTTGCGGAAATGATCGAGCTTTACCTTGGTCCGGCAGTGATTGATAAAGTCAAAGTTGTTCCTTTCCCGGTTAGTGTTCTATCGGCCGAAAAAGTAGGTCGCGGCGAGAAAGACACCGCGTTTCTTTTCATTAACGCCGCCGGTAAATTCTTCCCGACCATCGAAAAGCAAATTCAGCCGACTCGCAGCAATACCGCACTGTTCGTTGATTCGATCGTCTGCTAATAACGTAGAGGGGAATTAATTCCCCTCTATTCTTTTATTTTTTAGTCAAGGAGAATTACATGCCTTTTATCAAGATACCATATACTCCCACTACCTCTACTCCGCGTGAGCAAGTCTATACAGTACCTTACATTCGACTGTCGCGCGATTCGGACTGTTCATTATCAAAGACATTTCTCTGGGGATTAGAAGAGGGGGAAAACAATACTATCGACTTTGAATACGAGCCTAACAATGGTAGGTTTCGTTTTCGTGTAGGGGAAAATTACGACCGTCCTTTAGTGGGCGGGAAATTCCAGCTTCCTAGTGCAGTACTACGCACTATTTGGTACAAGAATATTATTGCTGCAGGGAAAAATCAGGTCGGGTCAATGCGGCGTTCTGCCTACTTCCAACCCGTTTTGAAAGACGACGGTTGGTGGTACGGCGTTTTCCAAACCTTTATTCGCCCTAACGATCGTTGGATTTGATCTGATAAAAGTAGGAGTAAAAAATGACCTCAGCCGACCCACTTGCTAAATTGTTTCAATCACTTGAAGAACCGGTGGAAGAAGAACCCCAAAGTCTAGAGATCGCACTGATCGCTGTTATCTCCAAGACGATAGACGAAGTCACCGAATATTTACGGGACAAATCAGCCAGCGTTGCTTTCCATGAGAAGTTGAAGAACGGTATCGGGGAGAAAGGGTCTGTCAAGGTGACAGCGCCTCGACTCTCTATCGACTTTCAACTTGCGATTCGAACTAATGCACTGAAAGAAATTCGAGTAAGGCTAGATAGCGATTACCTTATCGACGAGAAAGCCGAGAAAGTTCTTGAGATTTATCAGAAGAAGAAGCTCCTGAAAACCCGATACATTTCAGATGTACTTCTTTTGACCTCCAAATCCGGAGCAAAGTTATCAATCGAGATCGTCTATCGAAACTACAAGAAACCATTACTGAGCCCTTTACAATCACTCTTTAATCTAGGAAGGTAATAAAATGTTTAATCTAAAGATCGTTGACAGAGTAAATCTTTCACCCCGCCAACATTACCAGAAAGGCGACTTTAATGCGCTGATCCCGGGAAAAGATTACGACTGCGTTATTACGCCAGGTAATTCATTCGGGATCATGGATGGCGGCTTCGACAAAGTTATAGCGAATAAATTTCCCGATTCTCAAGATGCAGTACAATTTGCTATCGAGCGTTTCTGGGGTAAAGAAATGCCGGTGGGCCAAGCTATTACTGTTTCTTTAGGCGGTAATCTACAGCTGTGCTACGCGCCGACTATGCGTTTTCCTAGCCCCGCAAAAGAAAAAGATATCGCTTACCGTGTGGCCCTCGCTGCATTCTGTCAAATTGTTTATTTCAATAAGATGACACCCGACAGGAAAATTTCTGAGGTTGTCATGCCTCTCTTCTGTACGGCCACTGGCGGGATGCCGGCTGAAGTTTCTTACGATCAAATCGTCTACGCCTATCAAAGGGTAGTTGGAGATTCCACCAACAAACCCGAGAAAAGCTGGAGCAAGCTACTCGCTCATCGTGACAAACTGAAGCATTTGTCTTCCTGGGTAAACACTCGCACGGGTAAATAGAAAAGAGAGGGGAATCTCCCCCTCTCTTTTTATTCCGTCTTGTTTTATTTTGATAAATTACGGAGGAATAAAAATGAAACTCGATCAAATATTTTGGTTTTTGAAAAAAGAAAAAGAACTCTCTACTCGCGGAGGGAATAAGTTTAAAGAGCTTTTCCTTTACGTTGATGAATTAGAAGAGCGTAAAAGAAAAGTAATTCCTGAACTTGAAAAAGATTTTACGCAAATCCTGCGCAGAGTCGAGGAGAAATTCGAACTGGTTCTAAAAGAAAACTGGGATGGTCAATTTGGCTATTCTAGCTTCTACGTCGAAACACTCCATGTTGGAGAAATCAACACCGCGCTGCGCGGGTACACCGTGAATTACCACATCAACAAGATTGAAGGCGAAGTTATACTGAGAGTCTCCGCCATCAGTGAAATGAAACAAAACGATGTGGTTTGCGAGTATTTTAAAGAAAGGCTCGTCGACTTCCTTGACCCAGACTATAACGAAGTTGGGAAGTTCTTTATTGACAAAGAAAAGGTCGAAATGGTTATCAACTTCTTTTCACCTTTCCAATTTGGAGCAAACTCAGATGCCCTTTGAGAAACTCGAGAATATTCCCAAGCTTACGCTGAAACAAAAGAGCATTTACCTTCGCTTAATGCCTGGTGGGAGCTGTTATCTCTCCGCAGGTTTCCGGGACCTACAACCGGAATTGTATTCATCGATCGACTTTGAGGTTGATACAACCACAGAAGAATTCCGATTCCGGGTCGGTAAAGGATACGAAAGAAAGATCATGTCTGGTGCCTTTTGTTTGCCGGCAGCAATAACGAACATGATCACAAAGAAAAACGGAACGCGATTTAACCGGATGTTTTATTACAAGATCGTTCGTCTCTCCGACGGATGGTTTACCGGGGAATTTGTTGGGGTCAATAAAACGCCGTACATCGATAAAATTTTTACTGAGGAAAGTGAATGTTAACTACGATACTCGATGGTACAGATCAAAGTTTTATGATTGATCTAAGCGACATAAAGTTTGTTGGGCCGGCATGGCCAGAAGACCGAAACGATTATGCGTTTTTTAAAGTTCTCTTCTATTCCGGTGGTGAACTGCGCATAGGTTTTAAAAATACACAGACTATGCTAAACGCACGCAATAACTTGATGTTGAAATTAACTGAAATAGGGGAGAATGAGAATAAATGAAACAATACCTTGAATTACTCCAGGAAGTCTTGGAAACAGGACGAGTGCGCGGCGATCGTACCGGGACAGGGACTATCGGTATTTTTGATGCCAGATTAAAATACGATCTATCAAAAGGTGAGTTCCCGTTACTCACCACAAAGTTTGTTTCTCGTAAACTGGCTTGGCGAGAGTTCCGTTCTATCCTTAATGGTGAGCTCCATATGGAGTCGATGATCACCGAGGACGGGAAAGGGGATTTCTGGGCGCCGTGGCGGTTGAAGGAAAACGTCTCTACGGAAGTGGAGTTGGAGAATTACGAGCGTTTGCGTTGGCTGGAAGAAAACAACGAAGATGCGTACATCGAGTTCTTCAGTAAGAAGATCTCTATTCGCCCAGTCGAAGAGGGTCACGTGTGGTTGGATTCGCATAACGTACCGCGTACGCGCTCGGTAATCGCACATCACGTAAATGATCTGAATGCGCCGTATGGTAGCGCCTGGCGAAACTTCTCGGAAGACCCGCTTAAGAAGAAAGGCGTTGATCAAGTCGCATATGTTTTAGACCTGCTGCGGAACAATCCAGAATCCCGCCGGATTCTCATCTCGGCGTGGAACCCACTCTGGATGCCAGAGGAAACGAAAGAAGTTACTCTCACTAATGACGAGATGTGGGAACATTTAAAAACCCACAGCCCGGACCTTTATGCGATCTTCTGGCCGCGCCTGGAAGATCACGGTAAGACCGATAACTGCGAAGATTTTCTGGCCAGTCACGGGGTACCGCGAACTAAGACGGTAAAGGTGACACCGCAGGAAAACGTTATCAACGGAAAACCGTGCCTCACTCCCTGTCATTTCCTCGTAGAGTTCTACGTGGAAGAGATGACGCTGCGCGAGCGTTTGGATTGGTGCGCGAATAACGCTAACCCGTACTTCCAGGATCTCTGGGAAGATCACATGTCCGACTGCTACGCAGAAGAACATTGTAATCAACCTAAGATGTCGGCAGAACGTAAAGCGGAGTGGCTCACTGAGAATCATGTCCCTACGCAGTGGTTGAGTCTTAAGTACTCAATGCGTTCCGTGGACTTACCCGTCGGCGAACCGTATAACCAGGCGTTCTACGCATTCATGTTACTGGCCTTTGCCCATGAGTTGGGGATGGCGCCAAAACAGTTGGTTGGTAATCTGACTAACGTCCATATCTACCTTAACCAGATCGAGGAAGTGAAATTACAGCTTACTCGTGAGCCGTATAAACCAGTAGAATGTTTTGTTCGTTCTGAGCACTATTACGATTCGGCGGTGGTCGTTCCAAAGAAAGGATTATTTGAACTCACCTTTGAGGACTTCGTCTTCACGGAATACAAACACCACCCTGCGATTAAAATAGAGGTGTCGGTATGAAATATTTCATGGCCGGTATTTTAAGTTTAGTGTTAATCGGTATTGGAGGCTATGGTTTCTTTCACGGGGAACATAGCTGGGGTTGGTGGTTATTTGCGGCGGCGATTGTTTGGGGTGGAGTAATCTAATGACGACCTGTGTACTGGAGACAGTAGTTTACGTACATAACGCCGTTCACGCCGGACTAGTTTCTACGGAATTTAACGATGCTGTAGAACTGGTTCAAAACGTAAAGGTACATCGAGAAAAATCGCTTGATCCATGCTTTGAGTTCAACGAAGATGAGAAGAGGGCGGTTACTCGACTCTTCGACATTCTTGAACGCGAGATCTGCTTTTACGCCTATGGCGGGGAGATCGGTCTCTGGCGAAGTATTGTCATTGAAAATGATTCCATCGGGAAAGTGAAACTCGAACTACGTGTAAGACCAAAATAAAACCTTAGAGTCGGAGGAGTTCCTCCGACTCTATTACGGTAAAAGTGTGAGGTGACAAAATGAACTATTCAAAAGGTCAGAACGATTCAATTGTTAAAGATTTTCAAGCAGGTAAATTTTATTTATTTAAAGCCAATGTCAGTTATTCTCCTTTCCCGAAATTTACACTGTCTTGCGAACCCACTACCCCGAATCCTGAGCTAGAATATAGCTGGAGTGTTCCAAAATTCATTAGCGACGCGATAGATCAGGTTCGTATCGATATTGTAATTAAAGACGGTACTGTCACTCATTTTACAAGACCAGTACTTCCTGACAATGATCGCTACTCTATTCATTTCGATATTCGTTTTGAGTGGCAGAAAAAAGGTTACGTGGGTGTTGCCTCAGAAAAAGAACTGATCGAAAAACTAAATAGGTTAATAACCTCGTACATGAGCCGTAGTCATGTTATTAACCCCGTCGAAGAAATAGAAGCTATTTTTACCTTCGTCGATAATTCCCTCAGTAATAAACAGGAGACTAAAATGAAAGACATCGTCGCTACCCTAGAGGACCTCAACGCCCCGCACCTCGCGGTTACTAGTGTCCTTACAAATTACCGGCGGAGCAAAGATAACAACGTTTCCCCGATAGCCTATAGTATCACTTTTGATGACGCGCGAGATGTGATAGGTTCCTCAGCTGTTAGAAAGGACGTTGAACTTTCTTTCGGGGAAGACGGTTCGCTCTACGCGGAATACTCTGTGGAAAGAATTGGGGGTAATCGGGATAAAGTTATATTGTCAATTTGCTTCCCTCCCGTAAAACCACCTAACGATACTATTTTTAATAAAATGATCAATAAACTCCCTCAACTCATTGGCCATTTTATCCGAAAATTAAATTCAGGCGCCAGCGGTCAAGTACAACAGGTTTCTTTAATTACGTTGACTCGGGCGCTAGTCTCATTAATTAAAGAAAAGATGATCAGTGTACCGAAGTTAGATTTGTCTTTTACGGAACAAACACTTCGCCAGTATGTTAAAGACTGGGACGACGGTAAATCTGTCTCTCACGCGGTCGGCTGGAATAGAAAAGATATATTCACCGCTACCTATTGCGCGACAATAACTCTTTCTGAACTAAGTAACACCCAAGTGGACATCGCACTGGATGCATTAAAAGAACGTATCCCCGCTATGAAGGAAAGTAAACCCGCACAGATCTTCCATATTTCACCGGAATACACCAAGTACGGGTTTACCTTCACCTTCAGTTATTACTACGGAGACTAGAACATGGGCGCTTATATCGAGGGACGGTTTGAGAAGAAAAACAAAGAAGGGAAATGGGAGATTATTTCTGGAGGAGCGGATTGGTTTGATTTCCAGAACTACTTTATTTACGGTTGGCTCGCTGACGTAAGGAATATGGCTGGCGTTCCTCCTTTGCCGTATAAATGGGAAAAGGCAGGGAGACCTATCAGTTACGATTACGATTATAACTATATTTTGGATGTCAAAGTGTTACTGGACTTTGACTACGATACGCTCGTAGAAGACCGTAGTGGCGATGGAAGAAGTACTCTTCCCGAAGGGGAAGGCGTAACGGCGAGTTGGCGGGAACATCTTGGGGAGTGGTGGTTCGAACAATTAAACATCCTCAAAGAATCGGGCGCTGAACGATTGGTGTTCAACTTTAATTAAGGAGTAAAAATGTCCAGAACAAAACTCGGTTTTCTTAAAGAACCGCTGTCAGAAGTAGAAAGAGATCTTATTACCAATAAGTATTACGACGCTTTTATCAGCGCCGAGCAGCAGAATCTGTTTTCCCTTTTAAAAAGGAGATTAGAAGATTTCAACCGGCGGAACTATTACGAAGTCATAATGAGCGACGAGCATATTTCAGCGATGTTACAAGACGGCCCGCTTGCTGATTGGAAAAGGGAGATTGCTCTAAAATGTAGCAGGGTATGGATTATAGACAGTTTTAATATTTGGGCAAAGGCAGAACTTAACGAGTACACCGGTCGAACTGAATACGGTGTACATTATTCTCCTTCGTTGGAACTTTTAATGGTGGGTAAACTCCCTGACTTCCGAACGACAGAGACCTTTAACCCTTCATTCTATATTCGTAACTGGAATGCTGATTACGCTGAGTCAGATGAATTCCTTTCCAGTCCCGCTGGGAAAATCAACGCCTTGGTCTCTCGTTATGTTGATGATCAAATTACGGGCTCGGAGATTGGTCGAGATAAAATAGAAGACCATTCCGAGTTCATTGGTGAAATAACCAAACTGCTGCAGGAGTAAAACGAATGCAAACAGCTTCAAGTCCTATCTTTATTCTTACTAACAAGTTAGGTACGATCGTACACCTGACATTAATCCAGGCGGTCCAGCTCGCGCAGTTCATCGGTTTCAGACGGGGTCAGCCTTTTGAGCACAATACGTGCTACCGGTACGACTCCGATACGGCGCAGTCTTACCGTAACCGCAGTACGCCAGAGAATGGTCTCTACGGTTACTACTCTCGTTTTGTCGTCGACTGGTACCGTAATAAAGATGGTCACGATTCCAAAGTCATCTTCCGTTTCGGTAACGAAGACGAAGTCATTACCACGGGTGAACTGGGTAAAGTTTACACTGCGTTGATTCGTTTTATCGCTGCCCACGTGAAAGGGTTGAAATTCCCAGGTTGGCGAAATCTCTCTTTTCATTCGCATGTAAAATTGAAATTCTCGGGGTTTGGTTTTTCCCAAGAATTCCCCGGTCGGCTCGTTGAATACAACAAAGGCGAAGTCGTTAACAAGTCGTTAGTATCCCATAACGCCTACACAGAGAACGTTAATCTCCCTCGTCCGGATTACGTTAAGAAACTCTGCTTTGGCGGGAAAGAATACCACCTCGAAAAATGTAAATTCATCATCAATTAACCACGGCGAGAGCGGGCTATGAAATACACTGAAATAAAAGGGGATTTGATTGAAGCCTTTCTTAATAAGGAAGTTGACGTCATAGCCCACCAAGTCAATTGCTTTGGGGTCGCTAAGAGCGGTATTGCTGTTAAAATATTCGAAGCATTGCCTTGGTTAGCGGAATCTTACTTTTCCGATAAGCGCCCTTACAACAAACGCTTGGGGAAATTAACTGCTGCTAAGAATGGGAATCAATGGGGCTTCAACCTTTGTGGTCAATTTCATCACGAACATTCGCACCCTGACTATAAAACCCATTACGCTGCTCTTTATCTGGCGTTGAAACTAATGGCCTCTATCCTGAAAAAGGAAGGGAGGGTTTTAAAAGTCGGTTTCCCTCTATTGGGGTGCGGGTTAGCAGGTGGTGACTGGGAGCGCGTGAGTGAAAATATCAAGCGGGTTTTTTCGGATACTGATTTTGAAATTATCGTCTATCGGTTTGAGGGTTAAAGACTATGTTCGTTGAGCTCAGAGAATTTCAGCGTGACCGTGTTATTCCTGAAAAGATCGCTACCTACGAAACTGAAGCAGGAGAGACTCGTCAGTATTTAACCTACGGCCATCACCTTGGTCCGGTGTTAGCGATGAGAGGGATCAGCGGGGTACAGGCAGAAGATTTTCATAAACTGGTACAAGCCAAATACAATCTCCCTCGTCCAGGAATACACTTCGTTTTAACAGGCGAAGAGATTCGGGAGTTACTGGACAAATGGATGAAAGAAGGTCCCTTAGATATTATCGACTCGTGGCTTGAATTGGATACTTTCTGGGAGATTGCTGACTTTGATTCAATCTTAACTTATTTCTGGGGCGGAGAATAGATGGGCTTTTATCTCACGTTTTATTCGGTCGATAAAGAGACTGTACCGGAACCGGTTACAGGCGAAGATGGTGTAGGGAAAACACTTGAATACGACGAAGTTTTCGATGACGACGCGGTGGCGCCTAAAAGGCTAGCGACGTGGAAGAATCAGCGTACACTAGTTGAAATTATGGCACGGGTTAATATCTGCCCTAACGACGAACTGGGTCCGTGGGTTGTTAGTAAGGAAGATATCCCAATGATTATTTCTGAAATTATTGCGTGTAGCAATGAACAGAACGACGATCGATGGAACGACTATGAAGGACTCTCAACTTTTTTGATGGCTCGGCATCAAGACTTTGACTTTGATCAGAAACTCTTAATATTTACAGCGGGGTAAGCTATGCATTACTTTCAAGTCCGTCCTCGATTACATACTTCAACTCGAGGACTCAAAAGATGGCAAGAACCAAACGCGGCAGTAAGGCTCAGAGCCAAGAATATTGGAGCGCCCGCCCAGGTAATCCGACTATTCCGGGACCGTACTCCAAGTTGCTCACTCACCGCGCCGAGCGTCGTATCAATAAAAAGATCGTGCGTCAGGAACTCAACGATTTAGAATAAGCTAAAAGAGGAGGGATTTCCCTCCTCTTTTTTTTTTGCTTTTTACGGCGGAATGTAACCTTATGCTACGACCAGACCAGTGTAACGGAGATTATCAATGCTTGAACAGCTAATGTCGTTTTACGACCATATATTGTCTAACTTTAAAGATTACCCCATGGCACAGAACGCGATTGTTACTGCGAGTTCTTTAGCTGTCTCAGGCGCAATCGGTTGGGGTTTAATCAAAACCCCCAAAGCGGTGATTCAGTGGGTTAAAAGGCAATTCGTTACCAGTTTGATTTTCAATACTGCCAGCACCAACTGGACTAATTATAACTCAGAGCAGTACACTGCCTTCCTTAATTGGTTCTCATTGAACAGTTGGTTTCACTGGAGCAGAACGATTACTATCGATGGGGAAAGTAGTGGGACGGACGGCGCGGTAGGTCCGGGTGTGGGTTCTCATTTCTTTTTCTATCGCGGTACGCTCTTTGTATTTAAAATCATTGAAATAGACGCCAATGCGTCTAATGCTTCTAAATACCGGTTGAGTATCAGTAAGTTTGGGCGAAGCCATAAGGCAATACTCGAACTGATGGATGCGTTCATGGTGAAAAGTGACACTAAAAATACAGTCGGTGCATTTGTCAACAATACCGCCAATTGGGAATACCTCTGCCGTCTCCCTAAGCGGAGCCTGGACACTATTGTTGTTACTGATAATGTACAAAAAGGATTGATTGAACCCGTCTTTGAATTTAGTCGGAGTAAAGAGTGGTACCATTCGCGGGGATTACCTTATAAATTTACAGTATTACTTTATGGGCTACCTGGCACTGGTAAGAGCAGTCTTATTTCCGCACTGGCTGGGGCTTTAGGTCGTAACATTCATACCCTTAAACCGAGCGGCGGATTACAATATCAGGCATTATTCCAGCGCGCGGCGGGTGGTGTTGTCATCATCGAGGATATTGATACTTACTCTTTTACGAAAGCACGCAGTAAAGAAAAGACAATAGTTGAATTAAAAGAAAAGGAAAAAGAGTCGTCTGGGTTGAATGTTATCGAAATGCCTCACGGGGTACCGGGGACATTAGAAGAAACGAAATCAGACGACAAGGCAATGGACGAATACCTGAATGGGAGTTTGTCTGATTTCCTCAACGCACTAGATGGCGTAATGCGTCTGAATGATGTCATTGTGTTCTTGACCACGAATCACCCTGAGAAACTGGACGATGCAATTCTAAGGGATGGTAGAATTGACATTCGTGTAGAGGTTGAAGTTCTGGGGGACAAAGAGATTCGCCGCTTCTTCAAAATGGCGTTTCCTGATGCAGAACCCCGTAGTCCAGTTCCTTTCCCGCCTTTACCGGGTGCCTCAGTACAGGCGTTGTTCATGTTAAATAAACATAGCCCTGAGACCTTTGAAATTGCCTTGCGGGAATATGATGTCACTAAACCCGTGGAAGCGGTCAGTTATTCTACTATGAAAAAAGTGGGTTAGTAGCACAAACGGAAACAGGGTCGTATCGACCCTGTTTCACGCCTATATCACTTTAATGGATCTAAAGGAACAGTCTGCCCTGCCAATTTATGGCTGCAGTCAGAAAGGAATTCAATATTGCCGTCGCGGATAAAGCTGTGGCAGCGATAACACTTAAAGACAACTTCTTCTTCCGGGTGCGCGGTATAATAGTTACACCAGCAACCATGACTACCGTCCACGTAATGACCGGAGCGGGTCAAAACACTCGGAGATAACGTTGGTTTCTCTAACGACCCATTCCACGTCCAGTAACAAGGGTCAGTTGGTTCGACCGAAACAGAATGGGTGGTCTCGCAACCCGGGCAAAAGAAAGTTAGAATACCGTCGTCCAGTCTCATATTCATTTCACTCTTAACAAGGGGGTTTCATAACATGGCCGATACTAACCTAAAGAAAATTGTGATCAATGGCCGTGTCGTCAATTTCGATGAATTGGTACATGTCACGCCACCTATTCAAAAACATTTCCCGCTCTGGGGTGAATCTAAACCGTCCATCGGGGTACTTTATTATTCCAACCCCAGCAATTTCGAGTGGTTTCATTTTCACGACCAAGAATCAGCAAATAAACTTTACGAAGAAATCATTGTACAATGGCACCTGAGGAAAACAAAATGAATGATGAGTCTTTGACAAGTCTCCTGAAAAGAATCCGTGAGTTTTGTGCCTCTCGTCCTAATTTAATTATCGTGACGCCGAACGGTGACAATTTATCTTCTTTACAAGACACACGGCTTCGGGTAACAGATAAAACCATCACCATCCAACGTCTGACTGCTCTTCAAGACAGTATTTTGACGAGCCTTAATCGCCGAAAAATTTATAAAATGGAAATTAAAAAGGGGAGAGGTGAATACACTCCTCTTACCGATCAAGAGCAGCGGTATCATAATTTCCGTAACTACCAAATGTCAGGGTCTATGGACTTAAATACCACATTTGAAGAATTTGTGGAACTCGATAATCTCATCCAAGGCGCAATGGATACCGGAGAATAAAATGTCAAACTACGACGATTTTTGGGACAGTAGTTTAGGTCGACTTGTTAAGGCGCAACATGAAATGATGGACCGGCACAGACAGGAGCGCTTCGAAATTTCGGAGAGGCTCATCGGGGTCGACATTGAAAAAGCAATTTCCTCCGGTTTGCGTTTAGAAGAACTGGGTGCGGTTTTTGGTGTCTCGGTAGAGGAAATAGAAAGTGTTTACGACCATGAGCGAAAATCTCGCGCAGAATTTTTTCGCTCAGGAAGAAAGATTTTAATAGAAGAAGGTACAGGTGATTATTTATTCGACGTTTACAATACTGGCAGTCATGAGCCAACGAGTCCGGCAGAGCGACGTATAGCCCGCAGAATGTGGAGAATAAAATAATGATCTTAGCCTCGTTTGTCTCCAGTGAACACGGTAAAATGTTAATCATTGGTAGCCGCACTTGGTTCCGGCGAGGCGTTTCCCCGGCGGCATCATTTACCTCTGAAAATGGCAAAGTTATTTTAATCGAAACTACTGGGATTTATTTTGCTTGGGGCAGTCGATGCCGTTGGGAAATCAATTTCAAGGAGATGTGGGCAGGTAACGTCACCGAAGAATATTCACCCATCAGTGACCTCGAGGAAGTAGTCACCGGGAGAGGTCGTTTTGTTATTCAAGAAGTAGAGCTTCGCGAAGGGAAACGGTTCGGTCGGAAAAAGAAATCTACCGCACGTTGGTGGGAGATCTTAGAAGTCCCTGAAACGGACGCTGAGTGGTTTGAACGTCATCGTGAGAGTGTGTCTCGGTTACGGGCAGATCATTCGTTAGAAGCGATTGAGGGCCTTTATGCACTGAAGCCCTTGATGGATGAAATCGATGCAATCGGAGGGAAATTGCGAAATGAAAAATAATTTGTTCTCGGGAGATAAATTGTTCTTCCTGGTGGCTACTCACGGTTTGCCGTTAGATATCGCAGTAGGTAAAATATTTAACGCAGGATTCACTATTGATTGGACGGGATTCATTGATGCGGCGCTGGCAGGCGGGTGGCAACCAAGAAGGATTCTTACTGCTATCGAATGTTCTGCTTTAGAAGCGATCTCTGATAACGACTATTGTCATGAAGTTATTGTCCGGGTGAAACTGTATTTGATTAATAAGGTGCTCTAAAGATGTTTAACGATAAAGTGGTTGTACTCACTCGTGAAGTAGTGGACGAGATTCTAAGTGAATTGGCGGAGCATACCGAGCGCTGGGATCTCACTGGGAAAATTCGTGAGCAAATGGAACGGAAAGAAGAACCACTCTTTAATTCGCCTACATTTGCAGAAGAGCCCCTGACCCGAAAAGTCCTCGTTGAGAAAATGAAAAAACTCATTTCTCGGTGGCAGTTTACCTTTATCGATTTTTCTGACAGAGCTGAAAGAGATCTCGATGAAACTGGTCCATGGGTAAAACGATTTTGGGATGAAGGGGTTCAAGGAAAAAATGAAGAGGGCTCTACCTTACCCTACTCCAGCGGGACCTACTGGGATGAAGAATCACAGACGGGGATCTTCTATTTGCAACTGACTCAACACGAGATTGTTTTTAATCTCGATCTTTCCGTTATCAAAGTGCGTAAAGGTTGTTCTTTGTTAGACGAAGTTCAACCTTGGACAGAATGGACGGACGAAACGAAATGGTTGAGTAGTAGCGTAGGTGACCTGGAAAGGGTCATTGAGGATTGGTTCTAATTAAAAAAGGCGGAAGGGATGGACTTTAATTTATTAGCGCAAACAGATGTTGATCCGGACGAGAATCGAGAACACACTGACCCACTTGAGATGACTGGGGCGTTCCTTGACAGGTTGGAGAAGATAGTAACAACTGTCCCCGACTTCTTCGCTAATCCCGTGTTTGACTCCATTCTACGGGGTTGGCTTTCCTATCTCGACACCGTAAAAGAAGTAGGTGACGATAAAAATAGTTACTGGGAACGTGCCATGTACCCTATGGTCAACGAATTACCCGGAGAGGATTTGGAATCCTGCTTCCAAATTAAAATTCTTCCCTACCATTACGACCGCGCTTTGTTTAATGAGATTTTCTTTAAGGAGGTTATACTTAAACAGAACGTGATCACGATAAAGAAAAACGAAGGTGGTCCGATATCTTTTTCTGGGCCAAACGTAGATGTCCTTGATATTTATTATCGTTGGGGCAAGGGACTTACGGAGTATCACGATCTGTTTCTGGATTTACCCAACTTCTTTCTAATGGGGTTGATTTTAAAAGCGTTACAGGAGTTCTTTGTAACCAATACGTACGCCGTCAACGAAGAATCTTTCACGGTTAAACTAGTAGACAGCGCGGGTACTGTTGTTGAGATAAAAGTGTTGTTTGAGCAGTATAAAATGCAACATGAAATCATGGTGGCCGATCTCATGGAGAAAGGTTTCACTCTGGAACAATGCCGTAACATGGTTAAATAACTGAGGAAATAAAAATGTCAGATTCAAATATTGTTTTTATTAAAGGTGACAAAGTCAACATTAAATCTTGGACAAAATTTGTCCCAGTGGAAGAGCAGGCAGAAAAACAACTTCATAACCTCACTACCTTACCGTTTATCTTCAAGCATATCGCAGTCATGCCCGATGTCCACTGGGGGATGGGTGCGACAATAGGTTCTGTCATTGCAACAAAGGGGGCCATTATTCCTGCTGCGCTTGGTGTTGACATTGGTTGCGGGTTGGTGGGTCAACAGACATCGTTAAAACGCGAGGACTTACCAACAGATCTTTCCGGTATTCGTAGCGCGATTGAACAACTCATCCCCCATGGCCGTACCGATAACGGTGGGCCGAACGACCGGGGAGCGTGGGGTAATAATGACCCTCAAAACTTAACGCTACAGCTTAAAGCCGAGTTAGTCTCATTAGAGAATCGCTTGAAGTTCATCACTGATAAATACCCTACTCTGTTACGTAACGCGAACCGTTTTGCTTCACACGCAGGAACGTTGGGTAGCGGCAATCATTTTGTTGAATTATCACTCGACCAGAATGACTCACTTTGGATAGTAATTCATTCCGGTTCTCGCGGTATAGGTAACGCAATTGGTCGTTTCTTCATTGAGAAAGCAAAGGAAGAAATGGCGCGTTTCTTTATCCATTTAGTTGATGACGACCTGGCTTATTTACCGGAAGGGTCGGTCTACTACAAAGACTACCTAGAAGCTGTGCAATGGGCACAGGACTTCGCGGCTGTAAACCGCGCCATTATGCTCAATGCAACACTGATTGCGCTGCATAAGGTTTTACAAAAACCCTTCGAGAATAAAGTGACCGCCATCAATTGTCATCATAACTACGTTGCGCTGGAAAATCACTTTGATCAAAACGTCCTTGTTACCCGTAAAGGGGCGGTCAGAGCCAGGACAACCGATCTCGCTATTATTCCCGGGTCGATGGGTGCAAAAACATTTGTGGTACGCGGGAAAGGGAATTCAGAATCATTCTGCTCGTGTTCCCATGGCGCCGGTCGTCTGATGTCCCGTGGAGAAGCAAAACGTGTCTTCACAGTAGAAGATCAAATACGTGACACTGAAGGCGTCGAATGCCGCAAAGACAAAGATGTCATCGATGAAACACCAAAAGCGTATAAGAACATTGACGATGTAATGCGTTCGCAAGACGATCTCGTGGAAGTTCTTTTTACGTTGAAACAAATAGTCTGCGTGAAGGGGTAAAAATGTCAGGTGAAAGCTTAGAGAAGATGAACATTGCGCTCGTCGGTGAGTTTAGTCGTTTTACCCGTGAGCAATACGCTAAACGCATTGAGGCGTTAGGTGGGATTATCTGCGAACCGAAAAACGATATCGATTATATCTTTTACGGCAAACTACCTATCGACCAAATTCATGAGTTCAAATATGGTCTTGAGACTGTATTTGGTGCTTACAACGAAATCGCATTATTAGACAAACTCACTGAGGTTGAAATGGACAAACAAGACCAACTCCCCCTGAGCCGTATTGAATACTACCAAACACTTCCCACTCAACCGGAAGGGTGTACTGTTTTCATGTACGAAGTACGCCGGATGGCCCAGGAACTCGCTGACCTTCGCAGAAAGATCAGCGCTGTGGGTTTTAACCCGATTATCGAATGCGGGCCAAATTCATTTACCCTCGACACACGTAGACTGGTAAAAGATTACCTGGGTTTAGAAGGTCGCGCAGGGGTAATCCTCCCCGGTAGCGACCATGTTATTTTGGCGACTGAAGAATCAATCAGATCGTTACAGAACAACTTGTCCAATAGAGTACCTCGGGAAATAAAAGAGATCGTAGAGTGGGACTGGGGAATAATGGAGCCGGGAATGACTGCTCCTTACCCTAAAGCACAACTCAATGAAGATATTGAGGATGAAATTCGGTCGCTTTATGAAACGCTGAACGGTCAGGATTATTACGGACCGATTAAGGAAATCAGTGTTAAATCTGTTGGTGACACCATATCGGTTATTTTTCATAACGAATTTAATAACCCGCTAGGATTTTATCTGAAGGATACCCCCAGTAAGAACGATCACTACGTTATCTCGCTAACAGAAACGTCAGAGGAACTTCAGGGGTTTATCCGTGAAGAGTTGGCCCGTCAACGACAAGCTAGAGAGTCTTTGGCAGAGCTGGAGAAAGAAGCAACGGATGACCGGTTGACTCAAAAGCAATCGGAAAATCGTGCTTTGCGGGCGGAGAAAGACAATTCTCCTGCGCCGGTAATTTATGGGTTTGATCCAGGAACCGGAGCCCTCTCTAAGGAAGATGGTAAACTTGTCGTTGATCTGAAGAACGGCGGCGGCGCAGTAACTCTCAGACCTTTAACCGAACAAGACATCGAATACTTCCGCCAGACGTTAGATGGCGAGTATGTTAAAGACCCCGATGGTTTTAAATTAAAGCCGCTTTCTACCGACCTTTTACGCGATGCAATGCGCTGGCGAGCTTTTTTAAGTTCCCCGGCTATTCGCTTCTTTGGTTCGTCCGGCCTCAAAGGAGAGCGTAAGGTTAGCGGATACGCCCACTTTGGCGCGGAGTTCTGGTCGATTCATTCTGGGCGAGTTTTCAGTTCCGAAGAGTCGGTGAAAAACCGCGAACTCCTTACCGGATATGCCGACATCCTCGTGGATAACCTTGCTCGAAAAGCGGATCAAAAAATCGCTGTTACCATTGATAATTCGGAATGGTTAGCGGATAACAGTGAAGCGTGGTTTGAGGGAGATGAACTGAAAATGGACATCCCTCTCAAAGAAGTTCTTCCTGTTATTACAGAATGGCCAGATACAGCGGCTATTCTACAACGCGCAGAACACGCTGCCACCGAACGCGGTATTTGGCAACCTGTCACATTGCGCATCACCGGTAAAAAACCAAAGGAATAAAAAATGAAAACGCTCCCCAACTATCATGAAATACCCGGCCTTGAAAAATGGGTAATAGATGTACAGAGTATTTTAGACCCTATCAAACTACAAAGTAATTTATTGCTAGATAACAGGGCCATTGGTGGGGGAGTCATTGCTTCATGCGATCCGGTCTCAGTGAAAGGTCTAGTCGAGAAAGTTAAACGAATGGACCTTCTCTTACCTGAAAGTTTTGAGCTAGAGGTAATTTGCTCAGGTAAAGCCAAAGCTAAACTCAAACATCGCAAAATCCCTTCTAGGTTTACAATTCCCTTAATTTGGAGAAAATAATGAAATTTGATACAAAAGTTGTTCTTGGTAAAGAATTATTAGGGTTCGTTAAATTGGACCGCCCTGATTTTCCTGAACGGAATAAACAACTGTTCTTGCGGTCCCTGAAAGATACCGCAAACTGGTTGGGCGGCGGCAACAATATTCTGAAAGCTCCTTATATCGACCCGCATTATTTTCCGAAGCTGGAATTTTTCTCGGAAACTTTTCTCGAGTCGATCAGCGGCACCTACGCTAATTTTGTCATTCGTTTACCAATCAAAACTCCGCGACTCTCCAGTATCTTCGCTATCCGTTTAAACGTTTACGTTGACAGTTACGCGGGTTGCATCAATCGCTACTCGCTTTCAGTTCAGTTCTGGAAAGAAGCGCCATGGCAAGAGTTAACCGATCTGAAATCCCGGGAAGATATCTTTCGCTTCCTTCGCGGTTTTTCTACGCAGTGCCTGCAATGAAGAATTTCTTTTTCCTGCTCGGCTACCTGCTCACCTTCGGTTATTATTTTCTCTGGGCCTATCATCCCATCGTTACCTTTTGGCCGTTTAATTCGCTTTGGTTGATGTCTGTCATTTATTTCTTCTGGATGACTTATCTGATAGCGATGGATAAATTTGTTTTAGGGAATAAAACTGGTAACTCGCCGAGTTTCTTTTGGGTGCTCTATTACCCCGGGTACTTAATACGCCGTCGTCATTACCAGAAAAATACTTTTGCAACTATGCTTGGCGTAATGCTAAATGTTTTTACTTTGGTGATGGCCTCAGTATGGTTGGGGTTTTGGTCTTATCAATATTTTCACTGATCGATGGAGAGGCGTTGCCTCTCCATCTTATATTTTGAAAATATTTTTGCTTATATATCACTGCATTGATACAACGAACATAAAGTTCATTTTTCACTAACTTAATGAGGAATCGAAATGTCTTATTCTAATGCTGTAGCAAATCTCACTCGCTCTCACAAATTACTGAATGACGTTTTTGATTCATTCGCTGAGGCTTATGATGCATTCGCTGCATTGGTCGGCAACGATAATGATGAGCTCTCTCCAAAAAATATGGTGCGTCACTTTCTGGCCGCCAATCAATTACCAATTTTTGGTCTTGATTCCAGCGACTACATAAACGCGTCTATCCACTACTTCTCGGAAACACAGTGGGTTTCCGTATTCCTGGAAAAACACGGTTTCTTTCAGTACGACGACGACCAGTTTATCGCGTTGGACCGCTACAATCGCCCTGTCGGTTTTCTTCGTGTGCTTGGCGGGGAGAAGACGCTACTGCAATTCTCTGGTATTCTGTCAAAAGATCTCTATGACGCCTTATGGGCGGCTGTCCGTGAAAACATCAAACTTGACACGACGGAGCCGCCAAAAGACGACAGTCGTTACTATTACGAGACCGTCATTGAGAAAAATATGTTTGGTGAGGGATTGGGGTTGAAGAAAAAGGAAATTCAGCACTCTGGCCATACTCACAACGCATTTTACCCCTACCTTGACGGTGGGATTGTTAACCTCATCGAAGACTTTATCGCTTCCGATGAAACAGTACTGATCCTGATGGGCGAACCCGGTACCGGGAAATCCACGGCTATTTCTTCTGCGGCCACAGCGCTGAATCTCATGCCGATCTACGTGAAGAAAAAGGAAGTGATCGAATACAAAGATTTCATTTCTTCTATCTTCAACTTCAGTGACAATTACATGGAGAAAGCGCAGGTCATTAACGGCGCAGGCCGCGATGTTTTGTTTAAAGAGCGTAAAATATTTGACCAGATGGCAACTCAACCTAATCTTCCCACTGTAGAAATTGGGGTAAAAAGGAAAGAACCCGCATTCCCGGTGATTATCGTAGAAGACGGTGATCTTCTGATCGCACCACGTAGCCATGGTAACGAAATGATGGCTGAACTGCTGAACGAAACCGATGGCGTAGGAAGCGCTATTACACGTAAAATGATCATCACCACTAACCTGACTGACAAAACTCAGATCGAACCGGCGTTAATGCGTGATGGTCGTCATTACATGGGGGAACCATTACATTTCCGTCTGCTTACACCGATGGAAGCCATTGAGGCTCGCGCTGCTGCTGGACTCCCGGCTTTCGAAGTCACGCCTTCAGAAAACATCTCGCTGGCGAAAGCCCTGCGTAAACCGCGTAAGAAAATCTACCTGAAAGAAGGGGAGATTGTCGTACAGGAGCGCAGGAAACTGAACTAAGGTAACGCTATAAAAGAGGGGCAGATGCCCCTCTTTTATTTTTTGTTTCGATTACATTTAAAGTCTATATCACCTTAATGAAGTAGAAAAACATTCACTCTTTAATTGTTCTGAAATCAACAAAAGGAAAAATATCATGAAATCCACTGAACCGTCAAAAATCGCAGAAGTGATCAAAAGTTTCGTTTCTTCCCCTATGGCTCTTGACGCTATTCAAAAACACCGAAACAGTGAAAAAGAAGCCATTGAGCGTTTAAAGGCGGAAGTTTGTAAAATCTCTCGCAATGAAATCGAGAAAATTGTCGCGCTAATTTCGTCTGGCGTAGAATACCATACGGTACCAGAAGGTTTTAGTGTTCATAACGTTTCGGCGGACAACGTTCGCTTCGAATATAACGTGGAAACCGATGGGATTGAGACGCAAGCATCTATTGACGATGACGCCGATCTCATTGTTCGAATTATGCTCAATGAAAATAAAAGTAAGGAATTAATGAAAAATATCTGTGGTTGCATTAAAGCCAGATTTAACGTGAACGAAGAAATCAGATCGGCGCTGGATGTTATTTATCCGCCGGAAAGTAAAGTCATTCTCGTTATCGAGGGGACGTCTTTTGGTTTCGATAACAGTTACGGAGGTTAAGCTTGAAACGCGTTCCTCGCTTAGAAGAGGTTCCTGCTTTTCAGGGGCTGATAGTCGCTATTGAGCAAATAGTTAAAGAAAATATAAAAAAGGAATACTCTTACCAAGTTTGTCTTGAAACTCTTCTTAACGGTCAGACCGTTGCGACTCTGACTTGGTCGAGAGCTAATGAGCGGGCTGTCGAAAGAATGTTACTGGATTTACAGTCGCTTCGTTTCCACACGGAAGACAGCGTTAAACTAAGGGCTTTTGGCGTTGGAAACCACAGAAATAAACCGAAAAAAACTCTGTCTGTTACCGTTCCTTTAATCGAATTATTTCACTAAGAGAAAACTATGCCAAACTTTACGGTACTTAATGGGAAAGTGGATATTACTGACGGAGAAAATTATTATTGCTTATTCATTCGCGATATTAAAACGATTCGGCGGTCTATTGTAGACCGTAGTTTTAAAGGGCGGCTCGGGACGATTCCGTTCGTCGTATTAGAAATAACCTTTTACGATTCAAGGACTAAGCCGATTACTATTTCGCGTGGGAAACTCATCAGTGACAACCTCGATCGGTTATACCAAACCATTAAAGGAAAAATGTAATGAATAAATTAATTATTTTCTTAGGGGTAGCTGTTGTTGTGATGCTAGGATTCACTCCGTATCTATTGTCCGCGAAGAAAGAAAAAGAAATCGAGCAATGTAAACTTCGCGCAAAGTTATACAGTGATGTAGAGGTTATTTACAGTGATGGCTGCTATGCCGATTTCGGCAACGGCGTATACGTATCGGTGTCTAACTTCGATCCCACGCTATACACACGTAAGCAAGTATTAGAAAAAAGTAATGATCCATTCGTTATCATTAACGATAAATGATTAAAGGAGTAATAAAATGAAAGAATCTTTACGCAAGAAAATAGATAACTTGGTCACCTACGACCTTTCCACCTGCATGACTACTGTACAAAGCGCAAAACGCCGGGTAGCCAGAAAGTACCGTATCCCGGCAAGGCAGGCTGCCAAAGTGGTCAAAGATTTGGACAGACTTGCTACTTGGTGGAACCCCACGTTAGACGTCTAATGTAATTAGCACTGATCGGGTAAAAAATGGAAAAGAGTACAGCAGAAAAAGTTCTTGAGTTAGAGATAGAGTATGGTAAGTGGGTAAGCGAAAATTTATTTCTTCGCGATAACTCTATCATCATGTTTGTTTACTCTGAAAAAATGGGAGTAAAAATAAATACCCCTGACCAAGAGGGGACGACTTTAACGCAAAAGGAAATGTACGAGGCTATCTCTTATCATACGGGAAGAAATCTTAAAGATGCTCATTGGTTTATCCCGGTGAGTCTTTGGTGGAATTTCTTCAAAAATCGTCAAGGGGACTGGATTGTTCCTTCCTCTAAAAATGGATTACGCATAGGGCAAGGAATTGTCGGGCTCCGAATAAGAGATGGCAAACAAATTAATAAGATGTATGGCCACGAGATTGTTTCGGTTAGAGTTACCAAGAGTCATTTTATCGTCGCTCTATCGAACAAGAAAAAATACAATATCGTCACTCCCGCTAATTTCTCATTATTGCCGCAATCTATGGAAGAGCATTTTTTCTCTCTGTTTTGTTGGCACGTAGATGAAGGAATGGAGAAAAGATTCCGTGAACATTCTTGAAACCGTAGAAAAAACCTTACTCCCGCGCTTGAGGGCGTGGGACGCAAAAGATTTCTTCAATCGCATCCTTACGGAAACGAAAGGGGAAATCCCACCGTATTTTTACCCATTGGAAATATGGGGTGAAAATAAAGGGTTCCCAAAGGGAATCGATTTCAGTAATCCATACTACCGGGAAATGTTCTGGCACGCGAGTATGACCTACTGCTGGCAAATCACGAAACCGGAATATCAAATCCCTTCTGAATTATTGGCAGATGTGCTGGACTCCGAGTTCAACGGTAAATTGCCGCTAACCGTTCTGAAAACCATTCCTCATTGGACGGGGTACGTCGACCTTTCAGCTTGCCCTATCAAGCACCCACTCCCGGAGGAACCGCTCATTGAAGGGATTTTCCTCTCCACGGTTACACATTGGAGCGGGAAAGAAGGGTTGACTATCGTCTACCCGTATAACGACGGTGGATTCCCGCAAACGCTCTTCTTTCCGTTCGATGAAGGGTTGACGTTGGAAGAAGTCATTGCTTCTGACCCTACGATTGTTCGTGCTGCGAAGGAGCACAACCTTGACGCAGAAGAGGCGGCAGGTATTCTCATGCGTGACGGTTATCGTGAAACGTACACGAAGCTGTTAAATGTGGCTTTATTCGTCGCGCAGGAATATGACCAGCAAGACGCTGCTGATTTCCGTAACACCTTTCGTTTAACCAAAATGAAACGTTCGGGTAAACACTACAGCTTGCGTTTCCTGAATGCGCATCGTAAGTTTCCAGTAGGGTTTGATTACCTGGAAGAAATGGAGAAGCGAAAGAAAGGACAAAAGACTTACGGAAGAGCAGCGCATATTCGCCGTGCCCATTGGCATGGGTATTGGGTCGGTCCTGTTGTCAACGGGGTACGAAAGCTGAAATTCAAATGGATCCGCGCCACTATCGTTTCTGGGTTGAATAAGGAGGTGTAATGTTAAATCTGGGTAATTTACGCCATTGCACTAGATTAGGATTTATTCTCGGTTTTACTGACAAATCGATTATTGCTTTTCTAGATCGAAAAGTAAACTGGACGAAGCAAGAACGCCTCAGATACTTTGATCGCCCTGAAATAAAACCGTTTGTTCAGGCTGAAACTGGTTATATCCCAACGGTCGACGAAGCTTCGCGAGGTATAGAACAAGTAAAGATTGAAGTTAACCAACGGCGGTTAATCAAATCTCTTCCGTTTCCTACGCGTGGGATTAGTAGGGTAATCCCTGATGAATTTAATCAAAGAAAAAATGCGGTTTTATTTGTAGATGATGAAACGTATTTACGTTGGTTATCTTTAATCGGTAAAATTAAAACGACGGAGTTCTATCCAATAACTGAGGATGAGAAGTGGGTTAATAGTATTCAGGTGAGGAAATAGTAATGGCGAGTAAAGAGGAAAAGATTATGAACAAAGTTATCGTCACTGATACGATTTCCAAAGTAAGAAAAATTGGTAAAACCTGGACGGGTATAAAGGCTATTAATATTACGCCTTTTGTAACGAAAGTTTTTAAAGAAGTCGATCGGGTACCCGGAGTTAAAAGAGTCGGGCTACCTGACTCCCTCGTCGTCAAAATAGAGGGGCTATCTGGTTGGTTTTTGATCAGAGAAGATTTTCTGATTCCTGACGACCCTGTTAAAATTGCAGAGGCTATTGAGCTGCAGGCAAAGATAAACGAGTATAGCGCCACTTTAGACCGTCTTTTTCGTGAACACGGTTGGTCTGACATTGCCAGAAGCCGTTTAAAGGATGTTTCTAATGGATCGTAACGCGTATAAGGATTACCTCAACAACTTCGACGCGCTACTCGCAAAGATAGAAAATCCGAGTATTGCTAAACTCATTCAACAAGGCGTCAAGAACGGAATGCGCACTGAGGAAATAGCGCATTTCTACGGTATCAGTGTCGAATCTATTCAAAACGACCTCTGTGTTCTGGAGCAAATTCAGACACTGACGAAATCTGTTTCTAAGGAGCTATAAATGTTGGAAAAAATAAAAACGTTTCTATTTGGCAAAGAATATACGGACGCAACCTTTATTCGTTCGTTGACAGTCCAAACGAATAAAGGACCGTTATACCTTTGGCAAAAACAACCGGTTACCTTTCGTTCTCGGTGGAAACGAAAAAAGAAATCGGGTGACCCTTTCTGGGAATTACAGAATACGATTTCAAACCCGTTGTTTGGCCGCGACGATTCGACAACCGCGGTTGTTGCCTTGAGTAATATCTTGAAAGCCAATGGTGTCCGTTTTTTCGTGGGTTATAATCGAGAAGAAGGGACTTTTTCAATAGAGTTTCTTGATTGAGGGGAGAGGAAATGAAGTTAGATTTAAACAACCTTCGTTTTCTTTCTACGCCAAAAAATATTGGTAATTCACGAGGCGGGAAACTAATCGGTAGTCTGTATAAGTCAGGCTTCTTTCGTTTTACGTCTGCGTTTAAAGGAATGACTGATGGCGAATGGATTGACGCGGAGTTTGACGCTAATGAAGGGAAAGTATCTTTTCGTTTAAATGGCGACCAATATGAGTTGAAACGCCGGGGATTTTGGATTGGTACGGATACCTTTGCAGAGTTTGCAAAAGGGAAAGAGTTTGTGAACTTTGAGTTTTCTTCGGAACCAGATAATGAAGGTTGGTTCCATTCACTGTAACAAAAGGCAAAATACACCATGGCAAATAAAAACGATTTTGAATCAATTGCGCAGGTATTAGAAAAGACGCTTATCTCAGAGAATTCTGAGCAGGCCAAACGTTGTGATTGGCGGCGACCGATTTTACTTCGGGAGTGTCGCACTATTGGCTTTACTGCAACGCGGCAAACAGGAAAGACCGAATGGATATTTTCACGGGCTAAAAAAGACCCTGCCCACTCACTCATCTTATTCCCGACGAGTGAAATGAAAGAAGAACTTTTGTCTCGGTTTACGCGTAACGCTGGGGTAATACCGCAAGACTTAAGGGTCATCGTCGGAAAACCGTACGAACAGGGTTATACCGCTGCGTACCGAAAACATCCCATTACGCACGTTTACGTAGACGAAGCGTATTTTTATTTTAGCCGCGTACGTCGGGACAAGACTTATGAATCCCTACTCACCAACTTTACGCTCGCTGAAGACGTTATCTTCTATTTGGTAAATTAACGATTGAGGGGGTCTTCGGATCCCCTCAATTTATTTTTTAGTTTGGTAACTCGATTATGAACCAACTTTTAATAAAAACGACAGGGAGGATAACCTGTGAAAGAACGGATTAAGAACACCCTTTCTGCCAGAACTCAAGGCCACTCTCTTCATCACAGTTTATTCCGTGAAGCAGTGGATCCAAAAACATCGACCATTAACTTTGATACTCTGGCAGAAATCTTTCAGAAACATTTCCCGTTATTAAAGGTGAAGGTAAAACACATTGACATTACCGTGTTGAACCGAATCACTGACGACAGCGGGGAAACTATCGATTATGAAATCGAGAAATTAGAAGCGATCCGTGTTTCTAAGCACGCCAAAGGTCGACCGTTACCGAAGAAGAAGGTACGTGCTAAACCGATCAAAGTAAAACGTCGTCGTTAATCAATTTTCTAAAAGAAGGAAAATAAAATGGAAAGTAAAAAAATCGAAGCTGTAGAAGGCGTGATCACCGCTGAAACTCTCGCAGAAAAACAAAACGTCCACGGCCGCGGGCAAACACGCCTGACCATTCCGGTAGATGACCCGGCGTTTATTTCTGAAGAAGAATTGGAGCGCGTACTGGGCGATGGTCGCGAGTTAAAACCTTTCAATTTCCATGTACGTTCCCCGTACGATAGATTAGTACTACCTGCAGCAGAAACACCAAAAGAAAAGAGTCGTCTTATTTACGTAGACGAACCCGCATTTATTCCTGATACCAAAAAGGTACAAAATCATTCTCAGTCCGGACGATTCGGGAAAGGGATTGAAGTTGATGACAACCCCGGTGAATATTATCGGCACGAAATTACCCCTGCAGATCTTTCAACGAAGCACATCGAATTAGACAGTGCTTCCGAGCTGGTCAATGCAGAAAAACCAGCGATCGAACACCCGGTTGTCAGTATTGTTGTCAGCCAAGAAGAGAACACCGTCACTGCAACCTACGGCGGGAAAACGCTGATTGAGCGTAACCCGGGCGACTGGTTTGTTCAAGGGACATTTCAGGTTAATCACGTAGCGCTGCGTCAGGCGTGGAAAACCAAGTTTAAAGAAGCTCTGCCCTCAGAGTTCCAGACCAGCTTCTCTTTCAATGGCGGATTCAGTATGGGCGGAAAACGCAACCTTTTCACCGCGCCACCGGCACGTCCTAAACGCGTGTCTAAACACGCTTCTGGGCAATCCAAAAAGAAAAAGCGTAAATAGTACGGTCTCCTGAGGTTATTGCCTCAGGAGTCTTTTTGTGGCCTTTAACGAGGGAGTTAACATGCAATTAGAACATCGCTTTGAACTGTTCGAGATAAAGTCGTTTGGATTTTTCCCGGAAAATGAACAGATGACGGTGAAAGATTATTTACGGGCGGTGTTTGGTGTAGGTGAGTACATCACCTCTGCGTGGTTTAATGACTTTTACGCAGCCGATCGTAAAGGACTGATACTACATGTCAAGCACCGTCATACGAGCGGGATGCTTTACGACTACTATTTCATTGGCGATTCGGTAGGAACCTGTATGGAGATGTTAGCGAACCGGTTCCCTTTTACCGAGCAAATTATTGATCTGGCGGATTAAGCTATGGCGAAGACGTTTATTCTTGAGGAAATGGATTTTATTGATTTCCAACCGTTTCGCGATGCGGAAGCAACACTCTATATTCGTGACGGTAAGATATTCCTGTACGCGGGTGATACAAAGATTCTGGTCAAAAGTGAAACCGTAGCAGTAGAGAAAGAACCCGCGGAGGATTTAGTTTTTGACTTCGATGTCTCTATCACGAGACTCAAGTGGGAAGGGAAGGACATTAAATCAGAAGGGAAAATTGTTCAGTTGATGCAAGAAGAACGCTACTTCTGTATAGCCTTTATCCCGTACGATAAAAAGGACCGCGCTGTTACCGTTCTTAAAGTTGGCGATCTAACCCCGGAGCTTCCTCATGCAAGATAACATTCGTAGTGACGTCCCTAACGAAAACGGTGCGATCATTCCAGAGCGAACGGACTTTTTGGGGAAACTGGTTCAACAGGTGGAAAATCGTTTTTGGATAATAATCGATAACGGCACCCAGTTGGAAATTATGGGCGACGTTATTACAATAGCGGTCCCGGTTGCTTCACTGAATGTGGTCACTAATGAAGTGTTCACTTTGTCAAACGGTGATGGTCTAGTCCGTTTCCAAACGAACGATGGGCGGAACGTGAACAATTGCTCCATCACCTACAATTCCACTGCCCGCGCGGAATTGGCTTTAGCCTCACTGATGGATTTCATGCGTAATAAAAATACTTATATCGCTGAAGAGGCAGTACAGCGGCAACGGCTGCAGGACGCTAAGCAGGAAAAGAAAAGACCCTACACTGATTCTAAACAGTACAGTCCCTCTGACAATTACGCATCCGCCGCAAATTATTCCGATTATGCATCTGCTGCCGATAAATCCCCTGTCGATGAAGGCGCGTACTGGGCTGAAGTTATGCGGAAATCTCGTCCTTCTTTACTTACCCGATTTTTAAATCTGTTCCGAAAATAAACCCGTTAGAATTACTCTGAACAAAACCCCTTATTTTGCAAAATAGGAAATGACATGTCTGAACAAATCGTAGCTTCCAATGAAACTGTTGTCGCTGAAGATCGTTTTTACGATTCTTTGGTTGATATTATTGAGCACAACCTTTCTCTTTTCGATATCGATGACGATATTTATAAAGTCGATGTTGAAGCCAGCACTGGCAAATCGCTGTATCAACATTACCTGAGCCTGTTTCCGGAAGAGCAGCGTCAACAGTACCGCTGTAAAACCTGTGAACGCTGGCTGAATAAATTTGGCCAATATGTGACCATCGATGACGGCGTAGCTAAGAGCCTGGCTTTCGATATTGATATCGAAGCAGAGGGCGAACCGCACACCAACGCATACGCGATGGTTAAGGCATTGAACCGTATTGTCGCCCGTTGCCCGGTAACCGACATCGTCGTGGAGAACGTCGCCGATTACTCGCTGAAGCATTCTGGTAAATTCCGCCACTTCAACGGTAAACTGAACTGTGCATCGACTGCGCTGATCTTTACTTACGATAACGACGAAGAGCGTTTAGGTAAAGAAGCAGAAGGGCGTGAACTGGTTCGTATCCTGCGCAGTGGCCTGACACGCTGGGCGCCTGAAACAGTGCAGCGGGCTGTTGAACTGTTCGAACACGGTGAATTGAAACATATCACCAAATTCGCCAACCGGTTTAAAACCTGGGCGAAACTCCATCGCGAGTTCAATGCCACCAAAAACAACAACATCAAAAACAACCTGGTGTGGGAAGCGATGAACTTTGACAACAAAGACATCATTCATTTCCACACTACGGTCGTCGGCGTGTTGATGGACGACATTCAAAGCGGTCACGAACAATACGCGATTCGTAAATTCCGTGAAAGCATTGAAGGTGTTAACTACATGCGCGCCACTGAAGCTCCAACTGAGGAGCAGTTGGAAAAGGCGAAAACGTTAGTGAAAACGCTCGGGATCGAATCCGCGTTCCGCCGTCGTTTCGCGTTGGTGAGCGATATTCAGGAATGGGTATGGCAGCCGACTGCGACGGCAAAAGAGACGGAAGAAGTCGGTAGCATCTTCGATGGCCTGAAAACCAAAGAAGAGAAAGTTGCCCCTGCGAAACGGGTTGTTGACGGTGGTGCGATTTCCCTAATGCAATTTATGGTAGAGGTCTTGCCTAAGGCGCAATCTTTGACCGTCGAATTCCACAATGCGGGTTATTCGCGATTCAACACCGTTCAGATGACAGATCGCGTGGTTGTCGATGCCAAACCTATCCATCGCTGGGATTCGGAAGAGAAGCGCAACTCCGTTTCTTGCTACAGCTACCAAGGTGGTTCTCGTCTGATGAATTGGACGGATGCAACGGGTCCGGTAAAAGTGGTTGGGATCACCCTCTCTCCGCAAGCGTGGGGCGGGAAAGAGACCTTCACGTACAACACTCCAGATCACGGTATGATTTTAGTCCTCGAAGGATTTAAGGACAAAAATTCAAACCAATCTGCGCTGTTTGCCGAAGAGCTGACGCATGAACTCCGCGATGTCCGTCGCGTTGTTGAAGCGTTCTCCCAAGCGAATAAGCTGGAAGAAGTGGAAGGTTCTGTTGCGGCAGGGATTCAGATCCCCGGGAACACTGGTGTTGAAATCTATCGTAGCACTGGACCTTTCAATCTGGTTGCTGAAATGGCAGATGGCGCTACCGTGCGTTATTCGCTGACGCGCCACTACTAAAAGTACGTACTGAAATATAGGGACGTTTGTCCCTATATTTTTATTTTGTTTAATAAGGAGTCGGTATGGAATTTAAATTCAAAGAAGCGGAATTGACTGAACGTTGGTTAAAACATTGTCAAAAGGAATTAGGGGAAGGCGAGAAAGTGGCGGCGTCTTTCCATTTTCAGAGGGAAAGCGTGTATAGCGGGAAGAATCCCTTTGATGGGCTGATTCTTGCTACTGGGCCGGAATTGTCCTTTCACGCCTTTCTCGATCGCGGGCAGACAAAGATCTATCTCGGTAAATTGGAACTGACTGAGGTAGGACTAACACCACCGCGTATCGGGTTAGAACGACTACGGCAGACCGATGACCAACTAGCTCTGTTACAGTTGGTATCCGATTTCGGTCCGTTAGCCGAAGGAATACGCGAGTATTTCCTTACACAGGAGAAACGCGCATGAAACCAATCGAGGCGGGTTGTTTAGCGCTCGTGATCAGCGACCCCGAACACCTTGATAACGTCGGGAAAGTAGTCAGGGTTGTGGAATTAATACCTAAAAACGAAAAAATTCATATTTTCTTTTTAAACCACGATCAGAAAATTCGCGGAACAGGGGACACAACGGAAACGCTATGGTTATTGGAGGGGGAACTTAGTACTACAGCTATACTAAGTTTTAACACTGACGAAGGGGTGCGTACAATCTCCCCTAAAGTTATCCACTACGAAAGCCTGTGCGGGAATAAAGGGAATCACCTTTTGGCATCAAATAGGTTAATGCGCATTGACGACTTTTCTGAAAAGGATAAACAGAAAGATCGGGAGCAGGAAATTGGACGGGGTTTATTGACGCCCGTGGGTTTGGTAGAGTGGGAATCTTACGGAATTTATCCCTAAATAATAGGAAAATAAAGTATGTTTACTGACATTAAGAAAATGCAGTTCAAAATCATCAGAGAAAACCACCATCATTTCGTCGGGATTCTTGAAACAGGGAAAGATATCTTCTTTAAAGCAGATTCTAAGGAAGGGTTTAATATCTTTTTCTTATCTTTCCCAAGAATGGAAATGGAGGAAATGTGTCGCCGGGAGATTACCGCGATCCATGTAGACAAGGTACTTGTCCATTATAATCGATACAATGACGCAGATGAGCTAGTGGCAGCAGGGTATGTAATTGTCCCTTACCCTACATTCACACCTATCCAAGTCGAGAACTACAATTTCCGGATTCTGGATTTGAAAAGCGAAGCGGAAGTCGCTATACCTGGGATCGTTGAAAAAGCCACTATTCGCGTAACTGGCGAGATCAATACTGAAAACACCAACATGTGCGCAAAAGTTACTGCTGAAAGTAATGAGAAGGTTGAGATTTCAGCCGTAGGGTTTTCGTTATTTGTTGAAACGGGAATTTACGTGAAGAATACCGAGACCCAAGTTAATTAACGCCTATATCACTTAAGTGTAGAGACCTAGTCTCTACACTCTATACCTGAGAATCTAAAATTCTCTTATCTAACGTAACGGGCCACTAACTGGTCACGAAGAAGGAAACTGCACGATGATTATTTTACCAAACGAAAAATCAGTGGTTACTCAAAACGCTGTTCACCCCCTTGTTCCAGAGATGATCGTTGATTTAGCGGAAAAGGATGGCGAAGGTACGACTGTTAACGTCATTCCTAAAAAGTCACTTTTCGATCATCCCGCCGCTAAACTTTACCCGATGTTTACTTATACCAAAAATAACGATTATCATTGGTTATCAATTGTTGAAAGGCCGGTGGAGGGAAAAGTTGTAGTCCGTTTTACCTGTTCCACACCTGGTAAGGGCGCGTGGTTCGATTGTTCGCCGGAAGGGCGAATCATGCGTTGGTTTGGGGAATTCATCTACGAGTATTTACTGCGCACTCCCAACATCGATATTCGCCCGTACGGTTTGTTTCAGTGCGATGATCGCTACCCCTTGAATCTGAAGACCCTCTCGCCGTTCTTCGAAGTCATTGAAGAGTACGTAACGGAAAGAGGGATTATCGTACCCGTATTTAATACCGAGAATCTCTCACCGGGGCAGCAACTGAAACCAAAAATAACCGAACAATACCATGCGCTGTTCGGCGGGATCAAAGCCAGGGTTTCAATGCGGGCAGAGATTGATTACGTTTTTGACCAGACTAAATGGTTAAATTCTAACGGGTCGTTTAAACCGGCGCGGTATTTCACCGTGACTCCCGCATTAAGTTTGCCACAGTACGATGAACGTTACGCGATTACGATTACGGAAGAAGGTTTTAGTAACGTGGCGCTTTACCCTAAAAATCAGGCCATTGTCGAGGCTTGGTTGAAAGCAATCGTTACAGGAATGTAATCCTGTTATAAGCCGAAGCGGGCGGTCAAACCCGCGTTTTATTCAACTAAGAGAAAATTAAAAACATTAAATAACTCCATCGTCCTAGGAGATAACCTCTCCTAGGATTCGTGCTATAAAGGATAAAATGAATGGCAATCTTATTTCAATTTGGTGAGCTCAAAGAAGACACCGAGGACGGCAATAAACTTTTTGCGCAAGTCCCCAGTACCTGCCCAATGGATAATTCATTGTTCATTAACCATTCCACTTATTATTCGGTGGCCAACTTCACTAACAACTATCTCAATATTGTTTTCAGTGGACGAGAAAAAGATGGGATTTGTTACGGTAAAATAGATGACTTCTTCCTGGAGAAACTTCAGTTACTGACGCGCTGGCCTATGACGAAAGAACAACGCAACAATATTGGGTTTTCTGACTTTGAAGAATTCTTAAAGGTTGCGCGGTGGTGCGCCGACAATCTCGACGATCCTTATTGGGTTGTCATGCCTTAAGAGAGAGGGAAAATGGATATCGAGAGTATCTTTGGTTTAAATGTTGTACCGGGTCTACAAGAGGGGACGTATGACTTTACGCTGATAGGTAGCGACCGTAAATTTACCATTAAGCCCTACAATATACCAGACCCGATCAGTCATTTATCGACTGGGGCTTCCTTTATCATAGGCAGAATAGATGACAAAGTGGTCTTGGTCGAGTACTTATCTCCTTTAGAAGGTATTCGGGAAAACACAAGGAAGTTATCGTACTTAATAAAAAAATCCCATCCTGAACTATCCGTCTCTTTGTGTTGTATCGAAATAATTGATACAGGGGTAAATGAGGCTATTGTAAAATTTATTCAGGGCGAGGAACATTATCTCAAAATCTGTTACTGCGATGGTCTTATTGATTTAAGGGACTTAAAAGGAGAATAAAATGAGCAGTCAGCGAATGGTCTTCATTCTTTGCAATGCAGAGAAGAACGAAAATGATATCGACCTATGTATAGTCATGCCTACGATGACTGAGGAGAAACTAAGAGGGAGGTTATCGGATTTGCACGTCGAAACGGATTATGGTTGTTCTGACCATCTGACGTTTGAATACGGTCTAGATTTTATTGCCGACGGGAAGTTCCCTACGCTAAAAGTGAAAGTAAAAAGCGACTTCTGGAACAATATTGTCATCAAAGTTGCAGACGCTCTCGCATTATCTGAGACGAGTGTTTCTCTCTTTACGCGGGAACTTGCCGCGTATTACCTTTCAGAAATGGATGACGTAAACATTCCTAACCCGCTCAGATTTGAAGAACGTATTATCACTATCGGATAACGTACTTTGTAACTAACTAATTGTTTGAAGGAATTCATAACGTGGAAGCAAAAAAATTTAGTAACCTCTGGGTACCGATAACTAGACCTGGTCCCTTACCATTGCTTGATTTCCTCAAAGCTCGCGCTGATTTTTCTGGGCATGAACTTAAGGGGCACTCTGCTATAATCGTCGATACTCTTATGTTTGCGCCCCCTGGGGAGAAAGAGTATATCGGTTTCTCAGTTAGTGTCCCTTTCGTCATGACGCGGGAAGGGAACTTCTCTGTTTTAGTACCGCATATCGGAGTAGTTGAAAGACAGAAAAGGAAAGTTCTTCTGGGCGGGGAATACCGCATAACCGACCCTGAATATCCTACGCTCTCCGTTGTTGCCATTATGTTAGACAACGAAGAGAATGTCAAACCGTATCCTTTGGTAGGTATGACATTAAGCGGGTTCGTTTATACCAAATAATTTTGGCGGTTGGTGGCAACAAACGGTCACCAATCTTTAAATAAAGGAGAACAAAATGATTCACTACGTGAACAAAGACATCAAAGACGAAGAACTCAATCGGTATATTCTTGATAAAGAGAATAATCCGAAAGAGGTGATTTCGTTACCGTACGATATCCTGGTCCATAAACTGAAGTTCCCGCTGCAAATGTCGATAGTGCAGGAGAAGAGGATCAGTTTCGCGGAAGCCGAGGTTCTCCTGCTACGCGATCTCGATAACCCGTCAGATTATTACGTGAAACTACTCACCGATCTTCTGGCGAAAAACAAAAATCAGATTACGCTGTTCCGTAATACCCCGGACGGTTTAAAACAAGAGATTTTCGTCGTCGGATCGATTCTCTTTCCGGGTAATCTTTCACGTCAAGAAGTAGTATTGTGTAACAACGCACCACTAACTTCTCCTTATAAACCAAAGGAATACCAAAAAATGGCAAAAGCACGCAAACCCTCCACTCCAGGTGAAATTCTCCTGAAAGAGTACCTGGAACCCGCTGGTATCGCCCCGACTGATTTCGCCAAACACATCGGCCTGGCAACGTCAACGCTGTCGCGTCTGCTCGACGGTAAATCCAAACTGACCATCCGCACCGCCTACCGCCTGGCAAAAGCCACCAAAACCACTGTCGAATTCTGGGTTAACCTCCAGCAAGCCATCGACCTCGCCGAAGCCAAAGCTGACAAAGCTCTCGCTGCGGAAGTGAAAGTGATCAAACTTCACCCGGCGTTTAAATAATTCCGCTTTCCGGCGCGAACGTACCCTAGGGGATCCATTACGGATCCCCTAGGGCTATGACTACTTATTTTTTTTATTTAAAACATATTGAAAAGAACCGAATCAAAGTCAACAACTGCGCCCTGAGAAGCTCGTAAAGAAATCTCCGCTCTCGCAGCACCACGTGGGACAACTCCCTGAATGAAGGCACCGTAAACTGCCCAGTCGGTAACACTCGAAGGAAGATTAGCAGTTAATGCATTAATCTGCACGCCTGCGTCCGTTTTAAAACTGAGTGTTAAGTTACCTGCAGACGTTGCCCCGGCATTAGCCGTAACAACTCGTCCCCAGAAACTGGTGGCGAAGTACCTACCCGGTTTCACGCTAAATGTAGACGTAGCGAAGATATTCAATCCGCTAACTGACGTTAACCGTAAACCATACGTACCTACTTTACTGGAAGTCGACGATACTACCGCGGTTTGAGCAGAAGATCCTGAGTTATTAATAGCCCAGTCACTCAAATCACCACTTTCAAAATCCCAATTTCGAATCGGCGATAATGATTCATGTAGCGGGATATTACCTGCACCAGAAAGAATATCACAAGTACAGCCCGTGGCAAAAACAAATCCTGGTCCTTCTATCCACCGGCGGTTACCTGGTCCTGTAGCATCCAATTCGAAAGGATAACTATTACCTTGGAGTTTAACTCCATTGAAAATGATGAATGCGTTTGCCCCTACGTAAAATAGTGGTTTTGTTTGGATAGCAGGGGTGTTACAGACCACCGTTGAGTAACTGATAATCAGCCGCGCTCCGGCGCCGGTAACTTCAGCAAACCGATAGTAGTTTTTGGCATTGGGGTTTTCAAAATTACTCATCCCTTCGATACTGACAACGCTACCCGAACCGCTGATGACTAATCGAGTGTTCAATACCGACGAACCAATAAAGCCGATCGCGAAGTTTGAGCAAGCAACCGTGAAAGGGGCGTTATTAGAATCACTAATCTGACAATCGCTAAATGTAATACTTTCACCAGAATTAAGAATACCAGATGGCGCGTAAAATATATTACTTATCCCGGTAGAAATCGTACAAGCGATAAACTTGGTTCGCCACGTATTCTTCGCGCAAAGTACCACGTTATCAAACCGGAAGAACGAACAGTTTTGAATAATAGTTTGACCGTTGTAATCGTAAGTGTCATTACCGACTAACAACCCATTTACCCCGGTAGTTAACCCACCAAATACCTCCAGTCCTATTAAACGGTTTGTGGTATTTCTGTACATGGAGGTTGGATAAGTTAACGAAGAATAAACGTTGATAGCGGTAGTACCAGTGAAGCCGCTAAAATCCAGCTTAGCCCGACCATTGTAACAACCAACGGAAATTTTACCAATATCAAAACTGAGCCCGGTACTGCCGGTAATCTTGTAAGTTTTATTCGCGGTAAACTCTACGGAGATACCATTAGCAATGGCGTAGTTAAGTGCGGCGAGAATAGCGTTAGTATCGTCTGCACTCCCGTCGCCCCGCGCGCCGAAGTTATCGACATTTACCACACCGTTGATAACCCTCACCCAGTAAAAGCCGCTACCTGAGGCCACAACGCCGCCGTCATCAGCTTTTGTACCCAACACACCGATAAACTCCCCGCCACCCAAGGAAGTTCCGGCTGTATGAGCCTTCACTCTAACTCTTTGACCGGCGCGGAGAACAGGTAATGTACGCAGGGAGGAAAAACTCTCGACCTCATTAATTTCCACTGCACTGACTGATTGTTGTAGTTTACTGTACGCGTCAAAGATAGCAAGGCTATAGTGCGAGTCAACTGATAATGTCACTACGTTTCCCAATTCGTCCAACGGGAAACCATGCTTGTCCAAATTAATTGGTTGATTTAAGATACTGTTTGTACCGTCAATGGCAAGACCAGTAACGGTTATCTGATTAGCAGCGACTGTAGGATCTGTGTTTGCTTTACCGATATAAAGCTTCCCAGCGTTAGCGACACGACCATTATCGACCAACCTGAACTGATTATTTGGCATGAATATAAAGTTGGTACTCATTTCATCTCCTGCCCAACCGGGCTAGTAGTGAGGTTATTGTCACAAGAATCAAACTATAGTAGAACCTATCCTACGCCGATATATTCAGGAATTAGTTTTAAAACTAGGCAGGTAGACATTCGTCTCTCTCTATTATCACGTTTCTGTTTTTTATTTTGAACTCACTGAAAGGTAACTCACAATGATTTTCTCTCTCATCGTAGCACACGATCTTGATTTCGTCATTGGTCAAGACGATAAACTCCCTTGGCGTTCTGAAGAAGATATGCAATGGTTCGTCAGGAAAACCAAAAATAAAGCGATTGTCATGGGCTCTACTACAGCAAAAGGAATAGGACGGGCTTTACCGGGACGTACCCACTACGTTCTGACAAGTAACCCTTCTCAATTCGAATCTATCCCTGATATCATTGCCTACAGCTCATTCGAAGATATCGCCGTAGATGCCTCTAGAAGAGGCTACAACGAGGTTGTTATCTGCGGAGGGGTCAGTATCTACAAACAATTGATCGATCGTGTACAGAAGATCTACGTCACGGAAATCCCCATTCACTCCAACGGTAATATAAAGTTAGACATCGACCTTATTCAGGAGCTCGGTAAACTACTCTCTTATACTACGGTCCATAAGGGTTGGGTACTCGAAACTCACGAGTTTAGTTGGCACGAACGGTGTCGATTTTCCACCTACGTGAAAGTCCAGAATCCGATAACACGCTGATAATATTTATTTTGAAGATTATTGTTTACCATTTTTAAAGGGGTTACAATGTTTAAAGTTACGTTCGATGGACAACCCGTCCTTTATGAAAACTTAACGTTCCCGGGCGGGGAAGAACATATTGCAATTAATCGCCACGGTCTTCCTCCGCACGATATTGGTATCGTTAAAATAGAAGGAAGTATCAAATCTTCCAGTGAGGCAGTCCGCTTACTGCTGCTGGTCGATGCTATTCGTCGTATTGGTAAATATACGGCGAAAACAGAACTTCATTTAACCGTACCGTATTTCCCGTACGCACGCCAAGACCGCGTGTGTAATGCAGGAGAATCGTTCTCCCTCGGCGTATTCGCAGAGCTGTTCAACAGCCTGAAAGCAGACCGAGTGTTGATACACGATCCGCACTCTAACGTCACCCCGGCCCTGATCAAAAACCTCGTCGTTCTGGAGCAGTCCAAAATAGTCTTTAATCTCCTGGCCAATTGGATTCGGGAGAATAACGTCGTGTTAGTTTCCCCTGACGGTGGCGCTGCGAAGAAAACTGAAGAGCTGGCGAAACTCTTGGGTGGTGCGCCTATCGTTTATGCAAACAAAAAGCGCGATACCAAAACCGGCAATATCCTCGACATTACGCTACTGGACAACGACAATATCGAAGGTCGTAATCTGTTGGTTGTTGATGACATTTGCGATGGTGGGTGGACCTTCACTGAGCTGGCGAAAAAGCTCAGTACTCAGAGCCCGAAATCGCTCAGTCTCTTCGTGACTCACGGTATTTTCTCGAAAGGACTAGGCGAGCTTTCCGCTGCCTTCGATCAGATTTTCTCGACTAACGTGTGGTGGGAAAACATCACCGACGACGGGTTACCAACCCAATCCTATTTAACCGCTAAAGATGGACGCGTGAAATGACCAATCCTTTACTGAAAGACCCAAAATTCTATACCGAAGATCCGCTGGTATTCCTGCTCTGTGACGCCTATAAAACCGGGCACATCAACCAACAACCGCTGGGTACCGACAGCTTCTTTGAAAACCTGACGGCCAGAAGTCACACGTACTTCAATACCCCACTGGACTTTGACGGTTCGGTATTTATGGGTCTGCAGCGTTTAGTGCTCCGCTGGTTGGTCGGGAGTTTTGATAACTTCTTCAAAACGCCGTTTAATCAGGTAGAGGCTGAATACCTCGAATACATGGACGGGGTTCTGGGTAAAGGCGTGGTGAAATCGACGCATCTGAAAGAGCTGCACGAACTGGGTTATATCCCGCTCGAAATTCGTGCGGTACCGGAGGGGTCATTAGTCCCTATTCGTGTTCCATTCCTGACGATTGAAAACACTGTCGACGGCTTTGGGTGGCTGACCGGTTACTTCGAAGACCTCTGGAGTAACGAACTCTGGAAACCGTGCGTGTTGGCAACGAAAGCGTTACACTTCCGCCGTGTACTGGAGCAGTACGCTAACGAGACGGGTGCGGCGCAAGCGTTCATTGACTACCAGGCACATAACTTCGCGTTACGTGGAATGTCGGGGATGTTTGACGATGCGAACAGCTCAGTAGGTCAGCTGATCTATTTCAAAGGGAGCGACAGCTTCCCTTCGGTCTGGACCGCGAATCGCTTCTATAATCCAGAAGGCGACGTATCGGTCTCGGAAATCGCTGGTAGTGTCCCAGCCACAGAACACAGCGTAACCTGTCTGAATATTGCAGTTTACGCAGAGGAGCTGAAGGCGACCCCTGAATACGCTAATGTCACAGAAGCGGAGTTACTCTCGAAGGCGGAGGAATTATTCCAACGACGCCTGATCACGGAAGTTTACCCTTCTGGCGTTTTCAGCTTCGTCAGTGATACGAATGACTTCTTTGACACCATCACCACCAAAGCTATCGCAAACAAAGATGCGATTATGGCGCGTGACGGTAAACTGGTCTATCGTCCAGATTCCGGGAATCCGTACCATATCCTCTGCGGATACACTTGGGACGGCGATAATCACAATTCCCAAGAGATGGTCGTTTTAGGGGGAGCTTCTGCTTTAGATGCTACGAAATTTGTCGCGATTCAAAATGCTACGTCTGGTAATTTCGAATCTTTCTGTGTTGATGGTCAATTCTATTCGACTAAAACAGGGAAACCTATTTCTATCGAAGAGCAGAAGGGTGCAGTACAGATACTCTGGGAAATCTTCGGCGGAACCACAAATGCCGCTGGGTATAAAGAGCTGGATCCGCACGTCGGTTTGATCTATGGCGATGCGATCAACATCAACACCATGACACGGATCCTTTCCCGTTTGAAAGAGAATGGATTCTGTAGCTCTAACGTTGTCTTTGGGGTAGGGAGTTTCGAGTTCCAGTTTGTGACTCGCGACACTCTGGGCATCGCCATGAAGGCAACCGCCGGTAAAGTCAACGGTAAACACTACAACATCGCGAAGAACCCTAAAACTGACGACGGTACTAAGAAGTCAGCAAAAGGGTATCTGATTGTCTATCGTGAAGATGATGGAACGCTAACACTGAAAGACGATCTGACTCGGGAGCAGTACGAAACGTTGCGCGGAAGTGAGCGAGACGCGATGCGTACAGTTTACCTGAACGGCGATGTGAAGATTCTGGAAAGTATTCGTACTATCCGTGAACGTGCGGCACAATGGATTTGATAGCATAAAACTTTCCTTACAGCGTTCAGGCGCTGTAAGGAATTATGCATAATTTTTGATGTATATATCACCAGAATGTAATATTGACAGATGAATCAAATTCGATTCTAATTTACGTTGTCTTTTATAGGAGAAATCAAATGAAGCTTTACAACAAAGAAGAATTCCTCAAATTACCTTCGGGAACGCTGTTTATTTTTGGCCCCGCGTATCAGGAAGCGTTGTTAGAGCCGGCTATCCACTCATTGAACATTAAATACGAATCCATGACAAATGATTTCGTGTACAAAGCGCTCGTCGATATTGATGCAGACTCATCGGAAACGTTGATGGACATCGACGAGCGTGCACAGAAAGAGACTCGGGTAAATGGTATCTCTTCTAATATCCCGATGGATTTAGAATGTACCACCCGCGATGGTTTCTACGAAGAAAAGGCAACCTACATTGTCTTCGATAATGAAGAAATAAAAGCAATCATTGCGTCTCTTCAAACGTTGGTTAAATAACTCCGTTTCTAACACGCAAGGAGTAGATTAAATGACCTGCTTAAAATCAAATCTTTACGACTCTTTCAATTCTCTTAATATTTTCTTAGAAAAATACCCAGCAGGATCTACCTACGATACATTAAAACTTAAAATCCCTTCGCTTCGCTTGTTAAACAAAGAAGATTTTGATCTCTTATTTAAATACGTCGTTGAAAGGGGTTTTATTTCTGTTACAAAGAATGAAGCTGGTGAAATAACATTTTTGAAACATAAAAGATATATGCTATCAACCAATGAATTAATATCGCCCTCTTTCTTCTTCCGGTAAATATTTGGATAAAAGATAAGTTAAGTTAACACCTCTTCATTAAGAAAGGAGTAATCACATGGCCCGTTTACAAGAAAAACTTTACTTACCGTATAACGAACTGAGTCGCTTTCTGGAGCGTATTCCCGACGGAATGACCTACGACCTTCTCCAAACGAAAATCCCCTCCCTCCGTACGCTGAACAAGAAAGAGCTAGGGTTGTTACTGGATTACGTGATTACAAAAGATCGTATCGTTGTCACCCCGATAACGCGGAAAGGCGTCGTTGGCTCTCCGCACCTGCGTCACAAAATGCACTCAGCCCCGATTAACGTGGTCGCGCAGCCACCGCAACATCAACTCTCCGGAGAGGTAGTCCACATTGCAGCTCCGGGGAAACAGACGCTCGTGACTCGCAAACGCACATTGATAAACCGTATTGTCCCCGTCATGGATAAACCCGCTATGAGCACTGAAACACCAGTAAATAAAGATGAAATCGTTTTCCTTGGTGAAGAAAAGAAACTCGTCAATTTCGACGAGTTGCGTAAACTGCACCTCAAAGATGGGAAACTCATTAATGCGGCGGTTAAAATCAAAGCGCTTCTTTTAACTAATAAAGAAGGCTTTACGCGCACTGAGCTCGACAACGCTTTGGTAGAGTATAAATACTTGAAAGGTCAAGCGCGCTCTGACGTACTGAACTACCTGAAGAAATACGAAGGGGTCAAGGAGCAGTTCCCGGAAGGCGAAAATGTTCGTTACCCGGTGGGCCGTTTTGTGCACGGTGACTTCTGCAAGCCGTTGCCTACCTCTGAGCAGCGTTTCGATCACGCGGCACCTACACTCACGTTAGATCCTATCCCTTCGGTTGTAGATGTCCGGAAAATTGATCCGCGTGCAGTAGGTACTTTGGTCATTGAGCTTTTGACCAATTTAGGAAAACCGTTACCTCTCTTCCGGGTGTGGAACTATATCGGCCTCGACGGAGCATTGAGCTCCCAAGACCGTTACGATATCCTAAATCCGTTATTGACCGAGGGTAAAATCAGAATCTACGATGATGCTCACCCTAACGCCAATGCAAAGGAGAAGGTAGTGAGCTGGGTTGCTATTGATGAAGGGAAACCGAGCGGGGAGGAAATAGTGAGAACGTGTGGCGAAGAACCTACTACTGCGATAGCGCAGGCGGTAATGGAAGCGTTAGAGAAGAAAACGACCGATGTCAAACCCAATTCTTCTCAATACCCTAATCGCCTCGCGCAACTAGAGGTTAAACCGGTAAATTTAGCAACGCTCCCTGAAATGTTATCTGCGGTACCGGACCCTATCACACCGATCGAGCTCAAAGAGCAATTACCGGCACCGACTAGTTCTGTGGATGTTCGTAAACAGATTCTGGAACTCGAACGGGTAGCGGCAGAGCTGGAGCAGAAGGAACGTAATGAAGCGTTGATCGCAGCGATCAAGCCGCTTCGCGATGAGATTGTTCTTCAGTTTGCGGCAACGCAGAAGGCGATCGATGCGCAGATTGATGCCCAGGCAGCGCTGGGTCTGGCAATTGAGCAACTGAACAAAGTTCTCGGTTATTAATTAGAAAAGGGGCGAAATCGCCCCTTTTCTTTTTTGGAGGTTTAATGTACCTACACATTAGTTTTAATGGCGAATTAGCAGGGTTATGGAAGCCCAAGTTACCTGATGGAATGGAACTGAAAGAATCAAAGGATGTAAAATATCCTGAACCGAATATTCCGCGTATTTCTCTAGCGCCTTCGGTAGAGAAATGCTTTAGTTCTATTTACCCAAACGTATCAACTTTTTTCGAAGAGAAAAAATATCCATACATGGACTTTTTTGTTTATACCCCAGAAGAGGCGTTAATAACAAAAATCTGTCACATTCCATCGGATGTATTAACGGAGAAAAAGCAAGTTTGGGATGCCCATTTTACAAAGGAGATTTGGGTAACGAAGCCGTTGGATATGTTTTTGTTAAAGAAAGTGCGGATTTATAACCCCGGGGAAAATGTAGAATTCTATTCTATTCATCCCTTTAATATCAAATCAAACCCTCCAATAGAACTATCTCCAAAAGATATTAAGGTTCAAACATTAACGGTTTACTCTAATCCGTGGACATTGCGTCAGTCTCGATTAAAGTGGTAAACTCATTTAATTCTAACTAAAGGTGACAATATGAAAACGGAAGAAGTGAAAATCACAAACAAAGTTTTAGACAATCCATCCATTAACGATTTTATTCAAGGTATTCTTTCAGAAGAAGAACAAAAAATACTCGAAAGAATCGAAAATACTTTCTTACCTTTTGGTTTCTTCATCGACCAAAAAATGAAAGGATCGGACGGAGAATACTCAGGAACGTACTACGTTAAATACAGCGCAGTGAACGCTTGTGGCTTCGGCGATTCTACTGTTCTAGTTAGACACTCTGGAGGGGTTGGTTTAGAACTTGATTTAAAATCGCCCATTTTAGCAGAAGCGGTCGCAAACCTGATCAACTATAACGTCATGCGCGTTTTAAAAGGAACGCTCGGGAAACCCGTTTCAGAGACTGTGAGCTTTTTCGACCCTAACAGAAACACTACCGGAGAATAAAATATGGGTAAGTTTGTCCTGAAAGAAGAGAGCGTAAAATTCGGATTAACTGAAGGTAATCATACCCTTATTTTCGAGTTTGATCGTTTAAAAGAAAAGGGTTATATCGCGGGCCTTTTGGAATTCTTAGCGATCAATGAATCTGAAGTAACAGGCGAACTCCTTTTGGGAGTAAAATCGATATTGGAATTAGAGTCGGCGACGATAGTCACTAAACCGAGAGATATGGTCGTAAAGGTTAAAGATGGTGTTCTCTCTTTCGTCTCGTCTCACTTCGACGGCGTTGAACTAAATGTTACAGTGAACGATTTCATTCAGTTCTTCGTCGATTTGGGGTACAGTGACCCTCGCCCAGAAATACAATGGGGGATTACCGACGTTTCACTCGATAATTTAGCAGCTCTGAAAGGTTACGTTCGTGAGCCGAGCTGGCGTGAATTTTTTTACCCGCGTGAAGGACTTGAAGAACGTTATTTCGTTAAAGACGGCGTTGTTCTTTATTTTGATACGGGCGAAGACCGACGGTATCATTTTAACGAAGAACGGTCTTTTTCCTTCAACTCTTCTCGCAGACCTTTGGCTGAGACTTACGAGGAAACTATTCACTCTATCCAGCAAGGGATCAACTTCGAAATTGCGGAGTAGTACCGTACCCGACTTTACCCGTCCACTAACGGACGGGTAAAGTCGCTCATTACAACGAAAGAGGTTAATAAAATGTATAGCTCAGTAAAACGTGAAGTACGTCAGTGGGATATTTTCCGTCATTACAAAGGCGGAGTTTATATCGTCGATGATCTCGTTGTCTCTGCCGACAATTTAACGGATGGCGAACAGGTAGTTCTTTACTCGTCTATAAACCGGAGAAATGACCGCTACACTCGCTTAGAGAGTGAGTTCTTAGAAAAGGTGACGGTAGACGATAATACTGTAGAACGTTTTTCCTTTCTCCCTACACTGACGCGTTATTATCAGCGGTGCAAACGTATCCCTGGGCAAGATCAGTTGTTCCCGGTTTACTGCGAACAGGATGTCCTCGATCTCATCAGCGCGCACCAGGAGATAGGTCAACCTATCCCCGAAGAACAGCAGAAGAACCTCATTGCGAAAACGCGCTCTGTACTTTCTTACACGACTTTTTTGGTCGGGGAAAACCAGGACGCCGGGGTAATTGTTTCAATTAGTGGTCAATGGGCTCTTTTACGAGCTAAAACTATTACCTCGTTAGCTGCGCAGATTCAATCTGATCGGCACTTTAACATGCCGAGTCTTACGTTAATGAATTCGACGAAAGGATTCTGAGATGGATAAAGATATCGATGTGGTGATTATCGAGGAAGCCCAAAAAGCAATCGTAAGAAGATTAACGCCGGAGAAAATCGCTGAAGTAAAAGAAATCCATTCAGAAATGGTCGATGAATTTAAATCCGAGTCAGTTAAAATTCTTACCGATTTGCGAAATAAGCCCACTGGGGTTTTGGTGACCGAAGCACTTTCTGGTATAGATAAAATTAAAGAAAGGTTAATGGCACCTGAAGTATTGGGCGAAACTGCGTTATTAACGGTTGGTTTGAGCGGTGATTTTTTAGATGATGTTTTATCTGATATCACGGTAGATCTTAATTTGGTGGGTGCTTTTACTAATTTTAATGTAATTGATAACTGCGATAAAATTGGCATGTCGGCAGAAGAAATAGCCCACCAAGAAAGATTAGTCGTCGAAGATGTCGAGGAATATCTGGAGAGTAAAAAATGAATATCGAAAGCATTATCAAGAACTTCACCACCCAAGAAAAATCCAGTTTATTACTCACCGCTGCTGATGAGGATCTATTACTTTCGACGGTCGATATATTATTCAGTAATAAGGTGACCAACGTTGCTCAAGTGGCTCTGTTACAGCGTAATGTTACAAAAACCTCCGACGGTGAGGTTGACACCATTACGTACTGGGAAAACCGGTTAGGTGAAAATAAAGTAACAGAACCGCTCAACGACTATATTGATTCGGTTCACGACGTCGCCATGGGCATTGGGTTATCGGCTGAAACCGGCGGGAAGAAACTATGGCTTTCGACTGGCGGTGCGGGAGATAGAATAAAAATCTTACCTGATGTCTGGTTAGAAGCCAAACGTAATGAAAAGGGGATTTCCCTGTTTGTCTGGCGAAATAAATTCAGTGCTTCGGGGGTGGTGTTAGATGTATAAACTATTTCTTGTTGCGTTTCTGTTCTTGTCTCATAGCGCATTGGCTGATTCAATTACGGTTTGGGACGACCCTAACGGCGACTACAGTGGGCGATTCGAAAAGAAATCTATGGATGATGGTTATCTGCGAATCATCGTGGATCATGCGACAGGTTGTGAATATTTTTACGTAGAAGGGAAAAGTATTACGCCTGTCTTAGGAGGCAGTTACGCCGCCCGTGATCCGTATTGCCCTTCTGAAAACCAGTACGACCAAAAGACCGACGGTAGTACAAAAGCGTATCGTAAATAAAACAGTAGGGGAAATTTCCCCTACTTATATTTTTCAATAGAGGAGAAATAACATGAACATTGAAACACTGAAAGCTTTAGTGGTTCCGGCCAAGGGTAAGTTTGTTTTGATTACTGGTAACAGTGAAAAAGCACTGGCGATGGGGTTGGCGGAATTGGGAATTGAAAACATTCCCAGTGACCGCAGAAATATCATTATCGAACGGCACATGAGCTTTGACATGGCCATTTACTACAAGCCGGTTGAACGATTTATTGGCGCGACAAAACAACTGAATCGAATCTTCCCGGCAATAGGTGGGCGTGAGGAGTCTGTCCTATTTCTCTCCGAGGGCTCGTTTGCGAAAGGGTTCTATCAGGATTATTCCTTTCCGCCCAAGACGTTGTTTAAGGCCGACATTATCGCGCACTTTGAATTAAATGAAGGTCAGTTGTCGGTGTATGGTTTTGATCGCACCGAAAGAAAAAGTGGTTTGGCTCAACTTGAGGAGAAAACCAAATGAATTGTCAAGATGCGCTCAATGCGGTCATGTGGCAAGAAAATAAAATCGTCTTGCTTATCGGGGAACTTGAGGATGATTTACTCACCTTTGTAGAGGACCAATTTGGTCCGATCACGAAAAGAAGCGTAGGTAAACTTTTTTCTGATTCACTGCCCGAGATACCTTCAGCAGGGACGTTTGATACTGTGACGTTGTTATCCCACCCTTCGAAACCACAACCGGTAATAGTACCTAACCGTCAGTTATGGTTGACGCTGGACGTAAGGGCGCTCACTAACAAAACAAAATTTGTTGCCGATATTGTTATCAAAGTACAAAAAGGTAGCGGGGGATTTGCATGGTCTGTTACTAGGCCATCTAACCAATCCCCTACGGCAATGGACCATTAAGGTGTAGACAGGGGTTATCTCTGTCTATTTTTTTATACCGCTGAATTTATTTGATTATTTACTTTTAAGGCAAGGGTAATGAAAAGAACAAAAAATATTGCTAAGGCGAGATTCCGTAAAAGAATCATTCTCGCGGGCGGAATTATAATCAGCAGCGCTTTCTTATCAGGTTGCGATGTCTCTGACGACACGTATCGTCCTTATGGCTCGATCTCTGAATGTCAGAAGACGTTGAACGATTATTCCTCGAACTGTACCAATGCGTATAAATCAGCGGTTGATAATGCAAAGGTTACAGGGAAGTCATATCGTACCAAAGAAGAATGCGAAAAGGATAACGACGCGAATCGTTGTGAATACACGTCCCATGGCGGTGCTCACTTCTACCCCTACCCGCATTATTATTCCTATGGCGGTACGGGGAGCTACGCACAGCCTTTCTATCGATCAAGGAATAGCGAAACCTTTCGCTCTCGCACAGGGACAGAATTCTCCCCTACCCGAACTGCTAACGGCTTATCGGGCGTGAAGACTGTTACTCGCTCAGGGTTCGGTTCAACGTCGCGGTCACATTCTTCGTTTTCCTCCCATTCTTTCGGGGGTTAGTTTCGTGGGGTAAGTGCTATGTCAGAGTTTGTCCGCAATATTGAATTAATGACCTTCAATTCGCCAGCGATGAATCTTTCCAATGATCAATATAACATCACGTTAGATCAACTGGAAAAGCAAATGCAATCCATCTTAAACTTTGGAAGTATTGGCTACGTGACGTTTTGTCAGGTGGACGATTGGGAAAAATCGTTTCGGCGAAATGAAAGTGCCGGGTACTTAGTGGGTTATGAAATCGTCAATAACGTCAGTACTGGCGCTATGTGGTTATATGCGGACATCGCGCTTTCCCCAGAAGCCATCGGCTTCAGAAATCTATTTCCAGACCTCTCTGGATTTGCTATGCGAAGCCAGAGTTTAATCATCGAATCGGATTACGGTCGGATTGCTCAGATAGAAACGATCGAAGGATTCGATTTCACTTTTGTTAAAGATAATTCTGTAAGGACTGACCCCATTGAAAAACATCAAAGACGTCGCTAAAATGTTAGGTATTTCTCAGGCTGCAGTGCGTATCCGCGTGAGCAAGGGCAAACTTCCTAATCCCGATAAGCGAGAAGGGAAAGAACTCTATTGGAAGTTAGAAACTATCTCCGGAGTAAAGGATGACGTTCGCGCTTAACTCGCTGCTCTGGGTGCTAATCATGTTCAGCGGAAACCTGGTCTTGATGAGCGTAGGTATTGCTTGTCGGGATGGACTGAAGAGAAAGTGGCTGTCATTTTCCAGTTGTCTTTTCTGCGCCGTGGTTTTCGGCTGGTTACATTTTATTTGTTTCAGGGCTTTTGTCAGCTAAGGAGTTTTGCGTGACCCCCGTTAAACAGTTATTCGTTCAGTTTTTAAAGTCTCAACATTCTTTGTCGATTATCGGGGAAGATTGCGCTGAAGCAGAAACTTTCCTTTCCGGTGTCGTACCGGAATTAAAGGAGGACGTTATCCTCTTCTTGCACAGCGAACACGGGGAACTAAAGGCGGTCGACTTGATGGCTGAGATCAAAAAGGCGAAAGCCGACGCCGAGCTTTCCGGTAAACGGATTGTCTTTGTGGCCGAGAAGGGTATACCTATCTACCTCTTTGAAGGGAGTTGTGCAATCGAAGTTGAACGGATTGATCTTGGCGACGCGCTGTTCAATCTGGGTAAACTTGCGTACGACATCACCTTCGTTAAATGTCGAGGGTATTCGGTCGATGGCTTTGAAGGCGTGACGTTAGTTCAGTAAGATAACACTCTCCTCCCGTAGCGTTCTGCTACGGGAGGAGTTGTGCTCTGATCTTTTTATTTTAGTACTGTAAATTACCGTCTAGGAAGCGCGCTACTCGCACACCAGATTTTTTCCTGCCATCGGTGTGTTTCTCTACCGATCTACCGTCACGGTGCTCTACAAGTGACCTGATAGGGTAATAGACAGATTTACCCCAAGCAGAACCTATAGCGAAGTCCGCTGGTTTATTCATATCGATTTTATCAACGATATCTTGAATTGTCCCGGGAACTGGGGAGTAACAGACACCGTGAATCAACTGGTTCAACCAAATGAATTGACGGTTGAGCTTTTTGGAGTCTTCTATGGAATGATCGATTAACTTCTGGTATTGAGGTGGACGGCTCGTCCCCAAATAAAAAGAAAGAAATTGATCGGGAAATAGCGAAAACCATTTCTCTGCTTTTTCAATAAAAGACGTAACGGGGATGGCGTCATCTTCCATGATCACTACACGCTCATTTTGTTCTGCCGCCCAACGTAATGCCCTCAGGTGATTGTGTAAAGCCCCTTTCCCTACACTGTCCATAAAGACTTCGCACGGAAGAGCCGAAACAAGTCTTTCGATCGCAGAGAGTCTTGAAACGTGGCCAACGACCGCAATTTTCATTCTTAACCCCTCCTAAGATCATTTATGCGCAAACCAAGCGATATCTTTACCGTGTTCGTTACCTTTAAAAACGGTGTTGACAATAGGGCCGTGCACTAATCGATCGCCAAACTTCTTCGCTTCGATACCGAACATAACCATGTCCGTCACTGACTCAGGGGCGAGTTCTTCTCGCCAGAAGATCTCGGATTTCATTTTCCACACTTGGGCAATCATTCCGTGAGCCAGTTGCATAACGTCTTCTCTGGAACCGCCGATTAACCCTGCGTTGACCACCTGTTCATTTTTGTTGGCGGTAATAAAGTTTTTCAAATACTTCTGGTAATTGACTTTGTCAAACCAAGGGTTGGCGTATGTCGTATGTTCATTTCCGACATAAACTTTCCCCGGTTCCATTTCATCCCAAGGTTCTTTGAGCATTTTGACATCGGTGCCGTCTGTACACCATATTTGGGTAACATCTGGGTTATCACGCAGCCACTGGTAAATGTGCAGCCAGCGGAGAAAATACGGGGAAAGATTTCTTACCTCTGGTACTTTGATTATTGTCACACCAGACATATCGGATAGCTGATCTGCAAAAACAATCTTCTCTGCACCTTTAATACTCTCTGCCCACGTCTGTAGTAGAGCACTACTTGCTGCCATGTGAGTATTCTGACGTTGTGGGTCAGTACAAGCGGTTAATAGCGCGGTGGCGACTACCCGACGGGCTTTGCGATAAGGCGCATAACCGGCGTACTGGCTCTTACGGCGCGCCGTATAAATCTTAACGTTTCTTTCCACCTGCTGTTGACGATCCGCTGGCGGAACAGACCGCGCAACCTCTTCGTATTCGTCCATGGAATGGATAAGTCGGTTACTTCCGACGACGTCACCAAACGGGAATGTGGTTAAACCTGCGTTATGAATACGCAGGGCAAGGTCGACGTGCTCATACATCCCTCGTTGATAAATTGGATCGAAACCACCGACTTTATCAATCGCCGATTTGTGGTAATAGAGCATAACTCCACGCTGCCCTGAAAGTGCAAAATGTTTCCCGTCATTATACACTTCAATAACGTCATTTATTTTTCTTTTTCCCGCTAGGTCTTTAAACTGATATCCGAGATGGGGTTCTGGTGACAACATATACGGAACCCACCAGTTATCAGCAATCGGGTAGGCGTCGTCGTCCCACAGATACAAATGCTCGCAGCCGGCGTCAATCAAAAGGCGAAGCGATGTATTCTTAACGGCTACTATCCCTTCACTTTTTTCATGACGATGAACAGCGGCCCAATCAGGAGCTTGTACCGGGGTATCCGAACCATCATCGACAATATAGATTACCGCATTAGGGGGGAGGAACTTGGCGTGCTCAGCGAGGGTTTTCTTTAGTACGTCGTGTCGATTACGCGTGGAGATCGCGATACCGATTTTACGGGAAGCGTGTTCTTCCGGGATATAACGTTTACCATCGATAATTACGTCCATAAAGCGCTCAGCCTTTATTAGTCAGTTGAAAATTCATAAGAATCGAAATGCACTTTTTTTAAAGTATATATAGCCAGAGTGAATAAGGAAAGGAAAGACCTTTCCGTTTAACTAAACCAATTAAGGAATCCTAACATGTCTCTGATCAAAGATGCTGTTGCTAATGTCTTCTCTTCTCTGAACTACACTCGTGAAGAACGCGAAAAGAAATTCGCTGACTCAGTGACTGAAATGCGTGAAAGTATTAACGCTATCATTGTTTATCATGCCGGCGAACTCCTTGAAGAATTAACGAATTTCGACGAAAGTAACTGGATCGTCGGAGACGAGTGCGGAAAAACAATTCTGTTTCTTAAAGACTTGGCGCCGAACCGCTGTGAAGATTTCGGGGAAATGGAAGTGGCCATGAAAGATACCGGTGAAGTTTGGGTACGCATCAGTCTCGATAATGTATTCTCGGATGGTTTCGAGCCGGTATTCTTGAAAGCGAAAGAACGGACTCTGATGTCTGCTTTAGAGGCAATGGTAACGGAAGCGGAAACACGGATCGGTTTAGCTGGGCTGATGTTGGAATATAAAGGTAAATCTATTCTCGCCAAATAACAGCACGTAAACCGTTAGTTAATTTCACCTTAACGTAAAAAGGAGTACACGATGAAAACCCAGAACGTAGATTTGACATTCACTGAGCTCACTAACGTTTACCATGCGCTGTTCAACATTAAAGACGAGCACGATCTGGTTGACAGGCCGCTGTTACTGAACAAAACGATTGAACTACTCTCACGGACTATCGCGTCGCTGGAGATGCTAGTCGAACTGGGTGAACAATTCGACCCGTCGGTTGTTTCTCAGCACCGTGATGACATCAAATGCTTCACGGAAATGAAAATGAAACTGGAAGTCGCTCAGCAAGAAGAGTGTCTATACTGGTTATCTGGTACTTATCACTAATTTGGAATGTTGATGATGAAAAAATTTATTATGGCAGTTATTGTTCTGTTGATACCTTCTCTGGCGTTGGCGACCACCGTTTCATTTAAAGACGATAAAAGTAACTTTACTATCGGCGAAAAAAGAACGGTAGCGTACGTTGACGGGAAGAAGTACGTCTGTGAGTTTGGTATCAATTTGCCGGAAGAAATTGATGACGATGGGTTAGTTTTTTCTGCGGCGGCGTATGAGTGCGGTAACCGTATCATCTTCGTTTTGAAGCATTATACTAACACCGACGTTTATCAAGTACGTCTTTACAATGCCCGTACTAAAAAGTATCTCTACGATAACAGAGTACTAGCAGGACAGTTTAGCGTGATCAGTAAAACGTAATCGTTATTTGGCTCAGGGAATCCCTGAGCCAAACCTTCACTATGTATTTTCTTTTTTTGCCTCGAGGGGTTCCTAACGATGGATAAGAAACACGTTCTCGAAATCTTGATCGAGGGAGAAGATCAGCCGACGATTAATAAACGGCTCGAGTTTACACATTCCGATCCCAATTTACTCTTCACTGATTTTTTCAACAAACTTCTAGTCGACAGCCCTGAATTAGAACCACACAAAGAAACAATACGTTTCTGGTTAAGTTCTGTCTTTACAGAGGTAAGGACTAATTGGTTTAAAACCGTACGTTATTACGGGTGGTTACCGGGGATAAAATTGTTTTACCGATACAAACCCGATGCGCCATTTTGGATTAGATTGTTCTCCGGTTTTAGCTGGGGATTTAAACCTCTGATCAGAAAAGATTCTTAGTTAAGGTTTTTATGAATCAGAAAAGGGTTTCTCTGAAAAAGCTCTCCTCGGAATGGTAAGGTGAGCCTCTTTACAATCTGCTAAGGTGGTATTGATGAGTCGTCAAAAGAGTAATGCTAAGTTAGACCGTGAAGTTCGCCGCGAATCACGCCGTAGACTGAACCAGCAACGGTCCTTATCGAGCGAAGAAAGTGCAGACTTAATTCGATTCGACGGCAGAAGTAACTCTCAGGATATTACCAAGATCGGGATGGAAAAAGAAAAACGGGATCGTACGCCGATTGAAGCCAGGAACGTCAATCAAGGTCTTTATATGGATGCGATTGCCAGTAAAGACATCGTCATCGCTACGGGCTCCGCAGGTTCAGGGAAAACGCTTTTAGCTACAGTTTATGCGGTCGATCAACTCAGTGAGAAAAACGTCGAAAAAATCGTCGTGACTCGCCCGATGCTGACAGCGGAAGAAGAGATGGGTTTCCTTCCAGGGACACAGTACGAGAAATTCCTTCCTTACTTCCGACCGGTCTATGATATTCTCCGCCGGAGAATGGGTGCGAGTTTCCTCCAATATTGCCTTCGCCCCGAAATCGAGAAAATTGAAGTAGCCCCTTTCAGTTTCTTGCGCGGACGAACTTTCGACGATGCTGTGGTTATCCTTGACGAAGCCCAAAACGTCACGGTAAATCAGATGCGTCTCTTCCTGACGCGTATCGGTGACAATTCCACGGTCATCATTAATGGTGACTTAAAACAGTGCGATCTTCCTAAAGGTGTCAAGTCGGGGTTAGCAGACCTACTTGAACGAATAGAGCGTAAACAGTTAGGTATCCCGGTAATTAACTTTACCGATGCCGATTGTGTACGTTCTCCGATTTGCCAAACTGCCTTAGCGATCTACGCAGAATGAATATATGGAGAGTGGTAAAAACCACTCTCCATTCTATTAAAAGGAGCATGGCGTATGTTTAAAAGTAAACGCAATGACCCCGCGGTATTTGTCAAGGATAATACACTTGGAGATATTTTCTTATACTTACGCAGTGGAGATTTCGACGGGGGTTGTAAGTTGCATTATTTGTTTTCTTTGGTGGAAAAGAAAGTAAAAGCAATACCTGACGACCTGTATCAATTAACGTACGGACCAGAAAGAAATTTACGTTTAGCGGACGTTAAAGACATTGATCCTCACGCCTATTATTTTTGCATCAAGACCCAACGCCTTTTTCAAGGGTTTAACCGCGTAATGACTAACAATTTCCCTGTCCAATGGTCTGTGGTAGGGACTTACGTTTCGTTAGTACGTGAAGCAGTGACGATTCCTGAACATGAATTTGTTTCCGAGTTTAAAAAGGTAGTAAGAGAATGAACGTATACAAAAAGGTGCATGTCCTTTATTTACCGGGGAATAAAGAACAGAACAAACTCGAATGGTCTTTCCCTTACTCCGATGACGATGTTAAGGTGGTAGAGGATTTTCACGCTTTGGATTTAAGTGCGTTAAGTGAACAAGAAAAACATCGTATCACTCAACTAGTAATTGAACTTCCTCGTTACGGGTTAGTACGCACTGATTCTGCGGATCCGGTGTTGGGTCTGGTAGTGGTGGCATTAAAGAGAAAATAAAGGGTGGGCCAAATGGCCCACCCTTTATTTATTTTAAGCAGTAATACTACCAAATGTTTTCCATCCTTGCGCAGTATATATTTCCCCTTCTGCTCCATTAGCATTAGGGAGAATGTAATACATCTTCATTCCAACATAGGGCGTCACTTTAGACGAAAGATTGACACCTGTATTTTTTTCTGTTGCTAGGGCAGTAAATATCCCTGTGCATCTGTTACGTTCGAGAGTTATAGGAGAATAAATAGTGGTGCCGAAAATATAAATCAGATTACCGCTATTGACATTTCCGATAAACGTTGGTGCGTGCGGGGTATTCAAGTAGAACAGGGCGGTATTAAACGGGTTCTGCGTAACCAAATTACCTTCAAAAATTTGGTTTGCTCCGCTGGACTCAGATGAAACTAAACCATTCAAGGTCGGTGTTCCCGTATTTTGTACATGTATAATATTACGTTCAAATACGCTATTATCTGAAGAAACTACAATTTGCGAACTAGTCGCAGAAGAGTTAATTCTGAATTCATTCCTTGATATTACCGCCCTCGCCGTGGCCTGAAAAACATTACCTAAATGATAACTGTTAGCAATCGGTTGATTTTGAACATCTACAGTGTTCTTATCGAAAATACCCGTACACTGTAACGCTACAAAAAACCAACCCTCAAAGAAGTTATTTTCTATTTTAACATTCTTTGAATTATTTCTAAATGCGATCGTAACTAACGAGGTCGACTTATTGACAAATCGGTTGCCACTGAATACAAGCCCGTCATGATAAGAAATATTAGAAGTCACGGTACTGCTGATTGTACTATCAAAGAAAAACGTGTTATCTCTAACAATGACGCCTTTAACAAGAGTACTAATAGTCGTATCGATCGCAACAGCCGCGCCACGTGCGAACCTGAACATATTGCCGACGAAGAGCGATCCTGACCGGTTACTCCTAAAAGCAGGGTACGATACGCAATAGCACTTATTACCTCTGAACTCAACGCCTCTGCGCGCACCGTCATCGACGGTACTGTAGTTATGGCAGACAAGATGACCACGGATACTTTGATAACCACCTTGCGGACAAGTCCGGTTGTCGCAGTAGAGCATATCTGTAAAATTATCGGCTACAGTTGCACGAGTACTGGCCGGGAAAATAGGAAGGTAGCAATTAAGAACCATATTGTTGACAATATTGGTTTCGCTAAATCCTTCCGATTTAATCCCGATAGTATATCCATAAACAGTACAATTTCGAATAGTACATCCCTTGGCTTCGTTGTCCCAATTGTTTGTCAAATTACTTGATGAAATTATAGAAGTCATTCTTGGCGGTGCGGTCTCTGGCGAACTAGCTGTCATGTTTTGATCCCACGGGTACTCTGTCCAGATACCAATGTAACCGCACAATGTGTTAAATACGTCCGTACCGTTATCGGTTGAGTTAACATGAACTTGATAAGTCCGTTGGTTCCAAGCAGTTACATTATCGATAAGACCACCAACGCAAGCCCAAAAGAAAATAGCCCCACCGTTCGAATCCGATGCCATGTTACCATCGGTTCTCGCAATAATATTCCCAGCGGAAACATTATAAAACTGACAGTTTCTTACTGTCGGCTCGAATGACTTCCTAATGATGACCCCATCACCGTAAATATTGTTTAGGGTCACGTTTTCAATCGTCGGACTATCGGCATAGAAGAAATAAATTCCCCAGACCCCGAGTGAATATGGAGTAGGATGTGTCACAGAGAGCGTAGTTAAATCCGTCCCGCCTTTATTCTTCTGTCGCGAATAGTCCATAGAGAAATTCTTCAGGGCTACCTTCGGAATGAATTTGTCGCCGCTAGTTCCGATAAAAGATATTAACGGTGATTCTTTAACCCAATTAGCGCCAGTTTGTAGCGTAGGGGGCGGGACGTCGTCAAACGTAAAAACGGTGCTGTCTCCGTTACCTGATAAAGTGAACGGTTTCAAAGTGGCGGAATAGTTAAAAACTTTCCTGAGCGTACCCCAGTTTATTTCGCCATTAGGGAATTTTAATTCCCCACCACGAACAGAGATGAAATCGAGTGCACGACTAATTTCAGTCCCTTTATTGGTGCCATCGGCTGTAACGCCAAACCATTGAGCATCTATAACATTCTTACTGTCATTTCGTTCCCAGTAATACCCCGACCCCGCTGCGATGACACCGCCGTCATCCGTTGCTGTTCCTAAATGACCAATGAAGTCACCACTCCCCGATGTACTCTCCGAGTAGTACCCTTTCAGATAAACTACCTGACCTTCCCACCACGGTTTAAACTCCCGCAGTGCAGTAAAACTCTCTACTTGCACTTTGACGTGCTTCAGTAGTTCAGGAATATAAATAATTTTCTTAGTGCCGCTTTTACCGATGACTGCGTTCGCACCAATGCTAGTTCGGATGTATTCATTGACCGATAATTTATTATTGTCTACGTAAACGTAGAACATTTGGTTTTCTACCGTCGCAGCGATCCCTTCTTCTACGCTGCTGTATGCGCTATCGAAGTCAAAAAGATCTCTGAGTTGGCTCAACGTGATTTTATTGGTTGCCAAAGTACCGCTAGACAGTGTTAAACTTAACGGAATTTCCCCCGCCATATTTCCTGCGCTCAACGGATTTAATTCGCTGATCTTATTCCCGAAATCACTCATTTCATTTACCTTATCACATAGGTCAAAAGTCATAGGAAACTTGCCATCTCTTTTAACGAGGAATCCAATTAATTTGACACCTATATCACTCTATTGGAATTAGTCCAACTAACAACAATGGAGCTTTAAAACACTATGTCTGATTTACTCGATTTAATCGTCCTTGCATTTCTGGGTCAATCTAACGACGAAGAGGATGACGATGACGACGAAGAATAAATTGATGTTGGCGGCGTTGACAACGCTTGCTTTTCTTGGCGGGCTCTGGATAGGAATCAACGTCAGTCGATTCCTCGGAAATTGGTCCGTCATGGAACAGTCGATCATTGCCGTCATTATTATTCTATTGGGTTTAGGGTGGGGAGTATTAGCTTTTCAGCTCTCCTTTTGGTCGTATAACCGAACGTATGCCAGAGCGATGTTCATCACCTTCTTAGCCGGGGTGGTGAAAATCACCTCCGGTGTCACTATGTTAATAAGGCTCTATTAAGAAGGAATACACGATGAAGAACGCCGAATTCTCCTACGTCACCACTATTGGTGCAACTGATATTGGACATGCACATTTTTCCTTTTGTGAGGAACTCGGTTTCTTCATTTGTGAGCAGGGTTATTCAATGCGGTCAGGAAAAGCGCCGGGGGCAGACCAAGCGTACCAAGTAGGCTTCGAGAAAGCCCTTCGCGATAATGACTACATACGTGACCCGCAAATATTCCTTCCGTGGAAAACCTTTGAACGACACAACGTTTTTGTTTCCGACCGCTACGATCATTTTAATTACACTGCTGAAAATATCAATAAGGCAAGTGAAATTATCAAAGACGTTCATCCGGTATGGGACAGACTCACTGACGGACAAAAAGTTTTTCATATCAGAAATGTCTTCCAGATTTTAGGGGAAGACTGTGAAAGCCCCTCTTCTTTTCTCATTGCTTGCGCGCCGCAAGACAAAGAGGGTTTACCTAAAGGCGGTACACGGTCCGCGTACAAAATTGCGTTGGACAGGGGAATTCCCTGTATCAACATATACGATCTATCTCATCAAATGGTTTACGATTGGCTTGAAAAAGTCATGGGGGAATTACGATGACAACAACTGCCCTTTTACGCGCCAAAGCGTATAACGAAACCTGCGAATTTTTAATTCGCGCCATGGAAGGTTTTCTGGCGAAAGATGCAGACTACGGCTCGCGCACCGGGTCTCTTGGCTCTGAAATATTTTTCACTTGTATTTTTATCGAGGGCGTCATTACCCTTGATGTAAAAGCCAAGGGTCAGGCGATATGGGGAGGGGATCAACCCGATTTCAATTACATTCTGGAAACGCAGGTCAACTTATTGCGGCAGCGTATCAACGAAACAATAAAACTCAACGACCCAAATCGGAAATGGCGCGGGAGTAGTGAAATTTTTCCGTACCGTGTCTTATTTACTTATACACTTGATAAGGGGTGATGTAATGGCTTTTAGTCTCGATAAATACATTCCTGACGATATCCAACTGAGCGACATTGAACTTAATTCTCTTCTTGGTCTGATCAATAATCTCGGGGTAGGTGGTTTGGCAGTTCGGACCCGGGGAAGTTTGAAAGTTATCCCTTTCAGCGAACTGCGCGAGATTTCCCTACAATCTCCTCAGATGGTGATACTCGAATTTCTAGAAGAAGCAGAGGTCATTTTACAATACCCTACAGATCAATGTGCAGAGCTGGCGAAAACTATCATCGCCGATCTTTGGTTGAAGACCTATGGGATTGTAGATGACGCCAAACCTATGCCGTCTCCTTCTGCATACTTCATTGGGGAAGATGCAGAGCCCTACTCGGAAAAAGACCTCCAATTCTTCTCTGAAGTTGAAGACGAGGTTGACGAGAAAAAGTTTAGCTATATCGATAATACCGTCGCCCACGGGACGGTCGTTTACGTACGTTGGAAAGATGTCAATGTCGTCGCGTACCATGAAAATACGGTGTTCATTAACGATCATCAAATCCCTTTCCAAACAGAGAGCGCGGCTATTGCTTTTCACGCATGGGTAACTGAATGCGTAGATTACTACGGTTAGTAGAAAAGAGGGACAAGTCCCTCTTTTTTTCTTTTGTCTAATAAGGATTTTTCATGATTCCCTTCGATATTCAAAAATACCAACATATTGCAAAAAAAGAGAAAGTTACAATTTGTGACATGGCTCTTTTCTTCCAATTAAGTGAGGATTCGGACGAAACGCGTTTGATCCTTTCTCTTGGTCCAGTGAAGGATACTGTGCCTAGCAACAGAAATTTCTTCATTCCGTGGAGAAATATTCGCTATATCGGCAGCTTTGTTGACGGGGACCGGCGGGAAAACGTCGATACTAGCCTGATGATAATGGGTGATTCAATGAATCCTATCATTGAATTTGAAACAACCGAAGCAAGAAATATTGCTGAGGTTTGGTTAGTGGAATGTACTAAATTATACGGGAAAAACAAAGGATGAAATGGGCTCCTAATACTTACTTATCATTTGTCATGTTTTTTGTCATCCTCGTTGTGGCGGCGTCCTCTAAGGCAATACACCAGATAGAGCCTAATCCAATCACGGCTGCTTTAGTGGCTTTAATAGGGACGGTTGGGTTGTTTTTCTGTATACGGCAACTCGTTAAAAACGATGGTAACCCTAAAACAGAAATCGTATGTCGCTGGTATTATTTGGGTGCGGTCTTATTCGGACTGGTTGTGATTTTAACCTCAATTACATTAGGATTGTAACATGGCTTTAATTTATCGTTTCGGCGCTATGAATTCCTCGAAGTCTTCTAATCTCCTACAAACTGCGTATAATTATCGTGAGCGCGGAATGGAGGTTGATATTTTCAAACCGGCTATCGATACGCGGGACGAGAAAGGAAAAGTGAGTTCTCGTATCGGGTTATCTGGCGATTGTGTTATGCTCGATAAGAACACTTCGTTTTTAACGGACATCTACAAAGACCGCCAATATCCTAAGGTTATTTTAGTCGATGAAGCGCAATTCCTGGAACCCTTCCATGTTTACGAATTGCGGTCGCTTGCTGACCTTAACGATGTCACTGTTCTGTGTTATGGATTGCGGACAGACTTTCAGCGAGAAGCGTTTCCTGCATCGGCTATTCTTCTAGCGATTGCCGATAAGCTAGAGGAAATCCCCACCGTTTGTTGGTGTGGAAAGAAAGCCCGTTTCGTTTTACGGCTCAACGACAAAGGTGAAGTCGTGGTTGTAGGTCCACAGGTACAAATTGGCGGGAACGACAGCTATATTTCCGTGTGTTCGAAACATTGGGCGTTACAACAACCCAGTGAATCAGAGGTGGATAAAAAATAACATGAAGTCACTTAACCTTATGTTTTATTTATTTATTATTACTAACACTGTGGGGGCGATGGTTGGTTTAAATACAGACGGTTTTATTCCAAAAACCCTTGCGTTGTCCGTGTTGGTTATTGGTGTACTTTTAAGTTTCTTATTCTACTTTATTTTTCACCGGGAAATGAGAAAAGAAAATCTAAAGAATGTGAAGTGGGCGTATTTTTACTTGCTTCTTTCCCTTTCGATGGGTTCATGGTCACTCTTTCTGATGAGGTACTAAGATGCCTGAATTAACCAAAGAAGCGTTATTGGAAGGATTCCTTTCTGACGTGAAAGGAATTGCTCGTTACGTGGCTCGTAATACTGGGACGGTCGAGGAAGCGTGTGAACTAATGGCGCATCAATTCCTTACCCTTCTGGATGGTGTAGGGAACTCAGAAACTCCGACTCCTATTACACTGGTCGTGGAGGCACACCCAGCATCAGAGATTGCCTATTTCCACGAGAATGAACCTGAAACAGATTACGTTCCAGAAGATACTCCCATTAACACCGACTGTATGTTACACGGGAGTCTCAGCGATTTTCATCTGGTACCAAAGGCGTTTTACCCAACCATCCTTAACCGGTATCGTTCACTGATTAAAGAGAAAGGTGGCGCTTTACCTACTACACCTTATCTTAACGCGGAGCATCTGCTGGGGATGTTAGAGACGCTGGAAAATGACCTTCTTCAGAGCCTCTCTAAGAAGCACAGATGGTTAGGTTATATCCAAGGTATCCTTTGTGCTTACGGCCTCACTACGGTCGACGTAGAGCGTGATTTTACACGAAAGATTTTTAACGGGCGTTAAACATGATATGGACGGGTCGTTCCCGTCCATTTATTCTCTTTATCAATTGGGAGTGAACAAAATGGCGAAGAATAAAATTTATCTCGACGGTGCGGATTTAACTGAAAATGAAAAACAATTTATTCATGAAATCACACCGCAGTTTCAAGTCAAATTATTATCGGTCATTTTTAGTCAATTTCGTTCTTTCATGGAATCATTTTCCACTCGCGATTTGACCGATGACCCTTCCCGTTTTCCGTTGATGCAATCTATTCTGCTAGCGCAAAAGAAAGCGGGTTTAAAGGAACTCTCTCCTAAGGTTATGCGGGCGGTAGAATTACTGGCCACCGGGCAATCCCCGCGGCCTTTAACTAATAACCCTACTGATTGGAAGTGGTCTGAATATTACAAGCACTACCACCATCGGGGTTGTCATCGGATGATCCGCTATGAACTCGAAGGGCCTATTTACAAAACCGACGCCGTTCATAATTTCCCGAAACCGAAATATGCCTATTGGCAAGGTTACGCCTCAACGCGCATGGTTCGCCGCGATGAGTTTCCTATTAACCCCTTGATCGATGACCACAAAGTTTTCTACTATGCAGAGCCTTGGGATGGAAAAGGTTCTGTTGAAGATCGTATTGCTGAATCAACTTTACTCCAATACCCGGAGTATGCGAGTAGTTGGTTAGCGTTACAGCGCTCAAATTTCCAGAAAGAAGTTGAAGAACACCGCGCATTAACCAAACGACTTTTGGATCTGTAATAATGAATATCACTGAGGCATTAAACCAGCTGAGTAAAAAGGTCAGCCGTATTCAAGACATCGATGTCATGAAATTTAAGACCAAAGAATCGATGAAAAATTGGATTTCTATCGTAGGGTCCAGTTACGGTGTGACTGAAAACATTATCGACGGCGATGCCAAATTTAACGGAGGGCTCTTTTTTCTACTTCGTTGTGAAGTTCATTACATGAAGGAACAACCGACACGCTGGACAAAAGGTTACGTTGCATCGACTAATTTACTTTCAGTCAGCGATGACTTGGGCAAGGCAGTAATACTAATGGAGTCGTTCCTCCAAGCTAACCCTCAGTATTTTGTGAAAGAAACCGATTAGCGGGAATAAAGGAGAGTAAAGATGTACCTGAAAGATTATGATTCGGTACTGTTTGCGCGGCTAATACAGAGTAAAAAGGTTTTGGGTTTTTTCACCAAACTACTTTTCTCTAACAGCAGTGAGTCTGCTACTTTGCAGAATATTTACGACGGTGCTAAAGGCAGATGGCGTGAACTTGATTTACCTTTAGAAGTTATTGTAAAAGAAATCGAGTCTACGATCATCGGGTATTCGGATAGTCAAGTAGGAAAGGACGTTGTCGATATTGACATCACGAAATACCGGAGCGTAGCGGCGGCGGTTCAAGGCGAAATTCTCCCTGAAGTCGAAGATGCCGACTACCGCTTGTTCCTTGTAAACCTCCTTAACGGGAAAATTATCAAATAAGCATATTTCCTCTCTCCGCCAAAAGCGGAGAGAGGAAAGTGTTTTCTTTTATTTTTTATTTCATGGCTTTTTTGGCGATCGCCAGCTGCGCTTCCGCTACACGGAAGTAGTGGTTGATGTACTGCATCAACGGGCGAGTATAGCCGGAAATGTACGCACGGTTCACGCGGTTAATCGCCATCTGGAATTGGGTGGAGCTGATACCAAAGACGATTGAACTCACTAAACCAAAATCGTTCTGCGTCGTAAAGAAATCGACATTAAACATAGTGCCGGTTGCTTTAGTTCTGGACAGGCTGCCGGTAGAGTTCTTCAGAATCGAACACAGGCGACGTACAGACTCTTTGTTCACGCCGGTCATGGTGAAAGAACGACCATCGACATTACCAGCACGGAAAACCTGCGGTACGCATTTAACGATCGATTTAGATACAGCGCTGAAATCATCGGAACTTTTTAATTTCTCGCCATTAGAGACATACAGCCCGCCGAACTCTTTTCCGTCAGAAAGGGTATTCTGGAACAGCGCAGCCAGTGCTTCGGCGTTGTTGATAAATTTCTTCGCCAGATCGGAACGCTCGAGGGATTTTTTATCGCTGCGCCCTAATGCCCCGTCAAACGTTTTCTGAACCAGGTTGACAAACTCGTCGTGTTTAGTCAGCAGTTTTTGAGCGTAGGGACCAGACAGTTCGGTAGTTTTCTTCGCGATTACTTCCATTCCGGAAATGGCTTTATCGAATGTGGAGGCAAAGCTGTTATCGTCCCAAGCGGCGGAAACGGAAAGTGCAGCTGAGACCTCAACCGATTCAGCAAACTCTGCGTTGGTGGCTTTCTTCTCAACGTCACCGATTAAGTTCTTCAATGCCTCAAGACGAGAGAACAGGCTTTTGAGGTATTTCTTAAAAGAATCGCCTGCGTTCTTAACCAGCTGAATCGCGCCCTTTGCGAAGTCAGAAATTGTCCCACCCAGCGCTTCCAGTGACGGCGCAGCACCGCCCTTCACTTCAAACGACTCCAGAGATGGGATGACGGTTTCAACCGTCTCACCAGTGCCGTCAACGACAGCGTCGGTGGCTTGTTCGATTAAAGCGATTTCGTTAGGGGTCGCTACGCGGTCGTCATTAGCAATTTCGGATTGGATGAAATCTTTAAGTACTTCACCGCGTTCTGTTTTCTCTTCCAGTTCACCAGCTTCGTCAAGCTGATCGGCGACTTCATCAGTGAGTTCATAAGCTTCCAGTGCCAGGAAGCTGAGGTCGGCACTCTGCCCTTCTTGTAAAGCCTCGAAAGCCTGGGCCTCTAAAGAAGGTTTTGATGCGAGCGCCTTAAGAACATTGCGTGTATGTTTCATTTTTTATTTTAGCCTTTGCAAAGTGTTTGATACGTTACGGTAACATAAAATACCAGGCCGAGAACCCAGAAAAAAATACGCGGTATCTATTTGTTTTGAAAATAAGAAGAACAGCGTTTAAACGCATACAGACTACAGCTTTAAATACTATTACTAATCGAAAACAAAGCCAATAGGAAATCAAAACCATGAGTTTGAAAAGTCATTTCGAAGTGGAATTCATTTTCGCCAAATTAGACGCGGAAACCTGTGACCTCTTAAGAGAGTGTTACGAGATCTGGGACGAGCAGGGTCACTCCGGCGGAAGCGCTAGTTGTTTAATTGGTTCCATGCGTCATTGGAAAGAAAACCTTTCCCCTATCGAAGAGAAAGATTCTCTCCTTTACGGATTCAGTCAGTTGTTATTTTCTCGCATTGACGAGGCAACTGAACGTGCCCGGGTGTTGGATATTCTTATCAAACTGCTCAGCTTTTCTCCGCTGACTCCATTGACCGGGGAACCGGAAGAGTGGGTTGATCACGGGTATGGGAATAAACAAAATAAGCGTTGTGGTGCGCTGTTTTTAGACGACGACGGAATAGCGCGTTATAACGACGGTCGGGTATTTTACCACCCGAGTAGTTTTAGTGGCGAGTTTATTGGTTATCACAACTATTATTCCTCTACCGAAATTACCTTCCCGTGGAGTGAGCCCGATAAACCGGAGAAACATTTTTATCTCGACAACGCAGCAACTATTGAAATTAATCCGCAGCACGTCGAAGCGTTTATTGAGTTGAGGTATCTTCGTTCCGGAGCGGGTTTCGTTGAAGGAAATTACATCCGACCGGAATCATTTTTCATCGACCCTACGCTCTGTGATATGCTCACAGAGACGTTTCTTCATTACATTAAGCTGATGGGTCAATTCGATTCAAAGACTCGGCAGAAAGCGATCAGGAGCCTTGATAACGCAACCTGGTCCGATGGCTACGATAACGGGGAAGAGATCGTCAGGGTTGGTGGTGAGTTTCGAGGAGAAACAATCCATCGGGACCTTATTTACCCGTTGATGCGGTTGATCGCGTTGATCCCTAATGACGCCCAGCTTATTGACGATAAACTGACCTGGTTCAGAGGAGCCGTTTACGAGATCAGCTTCTCAACTCCCTGTTTCCCAACAAAACATTTCCAGAGTTGGACGGAAGACTATAAGCGGTTTAAAGGGAAAGTCGTTGTTGGATTAGAACGTAAAAACAGTCGCTCTGATACCTACAGTTATTTTGACCGGGTTGGGTATGAAATCAAATTTATCGGCGATGACGACGATAACAATTATCTCTACCAAATGCGGCGTCGTTTTAATCTGAAACACCCCGAGAAATTACGAATCGAAAGGAAGCAAAATGACAGCGTTGAACCTAATCCCGATGTAGCGGTGGGTATCAGTGACGTCAATATCCCTAACCCGGATCCGGCGTAATACCACGACTGAGTTGCTATGTTAACTCTTCGTTTTATTCCTAAGGAACTTTAACATGGCAGAAGATATCTCGGTAAAGATCTCCGAACTTACCCGTGTCAACACCATAGCCGAGAAGGATATCATTCCTTTCTCGACTTCATTGGTAAACGGGGACGAAAGTACACAGGCGGTCTCAGTGGCCGTGCTTCGTATGGTTATGGCTAACCCTACCGTTTATACGGACAGTGCGACCGCTTTGGCGAATCTTAAGGCGGGTGATTACGCACTGATTTGGTCGGATTACACCAAAACAGCGGCAAACATCTTTTTGTTTGACGGGAGTACACTGTCTCAGATCATGAACAGTTCTGGAGTGGCAGTTTCTCTTCCTGTCAATAATGCGGCGACTGGCGTATTATTCCGCTACACTGCTACCGCCAACGAAAGCATCACGATTCCGTCACGGCTTATCGGGACTACCGGTTACCACCGTATTATTGTTTTGAATGTGTCGTACCCTAACGTTTACGGTGAATATGTACTTGCCAAAGGTAACGCCTCAGATGCTATCGAGATGTCATCGGCAATCGTCGCCAATGAAGCGACACCGGGCAAGATCTTGGTGAACTGGCCAGCGAACTTGGGTGTGGGAATTACCTTTGTTCAGCAGGGTGTTTACGAAGTTCGAATTTATTGACGATAAAAGAGGAGAGGGGTTTCCCTCTCCTCTTTCTATTTTACGGTGAACGGAATTTATTTGAAGACTATATCACTCTAATGTAACCCAATCTATTAAGGTGGCACATGAACGCTACGAATGAAGAAAAACTTTATCGGCTGGCCAATATCGTGGCAATGGTTGCCCATGGTGCCACTGGACAAAAGAGAAAAGGAAGTGATAAACCTTATTACATTCACCCTTTCAAAGTAAGTGAACTTTTAAAAGCATACCAATTTCCAGCAGAAGTTGTTTGTGCGGGCCTTCTCCATGACGTTGTTGAAGACACGGAATTGTCACTGGAGGATTTACGCTATACTATTTTCTCTTTCGATAACATCAGTTTCCAATTTTCAAAGTTACTAAATCGAACCATCCATATTGTGGATGGGGTGACGGATGTCTATACGAAAGAATATATCAAGGCGAATCGCTGTAATAGAACAACATTAGAAAATCTGAGGTTGATTGGCTCTGACGACCCTTTTATCTGGGCGGTAAAAATCGCCGATATCCTGGACAATGCGTCTCACCCAGACGACCTGCCTATAGCCTTTTTACGGGCATGGTTAGTCGAGAAAGATCAATTCTTAAACAACTTACCTCGCACTGGATTTCATAGCGGTATTTTAGCACAAGCGCTGGCGAGGTTCGATGCGCTGGATGAGCAGTACACCTTCCGTCATGGCGATGTAGCGTCGAAATACCAAATTGCATTTGATTATTTGAAAGTCAACCAAGAGGAGTTTATTAATGCCTACCGTTACCCCAAAAGAACTGATTAACACCTTTGTTACTTTCTATCGCGTCTTCTTTGATAGGATTGATGATAAAGACGCTGTGCAGAGAATCAACCAAGGCGATTGCGGGACTGCCGCACTAGCAATTGGTGCCGTCGCAAATACGCTAGGTCACTCTGTCGCGTATTGGGATAATGACAACCACGCTTTCTTAAGTATTGATGGCGTGATACTCGATACAGCACATCCGGATGGGACGACAATAGAAGATCTTAACACGCTCCACAGTTCCGACAGAGCGAATGAAGTTAGCGATACCGACATTTTCGATGCGTACCTATACATCGACGCGGCGGGTTGCTCATTATTAAAAATGTATATGGAATACTACTCTGTCGAAGTACCAGACGCTGTATTAGAAGTCACTGCTAATATTGATGATTACGACGATCCGGAATGGGTCGCCGCTCACGTTGATCGTTTGAACACTTATTTGGAGAATCTAAAATGAACGAACTGGCTAAATTTTCCCGTCGTGTAGTATTACTGAACAAATCTGAGGTGGACCGTTTAGGGATAGCCTCTGTCAGTAAGTTCTTCGAAAGGAAACATTCTTTCCTGGAGCTGGGACATTTACCTCCGCCAGTGAAAGGGATGTCGAAAGAAGAGTTCCTTCGTTACGTGACGGTTGATAAGAAGGATTGCCATTTCGTCACCAAACACTACAATTGGGACAGCGAAGGTAATCTTACGGCGATCATTCAATCTTATAACCCTATCAAATCTGAACGGGTGGCGAAATCGCTCCAAGAGCCAGACCTGCCGTTTAAATTCTATCCGCGTATTCTGCGGAAGAAAAACGAAGATGGCACTTATCGCTCTGACATCATCACCTTCGACGTCTGCTGGAAATAGCCACTATGGATAAAGATTACCAGATTTTTCTCGCGAAAGAATCGCTTTGTGATTTGGTAAACGAAACCCAAATTGATAAAGAAGCGCTACCTCTTCCGCTGCCGACCGCCCGTTACGATTTACTCGTTATGGGTAAACGTATCGGAGCAGATACGTCGACAATAAGTGGGTTCCATCTATTGGCCGATAACGACACCGCGAGGGAACTTCGTGAGCTCATTTATTAAAAGTTCGCCCTATATCTCATTCTTAAACAAGGACAGAGAGAAAGAACTCTTCAAGGTTCGCGCTGGCGATAGAATCGCCAGAAGTATTATCGGGCGGTTAATAAAACAAAGGGACGAGTTATTAGAGTCCATCACTACGGATTATCGACAGACAGGGATTTACGAGGCGCACATGCGCGGTATACCCGCGGAAGAAATCGCGCACTACGGGGATTATACCGTGGAGTACGTAGAACGTTGTATCGAGTATAAGAGAATGGAAGATTATTCTCGCCGTACCGGTAATGCAATAATCATTCGTTGGCCGGAGGAATAATGGCAAAGTCAATTTGGAAACGCGGGGTTAAAATGACCCGTAAAGAAAAGAAGGCGTTACGAAAACAAATGCCGCACCCTAACAAGGGACGGGCGTTGTATCAATGGAAAGTAGAAAATGCTGCATTGAGCAGAAAGATCTACGCGTCGGGTAACGACGAGTTAATTAACTCTATCTTCGGGGAAGGGTGATTCAAATGCTTTGTACTTTTAAAGGTCGTAATGCACTTTGGACCAAACGGAACAAAGCCGAATTCGGCGACTTTATTCAGGTTAGTAATGCCGATAAATTACGTATCAACTTCGGATTGTTTGTCAAAGCCAAAAACCGATCTGTCGTTATCAGTTTTCATGACCTGTTCCCAATAAAGAACGGGGACGAAATTGTTAACGGTCTATCGGCGAATAAAATACCGTTCGTTCCGCTGTTCCATGTCACGCCTGGCGTAAAAAGCTCAGGCATTCGCTTCGCGCCAGAGTGTTTTTATATTTCACTTTCCCTTAATTACTGGGCTGGTCCTTCCCGTAATCTTAAACTAGGGGTCAGCGCCCTTCAATCTTTTATCGAAGGGTTAGGGGATATTACCGGTGAGAAACTCGGGGAAATTTTATTGGGGGTTGAAAAAGCCTATGCTGCCTAAAACGCGGTACTACCGCCATTCTGAATTCCCACGTTGCCCGTAGGGATGTTCCTTACGGGTGAAATTAAGAGGAATCGGAATTATGGCACAACGCGATCGCGCTTATCGTCGGTTCAAAAAAGTAGTGAAGAAAAAGAAAGTTTCTCACTACTGGAACGCAAACGTTTATTTTCTCAACATGAAACCTCAAACCGATAAAGGTATTATCGGGCGGGTTGCGACCACTCCTTGTAATTGCAGTTGTTGGATGTGCGGACATCAGCGTCAAGGTCATGGCCTCACCCATTCAGAGAAAGTAGCGCGAGAAAAAGCCGATATTTTACTCGGTTTGAAAGAAACCGAGTAAAGGTAAGAAAGAGAGAGGGTTTCCTCTCTCTTTCTTTTTTTTTGATTTCCAATTTTTTTAACATATATATTTCTAAGGTGAACAAGGAATAATAAAACCTTTTCACGAAACCAAACTAAACCATTTAAAAAGGAGTTTCACATGTTATTAGCTAAAAAAACCATTGAAAACATTCAGAAGGCAATCACCTCAAGTAAATTTTCCGTTAAGGATATTAAAGTAAAAGCGGTTTATTCCACTCCCAAAATTACCTTAGCAGAATATTTACTGGACGGGGAATTAGTTGTTAGTCAACTTTACCCTGTCGCGGGTTCTAAGATCTCTGATCTGATTTTAGACGCAGCGGCATTTTCAGATTACTACCTTCTTTCCGAAGTTTATGGTGGTCTGGAAAAAGACGATACAGCCGAATTAATTCTTGAAATTTGGCCGTGCACTGGAAAGCAAAATGTTGTATCTATCAACAACACTAAAGTCACCGAACCGCCGGCATCTAAAAGTTCACTGGAGCGTTTGAAGAATAACTTTAACCATCAACCGCGCCGTCATTGCAAATAAGATTATACAGTGAAGGGTATTAATACCCTTCACTCCCTCTATTATTTTTCTTTCACCGAGAAATTGAATGAAACGCTTATTACTACTTACTCTTTTGTCGCTGTTCTCTGTTAATGCCATGGCATTTTATTTCGGCCCGGTGCAGCGGGTAACACCGATCGGATACGACAACTATACAGTTGTTGAGATGTTTGTTGATTCGAAAGAATCTTCTGATTTTGTATTTCGCGTCGAAGATAAAAAAATCGCCGATAAAAACGGCGTTCCGTATAAAAAATATGTCTTCGGTGGAGAAAGGGCAACCTTCCCTATCAAAGTCAATAATAAATTTATTCGGGAGAGAAGTAACGGTAAAAAATACGTAATGATCTGCGCCATGCAGGTTGTCCCTCAATCGGAAATTCAGCCAGAGGCATGTTTCAATGTCGATCTCGAATAAAATTCTCTTGTTCATTGTAACATTGGTAGCAGCTGGCACCGCCTTTGCTGATGCTCCCTATATCACCAACAACATCGCAGAAAACCGCGGCCGTATTCAAAACGGTGATATTAGCTGTGAGGTTAGCCGTCCTCAGGCGACAATCAACGTTGGTGCGTACGGAAATAACGGCAGCGAGTATCGTTATGCTAATGACGATAAAGGCGGTTACGTTAGCATCAGTATCCCTCTCGGGGGCGACGATAAAATGGCAGAGTCATGTGAAAGACTCGCTGATTTGAGTCGCCGTCAGAAAGAACTCCAAATTAAACGTTTGGAGATGGAAATGGATCGCATGGAAAAGAATCAACAAATGGATTCTCAACGCGCCATGCAAGTTGATCCATAGTAGTAAATTCTCGTCGTTTTTAACTAAAACCTTTCTTTATTCAAATAGGAATTGTATCAAATGAAATCTATCAAAATCGCTGTTTCCGTAATCGCTCTGGCACTGACCTCTTCGGCTTTTGCTGCCAATGAACTGGTCTGGGACGCAGAATACAACCAAACTCAAATCTCCTGCGGTATCGATTACGCGAACGGTGTTCAAGTCGGCGGTATCCTGTTGAAAGGCGAAACCGGTACTAATAACAGTAAGGCGATCAACTTCGTGCTGACCAGCAACACGGCCCAGAAAAACTGGCGCCTCACTGAAGCGAAACTGACCCAGAACACTGGTCGCTTCGACTTTGCCGATAACCTGATGACGGTGAGCAACCGCGATCAAACTTCCGTGTTCGTTAACAATGTGGAATACGCGTGGACTGATGCTGCACAAGCGCAGAATATCGCAGGTAACACCAAAACGCTGGCGCTGGCTCCGAAGATCAACCTGGACGCTCAGCAGATGCCATTTGGCGTGACCCATATCCAAGGGAAGCTCGTTCTGACCTGTAACTAATCTCCGTCCATTGTCAGGGAACAACCGTTCCCTGACAACTATGACAATTCATGAAGAAAAGGAATACAAAGATGTTCTACCTCTCTACCCTCACCTCTAAAATTTGCTCGCTGCTCTCTTGCGTGGTACTCGCTGTATTGTGTTTTAAGCAAAACGAAACAGCCTTTGATTTGGTTCGTCTATGGGCAGTAGCACTCATTCTCGGTCGTTTAGGTTGGGTGCTTTATCAATACGTTTCATTGCCCGATATAACACGCGCCGTCCTGACGCCTGCGATGCGCCAAGTGATCGTTGAAAAGGCAGAAAAACACATTACCTTTGTAGGCGGAATGAATGTTTGTCAGCGAATCATCGTTGCACTAGCTTTTACGATTCTGTTGATGGTACATCACGAATACCTCCTCGGCTTGCTCACGATTGCGACCTTCTTCGGGCGAATGCTTTACGAATTTGAAGTGGCGCTGGAAATCGATTCTTTAAAAAGAATATAAAAAGAGAGGGCGTTTGCCCTCTCTTTTTTTTTTGTTTCAATTACGGCGTTTGGAAAGGGTTAATCAAAAAAGCGAACTGATATTTATCAAATCCTTCCGCTTTGAGTTTCCATCCGATATACACTTTAAAACGGCGTTTCTTGACATGATCATCCCGCATGAAATAAACCATCCAGTAATGCGACTTATACGTCCCTTTTACGTCAAAGCCTTTACCGTCCAGAACCGGCTGGAGGTGTTTATCCTTAGGGGCCCCTAGAACGCTGATCGAGAAACCATAAAGAGGGTTACGGTATAACCAGAATACTCGGGCCACATAAGTCTCGGCCCAATCCGGTAAAAATTTTACCCAAAGCGAATGCTTCTCTTTCCAGCCTGAATCCCCATCAAGGGTGTTATCTGGGGTATCAAACCAGGCTAACCACGTAGGGAGTCTACCTTCCTTAGTTGCGAAAATAGGAAGGAACGGGGTGACAAAAACACAAATAATTAACGCAAAGAAATAAATCAATAGAAAAACGAACCAGTGAAGAAAACCGAGTAAAGGGACAGGGAGTCCCCAAATAGTGAGTTTTTTCATCGTAGAGAGCCTGTGTTGTAGAAGGGGTCATAAAAACTCTTAAGAATCGAAATGCAGTTTTTTTGATGTATATATTGCTACAGTGAAATAGGAAAGATATAACGCTTTTCTGATAACTAAACATCCATTTACTGACCTAAGAGGTCTAAGAGGAAAGTATGAAAGAATTAATTATCTTCCTAATGGGATTTTTCATCACTCTTTTCATCTTCGGCGTGAGTATACCGATGGCTATTTGTTACGGGGTTGTAAGTGTCATTACCTGGTATGCGCTTTCCCCTTTCTTCCTGATCATGGCAATCTCATACGAACTTTAAAAGAGGTAATTAAAATGACTTATTTCATCATGCTAATTATTGTTCTGTTGGTTTCAGCTATGTTTGAACTGACAGTAGTTCCAGCGATTCTTATTGCTTTTGTGGCCGGTATGGTCGGCGCTATCATCGATTCCCAGGCTAATACCGGAAAATGGATGAACACAGACCACGGGGAGCCAGCGTAATGAAAAACGCACTCTCTTTATTCGGGGCTGGGGCAATGGCTATTGCTCTGGATTTGGCTGTCCTCCCAGCTTGTATTTTAGCGCTGATCGTAATCGCGGCAGTACAGTTTATTTAAGCTCTAGGCCACCGTCTCTCAACGGTGTTAGTAGTACTCTCTCAAATGCAGTTATTATCTAATCCATCTAAAAGGTAAATATCATGAACAAATTCAAATCGTTTTTCGCACAATTCGTCGCTAAAGAAACTGTCGTTGAAGGCGATACCGAAAGCACTACCTACTCTATCACTGAGAAGGGTAAAGCGTTAGGTAGCTTCGTATTCGACACGATTCTGATGGCGATCCTGATCTTCTTCGCAATCTTCTTCCTGAGCCTGGCGGTCGAAGTCGCGGCATATATGGTAGCGGGTCTGCTGATCGTGACCTACGTCACCGACACTTACAAAAACCTGAAGGCGCTGCTTTTCCCAAAAGAAAGCGGCGATGTAACTGCACCGGTTGAAACGACTCAAGCTTCTGTTGACGAAGCTGGCGTTGCAACTGCGTAAGCAGTAACTCCACCCTCGGCACACTTAACTTGAAAGGAAGAGCTTATGATGAAACGCTTAGAAATAAGTAGTGTTACTTAATTCTAAAGCAAAGTGTATTTTCTCACTCTCTCATATCTCGTAAGAAGAAGTTGTACATTGGTAAAATTCGTTGTTATCGTTGCCGTAACAGATCGAGGCTTTGACGGGCGATTCACTCTAGACTAACAAATCGAGTTATGTCTGAGATTATGAATCGTAGGCCGTAGTAAACACTCTCTGAGACGACACGACGCTGCAAGATAAAAGGCTGTGAGTTCACCGGTCGATCTTGGGCATCGCTCTATGCGATTTGTACACTTCTTTAGAGGACAAATTCATTCAACCCTTTTACTAAATAAATAGGTAAAAATCATGTTAACCACTTTAATCTGCGTAGCGATCGTTCTGTTCGGAATTGTCTCTTTATTCCTCAACGGCATTACCGTGGCTTTTATTCGTGCCGGTAAAAAATCAACCGAAGAGAAGTATCAGAAACGTTCTCGGAATATGATCTTTATCAACTACGCCTTTCTGGCCATTCTGACCATTATCGGTATTCTGGGCGCGGTGATGGTATCGGTTGATTTCGTTGCATTTGTTGTCATTGGGTTATTGAACGCAGTTATCTTAACCTGGGCTATCAAACGCGAAAGTCGGGTCAACGTTATTCTGGAAGAAGCTAAATGAAAAAACGATCGATGGATTACCGGCGCGCTTGGGAAGATGTGGACTCTGTATTGTCGGCAATAAAGTGTTCCGCTAAACATAGCGAACTCTTGGTTGCGGTAATTCGAGTTATCAACGTACTCGCCGGGAAAGAAAACTGGGCTAGATTCATTGACACGGTTGGATTGGATGCAAACGCGGTTATTCGTTATTTCTTCCCGGCTGAAAAAGAAATCGACGCCGAAAAGATTAAGATTATTCGCGAGCTACTTGAATATTATCAACTCAACCAAGCGATGTGCTCTGAAATCCCCATCTATGTCATCACAGGCACCGCCGCGACTTTGGCCTTCAGTTATAACTACTTCATACCCCATCCGTTGGCAAAAGCAGTTATGCTGGGATCTGGATTAATTGCAGGGTCCTTTATTCTTAAGAACCTTTACGTATGGGTAGTTAAACTACGGTATCGTCAAATCCGTTACAACAGACGCCAGGCGATCAAAAAGAAAAAGGTCGGAACTCGGCCTAATGATAAACACTATGGTTTTTCTTGTACAGAAACCACATTCGCATAGTTACTAAAAGGAGTACTCCAATGATCGAAACAATAGCTATCGTTCTGCTTATAACTTTGTTGGCAATGCTCTTTTGGTACTTTGCCAATAACAAAAGCGCAGCGGCAGAAAAGAAAGTTAACACTGCCCCTGAAATTGAACCTGTTTCCCCTGTAATGGAAAACGGGTTTACTGAAGAGGAAACTGTCGTTGCACCGGTAGAATCTGAATCACCACCTTTTGTCGAAACGTTGATAACTGAACCTAGTTACCAACAAAACCGTAAAGATCGTCGCAGACTTCGTCGAAACTATTACAGTTCGCGAGGTGAACGCCTCCGCCAGATGCGCGAAGACACAGACGACCTCAAATACATCTAAAAGACATTTCTCCCTTCGCTAAGGACATTTCCATGGAAACTTTATTGTTAATCACCTTCGTTGCGTTAATAGTTTTGCTGATACTGGGTACTCTGCTCTTTATTGCTAATTGGCAATTGGCAAAATTCGCCGCGAAAGATGCTATATTGTTCGACAATTCCTGGAAAGGTCGCTTAGTCAGAACTCTTCGCGACTGGACATCTTACGGGGTAAAGTTAACTTGTCTGATTTGTTATTTGATGAGTATATTTTTCCGCTTCATTCTGGTTTCTTTACTCGAATCTGAAAGAAGATACTGGTACTACGCGTAAGTCTTCACCGAGTCGCAAAGCGCTCTTATAGATTCATCCCACTGAAACCGCACTTTAATCAATCACACTTCTATCTAAAAGGTAAATATCATGAAAAAATTTATCGCTGCAACACTGGTGGCTCTTTCTGCGTTTATGTCCTTCGCCTCACAAGCTGTTGTGAATCGCTGGACAGAGTCATATCAGCAAGGAACCCTTGAGTTTTATACCGAAAGTACAGACGGTTATTCACTGTCGTTCTCGTGTCGCGATACCGGTGACAACTGGCCAGATCAGGCGCTTTTCCTGACCGACGCGAAAGGACAATCTCTTTCTACTACCGATGACCGTTATACGTTGGTTATTGACATAGCTGGGGATACGTACCAGATGATTACCCCCCTCTCTAGAGTTGGATCCAGTAACTGGCGTGCGTTCTTCGACACCGTTAAGGTAACCAAAGCGAAAAATTTCAAACTGTACGTTGAGGGTCACCCGGATGCCTACGTGGTCTTCTCTACTAACGGACTGAAAAAATTAGTAGCGGAGAACAAAGGCGGGAAATGTTTTTACCTTGATTGATCTCAAAGAAGGCATAGAGGGTTTGTAACCCTCTATGCCTCTGGGTCTTTTTCTTTTTTAAGTCTTACTTGTCTTTCTTTGAGGCATTACGTCTCGGATTAAAAAAGGAAAAGTTCTAATGGCACAACCTGTTCCCGGTACCCGTTTCAGCGGTACCAAAGATGAGAGTCTCGACTTTGACTCATTTACGCTCAGCGATGCAGAAGTTGAAGCAGCGACGGCAAAGAACGAAGCGTTCATCGAAGCCCAACCGGAAATCGAAGCTAGCGATGACTGTGAAGGCGGGGCTTGTAAAATTTAAATTATTTCGAGGGTGAGTAGTCACCCTCTTTTTTCGTTGTAATCATCACAAAAGGAAATGTCTGTGTTTAAAGTCGCTAATCAAGATCACATTGTCGATGTTTATTTACCCTTACCAGATTTCATGCGTCCAACGGATCTAGAGCGTCTACTTCGCGCGTTCAAAGCACGAGAAAGTCTAAAAGGCGAACTCAATCCTTCTTTGGATAAGAAACACACTGAGACCTTTGATCAATTTTATCTGCGTTACAGGAAATTTAAAGAGCCGACTCACCTCTTCACTAATTTCCGACTTACGGAGAAAGGAATCAAAGCCAATCTCCTTTTTACTGACCCTACTTTGGTCGCGTTCGAGGGAGTGTTAAGAATCCGTCGTCGGGCGTTTAACGACTACTGGCGCCTTGGTGAACAGAACAAAGACGCCCCCGGGTTTTTTGGTTTTGATATTTTCACTATCGACAGAGGTTAAAAATGGGAAATGAAACAGAATGGGACGATATCCTACTGACATTGCAGTTGGCATACGCTATACATAAAACACAAAATGCCATTAAAACAACAGCGCGTTTTGTCAGACTAACCGTAAAAGAGAACGACTGTTATTCGTGGCTGGGAAAAGTCGCATTATCCCCGGCGCCACTGACCGTCCTTTTACGTGAATTGAAGGAGCGGCGGCCCGATGACTTACAATTCTACGGGAACACGGCGTAAAAGGGTCTACGTAGAATATCCTTTCTTTATTAGGGTGCTCTCAAAAAATCATGCGATGCTCTTTTTTGAGACGCTCTGTCCAATATACGATACACTACGAATACTTTCCCGAAACGATCTTCATTATCTTGACATCGATGTAAATCTCTTTGCTGAGACGCTCTACGATGTACTCAACTGCGACTACGAAGGATATTTACTTGATATTGAAGTTGAGACGAATTGGTTAACGATCATTGAAGAAATAGAAATACACTCTCTAGCTCAACCTATACTCAGATGGTTTGATTCACTCTTGAATTACGGGTATTGGATTGAACGAGGTAACCTCCGTCCGTTTTCTGAAAACACCTTTGTGATCACTGAATGAACAAAATTAACGATGTCGATTTCTTTCGTGCTATGAGTGAAATTGGCTTGAACTTAAACACCGAACAGATGAACCGCGTTTTAGAAGGAGAAAACAATGAAAAAAATTATTCTGCTGGCTATTGCATCCCTGACAATCAACCAAGCAATCGCAGCGCCGAATGCGGCCTGTATCTCCCGAGTACAAAATGCAGTTAAGGAAGCTGTGGCGACTTTCCCTACTGTGGACACCAAGACCGTTTCAGTAGCTGTACTCCGCAGTAAACCCAGTCCCTTGAGCGCTATGGAAGGAGAAGCTCAAACTCCGGGGTATAAAGTTTATACCACCGCGTCTTTCCGGGATAAAAAATCTAAAAGCGAAACTAAATGGATGAATGAATCTGGCGTGGTCTTCGACGGCGACGACACTTGTTCCGTTCTCTACTCAAATGTAGATATTGCCGGATGAGCAGAAATATCGCTCTCGATCATGAGATGATCGATTTGTTAGTCACTTTGGCTATCGGGTTTCGGGAACACAAAGGTAAAGCCAAAATGGTACGGCGTGTTGCAGAACGTATTCGTAAGCGTCTGGTCTTTGAAGAAACCCAGAAGGTTTGCGATGATTTTATTGCGCGTCCTGAAAGTGCAGAATTTTCACTGAATGCACTGACTGAGCGTTATTACCATCGCCAGATATTGAAAATAGTCTAAACTCTATTAGGGGAGAAAATTCTCCCCTAATTTATTTTTTTGTTGAGGAAGTAAAATGGAAACTGAATTAATTGTTTTTTATCACGATCTTTGCATGGATGGTTTCGCGGCAGCGGCACTTTTCTACAAGTACTCTGACAAACCGACATTTGTTCCGGTAAACTACCGCGCCATGCCAAAACTTGAGGAAGGTAAAAAGCACTACGCTCATTTCCTCGATTTCACCCCGCCGGTAGAATGGGTAGAAGAAAACAAACATTTATTAGGCGGATTGGTTATCCTCGATCACCACGACGATAAAGAAGAGGATTGTAAAACCATCCGATCAATCTTCCCCGGTACTATCGTTCACTTTGATCGTAATCTGGCTGGTTCTGGTTTAACCTGGAAGTATTTGAACCACGGCGAGATGCCGGAAGTTATTCGTTTGATTAACAATCGAGATTTGTGGATTGCTACGGACAGTGAACGGGAATATCACGAGTACTTCGTTCGTTTCCTGAAGAAGGGTAACAAAGAAGATATCTTCCCGCCGTTCAACGCGCTGCTAGAGTATAGCAAAGAAAGAGTGGAGGCGGAAATCCGACCTGTCGTTGATTTACTCATCGAATCCAGAAATAAAAATATCACGTTTCATCTCGATAAAAAAGTATGTTTCCCGGTGGAAACAAATGGCGTTTTCCAGTTTACTGCGGTTTATCTTTCGGCACCGTACTATTACGCATCTGAGGCAGCCTCGATGCTGTTAGCAAAAAGAGATGACGTAGACCTCGTTGTAAACGTAACGTTAAACAAAAAAGGTTTAGGTCTTTCTTTCCGTTCTCGTAAAGGGACGGGTTGGGCGCAAAGACTCGCACACGACTTTAACGGCGGTGGGCACCCCGACGCTGCGGGCGGGGTCTTTGATTACCCTGTTTCGTTTGATATTTTACACGCACTTATTCTCCAAAACATCAATAAGGTAAGTAACAATGAATTCAATACTCCAGAGAATCAATAATACTACGTTGTTTATCACAACGGCTAAAGGGACGTTTTACGTAGATCTGGAAAAGATCAAGTTTGTTAAAAAAGGCCAGAGCGTAGGTCTTGTCTGTCCGTCTACGTACGTCAATGTACGTAACTACGATGATGTTAATATCAATATCGAAACTGATGACATCTTTGAAGCGGAAACTGTGTACGAGTACATCACTGCACAATGGAGTGACTACAAACTTCACGAGAATGTCTACGAGAACTCCTCAGAAGCCCCCAAAACGCGTTTTGTACAAGACTTGGAGATTATTGTGTCTTGGGGTTCGCACACGATTCTGGTGGATCTGGCTGCGTTTAACGTATTATCCCTATCCTACGGTCTATTGACAATTTCCGGCCCCAGTGGGAAAATCACGTTATCCAGTTCTTGTCAGCAGTATTTGGAAAAACTCAAAGATTCACTGGATCTTTATCTGCAAAGGAAACTTAAATCGTGAAAAAAGTAATGTTCGTGTTTGACTTGGATGACACCAAGTTTGAAACCGAAAAAGCCATGACACGCTGGATTAACGATACGTTTAACTGCGGGCTGGTTTGGAAAAATCGACTTTCGCGTACGGATCCGTTTGAGGCTCCTTTCCTCAAGGCGGTTTTAGAAGACGGTTCGTTCATGGAACACGCGGACTGGGTGCCTGGTTTTGAAGCTCTTCCTGCTTTGATTAAAGAAATGCAAACGGTCTTTGGAGCGCGCCTACAAACGATGTTCGCTACGCACCGCGGGTATCACCCTCGCGCTGCTGAATTTACGCAGCGGCAGTTTGACCGCCTTGGCGTTGAAATGGAAGGGGTCTTCTTAGACCCTGAGAAAGTCCCCTGTAAAAAGACTTGGCTGGACGCCAACTTAAAAGGGTATGATTATTATCTCTTTGATGATAATCCGCATTGGGGCGGTACTGACGCTTCTGAAGTGAGCAATGTCTTCTTAATGGACAAACTTTGGAATCAAAACCAAACCGCCTATCAACGTCTTTACGGGTTCGATGATGTAAAGCAAAAAATGTTTGATCTCGCAATTAAGCATTTAAGTTGAGTGACAAAACCAGAGGAGAGAGCCTAGGCTCTCTCCTCTGTGTACTTTATCTTTTTATTTTTTATCGTCGAACAAGAGTGAAAGAACGAATGCTGTTGCAGCCATGGTAATAAGGATTCCGGCGCAAATAATCAATACATCTCCACCCGACAGGGTAGTTGCTCCCATAACGCCTCGCTTAAAGCGGTCGGCGGTTCTCGATCAAACAACCTTCCGCATACATGTTGTAAATAACTTTTGATACTTCTGCTCGAGTAATAACGCCATCCTTGTTCACATCCAGTCCTTTATTCTGCGCGTATGTGGTTGGTCGTGTCTTATTGTCCCATAACACGTACGTGTCGGGTTTGTTAACTGCGACCGGCCAGAGTATGCGCATGTACCATGATGGAAGGTCTTCAAGTTTTCCTTTGTACGGAAGATACCATTTATAGACGTAATCAAGCTGTTGTAAGGCTGTCATACCTCTCCACTGATCCAGCGTAATTCCTACATCCTTACAGAATGCAGCACCGCCCTGAATAAGTCCGTAGTAAGGAGCACCGGCTCCATTCTGAATAGTGGGGCTAAATGTACGACCGGTTTCGAATGCCATACATGACATTAAGTGGCTGGGATCTCCACCAATTTTCGAAACAATGTCTTTTACTTTTGCCACAAATTCAGGGGCGACTCTTTTACTCCATGCAATGTCGTATTTAGCGAACGATGCATCTAAAGCCTTTTGGGAATTTGTACCCCACAAACCGTCGATTCCTTTAGGGTCGAAACCTGCGGTTTTAAGGGACTGTTGTAACTTAAGTGCTGAGTTTTTATCAAACATAATTCACCTCTTAATTAACGAGTCATATTTACCGCTTCAAGAATACCCTTATTTGGTCATTTAGTCAAATGTTTTATCTCAGCAAAATAAACCTCAGAGAACCCGAAGGTTCTCTGAGGAGTATGTCTTATTAGATTGCCACGCCCGGTTTGGATAACGAAGAGACAAGCTGATCGATATAACCGTCAGTACGTGCAGCGACGTCGGCTTCACGGTCTGAGAGGAATGCCGGTTGAGCATTCAGGTCAATACCGGTTTGTGATGCGCGATCGAGCATCATCTGGCCCAGTTTGTCAACACCGCGACCGACCATCTGAAGACCCGTAAAGGTCTGAGAGATCTGAAGCTGTTCTGGCGAAGAAGTCTGGTCTTTCGACATGCGCATTTCCGGACCTTGTCCGGTCGGTTGCATGTTGGTGATCAACGTAGAACGCAGTGCGTAACGTTCGGTAGGATCCGGTTCAACGAAGAGTACGGAGAAAGTGTTATAATCCGGATAAGTTGCGGCCGGAGTGATTCCACCTTTACCGATAATACCCGCTACGTTAGAGTTAGGTTCACCCATGAAGTAGAGGATATAGTTGTTCCAGAAGCGGGAAACCGGCATCCCGATTTTTTCCACCCAGGTAAACACCGGGACCGAGCGAGCACGACGAACCTTAGACAAGGTCTGCATCATTTCGCCGCCGCCACCGAATGGCGTTTCAACGTGTTCCACTTCCAACGTATAGTCGAGGCCATCGATTGTACGAGAATGCATCTCGATTAACGCTTTCAGGGAACCGCCCCATTTCGCTGCATCATCGGTGTCTTTGAAACAGTTGGGGAGTTCCATCAGGAACGCGATTGTTGGGCGACGTGTATAATCGGCCGCAGCATGGTAGTAACGAAAATCAGGCGTATAGCCGAACGCTGCTGGGATCTCCAGGTTAGTAACGGAACCATTGGCCCCGTTAGCGTACGAACTATTAGCACTCATGATCGTGTTAGGATCTTTCTTAGCCATTTGCTAATTCCTCTCTGGTGTATGCGACAGAAGACATATCCATCACGGTGCGGAATGCGTTAGCACCGAAGTCAATACGCATAGACCAGCTGTAACCGCGCTCTTTATCCGCCTGAGTGATTTCAGAATGCGGGGTAAAGATCAGGCGATCGTCAAACGCGCCCGTACCGCGAGTACTCACAGCGTCATCAGACCGTTCGATCAGTTGGTCGTCGGTCAGTTTCTGAGTACCGGTGAGATCACGCCATGCTTCAAACGCGAAACGGTTCAGGTTGGCTACGCACAAACCGACAATTGCTGCTTTGAGAACAGAACCTTGTTCGGAGTAGAACGACTGTTGTCCCGGATAGAACTGGGAGTTGGTGTCGTAGTCTTCCACATAGACCAGGTTGTTATTCCATTGCGCGCGACGGACACGCCACGATTTATCCAGGTTATTGATACTTTTCACAACTTGGACCTTACGTGCATCACCTTCGTCGACAGCGTATTCAGGTTTGAGCACTCCGTCAGATGCGCCTGCATAACGACAGTAGGCACGGAAACGGTCCAGTGTCAACGGTACCGGCAGCTTACGGGTGGTTTCGGTGTAGTACCCTGCACCACCGACAATCATACCGCGGAATGCCGGGGTACCAAAGTCAGAGGAGTCCGGGAACGCAGAGACGCGAGACATCAAGGAGAGCGCAATAGACTCTTCTTCTTCGTTGGAGTTAAAGTCCGACGAAATATCCTGCGTGGACAGCGCGATCCAGGTGTCTGCACGCAAACCGATCAGCTGCGGAATAGTTTGTTTGGTTTTCAGGTCGAAACCGGAATCCCAAAATGCGTTGAACGGATAACGCGCATAGTTGGTGATATTGAACGCCGCGTTATTGCTCAGATTCGACAGTACCGCATACGCTGCAGCGTTAAAGCTGTCGTTACCCAGTGTACCGTCACCGCCACCCTGGAGGTAATTGGTCGCCGTTTCGGTCAGCGTAACGCCACCATCGAGTACACCCAGGATTTGCACCGCATGGTACGGGACGCCTTCTACGGTTTGAGCCCCGAAGAGGTTAATCTGATACAGATCATCTTCGTCGGCAGAAACTGTGTCGAACGGCGCTTCCAGTTCCTGGATGGCGGTCAGAACGCTATCGATGTTGGCTTGATACAGATACGGCGTATCCAGCGGCGACATCAGGTAAGTGGACGGGTCTTCATCGTTATAGCGACTGTCGATTCGTTCAACGAAGTCGTAGACCACTTCGGTCTGTGGATCAACCAGATTTTCCCCGAAACCGACCGATAATGATGGTTCATTATAGATGGTCTCAAAAATCGTCGGTGAGCTTGCTTTATCTGCGCGGGTCAGAATCTGGAAGCGATACAGGAAGGATTTGATACGAGCCTGTAAATCGGCGTCAGCAGCCTGCGCGGAGTTAATCGTAGGTGCCCAGATTCGCAGCGCAGTGTTAGCGCCCAGCGACGATTTGAAACGGCAACGGAAATCGGCCAGCGGAGTAATCGTTGACGGCGTCGCTTCGGTACCGATGGTCCCGGCTTTAGCCGTACGTTTTTTATACTGGCTCACACCGGATTCGTTGGTTTCGATTTTCTCGAGAACGAACCGGAATTTTATCCCGTCAATTTGCGTGGCGAGCGGAATTTTATCGCCGTTAGTATCCAGCTTATAAGTACCGTCGTCGTTGCGTTCGTAGTCGTCAATCTTGGTCTTTACCCAATCAACAGAAAGTCCAAGGGTTGCTACATCTGGAATATCGGACGGTTCCAGACGCAGTGCCATGAACTGATTACCAGCTGCAATCGCTTCTTTGATGAAAGGGGTGGAGTGGGTGCAGTAAACACCGGACAGATTGGTGGTTTCGCTGCCGTAGATGTCTTCGAATTTCACCGGATCGATCCATGTCGGAACGGTCGGGCCTTTTTGGCCGAAGAACATGATTAAGGGCCGATGGAGCGGAAGGGTAGTCGTCGAACCCGTAGAACGAGTTACTGAACTATCCTTCGTACCACGGTAATAAATTCTGGGTGTTGATCCCGTGATTTGTTCAGACATGTCTTTTTGCCTCTTAAAAAGAGTAGGTACCGCATAAATTATGTACAGTCATAGTGACGCTAGTCCCAAGCTTGGGGATTTGTAAACCATAGTTTACGGGTAAATAGGGTAAGTCGTCATATTAACATTCTGTAGGGTATGGCCATAATTGGAGAATTAAGTAATGTTTAAACACAGTTTCGAAACTTCAGCGGGTAGTTCTGTTTTCCCAAGTAGCTTACCGGGGAAACTTTTGATCGCAAAAGCCGAGGGAGCGCTGACCCCAGTTAACCGTTTTAAAGGGTTGCTGGCCGCCATTGAAAAGAGTCCGCAGTTAGAGAGTATCCCTATTTTTCGTCATCCGTTTGCGCAGGATGTTCAAGGTGTTCCTTATACATACATTGATTTACGTCCTTACCGTAATGTGCTCACTCTCAACAGCGATGGGTCTGTTGACTTTAATAATGAAGGTTCAGCGGGGATTGTTTTTCGCAGAGCAGTGTTAGAAATGGCCTGGGCCGAAGGAAACACTGATGCGTTCTATTTCAATATCGATGTACCGCTGGCGATTTTCGCCAAGTGGTTGACCGGTTTATTAAAGAATAAACTCAACCTCAACGAAATGACCAGTGAAAAAGTAAAGGCTATCACTGCCTACTACTATTACTGTCTGCATTGCGCAGAGGCGGATTTCAACGAACGTCGTCACGAAGTCTTCTGTATCAAGATCAGTCGTATTTTGAACATTCCTTTTCAAAAACTGGATGTCTGGCTGCGCCCGGTCGGTTACATGGCCAACTTGGACGATTATTGCAAAGCGTTGGCGGAATTTGGCGAGAGTTTGTCCTTGAAACGAATGGACAAACGCATTCTTTGGACGCTGACTTCGACTAGCTGGTTTGGTAGTTCAGAAGTCCGTGAATGGCTTGCTGTTGCTTTGGAATACCCGCCGATGTTCATCGCGATGATCTATTCTTCCTGCGCAGGGGAAAAACAATACCGTAAAGCGTGGCTGACCCAATTGATTGACCGCGAAGGACGCGGGTTGAAGAGCGACGAGTTTATTGGACGCGTCAATGACCTCATCGCCATGACGGCTAATCATCAAGAGAAATCTTATTAAACGAAAAGGTGCGTGTAATGAATTCAGTTACTGAAAGTTTCCTTCTCGATCATGCACGTACAAATCTCTGGTGCGCGCCTATTCAAGATCGGCAAGTAATCCTGGACTTAACACGAATCACGAAAGACAGCGGGGTAAAGGTCTCTCATTCCATTCTTTGGGTTGACACCCCGTTACCCACAGAAACCGACGTCTACCATCTTTATCAGATCGGGAATAACAGCAGATGGCGTACAGGACTTCCCGATAAACGCGGGGTATGGATGGCGTTAGGGCCTTACGCTGAGGTCAACGATTTAGTTGTTGACCTCTATTTGGAAACGGGGATCAAACTCCCTTTGTTTTCGAGTTACGTTCTTCGGACCTACGACGACAATTTAATTATCGCGATCAAAGACTATTCTACACGCTGGGAACTGGCGAAAGAAAAAGTTTATCTTCGTATTTACAACAACGCTTTTTTCCGTTCGGATCGCAGTAACAATATCGGGAAAAAGATTGCTTATCTCGGACGAGAAATCGTCCGTCAAAGCGATATTGCGACGTTTATTACAGCACTGCGGCCGCTGCAGGCGTTAACGGGCGTTGTGAACATCTTTCACAATGGGGTTTGGAAACCTGAGATCAAATCCACGGACATTGCCATTGGGGATCTTATCGAGGCGTTCTACGACTCTGCGGTTAGTCATGTGGTTGATTTTAAAATCTCATCGTTATACGATTATACGTCAACACTGGATAATCTGAAGAAATATTTACTGCACCCGAGTAAAAATACCCACGACAACGAAATTTATTACGTTGACGACATCGATCTTTACCTTTACAAAGTCGACAGTGCCAGCGCATTGAGCGGACGTTATTACCACCGTAATAAAGAAAACAGCTTACGGAACGTCACACATGCCGATTACAGTATTCCCACCGGTTACGTCTCTGCTTACATCAATGACGGCTGGACGTCGTATGAAAACTGTTATATTCGTCTACACCTGAGGGAGTCCGGTTACAATCGTCCGTTGATTCACGAAGTCAACCGAATCGAAACCCTTTACCGCTTAAGTGATACCGACATTTTAAGGGCGATGATCGGGATTGATTCCACGCTGACAGAATGGCGTGTTGAAAATCTTGAAAATTCACTTTATACCGCCATCATGAGAAACTTCTGGGCGAGCTTCACAGCGACCGACGTAATCAATGCGTACGGTTACAATGCGTTGGCTACGCTGTTTGCATTAAACCCGACGAAAGTTACTCCCTCCTCTAACGGCGGTTACGTCGACGTTCCTTTTGGTCTGTCGCTTTGCTCAACGCTTTTTGAGTACGACGAGAACGGCCTTTTACTGGGGTGGCATAAACACGGTTATGCAGAGCGGTATTTCGTGAAAGATGAAGCGGCGGCGTTGGTGGAAGGGATTATTGGTTGGGGGACGAAAGCCATTACTTGGTCACCGAGCAATGATAACGCCACATTGGACGATAAGTATCAATACTACTTCTTCACCTGCCCTATTAACAATGGTGTCTTAACCGGTGAATGGGTGCCTGCTGTCGAAGGAACGCACTATACTGTCCTGAATAACGTTGTGACCTGGATTCACGTTAAAGCACGAAACATGGGATTAATTCTCACTAGTAAGGATGCGTTGGTTTACGATCAGTTAGTGGACAGCTCGGACGGTATTTATCGTTTCACCTTGACCTACAGTAAAACCGCAGGAACTGTACTACCTATTCGACCACGTCAATTACGTGTTTGGATGAACGGTCATCCGTTGATTGAAGGACTTGATTTTATTCTTTCTGGTAATCAGGGTACTTTGATCACTAATCGTTATTACGACGAATCGCTCGGCTCGATGCAAAAATTCACGTTTGCTGGTTTAGGTTGGGAAACGCCCACTGTCACCCATTCTCCTCCGAAAAGCATTGGATTTGTTGACCACGGTTATGTCAGTGTTAACGGGCGTTTTGATGTACGAGACGACAAAGTTATTCGGACTGTCATCGATGGGAAATTAGTAGACCCCAGTACGGTCCCGTTCATCGAAGATGCGGATGAAAAACAAATTCCGTTACTCCCTAATGGACTGGCTTATTCTGAAGAAATGGTTTATGTCCCGCTTTATGGTATTTCCAGTAATGCCAACGCGGAACTGATTGAAATGGGCACGGAGTCCGATAAGCGCGTTAATGATTACATGACGTTGAAATTCCCGGAGAAAGAATTAACGGGACCGAACCCGATCAATGAACGATACAGAATGTTCTCTGTTGTCATTACCCGTTTACTCTTTGATCTTGAAAACGGGACGATCAGTGAGCCTCTAAGTGTTAACGATAAGGTCGCTCTGGATAAGATCATGGCTAAGTACACTGCGTATTTAGACATCGACCCGTGCAGGAGTACCTGGAACACAAATTATATCTTCATCGATGCGCACCCGTTTTCATCCGCTGTCGGAATCACGACGAAACGTTGGCAGTTCTTACAGAACATCAATCTTTACTATCTCAATAATCGTCTTGCTCTTAACGATTATTTCTTTATAAAGGAATCGTGACATGGCCACATCGACCACTACAAGTGGAGTACAATACGCGCTGGTGTTAACGGACGATACGCCAGCTGATGTACCTATCTGGAACCCGAACGGGTTGTACAAAGAGTGGGCGCGCTCTGAAATTTATGTCGGTCCCGCCGGAATAGGTTCGGGGAACATCGGACGATTCGTCCCTAAAGTAGGGGATCGTATCTTCGATAAAAATTCTGGGTTTTATATCGTTACTGAAGTGGATACGTCAACACTGTTATCGACCTGGATCGCGTACAACGTCCCTACGACTATCGATAACTCCATCGATATTCTTTTAGGGGTCGGGAGTCGTTACCCGCAACCTGGGTTCTTTGTTTACGTTGATAACACTGTCTCTCCGCCAGAGATGGCTTTCGACAGCTTATTGAGAGCCTATCAGCCGACCGCGACAAAGGTTCGTGTGTTCTCTAACACATCCACTACCGGTAACCTGGAAGTGTTGTCCGCGTACTACAACCAATCTGGTCAACTGGAGAGTGACGAAATCCCGTTGATGACCATTGAGGGTGACACGACGGGTAACTACCGCATTCCCGTTACGGCTAATGCGACGAGAAAAATTGAGAACGGCGAAATCGTTCTTGTTATCTTCTACGATGCGGCAGGGCTCCCGACGAGTCGCTTTACCATGACCGTGGTAGATTCAGGAATTATTCGTCAATCTAACTCGGCAAAACGATCTATCGATTCTGTTGCACTGGTCAGTAGTTATTTAAGTGCCACCGACCCGAACCGTCTCAACGTACCTGTTAATCTGTTGATGACATCGATTGATGTTAGCGTAAGGGTGACTTATACCGACGGTAGTTCAGTGATCAAACCGGTCGATGGTAGTAAAATCTATCTTTCCGGTTTGAGCGAGTTCATCCCGACTCAATCTGGGCAGACCAGTCCACTGACACTGTTTTATCAGCTGGACAGTACCGAAAGTTATCAGGGTACGGCCACTGCCTCGGGCACTATTCCCGTAGCGTATACCATTGAATCAGTGACGCTCCCAAATGCTTATTCGGTGAAACTCTTTATGTTCCCAGAATGGCAGAGTAACGGTAACGGTTACAAACTTCGTCATTTCATGCAAAGCCTCGATCGTTTAGCGATGTACGAAGTAACGGATCTTCTCGAAGCGGCACCTGGGTCGGCGGTCTGGGATCCGACGCTCTATAACACCAAACAACACATGGCCTTTGCACTGGATATTTCAAAAGTGTCCAGTTCTTTTAGTAGTTATCGTCATGTTCAGAAAAACGACATTACGTTAATGGCTGACGGTGAGAGCGGTGTCGAATCGCCTTGGTTTGTCAACTTCGAAATAGGTGACGAGGACTACGGCGGATCACTTGAGTGCCGTTTGAAGTATATCTCGTCTCAGGTTTGGTCGACGGATATGAGTATGGGTGCACAAACGCAAAGCGAATGGCTTGATCGATTGTACTACCGGCTACATCCGTTGTACGATACCGAAACCGAAAGCGAACCGCTGGTACCTACGCACTTTATCCTCCAGGTAGACAACATTCGTGTCCGTCAACCGATTTCTGCGTGGAATACCACGTTCACGATCGCGACAGGCGGTACTGTTGGGAAATTGGCATTGCTCCACTGGGTACGTACGGTGAACGGCGTAGACCTACAACTGGCTACTGCTGGGATGATTATTCGTCATACCTTATCATAAGTCGTTTTGCACACAGAGAGGAGGGAAACCCTCCTCTCTGTGCCCTATACTTTCTCTATGATAATATTTACAGTAGAGGGAGTCCCTCATGTCGATACACAATACGATGGAAAATGATTCACGGCCGATACTCCACCTTGAGGACTGGGACTACCATCCCAGCGCTATACCCGATTGGGATACGCCAAACAAAGAGTTTACCCGTTTTGTCGGGGTATTGCAAAAAATGGGGATCAAAAATCACCATTGGCCACTTGCGCTTTTAAACCCTGATCTGGTTGGTGTTGACCCTTTCAGTCCAAATTTGACTGAAGATCAGATGATAGCGATTAAGATAGAGGCCGAATATAACATTTGGTATTACCTCAGAGAATGTTTGCGCGTCCCACCTGTCGTCGGTGAAGAAGGCGATCTGTTACGTGCGAACCGAGCGAATATGTCGCTTATTTGGTCGTACATGAACCACATCGATTATCTTCTGATACAGCCCCGTCAGACCGGTAAATCACTTATCTCTTATTGCTTGTACTCGTGGTTGTTGTACATGCGGTACACTAAAGCTCGTATTTCACTGGTGACTAAATCAGACGAACTCCGTTCCGAAACCACCACCATGATACGACGCATTCGTGAGTATCTCCCGCCGTACTTAACAGTAACTGACCGCTCCGATACGATCGCAAACGAAAAGGTCACTTACAACACTCGTGGTAATTTGTTTGCAGTAGCAGTTTCGCGCTCTGACCCAGGCGGTGCAAACAAAGTCGGTCGCGGTAACACCTCGCCAACAGTAGGCTGGGATGAAACCCCCTTCATCAACTATATCGAGATTGCGTTCAAAGCTGCGATGCCTGGTATGAACGCCGCGATCGAAAAAGCCAAAGCAAGAAACATGCCGTGGGGAAGTATCATGACCACAACTGCGGGTGACCAAACCAGCCGCGACGGACGCTTCGTCTTCAAAATGTGGAACGAAGCAGCCCGGTGGTCTGACCATTTTTACGATGCTGGTTCGCAGGCTAATCTTCGTGAGGTGGTGCAGCGCAACCTTAAGTCAAAAGACGCTAAACTTTTGATTAACGGAACCTGGAGTCATAATCAGGTTGGTGTTTCTGATGAGCAGCACTACGAAAACATGCGTCGCGCAATGGCACGTGGACCAGAAGCAGACCGAGACTTCTTTAATATCTGGACAGCAGCCGGGACCAACAACCCGATCGACAAAGAATTATTGGCGAAAGCCATCGGTTCCCAACGCTATTCTGATTACTCCGAGATTTTCCGTAACGGCTACATCGTTCACTGGTATGTTCCGAAAGAATATATCGACGAACACCGGAAAACGATGACCTTTATTATCGGGGCAGATACCTCAGAGGGCGGGGGACGAGATGCGTTGTCATTGGTCTTCCTCGATCCGTATAGCGCAGACGTTATCGGGGTTTCAGTGATCAATGAAGCTTTGATCCCTAAATACGCTGAGTTCTTAGGTGATCTGTTGATCTCTTATCCAAAAGCCGTCTTTATCCCCGAAAGGAAATCTACTGGACAGACGTTCATCGACTACCTGTGCTTGATTTTGCACAGCAAAGGCATCGACCCGTTTAAACGAATTTACAACTCGATCGTTGATAATAAGTCAGTAGATACAGCTTCTTACATGGAAATCCAAGGAGACATGAATCGCCGTGACGACGCCTTTTACATTCGACGGAAAACCAAATTTGGTTTCTGTACAGGCACTACCACGCGCAGACAGCTTTATGAAACTGTGCTGAAAATTGCAATGTTGAAAGGTGCTACTCGGATACACGATAAAATCCTGATTGCAGAATTGACCGGGTTGATTGAAAAGAACGGTAAAATAGACCATCCGCCAGGTGGTCACGATGACACCGTGATCGCTTATCTTCTGACCGTCTATTTACTGATTTACGGGGCGAATTTAGACTATTATGGTTTAGACTCAAGACGGGTACTGACCGGAGCGGTGGACGTATTGGCGGGGAATGCGAATGAGATTGATGAGCAACAAGAAGAGATTGATTTCCTCCATCGGGAGATCGAGAAACTTTTAACCGCAATGGAAACTGCCGATAATCCTATCAGTGCTATGAAGCTAGAAAGACGTTTGAATTACCTTAACGAATGTCTGGAAGAGGCAGGTGCTGAGCCGATTAACGTCACCGGGAAGATTGAAGAGATCAACTCCAATCGTCACGCGGAGTTCCAAAAATACATGGGTACAAATTACTATAGGTAGTCAAAAGATAGTGGTGTATATATCACCCTATTGAACATCGATACGGAATGTCGGCGTTATTGCTGACATTCCTCTTATTCTCTAACCCTTAAGGAGGATCAACATGGCCACTATTGAAACTTTTGTTTACGCCAGCGTTTACGATAAAAAGACCGATTCTAATTTTAATTACGACGGGGTAATGCCCCTTGATAAAAACAATTCGGTCTTCGCATACAAAAATGAACACGGTTATATCTTCACCGATAAAAATGAAAATATTCTTATTCGGCTAGATAATACCCCAACGCTCGAGATGAAACATCTCGTGTTTGTTACGCTACATGGCGACACCGTGCGTTACCATTTTACTCAGGAAAATGAAAAACCGTTTAGCCTTCTTGCGATCCAACACGCCTTCCAACATTACATGGGTGAAAAGGCCAGGGTTCGTTTTATGCTGAACTGCCGCTTTAAAATTCATGTCATGCAACGTACGCTGCTAATGAACGGTCGACCTGTTGCTTCAGGGACTATGGCCGACGATAAGTCGTCGTGGGTTGGGGACTTTTACGGCCGGACGTGGCAGCGACAGCTCGGGGCTGATTTCATTTTGTATATGCGTTCTCAGTTTGAGCTGGCATGGGCGCATAAGGTTGTCTGTCAACGCCGGGGGGAATATCAGTTTCTCCCCAATGTAGCGCTGTTCTTCGACAGTACATCTGACCTGGTACTGAAGTTGATCAACCGCTCTAATGACAAGGACAGCTGTGAAGGTTTCTACGTTGGGACCATTTTAGGTAAGGGGTTCGGGTACCATATCGACGGGAACATTCAAAAGATCCCGTTGATTGACAAATACATGAGGCACGCTATTGAGGACATTATCGGCGGACCTTTGAGCGACGCGGAGTTTAAAACAGACCGTTTTATTACTGATGTAGAATACCGCGAAGACGAAGATCGTTGGGTTTTAACCTCCAGTGTAGGGGACATCGCTTATATGGTCAAAGGCCCTACGCCAGAAAATACCTGTGCTATCCGGAAACACGTAACCTGGAACTATAACGTTTTTGGTCAGAGTATTCCCAGTATTCCGCTGTTGGAGAATCTTCTGATCGATGCCTTCTATCGCGGCTATTGTCGTTTAGCGAAACAAATCGGCCTTTAACTAAGGCACAAAAGAGAGGGCGTTTGCCCTCTCTTTTTTTTTTGTTTTAACTTTGGTAGTAGGACATCGTCAACGTCCGTAGAATGAGGTATAAAATGAAAGACGTTCTCTCTGCGGAAACAGGGGTAGGTTCGCGTTTCCCAGTGGCAGCCCTGACAATTTTGTCACCCTCTGTACGTAAGTACATGACCTCAGGTTCTTTGTTTCGTGAAGCGTTGAGAACGGCTTTAATACTACCGATCAGCTCCGCCAGGTTCCGTGGGTTAATTCCCTTACCATGAATAAAATCAAACGTATACTCTAACGTCCTGTCCGTGAACTCAATCAGTTTCTTCGCTTCTTTACTCTGTTTAGGTTCTTTCCCGCTGAAAACCGCTTCCGGGTTGATAACGTGAAGACTGACATATTGCAGCGTGGCAATCAGAGCTTTTTTCTGCGACGGGGCGTTTTTCGTTAGGATATCAACTAACTCTAACCGAATAAAACTTGCCGGGTCAACCATTTGTTCAAAGAGATAGCGACGATATTTCGGGAACGCGCGTTTGATATCGCGGATCTCCATTGTCCCTTCTACTTCGACCATATTAGAAACCGAAATGACGCGGCCGTCTGTTTCCCTGACTTGGTAATAAAGCGCAGTTAACGTCTTAATTACCGTACGGATACGTGTTTGGATATCGGACAACATGTACTTGACTGCGTCGTCATCAGCGAAAGTCTGGATAGTTTTCGCGTGGATACCGTTAGGCTCAAGAATTGACTGGGCACGGGCAGTAATTAACTTCCCCCAGGTCTTGTAGATCTTAAGATCAAAACGGTTAGTCATGGCTTCGTACGTTCGTAGGGCGATTTGAACATCTGTGCCGTGGGGGAAATAACGCGTAATGATACCGCAAATAAATTTGAAATGAAGAATTCTCAATAAATTGATGGCGACTTCTTTTCGTTGCGGTGCGGATAACTTACCGGTTGTCATCACGCGATGCACGCAATAGACAATCATCAAGTTAAACGCGTCAGTGGTGACGATATGGGACGGATCAATGCAATCAAGTTCGTCGATATCGGCTTTGAGATCATCTGGGTCTATTTTTAAGATATCGTCGAAAAAGCCGTTGGTCTCAGTGTTGGTCCATCTGATACGTACTGTACCGAGTAATCCACTACCAAAGAAATTTGCATGGTCACCTTTGTTCTCGAAGGTCTTCGTGAAAACAGCAATTTCTCTGGCAAAGCGAGTATCATAGACGACATTCTTAAAACGGTCGTCAAAAAGGTTTTTGATTTCCACAATAGTTTCCTTCAAAGGGCAGTTAACATACAAACTTCTAAAAATCGAAATGCAGTTTGTTTGATGTATATATTGCTACAGTGAAATAGGAAAGGAAAGACCTTTCTGAATAACTAAACTTAGAGGAAAAGAAAATGGCTGACTTAAAAACAACCGTAGAAACAGCTAAAGATATTCTGGCATGGTTTGACACTGTAAAGAACACGGAAATTTCCCAGAATGAAATTGCTTACCAGTTGTCTCAGCGCGCAGAGGTGTTCTACAACCTACCGTTAACCGAAGTGTTTATAATGAATACCAAAGTGAGAAGGATGCTAATTTCTGTATCAACAGCGCGGGGTTCTGTTCGTGACCTAACACCATCTGGGGAAGAGCTAACCCTTATTGCGGCCGGAGTGATCCTTGATGGATTGGAAGAAATTATTGCACTTTCGGAGACATCCTTCGAATCCAATTAAATACGGGGCGGGTAAAGGTCGTACTCGCTTTGTTTCCGTTTTCAATTAATTAGGATTAATCATGCGTTTTTCAAAAATGAACTCCGTGGTCTTTCTCGACAAAGACATTGAATCAAACGACGTCCGCACCATCGAGCTGATCTTTTCCCACAATGACGCCAACTCGTTGGGCGATCGTCTTCAAAATCCTGGTGACACTTACAACACCGTTGTATTAGTTCGTACGGTGAACCATGACGTCTACGAAGCATCGTTGAAAATACTGCGCTCATACGACGACTATATCTTCACGTTGACCAATCGTTACGTCGAACCCGTAAATATCGTTTGCTTCACTACCAACGCGGCCGTCTTCAAGCGGTTAGTTAAAAACATTTCCTAAGGTTTCATTCCACCTCAATCATTCTACCGGAGTATTTAACATGATCACTTTCAATGAAAAACAAACCCTCGCAATCACTGCTGCACGTATCGCTGGCTTCTTGCGGGCACTTTATCACGAAACTGAGTTCGTTGATACTCCGGCACAAACGCTGCTGGAAACCGAATATCTTCCTCTGTATTCCCAGCTGCAGGATCTTTCCTTTAACCGTAAAGGCGAGATCAAATGGTTGCTGCTGAACGCCATTGAAGCCTCTAACGATAAGTATCAGGATATCGAGTTTTATAAAACAGAACTGGGCATCGGTATTCAAATTCGCGGAAAAGTACGCGTCGAAGTAGCATCCCGTCAAGAAGCTTTACGGCCGGGAAAAGAAATCGTTTACGATATGCCTTCTGCTATCCGTGCTAAAATGGCAATTGCCGCATAATCACTTACCTTCACCTAAACCAATTCTAACGTAAGGAATCAAAACATGAACATGACTCAGCGTGTTGCCAAAGAATGGGAAGACAATCGCCCGGTAGAAAACGCCCCTGCGCCGGTATTAGTATTAAACCGCTATTACGCTAAAAAGCTCTATAACGCACTGGGTGAAGATATTCGCACTAACCGCGGGGAAGATATTCTCATGCGGGTTTATAACGTTGACGACGGTCTACTGGCCATCTGGTTAGGGAACAAAAGCTACTGGCAAATCCGTCGTAGTCAGGCTTTCCGGTTGCACTTAAAATTGGAAGCTTTTCTGTCGAAGAAATCCAGCAAACGTCTGGTGATGACCTTCGACCAAGTGCGCTACTTACAAATCCCTTTAATGGCGGTGAACAAAAATGCTAAGTGATTATCAGGTATTTGCTTACCGCGACCTGATTATTGAGCCAAGAGAAATGAGGGCGTTATATAACGCCCTCAATACGCGTTTAGGCGACGTTGGCGGTAATGAGGGTCATTTATTGACCTTGGACTTACCGACGCTTTCAGAACGTTTGAGAGCGTCTCAGGAGGAGATCATATACGTTTCCACGAATTCCTTTTGGGGGTTCTGGAAATGTATTACCCGAAATGAAATTGTCTGGGAACTCACTCGGGTTCAGGCTATCAAATTACGGGCTTTGTTGGGTAGAGAAGTAGAAAAGAAACGCAAGTCACCGTTAGTGGTGACAGAGCGACTCTTGTCTTGTTTACCCATTGTGTAAAAAGAAGGAGGGTTTCCTCCTTCTTTTTTTTGTTTCGAATAGTTTAGAGAACTATATCACCCTAATGAATAACCCTCACTAAACAGGAGAAAATAATGTCAGTACGTCATTACGATGTTGCGCGAATGTTTCTACGGTCATTTGGGTTAAGACCTGTACGTGTCGATGAAATTATCCAGTATCGCCATGAAGAAAGTTATTTATCGGAAAGTGAACTATTCGACTTTCTAAACGATTACCTTTCTGATCCAAGTCGCCGCCCTCTCTTTATTCGTACTAAACCACGGAAGACCTTTTCTGAACTTAATGAACCAGAACAGCGCTTACTGAAACGACTGCTCAAAAATCCCAAACTGGAATGGTTGAACGGACATTTCGGGCTGATTGTCGATCGTGGGAATAAGGACATTCGCGTGTTCAAAGAAAAAATGGTTAACAACGACTTTAAATTACCTACCTCAATGGTTAGTGAGATTCTTAAGGTAATTGCTCTTTACGAAAAGTGATTTTTCATTTTTTAAATTATTAAACTTAATTATGTTGAAGTTCGCACGGCGAAGCCTGTGCGTATTAGGGGCTACGTCCCCATCCTTAGAGCTCTACTCCTAAAGAGTAGAGCGGTGAAGTCGTTGACCTTGACGTTTATTTTTGAATTTAACGATAAGCCTTCTTCCTTTGTACCTCCTTTTTCTTTACTGAGTGAGAACAAATACCCATGAGCAAACCTGACATTCGTATTTATCAGACAGGGACGTTTACCCACGATAAGTCTACTAACCTTCTCTCCCTAACGGTGCCGGTCAGTCCTAGCGAAGAACAGGTCTTTGAAGGCGTCGCACACCCCGGTGCAAACTTAACTGAAGAACCTGCGGTATTCAGTAGTGTTATCGGTCAGTACGGTTCAGCAACGAGCATTGAACAGTTAAACGAGGCGGTTGGAGAAGGTCACAAAGACCTGTTCTGGTATCTCTTTGAACTCTGCGCAACCTTTCCGTCAGTAGAACAGATCGCCATTGACCTCAGCCGTCCTGAGAATCCCGCTGTACTACTCACGGTAAAAGACGGTATCGGGAAATATGCGTGGTGGCACCAAGGCGACAGTAAGATCTTCGTGGCGACAGAAATAGCAGGGGAAAACCCGTTCAATGTAGTGAGCAGTAACAGTACGCCGTTTAACCCGAGTGAACTCCTCTACGCATTCAGTATTGTGGCGGAACATATTCGTCTCGGGAGCTACCGCTTCGTGGTCGGGAATCTCGTCGATACTCAGCGAGTTTACGTGAGTTTCTTTGATCACGAGATCACTAATTTCAGAACCAATTTGGAATTCCCGCTGATGAAAGAGCGGGCCGGAAACGTCCATTAAGACGCTTTCCTATAGTCAGGGCTTGAAGGGTTACGTTGAGATACGTAACTTGTTCACCCTGGCTTTCTTTTGATTTGAATAGGAAACTTTAGAAATGCCAAACTATTTCTGGGCGCTTGTCCTTTGCGTCGTTAGCGTTTTCGCTACCTCAGCAACCGCATCTGTCTCGACCAATAGCGTAGGCTTTGCAAAGCATAGCGATACCTTATATCGAGTCTCTCAAAAAACCGATGTTAAAATGATTGATCTGGTTACCATGGCATCCATTGAAAGTACAATGGGCGCGGGTATGAAAAATAAACGAAGTTCAGCAAAGGGGTTATTCGGATTCACGGATCGAACGTGGCGTACCACGGTTAAGAAGTACGGTAAAGAATACGGGGTTAAACCCGGAACCAGTGTTAAAAATCCGCGCGCAAATACCTTGATGGCTGTTGCGTACATGAAGGAGAACAAAGAGTTTTTAGAGCGTTCACTGCAACGTCAGGTCGGGATCAATGAAATCTACATGGCCCATCTGTTAGGACCCGGCGGTGCAGTGAAAATACTGAAGGCAAGAAACGATCGGTTAGCGGTAAGGGTGGCAGGAGGTGCAGCAGGTAATCGCGCATTCTTCTACACTGAAAAAGGTAAACCCCGCACAGTTGCCGGATTCAAGCAATACGTCAACACCGTCGTTTCAAATCATCGCAAAGCTTATAAGCAGGAAGTCACGCTATACGCGTTCCAAAATCAACTGCCAATAACTATTGCGGATAACCATTCACATCGCTGAATAAAATACTCCCCTCTAGAGACGGACGCGTCTCTAGAGGTTCTATAATTTTTAAGGAGAGATTTTCTAATGGCATTACCTATTAGCATAATTAAAACCACACCCTGTGTGAAATTTCGTCGCAAGGGTAAAGTAATTACGGCGACCTTTTCACGGGCGATTCGAAAAGGAAAGCGCTGGGCAGATGCAAAGGTGGTGATTGAAAAACTAGAAAATAAAGAGATGTTTCGATTTCGTTTTTACCCATTAGAAGAACCGGTCGGAAGAAAGGTACGGGCTAACGAAGCGTCTTGGCCCTCTAAGCTGGTCTTCAATCTGGACTGGATTCCAACAGAAGGCGGAAGTCGAGTGATACCCACTCTTGCCCCTGACGGATGGTGGTATGGTAATTATACTGACAGAATAGAATAACATGACCGTATCAGAGTATTTACACTTAGTGCGAAAAGTCTACAAAGACTTTTTCTTGGTAAACAGTTTAGATGTCGATGAGTTCACTGCCGATTGGATGAGAAGGCGTGCTGAAGAACTTTCGTTTCGCACGGATGACGACTTCGCGATCTGGATCTATGCCTCGGTCGATCAAGGTTGTGGTGAAGTTTATTCTGGGTGTTGTCTGGCTGTTACTGATCTAGGAGTCGAGCTTTGTACCGATTCCCCTGAGGTATGTTTATTTTATTTCCAAGAGGTTTATTACGACAGTAACCTGCCGACTGAATTGAACTTTGCCCACTCTTTACTGAAGGTTGGGGAGAAGTATTACGACGTACTCTATCCGGATGGTTTATTAGATTATCGTGACCATATTCTCTGGCAAGAAGACGAAGTAAATAAATTTTACCTCCTCAGTCCCTCAGACGTAATCGAGGGAGTTGGATATCAACCAGAACCATTCAAGCTTATTAGAGGGTTATTAAGTGATTACATTTGAATTAACAGGATGTGGCGGTCTGCAGCAACGGACCGACGACGGTAAAATAATCACTATCCACAAAGGTCACATCATCATCGCAGCAGACGGTCGTCTATTAGCTGACCTTAACCCCAACAACTACAAGTCGACCAGTCTTGAAACAGCCAGAACGGAAATCTTTAAGCTCTACAACGCCTTTCAGGATGGCTTCACTGGGAGGACATTCAGAATTACCTCTCGGCACCCTGTTAAGTACGACGAGAGAAAATATGACTACGAATACCGGTGGTTAGAGGATGAAAAAGAAAAGATCGATTATCTTTCATTCGACCTCGACCCGGGACTGGTAATTCACGGCTTAAATAAACGTCGAATCACGTCACCGACGTGTCGCGCTGATCTGGATGAAAAAATCATTCGGACTGTCGTTGAGAATACATTCACCCTTAACGGCACTCCTTGTTTTGCTTTTGCTTAAACGATAAAAGGAACCCACATGTACTATAACGTTGATATCGGGAAATTACGTGCGAAGAGTTACGTCACTCAGGGCGTAGTGATTCATGAGTTGCGTCATTATGGGTCATTAGTCACGTCGTTTAAAACGCGTGAAGCGAAAACTGATGTATTTAATATCATCAAAGAGCATTACTGTACACTGGTATTGCGATACGCGATGAAAGAGCCTGGTCGGCGTTTTTGCATGACGCAATTAGGTGTAGACATCGCCGATCTTTATCTTGCGATAACGGGACATGACATTGAGCGTTTAACGTCGGATAATGGATATACCTTAAATGTCCGAGGGTTTGTTGATCAATGGAATACGCTCCCTCACGTAAGTAACCTTCCGATCAAACCGATTAATGCGGGGCTTCGTATCGAGCTCGGAAAGATTGTCCTTTATGCGTCATTCGATACTGATTGTTGTCAAATCAGGAAAAAGATTACGTTACCCACAAGACTGGAGCTGCAACTTAAGGCGGCGCCTATTGCGAAATACCTGCTCGAGTCTACCCCTGTAGAAAAACTGATCGCGATGTATTCTTAAATTAATCCTGCGTCTATTGATAATGAACTTTTTGTCTGAATACGTTAAAAAGGAACTGTCATGAAAACGCAGAGTCTCGTAGTCCTCCCTACCATGGAAATTCTGAAAAAGCCGCTGCGTTTTAGCGGCTTTCTGGGCAATCGCAATCAAACCCTTTCTGATGTATTTGTGAAGAAGGAGGCGAGGGGTTATTGCCCAGTCAAAGCGGAGCAATTTGATTTCCCTTTGATTTTTGAAGTGGAGGAAATGAAGATTGTCGATAGGCAGGTACGCAGCGCGTACCTGCCTTGGTTACTGGAGCGTCTTTCTTTTTTGTCCCTATCTATCTCTGAGAACGGAAGATTACGTATAACCGGGATAGACATTTCAAATACCCGTTTGAGTGATGGGGCGAATATTCGCAGCAGAATTGAGAAGAGTTCCTTCGCTGACGTTATTTATGCACTGCTGACAAAAGATCCGCTTTTTGATCCTTTGTCAGTGACCTTATTAATTGAAGCTATTGTTCCGCGTCTACTGACAAAATTGAACGTTGAGTACGAAGCTTATTTGATCAATGAGAATCATGATGGGGAAGAAGAAAAGTAACGAAAACGAGGTAGCCATCTTCTTTAAACTCGATGATGCTTCCTATCTCCGATTAAAGGATGTCAAGACAAATTATTTACAAATCACGCAATCTGAAACGAATGCGATGACGCAAAATAACACACGTCTGACGGTACGTGTTCGTCGTACTGAAACTTTTAACGGCGATTTAGAAAATTCAGCAAATGTGACACTTTACGAGGCGGCGACAAAATACCGACTGCCGTATGATCCTAATACCCTAACTTCTCGTTGTATCGAATTGGAAAAGGTTATCACTCAGGAAGAATATGAAATGGCGTTACCTTTTGGAGAACGCCTTTATCAGAAAAGACGTTACGCGGTGGATTTAGGGAATGGTTTTGTCGGGGAACTGGACTGGTATTTCGACAAGGAGTTAAATGACTTCGGCTATTATTGTAAGCTGGACATCAATACTCCAGTAGAAGGGTTACGACCGGGGCAAATTACCACCCTACTGAAAAACCTTCCTAAAATTGGGATCGTTATCTCTGACCTCATTAATCCGCCTTGGATTAAAAGTAACGAGATTAAAAACCGTATTAGCGAATTGATGGAAAAACGCTGGAACCTAATCTAATTACAATTTTCGGCCACCGGAGGCGTAGATGACAACTATTGTTCGTTTTACCGATGGCCAACTTCTTGATCTTTCGTTAACCAACGACACGGATGTTTTATTGACACTTTCTTTGACGGCTAAAAATATTCGTCACTGCGTGGTTTTATTTATTGACGGTAAGTTAGTGGTTTACCGTATTCTCAGGAAGAATAAAGAAGCTGGGCCTATTCGAACCCTCTTAAATCAAGTAGAGGAAAACCTTTTACTTCATTATAATTTTGAAATGAAAGGTTTAATTTGGGGACAACCCGCTATCGTCCGAATTAAAGGGCGTTATTGGTGGATGTTGAATGAGCTTCTGGTTATTGATGAGCTAGGTAATTTCTCAGCAGGTTTCCAGGATACCCTGAATAACTTTCAAATCGCTAACCCAGACAGTAGCGCATTATTAACTTATTTCGAAAGCGTGCGTGATAGCGCGGTGTTACAAACGGTCGTGAATTGATTTACGTTTCTTTCTCTGAGGGGTAGTTATGCAGGCGATGAGCGAAACCGAGATAAGTACTGATGCAGTCGATGAAGAAAAAGAAAAGAAAGGGGCGGTTGTCCGTATCAACGGACAACCCACTAAAGATTCGCTCCGGGCAAATACCATTTTAATCACGTTGAGTTTTCCTGACAGCACCAGCTCAGTATGGACTTTACACCTTGAAGACGTTGATGGGATAGATACCGAATCTCTGTCCCTATTGGAAATTTCCGTACTATTAACAGATATGGGCGTCCTACCCGAAAGCGCGATTATCGTAAGCGTTTTCCAAGTCAAGGAGATTACTGAGGGGTCGGTTTTCCCATTACGTAACGAAGAGGTGTACGTTCGTCCTTATTTCGACGAGGATGGAGTGATCACTTACTACGAAATGATGGCGAAGAACAATAAAGACTATTTTGTCTTCTGGAATATAGAGGACGGATTTGAAGTCAGGGATTCTTTAACCGGGGTCTCGCTCTTATACGTACAAGTAGTCAGTCTGGAAAGCCCTCATTTCATTGGTAAAGATGCTTTCTTACTGATCGAGAATGAAACGAATACGCGCATCCTCTTTTCCGTTTACAGCCACGGCGATTGGAAGCTGGACGAGTGGAATTATGTAGTAGGCTCAATCTTGGCCATGTGCTATGGGGCAGTGAGCGGTTACAGTTTTGTAGTGGGTGTGACGGAAATAGAAGAAACCAGTTACACCAATCGTTTGATGCAGGATATCAATGCAGTGGAAACGTATCGACTATCGATCACTGACAAAGAGAATGATGCCACAGCGGTAATAGATCTTGATGCGGACTGCGTAGTTATAAGGTGCCACTGAATACAGACTGGGAGTGACTAAGTCACTCCCAGTCTTATAATCGCTTATGCGCCGCCGCCGATCAGGTTACGTAAGTACCAGGAATTACGTGTGTCGTCATTTGCAAACTGAACCGCCGACCACTCTTCACGGAAATACTCCTCGTATTGCTCCGCAGCATCCGAGTAACTATCAACAAAGTTTTGTATTTCCCCCAGTTCGGCGCCGCCGGCTAAGTAAGCTCCGTTGAGTTTAACTTTTAAAGTATTGTAGATGTATGCTTTACAAGCTAATTGGCAGAGTTTGGAGAACTGAGGAACCGCTTTAGGACCGATCGAGTTCATTTCAGAATCATGGCTAACAAGACAAACCAACGACCCTTGAAGTAATGACCCAATGTAGTCATTAACAACGATCGTGTTTTCCCCAATAAGACGAACAGCTGCTGTCCCTGTGGAATCGGAGTTGGCCGCAGATTGCAATATACGGGATGCTTGCGCCATCATCGGGGAATTGCCGCAGGTATTACTGGAAAAGTTATTGGCCATGTATCCGCCGACTTGACCGATAGCGCCAGTGTAGTAGTAATAGTTAAAATAAGAAACACTAACAATACTTCTACCTTGAGTGAGTGACTTAGGTATACGAACGGTATTACGGTACAGTCCAGTAGCGTCGTAGATGACTTCCGCGTTGGCTAATGGGATATTCATTTCTAAAGCCCCTAATAAATTACAGTCAGGGCGAACTTTAGCATCGATAATTTTGTTCCGAATCTCCCAGTCAAGGGCACCCGGTTTCCGCCGCTCTAACCCCAAGTCTCCGAGGAAAGCGATTTCCAAGACTTCTTTTGGGATATTAAAGCGAATATCTGAAATGACTTTTTGCAATACCATTTTCTTCTCCCTCGATTATTTTACGACGTCGTATAAGGTATTATGACAAGAGCTATTTTGGCTTAACATAAGGAGTATCTGTATTATGTCGTCGAATAACACAGTAACTATCTACGGTGCCGGCGGGGCGGGAATTGACATCCTCACCAAGCTGATGCGTACTGATCTATCGGATCTGGCAAACGTAAGAGAGGCTTACGTTGACGGTAGCCGTTCTAATGTTTCTGAGCGCACCGTTGTCGATCAAGATAAATGGTATTTTCTGGAAGGGGTTGATGGCGCGGGTAAAATCCGTAAAACTAACTATGACGTTACCGATCGTAGTATCAGCGACATTCTTCTGAAACTCAAACCTTCAGAACTGAACATCCTGATCTTTTCAGCGTCCGGTGGATCGGGCTCCGTAATTGGCCCTAAACTCATCGAGGGGCTCTACGCCCAAGGGAAAGCCGTTCTGGTCTTTTTAGTGGGATCTACCGAATCGGCGAAAACAACCGAAAACACGATGAAGACTATTTCGTCTATTCGTAATATCGCGATCAAAAACAATCAGTTTGCGAACGTGGCGTTTGAAAGTAACGAAAACAACGTTCGTAATGCAGAAGTCGATGCGATTATGATTGCCACCATTCGCGCAGTCCTCGATCTCTATTCAGGTAAACACCACGGTCTCGATTCAGCAGACGTCCTCACTTGGGCACGCCCAGTGATTGGCGCAGGCGTACGACCGGAGCTGGGACTGTTGGAAGTTTTCCAGGACCGAGAAGACGCATTGGAGGTAACCGCCCCCATCTCAGTTGCGGAACTTTACGGTGACAATAAACCCACAACCGGGACTATTCCTGCTGACTACAACACCTACGGTTCACGTAAACGGTCAGGGGAAGATTCCCTTTACTTCCTCATCCATACTCACGGTTTGAATGAAATTCTGACGGACCTCCGTAAAACCTACGACGACTTTGAACAACGCCGGATGGCAAGGGATAAAAAGTCAGTCGCAGTGCAGAGCTTTATTCAGGGTGACACGCAAGGCGATGGAATGGAATTCTAATCCATTCTATGTACGACATTTTTAGCTGCTTCATTCGCTTAAGTCATCTACGGAGTGGGGGTTTCCCACTCCGTCTTTTTATTTTCTCTCTGGGCGTAAGTCCAGAGAGATTATGTTTGTCGAATTTCAGTAAAGTATATATCACCCTATTGATAAGATGTCGTATAAGGCTCCTATAATCGCTTTGTACGAGCTTTTCTATTTATTTGAAGGGGAATGTATAGTTGAAGCAAAAAGAGGCTTAGAATGAATTACAGGACTCCAGAATCGACAATCAAAATTAAAGGGACAATACCAAAAGTTTTTTTCTGGATAACCGCCCCCTACCCATTTCTCTTCACTCAGGCGGAAATCTTCTATGCGACATGGATGACATGGTTCCATTACCGGAACCGTGAGCATTGGGCCAGAGCTATCTATTTCTTGACTGACCGTGTATGTCCGACGAACAGAATCAGTGTAGATAAAACGCTCGATTTTGAAACAATGATTCATGACGTCTTCAACCGAGTCAACGATAAGGAGGAAGAGCTCAGTGCGTTATTTGAGTCTATGGGCCAAATTCCAGGATACTATCAAGTGCGGGATTTTAGAATCAATCAAGACGAATTCGAAATTATTCTGGAGGAAAGGTAATTGTTGATAATCGTAGACATTAATCGCTTTCTGGAGATGACCCCTACGATGCCCGATTATTACCGGAAACAAGTTTTGTCTTTCTGGTTGGATCGAGTATACGGGGTCGTTCTACCGGAACACTACATCTTAGAGAACAATACGCTTGAAACCGACAAAGTATGGCAGGTAGCAAGAATGCTCGAGAAAGAATATGGTGGGATTCCTCTTAAACTCCCTGTTAATATTTTAAACGTCCTATCATTGGACCTAAGGAATCGGGCCTTGTTTATCTGGGTCGACGATGACGAGTTTTATCAGAGGAATCCCGATCTATGCACACTAAAAAATACGTCTTCGAGATACCTTACTCACTCAAACTCTTCTCGGACGGGTATCAGGGCATCTGGCGAAACCAGATTATTGAGACGTTTTTAACAACAGCTTACCATTGGGAGGAGGGAGGTAAGATTGACTATCGAACCCTCTTTATTGAAGTTTATTACCAAAATTATATCGACCCGTTAGAAAACGATTTCGAAACCATTCCCGATGACCCGTACTACAGGGACCAGCTTACGTTCTACATGGCTTTACAGGAAGAAATTACGCTCATGACTAAAAATGGTACGATGGAATCTATTTTACGCAAATTGCGTGAACAGTGGCAAAACTATATTTATCCGGGCGAGTTCTTTACGGAAATGATTGACTCTCGTAAATACATTGTTTATCAATAAAGGCGACCGTTATGCGTTATGTTATTGACATTGATTACCTTGCGAGACGACTCTCATCAATCTTACGTTATGCGCGCGAGCATTATCGTATAATTGACGTCCATGCCAATGAACGAGTCACAGTAGAAGATCTAAAAGAAAGTGCTTTACGTATCTTCTGGAACGCCATCAACCGAGAAGCTCTCTTCCCATGGGAATGTTGGGACGATGATGGTGCAATCAGAACATGGTTTAAGGGTTATACACTGGAACCGATAGGGTTCGGTAAGAATAACGAAGAAATCTGCGACGAACCTTCTCAAGAACTTTACCGTGAAGTCATTGATGTTTTTATTATCTTCTGTCTGGAGTATTTTAAAGACTGTGAGATTCGTAAGGATAAGCACTGGGAAGAGATTCGTGTACTGGAAGTCAGGAGCAACTGTTTAATTTTGGAGAATATGGGTGATTGGCGAATCCGGGACTGGGAACGAATTCAGCGAGAGAAACGTGAGGCTCGTGCGAGTTATTATTGACATCGAACAACTCCGCGGGAAGCTAAGGAACGTTTACTATCGCTTTTTTGAAGAAGGCTTCGAACCCATGACATTCGGGGAAGCTTTCCCGATGCTGCTTTTACACGTATTAGAAAAAACCATCTTTGGTTATTCCAGTTCGGAAGGGAGAATGTTACAATACTTTTCTTCCCCGGAATTAAGCGTCTCGGATACCGACGCGTTTCTCTCGTCGGTTCAGTCAACGGTCAGTGATTTTTTACAAGTAAGACTCACTGACCGACTAATCGATTACTATCAATGGGAGGTCAGTAGTGATCAACGATCCATCAGCTTGTTCAAAGACATTTGTTTACGATCTTAATTGGAACACACCTGATCTGAATAAGATAGAAAAACGCTATTCTACTGACCGCCGGGAGATTATTCTCCCGGTGTTTTTATATTCTCTTTCTCGCTTGCGGGGTGGGTATTCAATGCCATTCTTTTTCAAGGCGGGCGAAGAAACAGAAAAGATATTGGATCTTATCTTTTCCTCGGATGGAATGGAGTACTTAGACCCTTCGTTTAAGGACGATCTGGGAGCTATGTTCTATATTGACATTCAGTTATTGGCATCGCGACTTTCGTTTAAAACGCGTGAATTAAGTTCTTTGATCGAACATCCGAATCAACTCAAGAATGTTAAGCTCATTGGGAGGACGTTGTATGTCACAGTCGTTCATTAACGGCGACGAATTCCGTCAGACCCAATTACGAACCTTTGTTCTCCCTTATCGGACGAAGGTAGCGGCGGTTTTACACGAACTATCATACTGCGATATTTTATATCGGCGTTTAATTATTCAACTGATCTTTGATTTGATCATTGATTATAAACGCACGGTGGTAATCTCCGAGTTTACACCTTTCTGGGAGCGTGAGATAAAGGATTTTATTCGGGGTTACCCGAATGCGAAGTTATCAGATCTCACTACAGATGAACTGATTGAAAGCGCTGAAGAACTTTCTTTGTTATTCTATCAGTATTATCGACATGAAATTCGGGACCACTTTGAAGCGTCACCGAGAATAGATTATTTCGAAGTTAAATCGTTCGGGATATTTTTTCGCGTTACAACATTTTTAGGGTAAACACAACCATGGGCAAATATCATCGCACGATTGTTATCTTCAATGTGAAAGATTGGCCTGCACGAAACCTTTTCCTTTACTACGACCGCTACATCTCCCCTCTCATACGAGGGAAATCAGACAAGACGATCAGTTTTGAGGTAGTGGACTTTATGTTGGCGGTCATTACTTTTGTCTTGGACGCACGTTTTTTGTCGCACCAAGAAGCCGCGGAGCGTTTAGATGACTTCCTTGATCTTTACTTTGTCAACAGAGACGATACGGACAACGAAATTCATCTCCTTTCGGCGTCAGATCGGTACAAGCTCACATGTTATATTGAAGATATGGCCGAAGTGATTGCTTACGACCTACTCAATACATTTAAGTCACGTGAGCTGCGTTATAACGACAACACAATGATCGATGACGTTCTGTTACGTAATGACACAGTTTCTTTTGTCCTGAATGATTTGGAGAGAGAGACATGGTAACAAAACCTCCCTCTGTTCTGGCCGTCTTGCCTTGCAGAACCTTTTACTCGGGGATGGGAGCTATACTCGATAACTTTCCGAAAAGTGCTTGGGTTACGCCGAGGGAGTTTTCATCGTTGTTTGTTGAAGATATCTTACAGCCATTAGAGATGGTGATGCATCCTGACATATTGCGGAATCGAATCGTTTCCAGCGATAGCGCGTCTATTGATTATGCGGTGGAATTGATACTCGAAAACTACGATTGCCTACACCGGCGTCTATTAAGAGAGTTTGAGAAGACCCTCCCTTTCCTATTGACTGATTCATACACGCTGGAGAATTTGTTCCTTTACACCGGAAGTCATTCTCTTGCTTTAAGGATTGAAGAACATGAAAATAAAAGTTCTCTCCTCCCCTATACGTCTACCTATTATCTATAGTTACTTTTACCAGGAACTATTGGAAGAGACGCAGGGGGAGAATGACGACGATGAGGTGGTAGATGTTGAATTCGTCAAAGAGGAAGCACGTAAGTCGGTCTTAGAAATACTCGACACAGTGTTACGTACCGGTAAGCCAAACATTGAATATGTTAGTATTACCGGTGCTCTCTACCAGACAGGGATTGCGCTGGCCGAGTTATGTACCGAATTAACGGAGCGAACCAACCTTCGTTATGTAGACATTGAGTTTTACGATTCTCTGTCCCTTCTTCTGACTTTTGACACAAAAGGAAATGCACATGGCGACGACTGATTTGATACTCGGTAAATTCACGTTAAACGCGACCGTTACATTCCAGGTATACCCTTCAGCATTATACGGCGACGTCTTCAGAAACGCCGTTCCTACCGACATCGTTTCGGCACGGGGCGCAACTAAATTCGGCATTGATCCAGAAGCGGAACACGCTAAAGTTTACCCGCTTCTTCCATCAGGAACAGTAGAAGACAATGCTCGCTCTTACAACTGGTTAGTACTGAAACTTGAAGACGGTACCGAGCGCGTTATTGGTCTTCCGTGGATCAAAGTCGATACTATCGTTGTTGTGGACACCGTCAATGCTACTGTGCTTATTCCTGGTATTGGCACTGGTGACATTGAGAAGATTCGGTTGGCCATCAGCGCAGCAGGTTTCAATAACTTCACAATCACCACGAGTTAAACCTTTCTCTCTGCAACCCTTCGGTTGCAGAGAGAAAGTTATCGTCTTTTTTTTTCTTTTTTCAGTGTTCGGATTATTCCTGTAGAGAAACCTCTATCTAAGGATTGTAACGTGAAAGTAGCCAACCCTTTTACTCGCACAGCAAAAGATTATAAACGCGATCTTGGCGTACATGAATCATACGTTATTCAAACCGCTTTATTCATCCAGAGAAGCACGGGTCGTCCATTTGAAGAATGTCGTCAGTTTGTGATCGACGAATTAAACAATCCAGAGACAGGATTAGTTGACCCGACTTTCTGCATGTTGGAGCGAGACGAGAATTTAGACCAATCACCGATTATGATTCCGTTCTCTAAATACCTCTCGGATATTTTAGAGAATGAATGGTTAATGGCACCAACCTTTACCGTGGTATTGCCACCGCACCAAAAATTATCGTTGCTGTCTGAATACATTAAAGGTAACTTAAAGAAGCGCTCTGCTGAAAAGCACGAGATGTTTGAAGCAAAGAAAGTAGGTAACACGATCAAAGCCACTTTCCACAACAATAATCAGAACAACAAAAAGATCCTGAATAACGCCATCTCCGGCAACCACCGTTCTGAGCATTCTCCGTTATACGACAGGTCAACGCACCCGGTATTAACCAGTTGTTGTCGTATCGCTAATGGGATTGCAAACTCGAATAATGACCGCCTGCTATCTGGTAGTCGTCATTATTGGCGACCTGACGTATTGTACGCAAATTTAAGCAGTATTCTTGAACTGACCGACTGGACGAAAGTAAAAGAAACTGTGGACAAATTTAAGCTACATATCCCGACATTAGAAGAAACTATGGGAGTGTTGTCGTATTCTTCTGACCTCTACTGGCGTTCGGAAGGAGGCGATAAAAATCTTCGTCGTTTTCTTAGAGGATGTAGCGATTACGAACGAGCAGCTTTCGTTTACATGGGCGATCTCTACCATCTGCGTCAATTTAACGATGCGCTCGTAAGAGACCTTGTTCGGGGTTTGGTAACGCCAGCCAGTGAACCGGTTGAGGACTACATTGGCTGGATGAAACACGTCGATGAAGATACCATGGCGCAGATCACCGTTATGTTTCCTGAAATTATAGGGAAGAACAACCCTTGGCATGACGATGTTAAGGCACATCCTGATTATTGGAAATTGGGATCAACTTGTGCCACGATTTACTATACCTTGGACAAATATAAAGAAATCATTGACACCTTCTTGATGTCAAGAAATATCCCTTTCTTGATTTCTGATTTCCCACATGCGGTTCGGCGAGCTGGTGTTGGTTCTGATACCGACTCTGCGATTTTTACGGTGCAGGATTGGATTCGTTGGTACTCGGACAACGATCTCTTAACGCCGGAAAATATCGTTCTTGCTGAGGGGATTGCTTTCCTGGTTTCACAGACCACCACCCATAACCTCGCCACAATGACGGTTAACATGGGTGTACAGGAAGAAAAAGAAGTCTTCCGTCTCTCGATGAAGAACGAATATCTTTTCCCTGTCTTCATGCTCACTAGTCGCGCTAAACACTACGCTGCTAATAAACGCGTACAAGAAGGGGTTTATATTCATGACCGTGAAAAGAAAGGCGTGGAATTAATTGCTTCCAACTCCCCGGCTGGCGTCCGTAAGGACCTTGATCTGATGATTGAGGAAATTGTTGACAAAGTTACTGCCGGAGAAACGTTAGAGTTAGGGAAGTATTTAAGATGGGTGGCGCGGTGGGAGTATACAATTTACGAATCGATACGTAGAGGGGAAACAACCTACCTGAAAGCGGCACGTGTTAAAGAAGAGGATGGGTACACGAAGAAAACAGAAGATCAAAACACGCCGTATTTAAACTACGAACTTTGGCAAGAAGTTTTTGCGCCCCGATTTGGACGAATCGAGCCACCGCCATATTCGGCCTTGGCGTTTAGTATCGTACATGACACGAAAAAGAAAACAGAGAAGTGGTTGACTCAGTGGAAAGACCAGCAGATGGCGGAACGGATGCGGAGATTTCTGGCAGCAAAAAATAAACCCTATATCGGGCGTATTCTGCTGCCAGAAAGTATCGTCATGTCAATCGGTATTCCAAGCGACATCCTAGAGGCGACTAATATCCGTAAAATCATTGGTAGTGCCATGTCACCGTTCTACCTGGTGTTGGAATCGTTGGAGTATTATCTCTTCGATAAAGACCAGAGTAAACTGATCTTCGATCAAATCCCTCGTGAGGATGCTTTCTCGGACTTTAACGAAGTGGAGTCAGCACTTCGTCCAAAAGAACCTGTAGAGTACCTTGAGGATTGATGCCATGAATAGGAAGGAAATAGTTACCGTTTACAAAACGGTTATACCATCGTTCTAGTTGGGTTTGAACTGACCCGTTATCCTTTGACCCTGTTTCGCCGGAAAGGCGGGACAGGGTACTTAGGTATGGTAAATTTGCCAGCGTGTAAATACCCAAGTTTTGACGGTTAAACAAAATGTCCGGGAAGGTAATCCTTTCCAGTAGGGTATCTGCAAACAGTTCTGGGATTTGTGCCGGGAGATCTATAAATCTTCTAGGCGCAGTTTGAGCACGTTGTAACCAGTCATCCCATACCCGGTCCGTCATCGGTCGTAAATCCATGATAGCGAGACCATGTCGTGCTTTGTCATCATTTTCTTCAATGAAACCTTTCTTTAATCTTAACCGGTTAAAGAAACAAAAATCCATATCTCCTTCAATCATGTTGACCAAAGGATACTGGTAAATGAATTGGTTAATGGAGACAGGGTGTTGTTGAGTTTCCGTACCGTTGTTGTAAAGCTCCCAATGCCGGTACTGAACAGCCAAAAGACCGATGTCGATCGAGATAAATGCAAACCCTTTCTCTTTACTGAACGGACTTCCGTCACGCGCATTGAACGAAAGTCCGGTTAACGGATGGGAAAGTACCCGTACAGGGGTCAGAGCACGCCAGTAATTTTTAGCGTCGAAGCGATACGGTAAATCGGATTCTTCTACAATGTAAAACTCGGTAATGCCCTGACCGTAAAACCAGGCTTTACTGGCTCGCCCCGACAAGACAGTTTCGGTGTTTAAATTTAGTGCACGATGAGTCAATTTACTGGCGGAATGACAGTAACGATAATACTGTTCGTCATCAAGATCTAATCGGGTAGGAAGATGTTGTAGTATCTGTATCAGGATATGGTCACTGTCCACTGCACGAATACTGTTAAGGTAATGTCGTTTAATGTTTCTTAAGTTTAATTCGGCATTCCCTCGAAGGACGGTAAGTTGACCAGGGAAGAACGTTTTAACGGACTGACGGTTGAGAAGTTCAAAAGCTGAAATCATTGACGTTCTCCGGTATAAAATCTTTTTTTAGGTTAGTAGTCTATACTATGAAAGAAATCCTTCATAACGAAGGAACAGCCCAACTGGGCGTAGTAATCTATTATATGTAGAAAGTTATTGTTGATTATTCAACAGAACTCTCTGCTAAGAAGGGCTTATTATATCTTCAATGATAAAATAACCCATTTCAAACTTTTTTAACGTCTATATCACTATAATGAAGAAGATAATGAGTATCTTCGGAAATCGCGATTATAATTGATTTAAACTCCTAGGAGAATTAAAGATGGCTTTACGTGATGACGATCACAACCAAGAAAAAGACACCGTTGTTGAAGCAGCTGAAGCGCGTAACACCGCAGGTAACGAATCTGCCGGTAGCGATCAGAATCAGCGTCGCCGTACTTATAACCGTTCTACCACCAACCAAGATTCTTCCAACACTCAGGAGAGAAAAGTGAATTCTACTTATAACTTCCGTAAAGACGCGCCGGTACTGTCTCTCAATTCTGCGGCAGGCGACGTAGCAAAATTCGTCGAACTGGCGAAAGAAATTCAGAAACAACACGCCGCCGCCCTGAGCCTGAACGGCGCGGTAGAATGGACCGTAACCCCGGCCATCGGCAAAGAAACCCAGATGAAACTGGACGCGGCCGTTATTGCAGCGCGCATGAAAGATACCGGTGAAGTGTTCGCTTCTACCGTAATCTTCGTTGGTAATACCGTCATGCCGAAACAGGCCGTAACCGTTAGCCGCGATCTGACCGTGCGTTACACCACTACGGCAAACGACCAGTACGAAGCTGAGGGTTACAAAGACTCTCTCGACGCACTGATCGAAGCGTCCAACCCGGCGTTCAAAGGTCCGGTACAGCATCTGGCTGCTTCTCCGATCCTGAACGATAAACCGACCGACAGTGAACTGGAAACTATCGCCAGCGCGGTATTCAACCAGATCATCTATACGGTTAACGGCCTGCTGAACACGAACGAATTCAGCATTGCAGCACTGGACCTGAAAAACAACGATCTGCTGGCGAACATCGCGTTCCACCAGGGCGACATCGCTGACGACATCACTGACCTGCCGCACCGCGCAGATATCGTCGTTGATCTGATGGTCGCTCCGCGTGACGAACGTCGTGGCGGTATGGTTAACGTTCTTTCCGAGCGTGAGTCCACTCAGCTGGCGGGCATTGTTAGCCATGTCGATCTGTACTACAAAGGCGAAGAAGAGCCGAGCAACAGCTTCTTCACTTCCCGTAGCAAAAAACCGGAAGACCAAGATACCCGTATCTATGGCGCCGCTCTGGTTATCAGCGAGCTGAAATGTCACCCGATCCCGGAATACCTGATGTTCTCTCTGGCGCAGGTCTCTGCACTGATGACTGAGCCGGTACTGATTCAGGGTCTTCGTCCGATCGCCGGTAAAGGCGCGCTCCGTACTGCGGATGCGCTGACCTACGAACTGAAAGGCGAGTTCGATAAATTACCGGAAGTTCTGAGCGACAGCCAGTGGGCCGATCTGGTGTCTAACGTCATCCGCGAAAACAGCCAAATCGTTCAGATTCAGGTGCCGCGCACCTCTATCGTAACGCCGATGCTGAACCTGCTGCTGGATGCCTGCGACATGAGCAACCCGAACCGTAAAGACGCGGTCGATCTTCTGATCGATGCGGCAGATAACGTGTCCGGTAAGCGCTTCTCTGCGATCATGAACACCAACGATCTGTACGACGTCGGTATCATCCGCGAAATGCCGCAGATGCTCGGTACCTGGGTTGACGAACAGGGTCATAAACGCGACCTGCGTGAAATCGGCTACTACGAAATCCTGACCAACTTCGGCCTGAAATCCCCGCAGGTTGTCGCCGACTTCGACCGCTGCCTGAACGATGATGGCATTGATCTGGCTGTCCGTATGGACCAGATCGAGAAAATCATCGAAGACTACACCGGTGGTCAATACCAGATCACTGACCGTGCTGACGTGATTGAACTGAACGCCAACTGGCTGTTTGGTCTGACCCGCGCACTGTCCGAAGCTGGTATGGTCGTAACCGCCGATGGTATCTCTCAGGACAACCGTACGTCTCGTCGTGGTTACACTTCCCGCTACGAGTCTAACGGTTACGACGGCGGTGGTTTCCGTTCGCGTTCTCGCGCTTCTTACGGTTTCGGCCGTTAATCAAGTAGTACGGTGATATAAATAAAAAGAAAGGGCTTCGGTCCTTTCTTTTTTTGTCTTGAGTTTAATGCTTAGAGGGGATTTATGGGCATTTATTACGCGTTACCTGACTACGACAGAGATATCCAACGGCTTAAACGCCCGCCGATTATTCTCAATGAAATCCGGTCGGATGAGTATGAATTGATTGACCCCGTCAGGGAACTTACCATGACGGAGTACGAAGGGGACGTCATTGATACATTACCGTCCTGCGAATGCGGGATGACCACTGGCCGGTATAACACCTCTACGCAACCTGACACCCCCAACACGGTTTGTCCACATTGTGACACCGAGGTTATGTCGCCGATTGATCGCGGGTTTGAATCAAGCGTATGGATACGCGTCCCATACGGGGTCAGAGCATTTATGCGTATTAATGCTCTCGATATGCTGATACGCGCTTTTAAGCAAGACGACTTCAGCGCTATCGAATGGCTTTGTAATACGCGTTACGAACCAAAGAACCGCAATAGCGTTATCTACGAACGATTCAAGAAACTGGAAATTCCCCGTGGGTATAACCATTTCATTGATAACTTCGATGCGATACTGGAAACGTTGATGACGGCGCCGGTTTTCAAACCAGACCAAAAGCGTACGGAAGTTTATGATTTCATGCGAAACAACAGACATTTGCTGTTCTCGCAATACCTGCCGTTACCCTCACGGCGTAGTATTATCACTGAACTTTCTAACAAAACGCGTTTTTGCGCGGAAGGCTATGTCAATGTTATTGATGCAGCCAGAGCGATTTATGGTTTGGTGGGAAAAGAAGAACCGCGGTATCAAAATACACGAGAGCACAACACATTCAAAGCACTGACTATGTTGATTGCGTATCGTGAATTTGTTGACAAAAATGTTTTGGGATCGAAGCCAGGGTGGTATCGTAAGCAAATCTTCGGTTCGCGTACCGGCCCCACTTATCGTGGTGTAGTAAGTTCTTTGTCAGGTGCTCACGATTATGAGGAAATGCACATGCCGTGGGGTATGGGTGTAACCTTGTATCACACGCACTTACTCGGTATGTTGATGCGGGACGGTTTAACTCTGGCGCAAAGCGAGCGCTTTATCATTGACTGTGTCGGGCAGTATGATCCATATATGCACGATATGCTCAATCGTTTAATCGAACGGTCGCCATACACGACGCTTCAGGGTAAACGTGGCCTACCACAAATCCTGGGCCGAAACCCGACATTGAACCTTCGTTCGGTTCAATCTCTATTTGTAACAAAGTTCAAAACAGATCCACACGATAACACAATCGGCCTTAGTCTGTTGATTCTTAAGGCTCCTAACTGTGACTTCGATGGGGACCAGTTGGCCGGGATGCCTATTCTTTCACGTGAGGACTTTATTGCTATACGTAAGCTTTCTCCGCATACGGGAACTTTCGATCTCAATAAACCTCTGAGTTTGAATAACAACATGGAAATCGGAAAACCGGTGCGTTCCACGATTAACAATTTCTTATACGGGAGACACCATTGAAAATAGCAATCATCGACGGCGGAGAGTCCGTCTTTCGAGCTGCAGCTTTCGGAATACCTGACAGGGAAGATATCCAGCGGTCCTACGAAAGATTGGAACGATTCAGTTCTAATCTGTCTGATCGTGCGAAAGGGATGTTGAATTCAGCGAAAACGATGATTTCGTCGTTATACGACGACACTGTACGTACCCAGCTGAAAAGATTGAATCGGAGTAAACGCGGTTTGTATCGCGATAACGTGATTCAGTTCTTGGATTCTGCGGAAGAAGTGGCAACGGCGCCTATGGCCATGCGTCGTTGGTTACTGAGCAGTCCACGTACACGATCTCTTTGGAATCGTCAGTCTACTCATGCGTGGGGAGCTAAACGTGATGCATTTGTGTTTAACGACCCAGGTACTCCTGATCCTTACTGGACAGCAATCCGAAACGGCGTAGCTGAAAAGAATGAGAAAGGTGAATGGTGGAGCGAATACGTTTATGGCGCCTGTGACGTAGAGGGAGAGGAACATCTCACTATGGAACAGCAAATGGAATTGATTGCGACCTTTGACGTTATCAACGACACCATTGATGAAGGAATTGATCCATTCAATCCTTTAGGTGAGAAGCTGTAAAGTAAAATAAAAGAAAAGGGCCATTGTGTGCCCTTTTCTTTTTTGTATTTATTCTGTATTTCTGTAGACCCTAAATAGCGAGAATAACCACCATGGCTACAGTACATCCAAGTTTAAATGGGCACGGATACACAAAAAACCCTTATGTCATCGCTGACGAATTGTTCGCGTCTAGTATTTGGGCAAAGTCTAGTCAATCGGATATTTACAACGGACAAATCGTTTCACTCGACGCAATGATTCAATTGTACTCTGAAGACCCAAATGCACTTTGTACTGAAATGACCGAGAAATATACTACATTGTTCAGTACCCATTTTTCAGACGTCAAAGTGTTAGTCACGCCAGAGATAGACGAGACAAAAGATACCTTTGGGGTGATCTTCAAAGTTAGATTTACACGTGACGGGAAAAGTTATGACTTCTCTCGTATTATCGAATACTACAACGGTGTCATTAAAGCGGTGTTGGGGATTTTAGACAATGACTGAAAAAACGCCTGAATTAACTAAAGTTGATTTAACCCGAGATCTCAACGACGTTATCAACTACTCCGCAGATATGCTGAGCAAAATAAGCATGAAAGAATTTGAGACAAACTGGGCTCCGCGCTTTTTTAATACCGAAGCGAGCGTACAACAACAAGCGTTAGACGACTGGGAGCGTCTCATCGCGTTCGGAAGAAATAAGCCCGTTTTTATTTATAATGCAGAAGGGGTGATCAACTGGATTTTCCCGCCTATTCTGGGTGATTTTCAGCCTAAATATTCTGGCGGCGAACATTCGTTATTCTCCATTACCATGGAAATAAAAACGATCACAAACCGTTTACGGAAACAAGGGGAGGCAATGAGTGAAAAGATTTACGCCTCTTTGACTCTGGATACCATCGACAAAGAAATGTGGCAGCGACGCTTACATGAAATACGCGTCCATTGCGGCTATCCTTACCCTGGGCAAACGTCAATCGAACCTATTCCGGGAGGAGCCAGTACAACTACAACGACTTCTCTGATTCAACCGGACGAATATGATTACTGATAAAAAGCTCACTATTGGTGCCATCAGCGACATTCACTTCTTCCATAAACGAACCAAATCACCACGGATGTTAGCGGACATCCGTAGGCTCTACCCAATGGAAGAAAAACCAGAATTAGACATTCTCACCGTCTCCGGCGATTACTTCGATCACTTAGTAAGTTTCAATGACCCTGACATTTACTACGCCATGGAAGGCGCGCGACATCTTCTTCGTTACTGTAAAAAGTGGGATATTTTGTTGCGGGTATTGGAAGGGACGAACCTCCATGATAGAAAGCAAAGTCAAATCTTTGATTTTATTAACACCGGAGAAGGGATTGAGTGTAAGTTGAAATATATCGATGCGCTAAGCATTGAGTATCTAGAGGAATGGGATATAAACATTCTCTATCTCCCTGATGAATGGACGCATAATGCAGAATTAACTTATCAACAAGTTAAAGATCTTATTCACTCCAGAGGGATGGAAAAGGTCGACATTGCAATTGTACACGGCGGATGCAGTTACCAATTACCCGGGATACATTCTCCTGCGTTACACGATGCTGCTAAATGGAGCGATCTGGTCTCGCTGGCTATTCTATCCGGCCATATCCACAATCACAGCCGATTTATGAAATGGATTTCGGTAGGATCTCTTAACCGATTAGGGCACGGAGAAGAGGAGCCAAAAGGTGTTCTTGAAATTACGTTTCTGAATGGAAAAGAAATTAATTTCAAAAGAAAAATTAATACGAAGGCTAAAATTTATCGGACTATTTCTGCCATAGGGTTGGATTTCCCGGAAATAATCGACCTTATCGACCAACAAACCGATCTGGTTGAAGGGTCAGCCTTACGCATTGAATTTATGGCGGATGACCCGGTATTACCGTGGATGGAAATTCTTAAGTCGACGTTCCCTGCGTTAGAGCTTTCCGAGATACGGCGAGGGAAGAAAACCGCGACTACGACGGGTAGTACTTTTACTCAAAAGCGCTATGAGTTTACTGCATTGACACCGTCGAGCGTCAGCCCGTTATTCAAACAACGTTGGGAAAATGAACAGATCCCATCAGAGAAAATTGACCACGCACTACGACTTTTACAAGACTTGATCGAGGAGTAATCATGTTACAAAAATCGGCTGAGGGTATCGCGGTAGAGATAATTCGTTTTTCCATAATTTGGTTCGGGCTGTGGTTTCTGGCCAGTTTTGCGAGTCTCCTGCACACAGGACCTTACAACGTTACATTGCACACTACAGTGGCCTTTTTCATCGTTCTCATTTCACGCACTACACTTGCGATTATTAACGAGATCGTCGAACATCGGAAAAATAAACTTGACCCTAATTGAGGGAATTTGCCATGAACGTCTATGATATCCTTGCCCGCAGAGCGGTAGGGGAACTCCCGCTCAGCATCGGTACCAGCTTGGCCATGGAAACGCTGGAGCCTAATAAACGCTATGGCGGGCTCTGGATAAACACCCGTACATTGTATCGTAATATTTACGACGCTTTGGACGGAGAAGACCGAAAGGCATTAGTCTCGGCGTTAGGGCAAGATAAAAGTAACCGAACTATGCGAGAAACTGTTGTGGGATTTGCTGATACCCTCGAGGAAGAACTTCAACAAATCCTGCAATATGGACAAGGGAAATTGGACAAAGTTACATTGTACCATCGAGAGTACGGAGATCTCTTACGGCGTTTCCCTGGTGCTATTCTATTTACACCTAAAACGCCGTTACAAAAGACATATCATTTTCTCATGGACAATGTAATTGATGAGGTACTTCGCAGACCGATTGGTCAGTATTTAGACTTCGATAAAGGTTCCCAATTAAAAGGCGAACCTGTGAAAGCTTTAATTCTCACGCATTACCCCGTTGATCTACTCTCGCGCACCGCGTTCACCCAACTTCGATTAATCGAATCCTACTCTGGTGCAATTAAATCGAAGAGTCAATGGAACACTAAACTGACAGACGGGAAACTCTATCCGCGGATACCTTTCAACGAATTCACCATTCAGGTCTTTGGAGACCGAAACATTCTTTTTATGCGTTACCCCAAAGCTGTTCGTGAAGCAGTCCTTGAACTGGCAGAACGGTTTAAATGGACCACAATGACCACCACAGACAAAATCAAACTAAATCTGGGTTGGATGAGCGACCGTTACACCGCTGAGCATTTGAAACGACTGCTCTGAAGACTCGGTTTTTACGCGTCAGACAGTTAATACGATAACCCTTTTCTTAACCGTGAAAATAAGGCTAGCTATGGCTTACAATAACAACTTTGACCTTGGTCGTCCGTTACGTGCAATGGATGCCTGGGATTGCCGGCTGAGTGCACCCGCTACTGCAAGCAGCGATGGCAAAGAACCGTTTCTTTTTGTTGATTTCCGTTATCACAAAGTTGACGGTAACCACGTTAAAGTCCGTGATATCAAAATGGGCGTTAACTTGCGTAAACAGGGACGAGAAGGGAAAATCGATTTCTTCCCTACCATCAGTCAATTCAGAATGATCACCATGGCTATCGAGGACGCGGCGTTGGGACGCCTACCCGATAACATTATGAAACTGGAAAGTATGTCGACTTTCATGTTCGGTAAAAAACTGGATCGCCCAGAGACCGAAGTGATGGTGGTTGTCGGTAAAGACCAAGAAGGTGTCTTTATCGGTCTCAGTATGAAAGGTCGGGACAATATCAAGTTCTATTTTGTTCCGCCGAAGATGACACAGTTGCGTTTAGCGTCCGGTGAAGTTCTTACTAACGGTTACGTATCTGAGCTTTCCGCTCGCGCACGCGCCGATATCTGGTGGGATCATGTCAACTCTATGCTAAAAGCGGGTTACATGTCCGATCAGGAACTCCAGGAAGCGAAAGATCGTAACAAACAACAGAACCAACAAAACTTTGCGAAACGTCAAGGTGGCGGGAACTGGAACGGCGGTGGTCAGCAGTCTCAACAAAATAGCTGGAATAACAACAGCGGGGCTTCTGCTCCGGCCTCAGCGCCTGCAGCGCAAGGCGACTTCGATAACGACGTTCCTTGGTAAACAAAATAGGGTTACCCGAGTGAGTCCGCGGACTCACTCGGTTCCATTTGTTTTCGTGTATATATCACCTTACTGAAGGCAGTACAACCGAGGAAAAATCGAATGCAATTTTATTTTGATGAAAGTTTAGGCGGAAGAACAAAAACACGTGTACTTTGCATGGGTCACGGGTCGTACGACGTTTTGTTCTGGGAGATGAAAAAATTATCGTGGAACGAAACAACGTTTCGTGACATTAATCGTTTTTTCGCCTTTTTGGACGAAGACGTTCAAGAAAAGATTTTCCTTGCTTATCGCAATATCCGGGATAAACTCGATAACGCCTACGAGTTCAATACTACAAGTCGTCTTGTGAACGAAGACGTTATCGAACTGTATCGTTTTATTCCGTTAGCGTTAATTGAGCACTGGATGCGGCATTATTCGGATATTCGCCTACCGCCCGATTTGAAAACAACATTACTGGAAGACGATCGGCCAGAACAGACTTATTTGGAACCCGACTACCGGCAGTTGACGTATATGTCGATTGCCTTGAAAGCGATGGTGCCGGTATGGACTGAGTTTTTGGCGATGGAATCGGCGATGGCTGAATCGAATAAAGAAATTTATGCGTTACAGTTATTGCGGCGGACTGAGATTATGGAATCTCAACCGATGGAACGTTTTCGAGAATTCGTTGATGCCGTGGTGGCAGGAACTACGCCCGGTATGAAGAACATTATTTTTGGCATTGGTTCTGCCGATATCCCGGAATGGATGCTGGCATATTTGGTAGTAAGTCGTTTATCCGTGATTCAGCTCAGTCACAATGATGACGATGACCAGATTGAAACTGTTAATCTGATTAGTAAGATGTGGAGCGCGATTAAAACTCAGCTCCCGAGTGATGGCGGGCGTAGCGGTAAAGACGAGGTACGTCCAAAAACGATGGTTAAAGATTCCGGAGGGGAGGAAGATAATCTTTCTACGGCTGAGAGCTACAAAGTCAGAGAAAGTATATCTGACGGCGAGCGTATTGCCTTTGATTATTGGGCTCATGAACTTCGTAATAAAGCCAGTCGTATTTTAGGTGACGATTATGACCGGGGTTTATTAGTATCCGTCATTTCCCGTAATAACGCCCGTAAGTTCTTTAATCCAATTGAATGTCAGTTAAAGCTGGTAGCGGTGACATTGCATCAACACAGCGTCACGCGTGCGTTACCGCATACTGATCGGACAGGTGCGATTGGTCTGATTTCGATCGCTCAAGTCTATCTGCATCAAAATGGGTTTTCTGTATTAGCAGATTTAATTGGTGCCACGCAAAAGGGACGGATTCAAACCATCTTTAATGCTGGCCAAATTAAAGAGGAGCAATTAAACGTTTTCAATGAGATCTATCCGTATCGTCGTTACACGACTTTAGGAACAGCCCGTTCTAAAGCTTCGTTGAAGACACCAGGAGAAATCGCCGTTAACGCTTTCTACAATGAATTTGCGAACAACTATTGGCAACGGGACATCGTAGACGTCATTGCTGAGAAAAGTACCATGATTGAAGACGGCGATCGTGGGATGATGGTACCGCCTAACTTTAAGCAACTGTTAGCGGAATTCATTATCTTTATCAACACGCGCTCCGTAATTGCTAAACCCTAAACCGCACTACTGAAAAGGAACCTTGAAATGAAACCAACTGTCATTAGCGCCATCTTCTTTACTACCTCTAACTACGACGATCAGTACGGAAGTTCATTTACGACCCATTTCGATAATGGTGTTAAAGACCGCATTCTTAAAGCGACAGACCATGGTAAAAATATCAATTCGATTACATTATCGTCCATGGTTAATGACGCTATCTCCATGACCTCAAAACGTGGGTCGTTGATCGAGATTCCGGGAGGTTGGGGTGAAAAACGGTTAAGTTTTATTATCACCTTTTTAATCTCGGACTATAACGGCACCACTCAGCGTCAGGTCCTCACAGGTTTTACTGACTATAACGGCGTCAGTACGATCAGCGGGGATTTAGACGATAACATGGAGCTGTTTATCAACAACAGTGTGATTATTCGTGATACAATTCTGGATACGGGTCGGGGCCGAGTATTGCGCCCTCGTATCGAATCTTCCGAATATATCATTCGTGGTCGTGGTCGTGGCGAAGGTCATGTTGGCTTACGCCGCGATAAAGGCGAACGCCTTATTCGTCCACACGACATTTTTAACGATGTCGGTATCCGCGACTATCAACGTTATCACTCCGGTGGTGATCAGATCATCGACACTCGCGCAGATCTTGTAGGCGATATCAAAATGGGTTCTCGTCGTGAGAACAATGCTTCCGACTATATCTCTACGGTACTGAAAGCAGGGGTATTGGCGGAAACTATGGAGCAACCTTCATGGAACCCGGATTCCAGTTTCGCTGGGGAAGAAATGTCAAAATCTGAACTGGCAGCTGGCGCAGTTAACGTGAGTAAAACGGAAGATAATCCGTTGTTTACTCAGTTCCTGCAAGAGTGTGATTTTTATCAGGAAGGGACCATTCGTCTTCGCGATATGGCAAGGATGGTAGATTGGCCTGAGACGTATCATGGCGAGCCAGTAACTCGTTTTATCAACCCTAAACAAGTTGAAGAACGCGGATATCAGAGCTACGAACGTGGTCGTGGGGCAAGTTTGGGCGGCGCTGGCGCAGAAGCAGTAGCAGTGCGTATTATCTCTCAGGCGGTCCCTAGTATCCTGATGACTAACCACATTTCTGATGCGATGGTAGTGTTCAGTAACGATAATCCGCTCGGAGAAATGCACGTTGAGGTTTACGGGGAAAGACCATTAATTCCCGGTGCTAACGTGTCTGCGAATATCAGCGCAGTGCGACAACTGATTGAGTTTCAGGTCGCAAACCCTATTTCGCATAACGGCAATATTATCGTCACTTGCAGTATCGACTGTTCTGCAATTACTGACATTAAAATCAACCTTTCATTAGACGGACAACCGGAGGAACTCTACGTTATTCCGATGTATTGTGATGGTCTGATTTCGCCACAGAAAACCGACGATTTCGATCTCGCCAGTAAAATCACCAACGATTTCCAGACAACTATCCAAGAGCTGGCAGACAGTCAGTTCTCCATGGATGATAAACCGATCGATGATGCTTTGTCGAATTTTAGCTGGGGCGGGAACAGTCGTTTCTAAGAATATAACCCTTTCCTTGAGGAAAAGAAATGAGTAAGAAAAAGTTAACGACGATTTATCGCGAGATCATGACCGCACTGGGGTTTGAGGTCGATGAAAAAGGCGCGGTATATTTCGAAGAGGTCGGCGTGAAAGCGCCGTTCACGATGAACAAACGTCAGTTGGTTCTACCGACCGACGAGTGGTTGAAAAATCCGGATTGGGAAAACACAATCCCCTTTCACCCTCTTTCGGAAAATACCCAACGTAAGAAATCCGAAGTACTGGAGCGCCTGACGCTTTGCGTTTGTAATCGTCTGTATCAGGTTGGTACAACGCTGATTTGCTTCTTAATGGAATTGGCGGCTGATACGGATAAACACGCAAAGCTGACCCCTGAGCAGCGGGATTACCTGCGTTTAATCCCGGACGCTGACAAGCGCACCGTTGAAGACACGCGCAAATTGATGAAAGCAAAGCTGACCTTTAAAGGCGACAATGCGTTTATCAATATCTTCATCAAGCGTGGCGGCGTCTGGAAAGGAGAGGAGTATTCTCGTGTAGCAGTGGCGACTTTCCCTATCGCTGATCAGGAACATAACGAAGATAAGAAAATCTTCGACGTGACATTCCGTGTACGTGATCGTGCGGCACTGTTCAACCTGATTCGTCACATCTTCCCGCAGTTCGACAAATCGATCGATGAATATAGCTATGGTAGTCGATCTTCGGTGGCGCCGAACTTCCATGCGTTAATGATGTCATTTGCGAATCTGGCCTTTGATCTCAATAAAGTGACCAAAACCTTCATTGACGATTTTGAAGAAGTAAAAGGTCTTTTGATCGGTACCAACTGGGTGAAAAACATGGCGGAACTGTCAGAGTACCGTAATGACATCCCGCCACTGGAAGGTAACGAGGGTGAAGCCAATGAAGATGAGTTGGCTAAACCAAAGGCAAAGGCAGAGCACCGTGAGCGGGTTCGTGAAGAACGGGAACAGCGCCGTGAAGTCTCTAGCGGTCGTCGCCATGTTCTGCGCGCAGTCGATGATGACCGCGATGCGCCGCGAAGCCTGATTCGTCGTGATGATCGTGATTACGACCGTCGTACCGAAGGAAGTTTATTGCGTCGTTTAGGCGATCGAGACGACCGCGATTACGATGATGATCGTCGCGAATCTCGTCCACGTTCCCTCTTAGAGCGTCGTGACGATTACAGCGACCGTCGCAGTGCTTTTGGTCGGGGTCGTAATGACTTTGGTCGTTATCGTCGATAGTCTCATTGAGAGGGCTTAACGGCCCTCTCAATTTTATTTGTCTTGATTGAGAGGTGAACATGAAAAGACCCTGGAACGAAGGTGGTGATTTAGGCGTGAAATTGATTCTTGATGACGTTGAGGCGCAAGTAAATCTATTTCGCACCACTATCGATAACCATCTTCATCGTCTGGTTATTTCTGCTGCAGAGCGAGGATATTCCGGTGAAGAAATCGCCGCCTTTTTGGAAATCCCGGTCGAGAACGTAGATAACTTTCTTACGTATTCTCCGGACGTCTTTGAGCCTAATTGATTCGATGCATAAGAGAAGAGGTTTTCCCTCTTCTCTTATTTTTTTGTCTTAACCCTCATTTTCCACGCCAGAAAGCTATAGTATAGTCGGTCTTATTGCGTTGGAAGGGACGCAGTATAACGTGTATAAATTTGTTCTATTTTGTTAATATCAGGGAAAATCAACAAATCATGTTTTTCGCCAAATTGGTCAGGTGACGTCATGTTGTTGGCTCTGAGATAAGGGTAAAAATACTGCGGTTGATTCATTTTTGCCACGTCGCGTAAAAAGGCATAAAAGCGACCCTGGTATCGAGACCTTTCCATCCCAGTAGGACGGTAAACATCTCCATTTCCTGGGTCTTGTAAGAAAGTAAGGTGATCTTCTACGCAATTAATCCAGCCAAAAGTATAGTAGGCCGGTTGTCCCGGGTTACGTAGTTTAGTAACAAGCGGTTCAGCCATCAGTCGTCTTCTCCAAAACTGTTAATGAATATATCACTTAAATGAGGGTGGTCTAGACGCTTTTGTCTAGACTTACGTTTATGCTATCGTGAAAGAAAGGGGCTTACTCTGCCATGAAAGAAAAGTTAGCAAATGAACATCAAATGGATGTTGATTTAATAGGGACAGCGACTCATCTTGGTCCCTGGGCAGTGTGTACTTCACCATCGCGTTTGGTCATGTTAGCGTCTCAGATTCAACAGAAATTAATCACGAAAGGAATCAATCGTCCAAGGTTCTTTGTCGGGGTAGAAAAGGAATACGCGAAATATACGTTCGGATGCAAAACCGAATTCCCTTGCGAAGTCATCGCTGTGATCGATAAATTTGACGTTGGCCGTGGAGAGGAGAGTTTCAAGGAAAACCCGAAGAAAATTTTGATCGTTAAAAACCTCGAAACGAAGGAGTACGATTACCTCGAATACGACACCTATTGCTCACATCACACCAGTTTTGGTTTTAAGTTTGTCCCGGTCATAGAGAATCAAAAACTGATGCGGCCAGGAGAGGTTCTACAGCGAGGGGTGCGTTTAAACCGTTCTCCGGGGGTAACGCCAGAAGGGGATTATATCTATTCTACGCGTACCAAAACAACCTTTCAAAGTCACCACGCGGTGACCGAGGACGGTTTCTTGGTCTCTGAAGAATGGTGTAAGGAAAATCAGACCACTGGCTTTGGGGAAGTGACCATCATCATTCCGAAAGGGAAGTACCCGATCAATAGCTACGGTAACGATAAACGGTATCGTCCTTTACCGCTGCCCGGGGAGCTTATTCGTAAAGATGGTCTTCTGATGGCCTTGCGCGAATATGACGATATGTTAGGGGCAGTAGAAATGACGCCTACTGCAATGCAGGAGTACGATTATTATTTCGACGAGAAGTATTTCATCGAAGCGGGTGTAGAAGATGCGCGGGTCGTAGACATCGATCTCTGGATGTCCGATGGCGATAAACTCGATCTGATGCCAGAATTCACAGGACGTGAATACGGTGAAGACGACGCGATAACTCGACTCTGGAAGGCTAAAATGCGTTACATGGAAAGTATCGTGAAAGTCTATCGTCAACTTCGTCGTTCGGCTGGTCAAGGGAAAGAACCAGCGTTGTCTAAAAAGCTCCATCGGCTAGTTACCGACGCCATAGTTTTCACTTCTGCCCCAGAAGGGAAACGACGTTTTCGCATGAAGAAACAAAGTATCCCAACACTCTACGTGAAGATTTCTTTCATGTACGATATCACGCCAACCATCGGTTACAAGTTGTCAACCGACTATGGGATGAAAGGGGTCATTTGTGCGAAGAAACCGCGTGCAGAGATGCCACAATATGCAGACGGGACGACTGCCGATTTAATTGTGGACGGTTTCAGTATCGCTAACCGCATGAACCCGAGTATGTTTATCGAGCAGTACTGTAATTACGTTGCAGAACAGCGCGTAGAAAAACCGATTCGGGCTATGCTGGCGGAAAGTCGATCCAAAGAAACCTATCTGGAGTGTTACGAACTACTTCGACGTTATTATCGTGCCGCAACTCCTGTTTATCTCGATAAAATCGACGAGCAAAACTGGGGCTTTGAACGCATTAAACAACATGTCGATGCGGTAGCAGAAGACGCAATCTTTGCGTATATGCCGCCGTATACCCCGGGACTGGGGGCAGAGCAGTGTCGGCGTTTACGGGCCGCTTTCCCGGAACCTGTTGAGCACGTCACCTGGATTAATGACTTAGGGGAACGAGTCCCTAGTACGAAACCGACGATGATTGGTGAAATCAAAGTTATCGTACTGGAGAAAACGGGTCATGACTGGGGCGCGGTCGATATTGCCAAACGCCAGGTTCATGGGGTTCCTACCAAACCATCTGGACGTGAGCGGTACAACTTACCATTCCGTAAGATTCCGTTCCGGCTTTTTGGTGAATCGGAGATTCGTAACTACGTCGGGATCGTTGGTGGCAAATGGGCAGCGGATATGTTGGATCGGGCAAATAATCCGAAAGCTCAGGAGTACATGTGGAGTAAGATTATCTCTGCTGAAAATCCGGTGGATCTGGATAAGAGCATCGACAGAGAGAAAATCCCGTTGGGTAACAGCATGGCGTTGAATTACCTTAATAACACGCTGTATTGCTCCGGGGTTAAAATGGCGTACATGGACGTGGATAATATTACCTTAGAAGAGGAGGAAAAAATACGTGCAGCGACCAGAAGTAAGCCGGGCTACAAAGACGATTTCTCCGATGTAGCAGAATCGGATGGGGAAGGTTATATTGAAGATCCCGAACTGGAAGACGAATTTGAAATTCCGGAAGAGGACACCGATGCGACAGAAGAGGATGAGTAATGCGCGTTGAATGGGCTGAAGATATTGCACATTGGACAGAAAAGGAAATTTGGTCCAAAGAAAATGATTTCGACCGTTTTCGTCTTATCTTCGACGACGGCGAGATTGAAACGGATTGGTCACAGACTATCGTAAGTTGGTATTTTTGGGAGGTCTTCCGTGATTATCCAGACGCAAAAATCAGTATCCGTCATCATCTCTGGGATGACTTTGATTCTCCCGGGTTAGAGCTTAAGATTTTAAACCGCATGAAGGAAGCGGTTATCGAAACCTATCCCGATGAAGATATCGAAAACATCCAGGCAGCCATCTATCGCGGAAATAACCGTTTGCATAATGCTTTTACCACGAAAGGTGAAGCGTATCTTGACACGGTAGACGCATTGACTTTACTCGATATCTACGATCGACCGGAAATACAAAATGCATTGGCCGACATGGAACCATCGCCGGCTGGTGTAAACCGGGCATACGGCGTGATCTCACGGGTCATTGCAACTGACCCCGCCTTACGCGGTAACAGTATGGCGCTGGCCTGTCATATTGGACAAACCAAGATGGCGCAGTTCCATCAGGTACTGGGAAAACGAGGACTTTGTTCTGAAGTAGATCAAACCATTTTTCCTAACGTAGTCAATGCAGGCTTCTTTGAAGGGATACACCGGGCTAGTTTCTTCGCCATGATTTCTCGAGATGCTTCGAAAGCGTTACAGGCTACGGATGACCCTGTAAAACAAACCGAGTATTATAACCGAGAACTTCAACTCTTTACCTACGTTGTCAAGGAAATATGGAAAGGGGACTGTGGGAGTACTGAGACGATTCCCTGGACGGTGAAAAAGAATGAACTGGATAACATTCTTCCGGGGAAAATCTACGTAACGGAAAAAGGGGAGTTGAAAGCGATCAAGGCGGGGGATACTTTCCTGGTGGGTAAAACTATCCAGTTAAGGAACGTCGCCAGTTGTTGGCATCCGGATGACGGGGTAGTCTGTACAACTTGTATGGGACAACTGGGGCGTTCGGTTCAAAAAGGGACGAACCTCGGTCATGCTGCGACAGTTACCCAGAACGAAAAAGTTTCACAGGATGTTATTTCCACTAAGCACTTATTGCGCTCAGCGGAATCGGAAGGGTTTGAAATTGATCCCTTCTACAAGGACTATATGGTTAACGCATCAGATATCTCGGAATTGATGTTGTCGGAAAACATCTGGAACAATCACGTGGAAATTGAGATCGATATGGCTTATCTGCCGCGTCTTTCCGATATCCATGCGATGACCGATTTCCGTCCGCAGGACCTGATGCGTATTTCTGGTGTAGAGGACGTGACAATCATTGTTCATCAGGGCGATGAGAAAGGAACGATCAAAGAGGAATTGATTGCGACAAGTCACTCTTCCTACAAACCTTATCTGACTGCGGCGTTTATTCAGCACATGAAAGATTATGGGTTCCAGAATTTTGGCCGTAAAATCAGGGTGGATTTAAAGAACTGGGATTCTTCGGAAAGTATTCTGAAATTCCCGGAACGTCATAGCTCTACGCTGGAAATGATGATGGAGTTAAAATCCAACATTTTCATGTCCAGTAAAGAATCGAAGGAACGGTTGCGTTACGATCTGACCGATCCTGATATTCTGGCGATGGCGTTGAAAGACATCTCTGAAATGACAAACCGTAAATTCTCGGTCAACCTGGCGATTGTCGAAATTGTACTTTATGCCATGATGTCGAGAGATCCGAAGAACGGCGATTTCCGTTTACCTAAAAAGGGTACCGGAAGATATTTTGCGACGAAATCCGATATCATGTCCGGACGTAGTCTATCGGTGAAATGTGCTTACGAGAAGCAGTATCAAAATATGCTTTCTCCGGGCTCGTATGACCCGATAAAAGAAAACCATCCTTTTGATCATCTGCTACTGGATGTCGAAAGCGAGATGCAAAAACGGCGTTTCTAAGGGTACAGAAAAGAGGGGACTACCGTCCCCTCTTTTTTTTTTGTTCTCTATTTAGCCAATCAGTAAAAACTTAAGGGATATTTACTATAGACACCTACAATAAATAGACGACAGAATCTACGTGATTCAACTATTCACCTGTGAGGGCTAAGACATTGGATCTGCGTATTACTAAGTACAGCCATTATTTCGAGGTCTTTGCACCCACCGCGAAAGGTCGACAATTCCGTCGACAATTCACTGAACATTTTATTGAGAAATCGCTAGTAAAGAAACACGGGCGTTTTCGAATGGAACCCACGAAAGTTTATGCTCGTCGCGATCTCGAAACGGAATGCGTTTCATTTCACATCAACGCACTGGAACGGTTCTTAAAAGAGGCGGAAAAATTCCAATGGAACGGGTGCGAAGTTGAGATCATAGACGTCCCCATGTTCGAGCCTGTCAAGGTAGAATTCGAAATGGAATTCACGCCTTGGGAAAACCAAGTTCCCATTATCGATTTTGGTTCGGAGCCAGGGATTCAAAAAGTTATCACTGCTCAAGCCGGTTTTGGTAAGACCGCCTGTTCATTGGCGATGGCTAAAAATAATGGTACACGTTTTGCTGTTGTTACATTAGGCGGGTACGAAGATCGATGGATTCCTGAATTCTACGAGAAGCTCAATCTCAAACCCGAAGAAGTTCGTTCCTGTTGCGGTTGCACTAAACTCTACCGTCTGCTCAGAGAAGTGAAAGACAAAGGGATTGACAAGGTTAAAGCAATATTCATATCCACTGCAACCTTAAGGGATTTTTATAAAAACTGGAGTAACGGAAAAGTTGTGGGATCGGGGTGTGAAGATATACACCCTCGCGATTTATGGGAGATTCTTGGTATAGGGCTAGTCATAACTGATGAAGCGCACAAAGAAACTCATCTACACTTTATCAGTGATCTTTATTCTCATGTTCCTAAAAAGATCTATCTGACAGCAACGCTTTTCGCTAAGATGGATTTCCAACTATTCATCTACGAAACGTTCCTTCCTAAACGATGTCGTAAGGAGGGAGGGAAGATCAACGTCTACGTCGATCTGGTTAAAGTTCAATATAACTTGAAAGATTGGCAGAAAGCGAAAGTGGTTGGTGGTCAAGGTTCTTACAGTCACACGACGTATGAAGCTTGGATCATGGCGGATAAAGAAAGAGAGCGAAGATGGCACGAAGCGCTGTATTCGTACACGGAAAGTAACTGGCTTGGTACTCGGAAACCTGAACACAAGCTATTGATCTTCTCAGCAACGATAGAGATGTGTACACGTTTGACGGAAACTTTTCGTAAACGTCAACCGGGTCTGGTGATTAATTCTTTTACTTCTGGTGATGATTACCAAATTCTTCTCGACTCAGATATTATCTTTAGTACTATAGGTAAATCGGGTACAGCCGTAGACATTCCCGATCTGACTCAGGCGTATTTAACTGTTGCGATCGATTCACCGAACGCAAACATTCAAGCGCTAGGGCGATTGCGTGAATTGAAAGGGGAGAAAAAGGTTCCTCAAAGTTATCACTGCTTTGTTTGCATGAATATCGATAAACACCTCGATTACATGCGGAGTAAAGAAGCCTTATTCAGAGGACGCGTGTTAAGTACCCGAACCGCACATTTAGATCAGATCATTTAACCGTTAAAACATAACAGAGGAGAGGGTAGTCCCCTCTCCTCTGTCTGTGCCAATGTTGAGGGAGGAATTAGCTCTAATTTCGATTGGACTTGAAGTATATATCACTCTATTGATAGCCCTATGGCTGAGTATAACTCACGCTAACCGCTTTGATTCGTTTAGGTGACTAAGTAGGTGGATTATACGATTCAATTGCTAAGAATGGCGTACAGGGGATTTTAGAATGGGTTACAGTGTTATTGAAGGGTCTAATGAAATTTACCGTTTGTGTTTAGAGCATGAACTGTATCTACTAAAAGGGAAAATGCTAGAGGGAATCTATGAGCAGCGTACTGGGGAATGGCCGTGTAAAGCGGTATTCTATTCTCCGGAAGGGAAGAATACCTATCAGGCGGTTTGCGTCTTAATACCAGATGGAAATGGCGGAAATTTTGTCTACACGGCAATGCTCTACGTTAAGAAGTCGCTACGTGGTACAGGAATCGCGCAGCGTTTAGTGACTGAGGCATTAGCATTAGCAAATGAACGGAAAACATTTTGGTGTCCTTGGGATTTTGCCTCGGGTATCTTCTTCCAACGGTTAATCGATAACGGTGTATTGACTGAAGCTAACTTTACACCTTATCGTTTATCGCTGTTGGCGGATTGCCATCGACTCCTCGCCAGCGGCCTCGCTCGCCCGCGCTAAACACCTCGCCGCCTATTCACATATACCGAACAGCGAAGCTTATACCTTACGGTAAGTGTAGAGAAAATTTCTGATCGAAATTTAACATAGTTTATTTCTACTGTTAAAATACATTTAACCTGTAAAGAAATCGCTTACTCAATCTGATAGATTTCAGAGAGAGTCATTACCATTCCTCTCTGGAAATTTAAAAAATTATTCCTTATATTTCTATGAACAAAATTGGAATCGGCAAGAAGAGAGGAGAGAGGGGAACACGAGCGAGAGTAGTGTAGTAGACTCACACTCGTAGAGGGAGAGGATACGGAACGGAGCGAGAACGTGTGGACCGAACGACATCCTTGCCGATTACCCGGGGTTGACCTATTCTTTTAGGGCAATCATTTTTTATGTATTAAATAATTTTTTATTTAGCGTAGTCCGTAAAGGGCTGCGATTTATGCTCTAAAATTTCAGAAAGCGTAAGGGGAAGAATACATGGCGGTAATATTATTACGCAAAGGAAATCTATTCGAAGACGAAGTAGAAGATTCCGTCAAGGTCGTAACGGTAAACTGCGTAGGGGTGATGGGTACAGGCATTGCACTGGAGGCCAAACAACGACATCCTGAGGTGTTTTCTAAGTACAAAGAACAATGCGGGAAAGGGTATTGGAAACCCGGTATGTGCTGGTACACGACCGCGAAAGATGGAACGAAATTATTACTCGTCGCCACTAAAGACCATTGGCGTTACCCTTCTCGGTACGAATGGGTTAAAAGCTGTTTGGAACACATTGCCGTAGCAATAGAACGTTACGGGATTAATACATTGGCGATGTCGCATCTGGGGTGCGGGAATGGGAAGTTAGACCCGGTAACGGTTCGTCGTATGACCGATGAGGTTTTAGGGGTATCTTTAGTGGATATTCATTTGTATTTCTAACCAAGGGGACACCGTGTGAAAGTTTCCATTGACATTACCGAGACACAGTTAAAACGACCTGAATCGTTTCTGAACGTCTCTCTAAGCATCGATCAGCTGTTAATCGATAAATATTACCTTGTAGTATTTAAAACGCATACGGAGGCGCCTGAGTGTTTTCTCACAACGGCTAAAGATTTCTTTACTGAGAAAACGATTATCGAGTATTGGCTGGCGAAGAACGGAACCGTTTTTGAAGCGGGGCACGTTTCAAGTATTTGTCTCGTTAAGGTAGTGGGGTATAGTCAACAAGGTTTTCCCGTGGCCATGAGAAGTGACGGCGAGAAACGCCCCTTAGCAGAGTTCCCAGAGGAACTTTTACCTTTATTAACGAAACACTGATAACAGTAATTTGAGGAGAAAGAGAATGAACATGAAAGTCATTGAGGCAGAAGTAAAGGCGATTGCACGTTTTGATGAAAATCTGTGTAAAACGTTCCGTACGCGTATCAAACTCGCTTTACGGGAGATAGGTAAACTCCCGGTAGGTATACGAGCTAACGCGGTAGTTAACCGTACCTTTCTTCGTCTGATCGGTCAGAAGGATTTGTCGTCATTAGCCAAGAGCGGTTTTGTTGCTAACTTGAAGTACTTGGGTGGGGGAGATAGGAAATGAAAAAAGTTCTGTATCGGGTCGTAGACACCTCTGACGGTAAAACATTAGACCATTATTTCCCGGAACAAAATCTCCGAATTGCATTGACCAATGCCAAGGGGTGTCCTTGGATAAACCGATTTGATCGGTTAGGTATTCAGTTCAATGGACTGAATAGCGGGACATTAGTGCGGTTACCTGGCGACCTTTTCTTTCGCCCTAATATCGTGGTATCAGCACCGTTCAACGCTACTGACAAAAATGAGGAGAATATCAATGCTCTCATTGGTTTACTTAACGCTTTTGCTGAAGCGGAATATTGTCATAGGCAGTTGTTTTACGATGATACGACATTAACGACGTATTCACGACAGCAGATAAAAAATATGATTCTCGAGTTAAAGACAGGGGGAGGGATTCATTCTGGGGCTGGTATCGATGTGGGATTATTGGCACGACCAAAAGACCCTGAACTGGAGGCGGTCATTGCTAATATTCAAGGGACTAAGGATCGTCAGTTAGCAGCCTTATCACCCGAAGAATCTGTTGTTGAGCTACTCACTACTGATGCTGATTCAGTAGACGAAGAATTCCTTACGGGAGTTTCAGTTCAAGAGGTTTTTAAATGTCCAGAACAATACCAACTGACCATTAGACATTCGGGATTTAATTTCTATCGGTTCGTCTTAGACCCGTCTGATAATGTTTATAAAAGCTATTTTGATCATTGTGAATCTCTGGACGGAATAGACACTCAAGAGAAGCTCATTAATCTGATTGTTTCCTTGGGTCGAGGGTATAACGATCGCCCTTCTCTGTATCAATTTCGTACCAGTAAACAATCAGATGCGGAGTTTAAGAAAGCGATATTTTACCATAATCTGATTTTGTTGGAATATCGGAATCGTTCTTACTTCCCCATTATTGAAACGGAGTTATTCCGTTACCAGTTTACTAAGAAGTTACCCGATTAATCTTTTTTCACATATGTCATTAGTATGTGAATCGTAACGAAATAATTGACTGGAATTGGCTTGGAAATACTCTACTAAATTAAGACGGATTTGGGGAGGGGGGTTTTAAGTTAATCCAGTCGAACACGTGTGACTATTACGTACTGCAGCTACTCTTCCTTAGAGTGAAGGAACAGAGTGACTGAAACGGTTAAGGAAAAGAGAGTAGCGTAAGGGAGTAATACTCCTTCAAGTAATCTGATTGAAATGAAGATTACGCTTGTCGTTGACCTTGACATTATCCGTGAAGAGAACGAATCAACATTCCTGGAGAGAGAGTTCTACACTCTCCTCTGGGATTATGCATCTTGAGGAGGGAGAAATGAAAAATACGTATCAATTGGAATTGAATAAGATTGAGAATAAACTGGTAGTAGGTTCTGCTAAGCTATTGAGTAAGGTAGCTGAAGCAGTGAATGATCTTCAGAACAAGAAACCGTCAACTAAAGAAAAGCAAAACCTCCTTGAAGAGATTAAAGTAGGATTGAAAGCCTATCAGGAATTGGAGGTATTGAAACTCCATTTTAAAGGAGTACCGAATAAAACGATTGCCATTGACTTTGGTCTCTCTGAAGCCAGGATCAGTCAGCTGCTGAAGAAAACAAAAGCCGAATGGTTGAAATAATCCGTTAACGTTTTTCAATTTAACCTAGAGGAATTCCAGAATGGACAAAGACGCTATTGAGTACGCTGCTAACGTTTACCGTTTATTGGCAGAACAGAAACTGATTGCGAATTTCTGCCAGAAAGAGATGACAGTGGCTGGGTTGGGGTTAGTGTTTGAGAAAGCAGGGTTTCTCTACAACGAAGAGATCCTGAGTACTGGGGTGGCGTTTATCAATCGACAGGATGACGTCGAAGAGATTAAACGGGTTGTCGAGAAACGAATCGTATCCAGAGTACAGACAGACCGTCTGGAGGTATTCGTATCGCATTACGTAAGTCTCCCCTACTCGGAAGGAGAGAACTGGAACCTCTCGTTTATCCGTCGTCGGAATACCGAGGATCTACCGGTGCTAGAAGGGACAGGTAATGTGGATAAGGTTTGGAAACTGGATGAGTTTCTTAAAAGGGATCTTTCCGTATTAGGGTTTAATTCAGAACACGGGGTGCAGGAAAGCGAGAACCTGAAAGCCTCATTTGAAAATATCATTCAAACAGTGAAATCAGTGGCTGAGGAAAAGGGATTCTCTGTCCCTGTCCTGAAAGTGAGAGGGCAGTACGCTGCTCCGCAGCAGCGCTGGTTCTTCGGGGTCTTTTTGGAATAAGGAGGGTGGAATGAAAGACAAAGTAACGTTTAAAATTGTAGGTGCGCCCGGGACTGGGAAAAGTAAGATTTTAACTCTTCTGCAGTATCGCCTGACTCAACGAGGGTTTTATTCCCGTAATTGGGAATTGGATCAAGGGATCCAACTGATCAAAGAACACGTTGAACTTGACGTTAATGAATTCAAAGTCTTGGAGCGTATTGTCGTCGTCACTAATAGAGCTGATCTATTAGAACCCTTTGATCGAAAAACATTGAAGTTGTGGATCGACACGTCACTAAGTTACAGCATCTGCGCCGAAATCTTTTTAGAGGTGATTAAACCGGCGTTAGACGAAATACAGGGTTTAGTCGTTGAGTACTGCGACCCTATTAGTCACCACCTTAAGAACCCGGCGATATTTCCTTTAAGGGAAATCGATTGGAATTTCTCGAAACATTATCCAGTGCGAAAAGGGGAAGTACAATGGGAAATTCACTTTATCTAGAGTTTAATCGATTGAGCCAAGAAGATCAATTTGCGATGCGTTACGACCTTATCGTAGACCGTCTGCAAAAAGACCTCTTACGTTTAAAGAAAGAAAAACCAGTAGACATCGATCAGTATACGGTTTTCATTCAGGCGTCTGAAAAAGCGGAAGGGTTGCGTCTCTTTATCGATTGGTTACGGAAAAGTAAAGAGGGGTGGCATGACGACAGTATCATCCTGTATCATTCGCTGGACAGAGCTACCTTTAACGCCAGGGTAGCAAAAGGGATTTCAGAGTTCATTACGCAATACCGAGCGTTTGACACAGCGGAAGATCCGTCTGTCATTCCTTGGTAAACAGTTTCAGACGTTTTTAGAGGAAAAGAAAAGTGAGTAAAGAAAGAACAAAAGACATCTCGATAAGTACACCAATTGGAGATTTTCACTTTTACAACCCTGATACATACGAGGAAATTAAAACAGGAGAGAGTATCATCTCCATTAATGAGGAAGAAGGATCTTACCTACTCATTCCTTTTCAGGAATTGAATGAGGAATCTTTTAAACATTGTATTACCGCAATAGTTATTAGCGGGAGGGGAATTTCAGCGTTAATTTTCACTGTGGTGAATAATGAAGAAGGGACTATGGTTCTCCGTCCCTTCTTTAAACGCGACGGTGAGGAATTACTTGTTTTTAAATACGCGGACCCTCAGCCAAACTCCCTAAGAAAACATTAAGAGAGATAAAATGTACGGAATCGATCGATACAAAAATGGCTATGTCGTGATGTACGATAACTACCTCTTGTCGATTAACGATCTACCGATGGATCGAAAGTCTACGTGGTACGATGACGAATATCGTTATACCCGTGAGACCGACCAATTCGGCTGTCGGACTATCACGATCTATGAGTCCGCAGAAGACGCTCAGGCTCACGCTGATAGGTTAAATGCGAAAGAACAGGAAGAACTAAGGGAGGCGGAGAAAGAACGCTTAGAGCGCAATAGAGCGCGTTCTAATGCTTTGAAAAAGGTATTCCGACCTGTATTAGTCGGTATAGTCATTGGTAGTGTTGCTGGTACTGTTGTTGGCATTGCGTTAGGGTTATTGTTTTAAATCGGGAGGGAAGGAATGTCAAGAGTGTTGAGTACAAACTTTTGTTACACGGATAAGAAACAAACGTTGGTTGGGTCGGTAGGGAAACACGGGGAGTTGACCCAGGCGAGTATGTACTTCGGCGAAAGACCGATTGTCAGCCTTACCAGCGATATGCACAAAGTCCGTGAATTTGACGGATTGATGGCGATCAATACTCAGGGGGAGTTGTCGCAGCTGATTGGGATTTATTTCCATGGAAACTTGTACCCTTACAATTGGAAAACGCTCGCTGATGACATCGTGCGGTTGATTCATAAAGCAGTCGACAAAGGACGTGCTAGTAGAGTCATTATTTCTTCCATTAAATACGTCGATGAAACGGGATTCGGCGGGGACTTTCCTTATCTTAAATCGGGTAACAATAAATTATTCAAAGGGAATCAATTTGGGTTACAATTCGTTGCAGGTGAACTCGATAATAAAGCCTTAGGGGAAGACCGTCGTTTTATCGAAAGACAAGGCAGGGTAATATTCAACCAGTTGAGAACAGGCGAGGGATTTGTGAAGTTTGTTTCCGGTAAAGGAAACGCTATGATAGGCAATAAGAAAACGAAAGCGCAGTTAATCAGCAAAGTAGAGAATCATCCCGTATTAGTCCCCATTAAATAAATCCATTTTTCATTCAAGGAGTCATTAAATGTCCTTACAAGCTATTCGTGAAGCATTAGAAGAAGCCCCAGCGCCATGGGAAGAAGAAATCGAAGAAGGGAATGATACTGAGTTGGCTTCTCGTACTGCGATCTTCCATGAGCTATTATTAGATTACCCACCGCTCAGTGAAACGTCTCGCGCTAAAAAGTACGAAGAAATTAAACGATTCCACAGTCTGATCTTTAAAGGACTTTACCCCTCCCCAGAACGTGTTAGTGATAATTTAAATAACCAGGTACTATTATTGCGTTTCTTTCAACAGGTTGAAAGAGAAGCAGTGCGTATTTACACGTTCATTAACTACGAACGTCCTTTTGGCGACGCAGTCTTTCAATTTGAAATGGAAGTACTGAAACTTTTCTTGGACAAAATGAATCGGTACGGAATCTATACTGAGTCATTAAGTCACAGGAGTTTCTTTATCTTCCGCGAGGATAAAATCGTAGGGGCCTGCCAGCTGGACGATAACGGTAGCCAACAACTATTTCATTACGTTGGTGACTTATCGATCGGGAAAATCCTCAAAGATATCTTCTGTAGTTTCCAATGTAAAGAGAAGAGTATTTCTATCCGCCGGCTCTTTTTAGGTGGTAATGGTGGTATCCAAAGTCAGTATAAAACACTGAAACAGCGGCGCCCTGTGACTGACCCAAAAGCCTTTTGGCCCTTCGCACCAAAACCACCCCGTGAGATGGCAGCGGAGTTTGAAGCCAGTGACTCCAACGTACTGATTCTTTACGGTGAACCAGGGTTAGGTAAGAGTCAATATATCGCTGAGATGATCAAATGGAAAGACGCGAACTCTCATGGTACGGTATTTGTCTGCGATGACAACCCAGTGTTCAAATCACCACAGTTTACGCCCTACGTTCACGACATGGCCAGTAACAGTTGGTTAGTGACCGAAGACGCCCACGAGATGATCGAAGCTCGCGATATGGGTAACAGTCTGATGGCAGGGATTCTGAATGCTGCCGAAGGAATTACTTCCGGTAATGTCAAGTTCATTATCTCAACTAACATCACCTCGCTGAAAGACGTTGATCACGCGCTATATCGTCCCGGCCGCACGTTACGCGTCATTCCGTTTAAATCGTTAACCCCTGACCAAGCGAACGCCGCGCGTGCCGCAGTCGGACATCTTCCGATTGATTTCGGTAGCGTGTCTAAACTCAGTTTAGCAGAGGCGTTAAACTGGGAAGCGTATCAAGCGCTGCAGAGCGAAATCAAACAAGGCGGTTTCATCAGCCGCTAATCGACAGAAAACGAGAGGGAAACCCCTCTCGTTTCTTTTTCACGTCTATATCACAACAGTGAATGAACTTAAGGAGACTTAATGAAATGGCACGAAAGACGTATTTTAATTCACTTGATCGGCAAGCATATAACCTAGCGCGTTCTCTGGAACGCGAATCGCTTTTCCCTGCATTCAGCGCGCCCGTTTCCCCGACCGTATTACGCAGTAGGGGACTCTCTAATGAAGAGATTGCATTTGTCCTTGAATGTCCCGTGGATGATGTCGATGCCGTGATTGCTTACGACAAAGAAACGGCACGGGTATCTGCAGGTTCCGATAAAGATCTGGTTAAAGAGATGGCGAACGTCGATAACTATCTTTCCAGTAAAGAGATTACGGTCACGGTCATCGGCGGTAAGAAACCTTCGACGCGAGGGAAGAAATGATCATTCTGAAAATAGAAGATGTCATTTGTGAGAAATGCTACCAGAGCATTTTCTCCGGTGGTTGTACCTGTCAATAAATTAATCTAATACACTAAGGAGTTCTTTAAATGGCCAATGAAAGTAAAAACGATAGCTACACCAAAAGTCTTTCCTCTAACTCTCATGCAGATAGCGGTAAACTCAAAGAAGAGATGATGGAATTCTTCGATATATTTTGTCGTATTTCTGCTGATGTACGTAACTCCAATGAAGCTGTTAAAAAGGCAATACGTCTTTTCTTAGGCGTCAATAACCGCCCGATGGCATTCTCGCGAAAAGGGTTTTGGCTGGTTGGTAATCAACGCGAATTAAATCGCGCAGTAGATAGTCTTATTGGCGGTCCGTTAAAAGATTACTTGAAGGAGTTTAATGTTTTCACGCACACCGAAATTATACCAGGGAGTTTTCTCCTTGCGAATAATCGTGGTAAAATTATCGGAATGCTTTATTTCGGATCGGGCATTTCAGAAAACTTTGTAAACTGCTATGGCCCTGAGGAGATATGCCAGGGGTTTGTCGACATTGTCTCTGCTTTCTTTACTGCCCCTCTCCCGGAAACCGTAGGGCGTCTTTCGTTAAATGTTAATAAAGCGGTGGTAGGTCGTAATAAACGCCTAGAGTCAAAAAGAACGATAAACGATTATACCGGCTTTTGGCCTTATTTATCAACTTCCCCGGCGGAATTAGCGGAGGCGTTTGATAAATCCAATAACAATGTATTGGTGTTATATGGTGCGCCTGGTTTGGGTAAGAGCCAATTCATTCGAGAAATGATACGTTGGAAAAACCAACAAAAGCAAGACAACATCATCGTCGCAGATACGACCGATGTTCTGACTTCTCCCGGTCTTATTCCCTACCTTCATGATCTCGATGATGGTTCGTGGTTTATTACCGAAGACCAACAAGTTATGCTTGAACGACGTGAAAGTGGCAATAGCCTGATGTCTGGGTTATTGAACGCAGTAGAAGGGATTACTTCTGGTAACGTCAAATTTATTATCTCGACTAATATTCTGAACCTTAAAGGCGTAGACGATGCGATTATTCGTCCCGGACGATTATTCAAAGCGTTGCCATTCAGATCACTGTCCCCAGAAGAAGCCAACCGTGCACGCGCTGCTGTAAATTACCCACCTGTAGATTTTAACGGCCGTAAGGACGTTACTTTGGCGGAAGCACTCAACTGGGAAAATACCGTTGAAATGGCAAAATTGACCAAAACCAGTTTTCTTTAAGAGAGGCTATCTTGATTACGTACTTAAGTCATCTTTTCAAAGTGGAAATGAAAGAGCTTACCAATGGCGTAAAATCTATTTCCATTGAAGCAGACGATAATTTCCATGTCTTCGAACTCAGTAAAATTTCAACCATCACGTTTAACACGGAGACATCTTCAACGCCGTACCAACGTCTTATCGTGGTAGTAGACGGCGTTATGTTTGAATATCGCCATCGGGCCGAAAGCGGCTTTAATCCGTCTGTTAAAGCAGGGTTCCAGAAGTTGTTCAGCGCGAAATTTGGTGTAGCTCCTCGCTAACTTCGCATTCTCTATCTTTGTTGAAAGCACCGACTTCTCTTATGTGCAAACGCGCTACTTGAATGAAGACGCTTTTGATAAACTCACGGAAATAATTTCCCCGGAAGAAAAGTAAGGCAAAAACGATGATTACCGAAGATCAGAAAATCAAAATTCAAAACGTAATCCTGAAGGCAAAAGGGTTATCGGAAGGTACAGGCTATCTCCCGGAAGTGAAATTTGTAGAGACCCCGGAAGAAGCCGCGCTTTTAGCTGAAAGTAACAATATCAGTATTCGAATGGCTAACTATATTCACTCGCAGGGCGATCGGTTTAACAGTAAAGACTTTGCGGATGCTTTCGGTCAAAATTCCCGACCCCTTGATGTTGCGAAGACACTTGACCGGCTCTGTAAATGTGGTTTGGGTACCGTGCGGGTCCACATCGGGATGAAGGGTAAAATCGGTGGTCGTACCAACGCCATCAAACTCTACGTTGAAGTTGACTGGGACCATTTCGATCAACAAGAGTATCTCTTCTCTTGCAAAAGCGTTTTAATGGCAGAATAACAGAGAGGGTAGGGCGAATCGCCCTACCCTCGTTTATTTATTTTTAGGAGAAATAAAATGGAACAATTGATTTCGTTAGGTAAATTTGTTTCGGCCTTTAATTTGTCGGGGAGTGTATCTGATTCAAATACAAAACGGATCGTAATCTCCGTGACAGACAACTGCCCGCCGGGCGCAGCGGAGACAGAATTAACAGAATTCACCACCGTCCATGACCTGACAGGGTTAGACCATCCGTTTAATCCAGAGCTTCAGGATACTCTGGATAATCTGTACTGCGCAGGGGTACGAAAAGTAAAATCGTACGAACTGGTCGAAACTGTCAACGACTACCATCGTACCCGACTGTTCCTTGTCCCGATGCTCGATAACTTTGACTATGACAATTACCTCGCCTGGGTACGTGAAGATCTCGTGAATTATGCGTTCAAGATGATTCCTGATCTTCAGGAAATTATTCTACGCAAAACAGAATCCGAACTTCCCGATGACTGCGAAGGTGATCGTTACGAGCCGGTTGTCAATGTCTCTGGGTTCCGTAATATCGCCAAGGCATTCGGGTTTCGTACCATTCTGGCATCCAGACTTGATTTAGGCGGTCACTACAGCGGAATTGTTTTCCGCTTAGCACTCAATTAAGTAACGTAGAAAGGGGTGTTATCCCCTTTCTTTTTTTTTTATTTTTTTACGGTGATAACTAGTCTATGAACAGACGTTATTCTCACTCTTATCGTAAGGAAATTAAATGGCTAAGTTACACGAAGTATTGGCAGCAGAACCTACTCGCACTAAACAAGTGCAAGTGCTGATCGAAGACGCCAGTAAAAAATTCAATAAATCGGCTGAATACTTCAGCGGATTTGATAAAACGCTGAAACTGCACGAAGATAGCGACGCCAACGCAGCGATCGAAAAAAGCGAAAGTACCAGCAAGCCGGTGATCACTACCGTCGCCGAAACGCTGCAGTACCTGTTCTATTACTTCGCCACCGCGGAAGACCTGCGCCTGCAAAAAGCCCTGACCAATCAGGTAGCGAAAGCAGATATCATGTTCAAAGGCGAAGTCCTCGTTCCAGCGGTGCCGGTAGATGAACTCCTCGGTCTGGAGAAACGTCTGGCCGAACTGCGCAAACTGATCGCGTCTGCTCCTACGCTGGATTCCTCCAAACAGTGGGAACGCGACGCTAACAGTACTTACGGCTTCCGTACTGTGACTGATGAAGTCACAACGAAAACCGAAAAAGTCTTCACCCCGATCATTCTGGCGCCGGCTACCGAGCGTCATCCGGCGCAAGTAAAAGAGTCAGAAACGACCGTGGTGATCGGCAGCTTCACGCGTAAAAGTTATTCTGGCGCGTGTACACCGATGCAGAAAGCCAACGCGCTGCGTGATATCGACGAACTGATCGTTGAAGTCACTAATGCCCGTATGCGCGCAAACTGCACCGAAGTCGTTCAGGGTTCCATCGGCGAAGTACTGGCCAACGTGATCCTGAAAAACTTCACTGCTTAATGTGTTAGTAATGGGTATTCTCACGAGTGCCCATTGATAATAAAGATTGAGGCCAACTTTATCTTTATTGTTAGTCCGTATAGCAGGTGTGGTGACCTCACTGGAAGTTCGAATCTTTCTTCTCCCACCAAACTATGGGAGAATGGCGGAATTGGTAGACGCAGTCATCAATGCACCCATAATGCTACTCGGATGGTTAGTGTTAACTTTATCTTATCGCCTCACACGCTTAAAGATAAAGAGTAGACAGTAAAATAGCGGACTGAACTTTCTTTCTTTTACGGAAAGAATTCTAGAGGTCGCGGATTCGAATTCCGCTCTGCCTACCAGGACACATTCACAGAGTGTTTCTTGGAGGCAGATAGCTCAGCTGGTAGAGCACTAGATTATAAACCTAAACCCAATCTTATTGTGAAATAGGTCGCGCTGGATTCTGTTTATAGCTGAATGGCTATGGGTGGCGGTGAGGATGGTTATATCCTTATCCGTCGCCCTTCTTCCCTAAAAGTTTCTTTCTCAAAGAGACCGCTTTTTGACAAACAAACTCGAGAGAGAAGGGTTTAAACCCTTCTCTCTATTATGCTTTTTTACGGTGCAGTCTTTTAGTGTAGAAGACTGTAAAACGAGGGCAATATGACTGACTCAACTACGATTATCATTTTGACGTTGAGCCAGAGGCTCCGTAAAATGATATCCGCTTTCTCTGATGAAAATAAAGACTGGGAAATTCTCGGTCATTGCTTACTTGAATGGTCCGCACAACAGTTTGTTTCACGTAACGAAGTAAAATTGACTGCTGAGTTCTTTGAGCTTTATCAGGTTTTTCTTGATACATTCAAAGAACAACTGACCAAAGTAACCTTAGGCTTTAATCTACAAAAAGCGGAGTGGAAAGAAAATGAATTATGGCTCCACTTCGCTAATCGTCAAGGTAAACATTTCCCTAACTGGAATCATATTGGTTTAATTAAAATTCCGGATGTAAAAGACAAAACGATTGAAGGCGTCGTTATTTTCCATCCTAAAGACTCTAATGTTTATTACAGCGAAGTGTCTCGTATGCCGAGACATGCTGTAGTACAAACGGAAGAATTTTTACGGATGGGAATACATTCCAGCAAGGTGTTACAAACTGCTTTTGATCTTACACCCATTAAAAGATTAGCGTCCCGTTTTCTGTCTTGTCATTACCCAAATCAAAATTGGGATGTCTCGAAGGGATTCTCTGTCTGGTGGAAAGAGACGCGACAAGGGTTTCCTGTTGTGATTGAAGAACGTTCGGATGACTATGGCCCGGACCGGAAAGTTAAAAGTCATTGGAAGGATAAATACAACGAATCCCGCCAGGCGAATAACTCACAAAGTAAAAACAACCCAAATTACCGTCGCCGAGTAAAAGCTGGTAAGAACGAATACGCTAATGCTTTTAAGTGTTCTCAGGGAGAGAATATTCAACCAAAGGAAGTTTATGCTCGTTGTTACTCTAAACGTCCCGAATGGGAAGATTGGTCTTTTATCTAGAAGGCAAATTTATGGCAGTGGAAATGCAATGCGTAAATTGTTTAACCCCAGCCACGAAGAAACAACTTGAGCGCTGGAAAATCAAAGAAGAGCCGTTAGTCTGCAATGAGTGTCAAGGAACGGAATTCCAAAAAGTACCTTTACCACTTTGGTTAAAATTTACTCAGTCGTCAGAGTTATGAACCAAAGGTTCCTTTCACGGTAGTAAACTCTCGTCGTTACGAAATAACGTCAAAAAGCGATTGTTCATATTCGGATTATCTCGATAGCGGGCTGGCTGGAAAGATAAGAACATTTGCTTTACGGTTCTCCCCTCATCGGGGAGACAACGACACATTTTCCAACCAGGCTTCGATGTAGTTAAACTCCCATAGCTAACTCTCTTTTTCTCGAAGCCTGTTTTTTTATTATCGATGCCTTTCTGTAAGAAAATCTGTTCCAGCAGACCTTTCACCTTTAATCCTACTGTGGCCCGGAAACCAAAGAATGGAATGAGCTGAAACTTACAGAAAGCATCACCCTTTTGAGCGGATGACTTGCAACAAACTTAACCTTAAACCCTTACAGGTAGCACGAAACAAAGGCAAGCCCTTTTTAGTAGACGCAGGTTGATACAAATGTTGGGCCAACTCGTCATCCGCTCAAATCTCTTAGCGGGTAAACCGCATTGACACCCTTCAAGGAAATTGACAAATGAAGAAACTTGCTTTTGCCGTGTTTTCGGTAGCGTTGCTTTGCCTTTCCGTTGGTGCCTCTGCGGCATCTGACAAAGTTGTTATCACGACCGGTCAACAAGGTCTGACGTATAACGCCACATACGGTGTTAACTTAGCCAGCGCTCTCGGCGAATACGGCTATCAGACCACTGTGCTCCCCTCTAAAGGATCACTCGATAACCTGGATCGTGTCGCCGCCGGTGAAGCAACTATCGGTTTTACTCAAGCTGACGCGTATCAGTTCTGGCGTTCACGCCATGCTAATGAAGCACAGAACGTTGACATCATCGGCGAACTGGCTTCCGAGTGCGTTTTCGTTGCCGTCAAGAAAGACGGTAAGGTCACAAGCAAAGGTGACCTGAAGGAAGGGACCAAGATTGCCGTCGGCGAACCTACTTCCGGATCTTATGCCTCATGGCAGTATCTCCAAACTCTGGAAAAGAACTACGCGAAAGTTGAAACCTACGCTAAGGGCGGTATCCGGTCCCTGGCTAAAGTGAATACCGGCGAGTACGATGCATTCCTCTGGGTCTCAGCGCCTGATCGAAACAATAAGTTCCTTGATGCTGTTATGCAAAAAGACTCCGGACTGGAAATCATTGATTTCAATTCCTGGAACGCCGATGCAAAACTGCCAAACGGTAAAGCGGTATACACGATCGAAAAGGCAACTACTGACTCGGGTATTATCTTTAACTCGACAGTAAAAGTACCTTGCACTAAAACCCTGGTGGTAGCAAACACCTCCGGCGATAGCGATCAGTTACTGGAAGACGCCTCTACGATTCTTCTGAAGAACTCTGCGCGTATCCAGGGTACAGCGTCAGGGAAATAAGTTATGCTGAAAAAGATCGGCTGGTTAATAATACTGGCCGTCATCTTTTTAGTATTGTTTCGAATGGCAGGTGTGTTGATTGACATTGTCCTGCTTATTATTCTTGCTGGTGCAATTGCTATTTATGTGCAGTTAGCTTTCAGAAAGAAAAAGAAACAATCTAGCTGACGGTATTTTACAAAGGGTACATTTATGTGCTCTTAATAAAAGATCGTTTTTGGGTCCATAGCTCAGTGGTTAGAGCAGGCGACTCATAATCGCTTGGTCGCAGGTTCAAAACCTGCTGGACCCACCATATTTGCCCAGGTGGTGAAATCGGCAGACACAAGGGATTTAAAATCCCTCGCTTTATCGCGTGCGGGTTCGAGCCCCGCCCTGGGCACCATCTACGTCCTCTTAGCTCAGCAGGATAGAGCAACGGCCTTCTAAGCCGTCGGTCACTGGTTCGAATCCAGTAGGGGACACTTCATTATTATTCATCCCACAGTTTTTGTTGGTCTTCCTATTTTGGTTTAGACCGCTAACTTGTAAAAGGTAAAAGTAAAAATGAACGACGTAACGTTTGCACACAATCAAGAAGACGTTGACCATATTTCTTCTCGTCTTCCTTTAGCTTCCGATCGGTCTATTAATGACCCTGCTTATTTGATCAAGTCTAAAGATGTTTTTGCTATGATCAGCGCGACGAAAGAATTTGAGACCATCGAGAAGTTTGAAAACCGCCGAATAATTCATCATTCCCAGATTTATCAAAGTCATTGGAAAAATCAATTTTTATCAATGATTACAGTTGCCGCTAAAAAGAATGGGTGGCAGCAGGTCAATCAGTATGGTGGACAGATTCTTTTAGTTGCCGACATTTGGCTGTCGGTTAATGGGAATCCTGATGTGCAGATCAAAAATTAAGTAAATCAATATCTTATGAACAAAGATTGTAACTTTCTCTCCGGAATGTTAAGACAACAATCAACCTGTTCAAACATTGCGCAAGTCTCAGAGGGAAAACAATACGCCCTGAGAAGAAACTAATAGTGCTCCTCGGCCCGAGAGTAAAGAATGCAGCGCTGAAATAATCGGGCCCCAAATTCAGGGGAAGTTCCAGAGTGGTCAAATGGGTCAGACTGTAAATCTGCTGCTTCGGCTTCGGTAGTTCGAATCTACCCTTCCCCACCAAACGCATAGGAGCATAGCCAAGCGGTTAAGGCCCGGGGCTTTGATCCCCGTACCCCTAGTTCGAACCTCGCTGCTTGCTCCAGATACTATGTTCTCGTAGCTCAACTAGGTAGAGCGCCTGCACCGGCGGCCACTGCGCCGCCCACTGCTTAGCAGGAGGTTGCCGGTTCAAATCCGGAAGGGAACAACCAAACAAAAAGGTGCTATCGTCTAGCGGAAAGGATACCTCCCTGTCACGGAGGAGACCGGAGTTCGATTCTCCGTAGCACCGCCAAATAATGACTCTTTAGTTCAGTTGGTTAGAACGGCAGCCTGTTAAGCTGTAGGTCCCAGGTTCAAGTCCTGGAAGAGTCGCATTTTAATAGAGAGTTGGATGAGTGGTTTAAGTCGTTCCCCTGCTAAGGGAATGTATCCGAAAGGGTACCGAGAGTTCAAATCTCTCACTCTCTGCCAAATTATCTCCATGTAGACTACCGTTGAATTGTTTAGTCGTCAATGACGCTATTCTTTATTCATGATGCGAAAGCGGGTGTAGGTAGTACCCACTGGGTATGGAGAACCTTTTCAATGATAGGCTAGCTTAAAGGTAAAGCGCGGGCATTAGGCCCCCTCCCATGCGAGGGGCGCCTTAACATGGGAGCCCGAGATAGCCGTTCGATTCGGTACCTATCAACCACCTTTACAATACTACTCTAGTCAAGTGATATTGTTTACAGCGAGTGCAGGTTAGATTCCTGGTCAATAGTAGAGGCTTGTTAGCTAAGGGAGTTCAGGTTCAATTCCTGAATGATTTGTCTACCGTGTAATAGCACAGTAGTAACTCTGGGGAGACAAAGACTTCGGCGACCCGCCGGTTAAACGCGCCGCGGAATCGGCCGAGGGGTACTAATTATGACGCCTGTCATTTTCGGCGGCCTACGCCTCAGAGCGAAAATAGGCGGCCACAGACCATTAACCCCAGCCGATGCGTCGGCGAAAGGGGTATAAGAAGCCGGCAAAAATGTCCGGGGGGCGTCACCTCTATTCGATCCATTTCTCCAACGTAGAAGGGATCGGGTATTAAAAATCTGGAAATTAAGCTAACTCGTATAGCCGAGAAAGTAGGTGTTTCGGTGGCGACTGAAACACGAAGGAAAGCGAGCATGATAAATCTTCACTGCGGTTACAGTACGATTTAACTGCTCAAATTCCTTTGACGCTAAGTCAGTACGAGAGAGGGCCGGAAGGCCCTCTCTTTATGCTGTTATTTTTATGAATCAGTTAATCTTATTTTTTAAAGGTAAAATACCATGATTGGTACTATTGCAGGTGTTCTGGTTGTTGCGGTCATCGCAATCTTTGTTTACCGTAAACACAAAGCGAAAATGGATCCTACCCTGGATAAAGTCGCTGACAAGTTTAACGAAGTGAAAGACAAAGTCGTTGACAAACTGGGTAGTTGATTTAATTTTACAGTCGGGTGCTGTCTTATGAACAGCACCACCTGTTAACCGAACTGCGATGCCAGCGCGGTAGCTTCGTCTGAGAAATCAGCGTGGCAACAATACGACGTTGCTTGTCGTGAGACATTCAATTACTCGGGCTGAGGGAGGGGCGTAAGCTCTTCCCTTTATGCCATCAACCAGGAGAGAACCAATGGAATTTGTTTTATTACTCGGTCCAGAAGACCCAGAAACCGCCAAGTACGAAAAAGAACTTTTAGAGATGTTCCATGACATGGATAAAAAAGAGGCCACGTTCTGGAAATCCCGGAGTAACCTAGATATTCTCACCAACGAGAAGAAAACGGAAAGACTGATCGATCGTTGGACGGACCAGACTAATATCCTCTTAGCGGTAAATAAAGAAGAAGTAGTCGGGTTTGTTGAATATACGCAGCCTATCGCTAACGGTAGCGTTAACTGGATGTCGATTAGTTATCTTTACGTTAAACGCCTTTATCGTCGTAACGGTTATGGTAAAGCATTAGTGAATCAGGTTAGGATGTTCGCAAAACACCTAGCTATCGATCAGGTTAGTTTATCGGTACACCTTTACAATACTTCTGCTCAGAAATTTTATGAGTCTCAGGGTTTCCTGGAGCAGACCAAATACATGTGTGTAAAACCATGACAATACAATGGACGGGGGTAGATTGCCCTATTTGTCAAGCTATGAATTGCTCTCAGGTCTACGATGAGGAAGACAATGAAATAACTTGGGAATGTAGGGAATGTAATCATTTTTGGTTGGAGCCTATTGATGCTGAAAAACCGACCAGAACAGAATTAAACCAAAGGAGGAATGATGTTCGTTAAGAACGCAATCAGTATTTTCGTGGGTATGCAGATTAATTCTGTATTATCTGCTGCCATTACTAACCCATTGAAATTTGAAAATCCCAACTTACTTTTTAAACCGATAGTTAGTGACGATTGCTTTTGCCACTCTTTCACGGTCAGAACAACTCCGAGAATAAATGACATTCGGTTTGATTATCAAATAGAGAGCCTAAACAATGAACATGACCGAACATTTACTTACGCGTCATTACGACGTAAACCGTTACCCGACTAACTGGTTAACTGAAGATACCTTAACCGTCCCGTTATTTGGTTTCGACCATAAACTGAGAGGGTATCAAGTTTACACGCCAGGGGCACCTAAGAAAACAAAGAATCCAAAAGAAGCGCGATACTTTACGAGACTCCTTGGTAATGTTGGTGTTTTCGGCTTAGAAATTAGTACTTCAACCCGGTCCTGTATTTTTAACGGAGTCCGTCTTTAAATCGGCTAGTCTTCACGCTCTCGGTTTAAACAGTTGGAGCGCCTTGGGCTCCGATCTTTCCCCTCACCTTAAACAGCAGCTGTTATTACTCCCTTATGAATTTGTTTGTTTAGGGGATGCTGATAAAGCAGGTGAGAAATTTAGCCAAACCTTCCGTAGAGGGACAACGAGTCCGGACCTCGATGAATTGAATGAAGAAGAACGATGGTCAGTAGTGAAAACTTTCTTATAGTCCACTGAATGGAGACCTGGGTCTCCATTCAGTTTTATGCATATATCACTCTAATGTAACCTAATAGAATGAGGAAACAAAATGAATACTACGCTGACAGAAGCCCAGGTTAATAAGCACGTCGAACTCGCCGCGAAAAGATTTTTATTTTCTAGCGTGACCAAGTGTAATTTTTATTACACAGACATGTTCGATTTCAAGTTTCAGCCTACTAACATCCCAACTCCCGGGGAAAAGACGCCGTGGGAAGACTTTCTTTTGTATCTTAGAATAATCGGAGTCAAAGGGTTTAGTTATTCTATCTATCACGGCGAGCTTTATTTTATCGCTCCCGTTATTACAGCAGTACCTTCCCACCAAATTAATAGCATATCAGTGACCCTTATTCGTCACTTGTTTAATGAACCGTATATTTGCAGTTTCGCCGCAAATCACTACGATATTCCAGAACAACAGCGTTTGTTCTACAAAGAGTTCTATCCGCAGAAATACAGTTCAGCAACTTGTTTTGCACATGATCTCGGTGCAAAATTTGACACCTTAACTTATTACGAAGCCCTTAAGGCAGCATCGCTCTACCAAGACCTCGGTATCACCACTATTTATTACACCGCTTAATTAACCGTAACCGACAACAAGGAAATGAAAATGAAAAAATTACTGATCGCATTTATCCTCTCTGCTGTAGCATTCTCCTCTGTGGCTGCCGAGGGGTATAATTCTCCTGATGTGAAATACGCGAAGCCCTGCGTCGCAGAAGCCAAACAAAAAGCAGAGATCATGCTCAAGACGTACGCGGCTATGGGGGAATGGGACTATGATCTGATTAATTCCCTTCCTCCAACGTTCCCTAAAGCGTTTAAGAACCCTATTCGCCCAGAGCAATACATTCACCCTATCGAGTTCACTGCAGCCGTCTCACGGTTCATTGACACGCGTATACGGGTCATGTACGCCAACTCGTCAACTACCGATCCTTCTCTCTGCGTTTTCATGGGGATTGAATTCCTCGATTTAACCGACGCAAACTAATATAAGTTTCCCTACTGCCGTTAGGCAGTAGGGAAACTGTCTACTCTATTCTTTTTTTTTGTTACGTGTACTGCGGGATAGCTTCAAGCGACCAAGCTTCCAACGCGACCGCTTCCTCTTTCACACCGAGTATCTGATTCACCTGTTCTTCCGACCAGGTTAAGATATCAAGTGTGCGGCTACTGATATTAGGTTCCGATGTCTCCAAATAGAATTTAAAGACATAAGTTTGTGCGCTTTGGTTAATACGGTCAATACGACCAATAGCTTGTTCCATGATGTAATCACGGAACGGTGCATTAATAGCTAAAATAACGTTTGCGGCAATCAACGGAACGGAAGTAGATAAACTTTGATACGTTGCAATTAATGGGTTAATGTTATTGTCATCAAAGAACCGTTTCACTTGTTTAGTTAAATCTTCACCCTCTCCGTAAACAGTTACCGGTTTGAACCCTTTCGACACCAGATAGTCTTCTGTTATTTCCACCGCTTTCACGTAGCTGGTAAAAACAATAGTTTTCTTCTCCGCCGCCTTAATGTATTTAGGCAGATCACACGCTGGTATTAAAGCAAGCGTAACTTCTTCCCTTCGCTTCCCTACGACGTTACCTAAACACTCACCACGGACTTTTAACGGTAAATATTTGATCACCGATTTGTAACTACGGAAATTCTTTAAATCTTCTCCGCGCAGTAAGGGTTCGATTAAATTCTTTTCGAACTTATTACAGAACATCATCTCTTCTTTCACCATTTGGTAATCGGTGGTTTTAGAGATTTGCTCAACAAAACGTCGGTATTGTTTTAATTGAGCTTCTTGTTCTTTAGTCTTAACAGTACGAGCGTATTTGTCTACGCCAGAATAATAACCCAGCTTAACTTGTGGTTCGAGATTTTTCCAATACGCAATGCGTTCCAGAATATAATCTTTCATGTCCATTTTCAACGTAGACAATAAAAACTTCTCTGGGTCTTTCAGTTTGACCGGAACGTTCTCGATGATTGGGTTGGATTTAACAACCTCCACTTTAAATGTTACATTACCCATACGATGACGAATGATGTCGAAACATTTCTTACTTGACTTCCCGTACAGTTTCTTAAAGGCTTCCATAGCCTCTAACGTCATCATTTTATCAAATGTCGCCAGCATCGGGATGGCTTCAGAGCCATATGCTTTGATAGGCGTAGCAGAAGCCCATAGCGTTGTAACAGGCTGAACACGTTTGCAGAATTGTAAGATATCTTGCGTACGTTGAGAAGTTAGTTCATTTAGTTTGTGGGATTCGTCGAGGATTAACGCAACTTTCTTACCAGTGAATCGCCCGGAATCTTCCAGTAATTTACCAATGGCTTCCATGTGGTAAATTAAATACTTTGGTAATGTTCCAGAGGGTAATGACCCATCACGCGCCTGAATCCAATATTCAGGTGTCTTCTTGTAATCATTTTGCATCGCATCTTCCCAGACACGATAAATAGACGCCTTTAATGATATCATGACAATAATGTCAACGTTGAGCATTTCTGCAATCATTAGCGACGAGAGAGTTTTTCCTGAGCCAGTCCCCATTGCTAAGCAATATCCATTTAGCTGCCATTTAGGAACGACGTCGTCGTAGAGGTCGATGAATTCCATTTGATGACGGAGTGGGCTTTTAGTGAACAGACTCAGTTTACTACGATCTAAAATAGGATCGTGATCCATCTGAGTAGAACGCATCCAAGTGTTTGTTAAAATGCCCTCTTTAACTTGTTTCAATGTTTTCTTTGCAATCATGCTTCTGCCAGATTTGGCAATAATTTTATCCAGTATGTAAACGAATTCTACTGCAAAGAAACTATAGAACTCGATACTGTAGGGCGTAATCTTAGTGAACATACTTTGTTCAATGCGAGATGTTCGCCAAGTATTATAAATTTCATTTAACGCGTCTTTAGAACGGATAGCAGTGATTTTGATTTTTCCGTTTGCTTCTTCAACCTCTACCATTCCGAAAGCTGCTTTTGCAAAATTAAACACAGTGATTCCCCTATCGTAATTAGTGCTCATAACAAAATCCACGTACCTATAACTATTATGAGTCCGCTAGGAGACTCTAACAAACAAAAGGTACGGTCAAGATGAACCATCAAGCTAAAGTAGTCAGTAACGACAGCATTATCGTTTATTTTTCGTTATATGAAGTTTCGCAAAGCACCGGCGTCCCAGTGAAAGAGTTAATGCGGGCAATAGGTAACATCGTAGGTCCATTATCCGGGTTAGCTTACGTGAGTGTTATCAATCGTACCGACGCTAAGAAATGGGATCGTGAGGAGAATTTCTTCCCGCTACTGAACGAAGCAAAGTTCACCGTTAATACCAGTCTTCTCAAACTGGATATTTCCGGTACGATTATCTCCTGTAAAATTACGCTATTGAACCCAAATACCCCACATGACCATTTAATGTCTTACCAAACCGGACTTGTGAAAGGGGAGTATAATTTCGTACCTCGACTGGTATCGAACGGTAAATACTTATACCCTAAACCTCAAGATCAGATCGACCCTGAAGCAGAAGGCGAAGTAATTCCAAATGGATCGGTTTCTATCATTGGTTTTGATTTACTCTTCAACGATACCTCTCGTGTTGAAGAACCAACTCCTTCGGGTATCAAAGAACGTTTTGATGAAATCTTTCCGGGGATGAGGGAAGACGTCGATATCGATCATTTCCAGCGCCACGCTCCTCCATACTCAGTTCAACCATTATACCCAGTTGAAGTTCCAGATCCTCATTTTACTCCTACCGCTATCGGAGTAAACAAAATCCAAGAAAATCAGTCTGACCGAAGAAAAATGGTTATTGATCTGGATAACGTCGAAGACTTAGAAAAATTAAAGGGTCTTTTCAGGGGATTTAATTACCCGCAAATGTACGATGAAAAGAACATTAATACTTTAGCGTCCATCTTCTCGGCACATTTTAAAGAAAGTGAAGACAGCGCGTTTGCTGATTTGGAGAAGGTAGTCGAGTTTTTCTTACCCATCAACCTTCCCGCCGATATTCGATCAAAGGTCATTGAACTCATCGCTGCTAAATGGGCAGGGTTTAAACACGCTTAAACAATTATAAAGCTCTCTCTTCCCGCAAACGCGGGAAGAGAGAGTACTTATGACAATTAACCGCTGATAGCGCGAACAAATTCGATCAGTCGTTCACGATATTCCGGTTTGGCGAATTCAGCCGCACGAACCAGATTGTAACGCTGGATAATTGACTTACGTACCACCGGAACTGCAAAGGCGCAAATCATGTCAACAAAGTTGATGTATTTATCCAGTTGCTTATCGCCTTTCGCCAAAAGACTTAAACGACGGAAACGCATATTTGGTGCAAATGCAGCATCTTCGTATTTACGCACCAACGCAAACAGCCGTTTCATGCAGATGGCGAAGTCATTGACGTCGGACAGGTTTACGAGTTGTTCCAGCGTCCGATACAGAATAGTTTGGTTTTCTTTCAGAGACGTATCGGTCTGAACTTTTTCTGGCGCCATGTTCAAAACGTAAGTTTCTAAATGAGCGACAATCAGTTTGACCGTATCAGACTGCCCAGCGTACGCGTCCACGGCGCTTTTTTGACTTGCAGTAGAAACTGTACTTACACTCGCACTGCCTCCTACTGCGCTATCAGAAGCCACTGTAGTGCTCACAGGGGTATTGTCATTAGATCCACTGGTATTTGCTTCTGTAATTGCATCCGCTGCATCAGAGAGCGCCTGAGACTGTTTTTGAATGTTATCAAACTTATTGGCCATAGCCATTTTTCCTTTTAAACATTAGATTGAGGAATCGGAACCCCGTTCTTTGCTAACTGGGCTTCTAACTCTTTTGTTTCTTCGTCTTTCACACCGACTTCACGCTCTCTCCATCGTATCGAAATATTAATCTGTTTCTCAACGAGGTCGTTAGGTTGGTTCACCCATTCAGTAAACGTGTAATTGAAATACGCCTTAATCTGGTGAGTGTGATACTTCTCTAACAAATCATCCCATTTCCCTTTGTTTGCCGCCGCTTCTGCTGAATGCATGGCGATAAGGGAGAAGGGTTCTTTCGCATCGACGTGTTCGGTGTAAATTTGATTATCGAGGTCGTACGCCCTGCGCAACGCCACTTTGGCGGCAAGGTTACCCATACCGCCCGCCTTCTCAATTAACCCTGAGCCTCGCTGGCCGATACCTTGGATAGCAAACCGGTCAGACCTAACGTCAAGAGATTCGTCAGAGGCTCCGACCCTGCTTCCCTGATCTTGTGTTGCGCAAGGATAAAAAAACCCGTGGCCGGATTAAACGGGACGATGATCGTTTCTTCCCCAGTTTTAGAGAGATAGAATTTCCCACACGCCGGACAGTTGACATTAGGGAAACCAATGATTGTATTGATCGCATCGTTAATGAAGTCATTGATCGCGACAATTAAACCATCACTAGCTTCATAGTCGCCAGAGATATAGCGCATGATATCAAGGATAGCATGGGGGTCATTAACAATCCCGTAGTTATCCGCACTCCCTTTCTCATTGGTGTTCGGGATTTTAATCTCCCGGATAAAATGCAGGAATCGTGCCGTCTCTTCCGTAGTCAGTATTGATTTCATACTTTGACCACGGCGATAGTCATCAGTGACGTCATCGCGCAGGGTTTCTGTTAACGCCCGGGAAACGGAAGTGATATACTCACGACCGGAGGTCAAATATTCTTCGATCGTCGGTGAACGGAACGTAAATGTCCGCTTGTTCCATTCCCACTTCTGGGTGTTGAGAATTTCAAATTCTTCTTTGTATTTCTTCAACTCTTCGACAGTCGTTTTATGAGCAATGCCTTTTGCCATTTGACGAATTTGCACTTGAGTTAAACGGGACTCGTCAACAAAACGCATTCGTAAAAGGTTAGCCTTGACGTGCGTTACACCGCGACAACTCGGACATGGGATTGCGATCTCACAACCGTCCGGGAACGCAGCCTGCGCCATACCCCAGATTAAAGAGTCAATGTCAAAGTAGTCAATGACTTCTTTTAATTCCATCGGCGACTTCGCGATAGCTATGTTGGTTTCAGATACCAATTTCAGTGCAGCGTCAACCAAGATCTCATCAAAGATCAGTCGGTCGTTAGCACCGATAGCACCGAAGACCTCTAGGCCCAGCTCTTCGCGAGAGAATGCCAGTGCTCGATCGATGTCAGCCAGGAACGCCGCCGAAGGTGCTCTCAGCTTTACCCAGAAACCAGAATGCCAAAGCGGAACCGTGACCGGTCGACCGAGGTTCGTCCCCGCCGTAAACATGTCAATGGCGTCCGCACCGCTGATTCTGGTCGCGGGTTGGTCAAAGATCTTGTACGCGCTGCGATAATCGCAAAGCGGCGTAGGCGTTACAGGGTTTTCAAGCTGACCTTTCCACTTAGCGCCTTTACGAATCGCAGCCTTGAGCAGACCGTTACCCAAATATGCGTTATCAGTGGCATTTCTTGTTGTCAGTACCCATTCGAGATCTTCTTCTCCCACCGTACTGAGACTGTTTACAAAGGTCTCAGCATCTTCTCTCGTCGTCGGAAGAACGGATAAAGCAGCGATCCCTTTTTCTTCCGGGTCGATGCGGACGTAGATAGGGCGAGTAGGGTCGATGGTCAATTTATTCGGTTCAACATCGAAAAGTAGATGTTCCTCCTCTTCTTTGTTTTCCTGACCCGTTTCATCAGACGAGTCAGTCTCTACAGGTTCTTCTTTTTCTTCTTCTGGTTCAGGAGCGACGATTTGAGCTTCTTCAAAAACATCGTCCGTGATCACTTGTTTATTGACAGGTTGACCCACCCCAGAAGTGGGAATAGAAGGGGTTTCATCAGTCCCCTGAATGTTATCTGCATCAGACATTTACTGGTTCCTTATTTGCGGTTCTTTTTTCAACGATCTCAGCGATCTCGGCCATAGGCGCAATCACGTCCTCTGTCATCGCCGCGACGAACTCCGCACCCAATCCAACGAGCGCTGCAAAATGTTCTTCATCCTTTTTACCCGGAGACGCAATCAGCTTCTCGAAGCCTTCTTTTAAGGTATCTAGCATCTGGCGTATATTGGGTGCTTTTTCCAGAATGATTTTGATTTGTTCTTTTCCTTTCAAGATTTCTCCCATAGAGAGCTGATCTTGTTTAAGCAGATCAAACCTGACCACGACATCCGCTGCTTGAGCGAGAAGTTTAGGAGAACGCTTTACGATATCATTCACATAAGCGTAACCGTGCAGTTTCGTGTACGAAGGTTTTTTAACTGGCTTCTTTTTACGCGATTTGGCCATGGCCACTACGTCCTCTGAGAGTGATAGATATTCATTCTAATTACGCTTCATGTGAATTAAAATTTACATAGGGTAAAATAATGTTAATTGATAATCTTTTGAATTACCTTACCCGGGTAGTCCCTGAGGCAAAGGTTTCAACATATAAAGTTGTTCTCCCTTTTCTTTACCGATTAGACCCCGGCATCTTCGAACAGCAGTTTAATCAGTTCACCACTTATCTTGAGGAGTTCAGCACAGAAGATAATATTGCTCAGTTTAATCAAACAGTGATCGATCTTCTCGCTGAAGGGATAGAAGAATTTGGTTTATACCTAACCGACGACTTACCCATTTACGACAAAATGGAACTACTGGCAAAGATTTGCCAGGCGCTTTATCACGTAGATTCCCACGAAGACCTTCAGTCGATAAAATATGCGTTAGAAGTCGCAGAGAATCCTAAAGAGAAACTCGCAGAAGTACTTCACGTCGTAGATAATACCATTGATCCTCACGTCGTATTGGAAATCACTGCTGAAGTTTCCCCTTCGCTGATCTATCGTTTAAGAGATTATTTAAGCGAAATGGAATATCGGTTCCCTGAAGGTGAGGACGTTAACGTCCCGCTAGTGAACCGAACAAAGAACGCATTGAACTTCTACGGGATCGAACGGGCTATCCGATACTTTAAGGACGGTGGTTCTGTCGGTGAACCAATCAGTAATTACCTTGATTATTATTTATCCGAAGAAAAACAGACAACGGAAGTCATTGCGAAACTGGCTCTCTTCTCAGGTATCGCCGCTGGGCTACCGACGGACAAAATTAAAGAAACAATTGGTAACGAACTACCGCATTATTTTGTCGACCCGAAAACATTAGTGGCCATTTCCAGACTTGTCACTAAACTCCCCTTACCGGAGATAACGAATGATTAAGCGCGACTATTTATTAGCTGCTTTAAACTACGGCAGCTATCTCTACAAGGGTTGGGTTATTGATGCGTTCGGGATCGTTCAATATCCCGCCAAAGATGAAGAACGTCGACCCAGCGGGAAATACCCTCTCTATTTTAAAGATGAACCAAAACGCCAAGACTTTGAAGAATACCCCTATCAACTCTTTATTGACGACGACAGGGTCGTTTTCTTTGACCCGGTCAGAAAAGATTGGGACGTATTACAAGGCGCCGAACCTAATAAAGCACCTTTTCACTTCAAAGATGAAATTGAACTTCAGCCCGGTGATCTGATTAATGTAAAAGAAAAAATCACCACCTTGGTGGGTAATGTCCTCGTTAACCAAACCGTGCTCTGCCACTCCTTTGGCGATAAAATTAGTTTCGTCACGGGTCAAATTAAACTGGGGAAGATAGAGGATAAAATAGCCGCATTGCTACAGTCTCCTCCTGACGACCCTAATGATCGCGACCCTAAAGCAATCTACACCGATGAACTAGAAAAACGCTATTACCCGGCGGCTTACTCTATTACAGGTTGGTGCCAATTGGCCGCTCCAGCGGCAACGCCTTACACGATTGTAACCGCCCCCGATATGGCAGAAAGAAGAAAGGCGCTTTACGAACAGTATAAAGATCAGCTAGATAATCCTGCTATCGTCGCCAAAATTATGGCCGAACTTATCAAGTACGATATCGAGTTCCAATCCCAAGATCCGGAAAAAGGTTTCCTTCGCCCAGGGTCTAAGGATTTCGATGTTGTACGTGCCAAAGCCTATATATCTCATGCCGTAGAATACGACTTCGAGAACCGTAACAAAATTACGGTGATTCAAAACCCACTGTCCGAGCAATGGGATATCACCAAATTACCGGAAATGGCTAACTCACTCATCGACGGTTCTTTTAACCGTGGTGCAGTAACAGCACTGGGAGGTGAAGCAGCTAAGTTCATCGGTCGTTTCTTCCTTAATACCAAAATTACAGAAGATGATTGCGGATCGAAATTAGGGATTAAGCACATGGTCACGAAAGATAATGAGTCGAATTTCCATTGGGCTTATTATTTCAATGACAAAAATGAACTCTCCCTCATGACACCGGAAGTAGCAGCTACTGTACACGGTAGAACGTTTATCTTCAGGTCCCCACAATTTTGTCACACGGAAAACGGTAACTTTTGTGTAAAATGTATGGGCAAACGTTTTGAAGGGAGTCGTAATGCTTTGGGTGCGCTGGCCACCGAAGTTGGTAACATCCTTATGAGCATTTCAATGGCCAAAATGCACGGCGCCGCACTTAAAACAACAAGATGGAACTGGAAACGCGCCTTGAAATAACATGCATAATCACTGGACCTTTTCGGGTCCAGTGATTTATGTTTGGTTAGTCTTCTAATGTAATTCCTTTTGCCTTACAAAAGCGTTGAAGCATCTGCAACTGAGTAGGTGCATTACATAACTTGGTAACAATCTCTACCGAGTTGACCCTCCCCGCACAAATATTTAAACCGGCCCTTCTTTGTTCCTCAAAGTTTACCCCAATAATTTTACACATTGCTCGTTTTGTCGTTTCCTGCGACAAGTTCATCCATACCCCGGTAGACGGATAGGAGGATTTAACGTCGATATCAAGAACCCACTTAACGATCTTCGTGAAAGTACCGGGATGTTCTTTAAGAACTTTGTTCCCCATTTCCTCATGAATAAGATGCGCTGCCAATGTCGAAATCCAACCATCCAGAGGGACGAGGTGTTTGTCAAGCTCCTTCTCCATCTTGTCCGACGTTCCGGTTAAAACGTAACCTTTTTCTAACAAGTCAAAATAGAAGTCATCGGCAAGTTTACGGCCCTGAGAACCGTAGGATTGCAATTCGCTGTAACCGCACTGAGCAGGGAATGTAGAACGAAGGTCTTCTGTTTTTTCATCGAGAAGCTGAGCACCTATGTTATCGAACATGTTGTAAACGCAATAGAAAACTTTTTCATCGCGTTGCATGTGTTTGTGCCAGTCGATCCCGGTGGAACGAATCCCTTTGTCGCCTTTTAACTTACCGAAGCCCAGTTCTTTGTAGAGAATATCACCTAAAGAATACGACGGTTCTTTGTTAAGGTGTTTCCTTACTGCCCTACGTACCGACATCTGGTCAACCCAGAAGAAGTTCCCAGGACTCACGACTTTATGCCAGCGATCACACGGGTCTTTCGATTCAAAGACGCCGTTGGCATCAGGAACCTTTGCCTGACCTTCCGTCAAGTCAAAGTATTTAAAGTCATCAGGAATTGAAGGATCATTGAATACAGTTTCGTAAGGCACGCCTCTTCGCGCCAACGCCTGCATCATCTTTTTGGTATCGTAAGGTAAGTTCCAAATAGACAACATATCAGGCTTAATGACATTATGGAGTTTATCAAAGATCCAGCGAACGGCATCTTCTTCGTCATGGGCTTCGTAGATGTCCAGATCAAAATGATGATTTATCCCTTTATCACTAAATTGTTTAATCCGACTGTCCACTTCCCGCAAAATAGGGACAACTTCCCTTTCGTAACAGTCACGGACTTTCTGTACAAAATCAATGGCCGTACCGATGTAGGCTTTAGTGATAGCTTGATAAACCATTCCGCCACAAGAGACAGAAATCATGTTAATACTGTCAGTGCCGTCAACAACGTCAAATTCGATATCAAGGTGGGCAACACGGTAAAGGCTTTTCAGGTGGGGGAACTTTGTCATGTATTGATGCTTTACCAATACAGAGCTGGAAATATCCGTACCAAATAAATATGGGTTTCGATTAAGAGTTTTAATTCCGCCACGGCCCGTTTTCAGCTTCCGTTGGATGTCCATTGCCATACCCGACTGCGTGCAGTCGTACCGGCGCAAATTCTCTATACTTTCCCAAACACGTTTCTCTTTGTATTTTCGTTGGCTTTCACGAGTGACGTAATAAGGGCGTTTAAAATCTTTGATGAACCGGAGGTTAGGGTGTTGCTCACCGTTCTTTAAATGGATAATTTCTTTAATAACTAAAAGGTCACTCCCAGGAGTAACATTGGAAGGGACAAAAAAAGAGGTTTTAAATTCAAATCCCTCAATGTCTTCACGATTGAATTTTTTCATCTTTGGGCTGGCATCCTGAGTTAAAACTTTCACGGTCTACAGGAATAGAAACCCTCCTCTTTTTAGAGAGGAGTACTTTCTTGTGTAACCCCTTCCTTTATTGGTGAAAACATTTCCGAGGAGAGATGTGATGTTCGATGAAAAGTTCTCCCGACTTTCAATCCCAGCTTTTGAATCGATTGATTTTCAAGGCTACGATCCGGTATGTAAAAAATTAATAATTGCCTTTGAAGATTTTCGTGTGCGATTTAAAGATGTGAGAGTACCAGATCAAAAAGAAATTGATGCATTCTCAAACGTAATACAGAAAATACTCCGCGATCGGTTCAAATTGAACGAGCTTGTTTTTAAGGTCTTCCCCCAAGATTTTGTTAACGCGTTTGCCATCCCGCCCGACATTGTTAAAAATAGTGTCATGGTAAGAACATATGGCAGCTGGCTACAGAAAGCTGGTGATGGCCGTAAAGTTTTGGAAAACGATATTGAATCTGCGGTTGGTTCAGTTAACCGCGCCAATGCTACCGTAGGTGGGTTTTTCCAAAAAGTTCCCTGTACAGTAGGGATTACCTATGGTATGGCCAAAGCAGATGATTTTACCAATGAAGAGATCGTAGCGGCATTGCTGCATGAGGTTGGTCATATTTTTTCCTATTTAGAAACTCTGTCTTATACTTTCAGCACTTGTTTCACTTTATTCGATACGGTAAAACGGTTAGATAAAGCAAAAAATACCGAAGAGAAAGTGAAAATTTTCAAGGGCGTTGAGTCGGCTACTGGCGTAACTATCAGTAACCAAGATATGATTGCTGAAGCTTCAGATAACGACACTATTGCAATCTCCATTTTCTCTGATATCTACGAACAAACTAAGTCAGAATTTGGCGCCAGTATTTACGATATGCGCTCATGGGAAAGTCTTTCCGACCAATTCTCTTCTCGTATGGGTATGACGGTTCCTTTGGCAACCGCATTAGATAAAATAATGCGGTCGTCTGGCGACACTTCTTATTCGACTAAGTTCCAAATTTGGTCAGGTACCATCATCCGTTGGGTGGTCTTTGTTCTTGCCGCAATGATTAATCCTGTACTCAGTATTTTTATTATTCTGGAATTACTGGTATTACTCTTCAATCCGTTCAAAATTGTTTACGATAAACCGGGTGAGCGGTTAGAGCGGTTACGTCAAGAAATACTTCAGCAGATGAAAACCAAAAATATCCCTGCTGAACAAAGATTAGTACTTTCGCATAATCTGGAAACTATCACTGCGCTTATTAAAGCCACTGACGATAAAGAACTGTATTACGAGAAGGTTTGGTTATTCTTCTCTTCCAAATCTCGTGACCAAAAAGCGAAGCGAGTTCTCCTTCAAGATCTGCAGTCAGTAGCAAATAATAATCTGTTTGCGGCCGCAAACCTTTTACAAACTCTGAAGTAAGGAAAAAATAAAAATGAATCGCCAATTTGTTCAAAGTATTGTCGAGCCGCTGACTAAAGTAGTTGGTGTCGACAAAGTCCGTTTGTCGTTAGCGCTCGCAGTCGGACTAGGCTACTCCCTTCCGCTCCCGAACAGCGCAGTGGAAAATCCGGCGGAATGGTTTACTGAACAATACCGCTGGAAAATCACTCAGTTTGTTTCTGAATTCAACGAGCGTTTTTTACTGGATATTTCCCTTGTCCAGTCCGGCGTACAGGAAGTCTGGCTGGGCCGTTATCGCGCCTGTCATGTTCATTCCCAAGCAGAAGTCGAAGCGGTATTGACCGGCAATACCCCAGCTGCTGTTTTCCTGGCGCAGTTCGCGGGCGACGGGATGGATTATGCGGTCATCGCTAATGCCGCATTTTTACTGCAAGATAAACTCACTCCGGTTATTCTCGATATGACGCGTCCTGACGCGGCGGTGAAATAAGGAATACTGTATGACCATCACCTCGCTGGAAGACCATAATCCGCATTTCTCTCCTGATCTTCGTTGTCGAATCGCGGAGATGGTCAACGAGACATCCACAAAAACAGAAATGGAAGAGTCTGTTTCTGTACTTGATATCTTTTTACCGAAGATACATTTTGTCGATGAAGGATTGGCGCTTTTCTTTAGCGCCAAAAAGGAAATTCAACGCTTGTCGGAAACAAATTCGCTGATCAACGATTGTTTGATTTACATGCGAACAATTCGTCAACACACCGATGCTAATACCGACCCTGCGTTAAAGGTGGCAATACAAGCCCTTAATGCAAAGCGCACCGGGTTTACCGATCAGTTTTATCGAAAAGGGATTTTGGTTGAGGAATATTTCTCTGCCATTAAAACGATCTACATGGATCTTCCCGAGTTGATTCAAAACACCCGCTATTTTGCTGCGGGTGTCATTCATCCGCTGTTGGATAAAGATCCGGAGCTGTTAGCGGAAACGTTTTATAATCTGGAAAAGGTCAGAGATCAGAATTACCACAAACATTTTGATCTCCATTGCCATCAACTTCGGGGTCGTGATGGGGCTAGTTCGTTACTCCCGCCGAATGACGAAACGTATATCCCAACATCCGGTAACGACATCTGCTGGCCTAATAGCTACTTGATCTCCGACCCTATTCAGACGTTGTATGAATTTATCCCAGAGATCATCGCTGAAGGCGTGGAGCAGGTAAAAGACCAATTCCTTTCGCTGCGTTACAACATCGTCACCGACAATTTTATTAAAGCACTACTAAATAGTGCACAAGCGCCACTTTTGAATGCGTGGAGCCGCGTTGTCGAACAGATCCGACTACTGATGTTTTTACTGGATACACATTTGTCGATTCAGGAAAGCGCGTTGAGTGTCCAGCGCAAATACCTGAAAGTTCAGTTAGATCATGAAACGGACGCTGCGCTAAAAACCATTATTCTGACCAAATTGAAACCTATCTTAAATGAGACCAATGAAGATGGAAACGGAGAAGAACACAAAGATTGTTAAACCTGTTCCAGGGGTCTTTACGTTTATAGGCGAAGACGGGAAGAACCTTCGTGACATCGTCATGGAACTCAATAACCAATGGTCTTTTTACATGGTGAAACGAGTGGGTGACGATGCGCAACTCGACGCCCTGAATGAAACGTTAGAAAACGTAGAGAAAGAAGGTGTTGATCGCTCAAGTATGGCTGCGGTTGAGGCGCTCAATATTGCGCCGTTGTCAGACCATTACCCGGTAAACTCCTACACGCTGAAACGTTCAAAAACCCAGCAGAAAGTGGCTTGCGAGGAAATTGGTAAACAAATAGCCCAGGTAGTGATCAATGCGATCAAAACTGCCATTAAGTGGGTTAAAGAGAAAATGAAATCTTTCGTTGATTTCTTTACCAAGACCCTTGATAAGCAGAAGCGCGCAGAAACCGATGAGTTCTTGAAGAAAATCGAGGAGATGGGTTTCAACTCTAAGATGCGCACAAAAGAAGAAATATTGCACGATCCTAAACTTTCCCCGATGGCGGCTGCGATCGAGGAGAATTATACGGTATACGCAGATCGCGCAATTACTTCTAAAGAGACCAACGCTATACTGGGCAGTCTCGTAAAACATCCCGAACCCATTGTAGATTACATGGAAAAAACGGTTACGCGCCTTGAGTCACTTATTAAGGCTGTGGTTACCGGGAAGTGGGATGAAAGTCACGAAATCGACGTCGCTACCGTCAAACCATTTAAATCCGAACAATTAGAGAAATTGTTACGGTTGTTAAACGGTAACGGCGATTCGCTGAACGACCGACTTCGCCAAGCAATGACAACACTGGCCACCGAGCAAGAAGAACACAGCGGTAAATCATTACCTTATGATGTTAAACCGCTCACAGATGTCTGTAAACAGGCTTTTGAAAACCTCAAAGAAGACACTTCGCCCTTTATTTATCCAGAATCTGCCAGCGAAAGAATCATTACGGTAAGTCGTCGGATTCATGCTTCTTTAGAGGCGATGGATAAATTACTGGAACAAGCTAAATACTTCGAACGAGACCGTAGCGCGGTTTATAAAGTTCGAGAGGTCAGCGATAATCTGTTTGCGGCATTACAGTCGATGCAATTTATCACAGATGTCGCTTGTGATTTTTACGATGAAAATCGTCGTTGGCTGAAACGACTGTACATGTTTCTGGTTTACGCCCAACCTGAAGAATAAAATAGACAGAGGAGCGAAAGCTCCTCTGTCTATTGTGCTTATGTTAATTGGTGACGCTATGGTTTTTAAACAAGAATTCAATGTTCTCTTTCACAGCGTACTTACCGTCTTCGGTGTACTCGATGACACGTTCAATCGTCGGTTGAATGGAAGCGTCCGACAAAGTGAAGGTGGTCATCTCTGTACCTTGCGCGTACATGTTGATATCGAAACCGACCACATTTTCATCCAACTGAGGTTGTAACAACGTGACCAATGTCGAGACCGAGACCGTATCGGTACGTATACCATCATTAAGGATTTTAGCTGTCAAGGTTTGTAACGCGGTTCGGTAGTCGGTATCGCGATAAGCCGTGCCCGTTAGATAGAACTTAACGCTGAAGGTTAATGACGAATCGATGACTTTCTCAACACCATCATCAACAATGACAGAGATCGGCCCGAACCCTCTTTTCGGGTAGAGGTAGATGTTTGTCTTTTCAAGAACCGCCCCACCCAATTCTTCAAGTTTATCTAGTTGGGTATTAGCGAGATTGTTTGCTGTCCACGATAAATCACTTTTATCCGTGTCCTGCGTAACAAACGCGTAATTCCCGTCGACGATAAGTAAATCGATCAGACGCAATACCGGGCGAGCAGAAATGGGAATCGGATTACCGCCGCTATCCAGAACCGCATCTCCTGCTTTGTGCAGGACGATAGGGTTACCTGACGCATCTAACTTCTGGTCCCCTGCTTTGTGCGCGTAACTGATTACCGGAACGCCGTCTTCGATAACAAACACGGGAATGCCGTTACTGTCGTACTCGGGGATATCCGTTGTGTAATAATCCAGAACGTCACTGGCGTAAGTTTGGTAAACATAGGACCCCGCAACGTTTCTCGCTCCGTGCCACAGACGGTCCAGCGCTGTACCCAGTTTAAGCGTCACAAACTCTTGTGTAATTCCTTTTGCATCATCCGGTAATAAGAAATCACCTAAAAGACCATCAATCGCCGAGTACTGATAACCATCATCCACTTCACCGTTGACAATGTGTAGTAACATAAATTCCGTTTCTAAAGGCAGTGCCAATTTTCGTGGCTCTTCCTCGAAGATACTGAAATTAGTGACTATCAAGTTATCGTCGCTATCGAGGTCAAAATTGGTAACAAAATCAAATGACCAAACGACACTGGTTCCGGTAGTGCCCATATACGTCCCGTTAAGGTACGCGTAGGCGGTTTCTCCCGCTGGAATAAATGCCAACTGCGCAAAACGGTTACTTGGGTCAATACCTAAATAACTTTGACCCGCCGTACAGGCTATCGTTAGGCGGTACCCTGTTGTTGTCCGGGAGATGTCGAAGCCGGAGGTACTGATATCAATCAGTAACGTGGCGTTGTCACGAATAAACCGACGACGAGTCTGCTCCGGATTTTGTAAGTAATAGGGACGTAAAGCAAATGTGTTTGACGACGTGTCCAGAACATAGTGGAACGGCGTGAACGCGTAGTTGGTTTGGTTTACACCGTTCACAAAGGTTTCCGGGGTTTTATAAAGGTTTTCCGGCCGAAGATTGTTATCCACCAAAGACAACACCCCATTAGTCAAGGTGAATAAAACATCCGGCGATAACGTTACTCGATCACCGTTGTCGTAAACCCCTTTAACCAATACCAGCTTATCAATGCTTGTCTGGAATGTGGTCATCGCCGCCGCAATTCCTGCGTTAAGTAGAGATTCGGGCGGTGTTGGCATAGTGGTTGTAGCGAGATAAAGACGATCAACAATATCGTCCCGCGACTTCACAATGTCAAACCCTAACAAGTTTAAGCGCGCCGCAATTTGGGCTGGGGTGATCGGGGTATTATTTTCGTTACTTGAAACATTGTAAATGTTTCGTTCACGTAGTTCTTCGAAAGTTAAACCGTCCGTTCCCCCGGTAATTGCGCCAGCAGATGTCCAGGCGTAAGGTAAATTCGGAACACTCGATGAGTAATCATCGAGATCTGGGTCATCCGAATCGGTCCCCCAAGTGATGCTGTATTTCTCTGCGGCAAAGTTAGTTAAATCTTCGTAGATGTCTCCTTGCGTCGTATAGACATCAATACGGAGGTTACCGGAGACGAGCCCCGCTGTGTAATAGATCGGCGGGATCGTGACGTTCAAGACTCCGTCCCCGACCTGTAGAATCGCAGTTGGGGTTGAGGCGTCGTAAACCTGTAATGAATGCGTGGTGTTAAGTTCGGCCCAGTTACCTTCTGTCCCCTGAAATACACGAGTGTAATAGTAGCTATCGGTAAAAGGGACAGCAAAACGGGAGTTACCATCAGAGATCTGTTCAATAGTGCTGTTTCTAGCCAGCTGAAACATCGGGATGTCGATCTGAAGATAAGTAGCCTGGTTCCCGGATGGGTCTTTTAAGAAAGTCCAGTTAAGAACGTTATCGGTCAGCGTTTGAATAGGTGTAGTTTCATCCGTGTTGAACACCACTTGTAACCCGTCATGGGGCAACTGACGAATTTCAATAGGGTAAAGTAACGTAAGCGGGTAGTCTCCGCCCGGACGAACCTCGGTATAGCGAGGGATAACAACACGTTTTACGTTAGTGTCCGGAACTTCCACCATGGAAGCAATAACATCGTCATAGCCGACAGTATAACGCATGGTTACTTTACCTGGGCTGCTAAAGCGCCCTAAGTAATCGGCATCGGACATATGCCCGTAAAGATCAGCATAACTCTGTGCCAACAGTCGATAATGCCTGCGGTCCAACGCAAAGTTTTCTTGGATATGATAAACGGCCATAGAAGAACTTGCTTCCAGGAGATGAATTGCCGGGGCATTTACGTCGACTAGCGTATCGCCGTCTAATTTACTGGTAAGGAATTCGATCCCTACACGTTGAAAAGATTCCGGATTGATAGGTGCACGCGCTAACGCTGCACTAAGATCATACTCGGCCATTAAGTGTTCCCCGCTTTAATCGAATCGAGAGTATCCCAAATGTTGGATTGATAACCAGTATAGGTATCGTCAGTGTCGTCGGGAAGATTTTGGTAATCGTAATTCGGCACGGCGAAGTTATTTGCCATGATGATGTCGTAAATTGGTTTTTCGATAAACCAGCAAAGTTCCCGGGTATAAGGGTGAATCAAAGGATAACAGTAATAATTTAAATATTCCCTTTGATCTGGCGTGACGCGATAATAGTTGTTGCTCTTGACCGCAATGTTATTTTTATTTAACGAACTCTCGTTGACAATACGGAGATCAGGGTTAAACATGGCCACGACTTTATTGAATTGGCGAATCAATAACGGATCGTCATAGATCGCACCGTAGGCGTCGAACTGCACTGAGATTAAATCTGTGCTACGATCGTAGTTGTCGTCGGCATCAAAGTTCATGACCCCGCCACGTGGGTTAGTGATCGGAAACGCATAACCAGTTGCCCCGATTTGTTGAACAAAACGCCTTCCAGGGTCAAGGATTAGACGGTAGATACGCGTAGTATAGTCCATCCGATTACGGTAAAGGTTTCGGCTCCACGGACGCATCTTTTTGGTTCGGATATTTTCCATATACCGTTCCCAAACATCAAAGAGTCTCAAAACGGGTGAGCCGTCGACGTTCGCAAAAGAGGCAGTAAGTTGGTAATTCCCGCGAATGTTGTAATAACCATCGGCCATCCCCCACTGCTCACCTGCAATTCCTTCATTACTCGTATATTTCCCAATAGCGTTATCGGGAAAACCAGAAAGACTCTTTAGCGTATTCGTTAGAACGCAGATAAAAGGGTTGCGTGGATTAACAAGTTTACAACTGTAATCAAAATCGGGATTTGCCGAGCCTACTGGGTCTAGAATTGCGCGTAAGGCGCGTGGATAAGTGATCTCATCCGTTGAAATCAAATCGGTCAGCGTCCTATCTTGTGTAACGTTGTCCCTGTGTAAGTTCAGGTCTGGACGGGTAAAAAATGTGAGACCTACCTGGTCTCGCTGTGCCGGAACCACCTGACCCCGCGCTCGATAATTTAAACCGAAAAGCATTTCATAGGCTGCTGCTCGTCGAGAACCAAGCCCGCCCGCTCGAAAAACGAGGTCAAGGTTGTCTTGGATGATTTGGTTATATGAAGCCATTACCTCCACTCCTTTATTTAACTCAGAGGAAACTAGATGAAACTGTCAGTAGAAAGTATCGTCATCCCAACCATGACAGCAGTAATGACTGCGGTAGGTTCGAATGCGATCAACGAGGCAAGAAAAAACAGAGCAGGCGATTTTACCGCAGATTCGCTCATTGATTATACGCAGCCCACTCGTATCGAGCCGCTGACATTAGTCGAGCAGAATTTGTGGCGTGAACCGTATATGGAAGATATCATGCAAACGGTGCTGAATATCTTCTCCGGCTATTACATGCAGGCTGTTTCACTGGCTGCTGAAATCAAAGGTATTTCGGTTACGAAACGTTTAGAACGTTTTAATCCAAAACGTGACCCGTTAAACAGTTTAGCCGACGCTGTCATCTCCGCCGTAGCGAAAGAAGACGGTGTCAAATTTGGCTTACCGTCCTTAGAGAGTATGGCTACACTGGCTAAGTGTAATCAGGTTGGTAGTATCAACTGGTCGTCTCATAGTACAGAAGCGATGCGCGTTGGTCATAACCCTAATCCAATGTCAAATGTTGGCGCCGACGCCGCGAGTGACAAACCTCGTAATGGCGGGAAACCGGTTTCTGCTGAACTGGTGTCTAAAGATACGTTGCAGGCGCTACGCGACAACAGTAACCTGGCTGTCGGGAAAATGTTGGAAGTGACTATCGCCGTGGACGAGAATCAGATCAAAGTCCCTGTCAATGTCCGCCTGCAAACCGTTCCTGTCCCTACCCGCAGTATGACCCTGTTTTTAACCGCCGGCGCACAGAACCGTAACCTTAAAGAGCGCTGGTATGAATTTAAGGCAGAGAAACTGACGTTCTTTGCTGACCTGATTGGCGTACGTGACCTGTTAGACGAACACCGGAAAAATATCATTAAAGATGATACCGGCCTGTATCTGAAACAGATTCAGCAGAAGCGCAAAAATACACTGGCGGGGTTAATCTCCGGCCGACCTTCGGTTGCTTCCGCGTCCAACATTGTTGTTATCACCGAAGAACAACGGGTCATCCTCGAACGTGAACTGAACATAAAACTCTCTACGTTAGCTGGCCGCAAAGTCCTGGAACAGAATTCCGGGATTATGTTACTGGTTGTCGTTGACCGTAACTACGAACAGGTCGAGATTTTCCACCGCGGTATCGAAGGTTCTACCGAGCTGTCTCTGAATGCAATGAAAAACGCAGCCAAAAACAGCGGTCCCGATGTGATGAAAATCTTTGAAATGTACAAATCCATGAAAGCGCCAACTTTCTAATACGAGAGAGGATTAACATGTTAAAGCAATTCTTTAGTTCCCTGGTCCCCAATTTCGAGCGTTCTCGAATCATTGAGGAATATGAGCTGGCCCGAAAAAGCCTCATTGAAGAAACACTTCCTCCGTTCAAGTCGGCAGCGGAAGCAAAACTGTTCATTGGCAATAATCCGTTTAAATCACCCGCAGTAAAACGGATTAACGCCCTGTATCTTCGGGAAACGGGCGCGCGTTCGAATTTTGTGAATTCATTAGCGATGGTGATTTCTAATCTGGCGGAAGGAATGCCGGGTCTGGAAAACGCGCTGGAAGAGTCCTTCAAGTCAGAGACAATTGTTAAGAATGGACTGACTTACAACAAAATTTCGTTGATGCGAGTCGTCAGTCTGATTAACTTCTTTTCCCTCTATTCTCGTCGTGTCCTCCTTTACACCTACGGGAAAGAGATTCCGGAACTGGGTAAAGAGTACGGCGCTACCGTTGAGCCGTTTACCAAAGGCGAAGTTAAATGGTTAGAGGATCACCTCATTAACTTCTGCCGCTGCGCAAAAGTCTTCGCTCAGCCAATGCGCCAGGTTCTTAATACTCTGGAATCTGTACCAGATATCGTTTACGATCCAGGCAAAGAAGACGACGTGAATGCGATGGTCGGAAAACAGAAAGTCGATCCTCTGCGTATGGGGTTTGTTCCGGTTGTTTCCGATATCGTTTGGTTCTTCGGTTCCCGTTACGTAGAGTATCAGGCGGAAAGTTTCAAACGCGCGAAAGAAGAACGTCGTTCACTCGAACTCCGCATGGCGCAGTTATTGGCCGCGAAACAAGGACAGGCCGACGCGGCGCAGGATAAAGTCATCGCGGTAACGGAACAACGTTTACGTGACCTCAATTACAAAATTTCCAAAATGGAACGAGATTACGGGGTATAACGCCGATGAACATTCAGTCTTATCAGTACACCCCCGTCGGCTTCAGATCCCCTCTGTACGAGGGGAGTAAAGCAGAAGCAGTTGCCGATGACCTGATCACTCGCTATTGGCAAATCGCAACCACAGACCCCAAAGGCGAAGCCAACACATGGGAGTTCCGTCGAAAACTAATTAACCGCGCGATGGACCTGTTCCGTTTTTTCCCGGAATGGCTGCAGGCGCAGGAAGACAATCCGAAGCTGACTCCTCACATGCGTGCGTTTCTCGAAGATACGCTTTCTTTCATTAATACCGGAAGACGCAGAATGGGTATCGTGCCCCGGGCCTATTGTCTACAAACAGAAAGAGAACTCGCGACTACGCCAAAATATCGTTCCGGTCGTTCGGCGCCCAAACTAAAAATGATGCTGAACGTTGACGGAAAAGATTATATGTATCATTGGTTGAAGCACGATAACGGCTTTGAAGACCTCTTGGCGACAGTCAATGTCATCTTCGGCGAACTCACACTCGTTGCCGGCAGTAGCCGATAATCCCTCTCTCCAGGAGAATTAGTAAATGAAATTATCTTACACTCAACGTGTCCTCGGGCGCCAGAATCGCCCTGCGCTTGAAAGCGAGAACACGGAAGAAGTCGTCGATCAATCTGTTATCGATGCACAGCCGACAGAAGAGGTCCCTGTAGTTGAGGATGATCTCACTGTGGTAGAAGAAGGAACTACCGACCCGGAAGAAACTCCGGCTGAAGAACTCCCTGTCGATGCAGGGGAAGTCGCAGCGGACGTTGTCCCGGTAGAAGAAACTGTTGTGGAAGAAACTCCCGCAGACGAAGTTCCGGTTGATGGTATCGAACCCGTTGAACCTCCGCAGATTGTCCCGGTGACCGACTCTGGTGAAGCGACTGTCGACCAAGTCGAAGCGATTGCCGAAGGTAACCCGGTGGAAGCCGCAGAGGTGGTTGCTGAGGTTGACAACGCAGAAGGCGCCGACACGACTCCGGAAGAAGTCATTGCAGAAGCGGAAGAAATCGAAGCTGTTGCGCCGTCGGAAGACGATGTCACTCCAGAGGCAACTGAAGAAATCACCGAGACCGAAGAAGCTCCGGTGGAAGTCTCCGATATTACGCCAGAAGGCACTGAGCCGACCAACGATGAAACCATCTCCGATGTCGATGAAGTGGTTGCTGAAAATCTGGGCGAAGAAACACCGGAAACCGACCCGGTTGATCCGGCTGTCGAAAACTGTGCGTGTGAATCCGCGGGTACTAATCCGCCAAACGAAGGCGGTACCGGCCAGGGCGAACAACATCTCCCCTCTGAGCAGGTAGAAGTCGATTCCGGCAAAGGCGAAGAAGTGAAACCGGAGCAAACGAAACCGGTTGCTGACGAAGCGGGTAATTCCGATATCGAAGTTTCCCAAGAAAAACCGGCTGCCGAAGGGAAAGGCGAAGCGGAACTGCCGTCAGAGTCCGAAGTTGTCGACGAAGGTACCGGCAGCAACCAGAACACCGGCGAAGTTGTTTCTACCGAGAACGCGGAAGTTGTTGAAGAGCAAGTCGTTGACGCTCCGTCCGAAGTCACCCCGGAAGAAGCTGCTGCCGTTGTTACTGGCGCAGAACCGGGCGAAGGCGAGGTGGCTGCCGATGCTGCTGTTGAGCCGGTAGTGGAATCTTTACCGGAAGAAGCGGCAGTTGACGTTGTTCCAGAAGTAACCGAAGATCTTTCAGTGGCCGCCCCTGAAGAAACAGCCGGTGAAGCACCTACCGAAGGTGTTGTTGAAGCAGTTGCGGATGCGCCGGTAGATCTCAGCCCAGAAACCGACGACGGTGACGTTGTGGCAGACGACCTGATCATCGAGGATTTCCAGGCGGGTACCGAAGACGAAGAAAGTATTCTGAATGAAGCACTGGATACTTATCCGCAAGTTGCAGAAGTTCTTCAGAATTCTCTGGACAACGGCGGTGTCTCGGTTGAAGCGATGCAAATTCTGAATATCTTCACTAAACGTGACGGTAATCCGTTGAACTCCGACGTCGCGCTGGAAAGTTATAATTTCACTGCGCGTACCCAGACCCGTCTCGCTATCGAATCTATCGGCGAAGACATTAAAAGCTGGATGGCTAAGTTCGTAGAACTGTTCAAGCGCGCCGCTGCCAACTTCAAAGAGACCATGCGTAAACGCTTTGATCAGGTCGGTATTCTGGAACGCCGCGCAGAAGCACTGGTAAATGTGGATGCGGGTAAACCAGCGACTGGCGAAGTCAATGGCGAATATCTGGGCGCACTGACTTCTGGCGGTAAAGTTGATGGTTCTTTCGTTCAGAACTTTAAACTCTTCGGGCGCGATGTAGAGTCTTTACTGGGCGCTGGCAGCAACGTTATTGACGCCGCAGAAACCGTGCATAAAGTAGTTCGTGCTGATGTACTCGACGCCTTGATGAAAGGCGAAACTCCGGAAGATGCGTTCGGTAAAGTTGAAAACGTCTTCAGAGAGTCTTACGGTAAAGCCCTGGTGCGCAGCTCATTTAAAGCGGGCGATGGCATGGAATACACCAAAGACCTGCTGGGCGATTTCCGGGTGTCCGTCCTAATTACCGATACTTCCGGCGCTTTCCCTGAGGTTAGCATGTCCACGCAGAAAAAAGATTCCGAAGTCAAAAGTGCTCCGTGCCTGTCCGGCGCCGGTATTATTGAAGTCGGTAAAACCGCCGCAGAAACCTTATCTGCGATCCGTCAGTCTAAGGGCGTGGAAGAAGCTGAGCGTTTCAGTACCGAACTGATCGGTGATCTGGAACGTCTGAGCAAACTGGCAGAAAATTCTGGCGACCGCGCAACCTACGCGAAAGCAGAGCTGGGTAAAGTACGTCGTTACTTTAGTACCACCGCGTCGTTCCTGAATCAGTTCAATGCCGGCCTTAACGGTATTGCGCTTCGTACTATTTCCGGAGCAATTCAATACGCCGAAGCTTCCGCTAAAGCAGCGTGATTTTTTAATCATACTTCCAAACCTACCGCCCCCTACGGGCGGTAGGTTTGTATGACTTTTCCTCCGTTCCTCTAAGTAGAAAGGAAACGAAATGAGCAAGATTAAATCTGTGCTGAGTCGCGCACCTAAACCAGCACTTGAAACTTTCCAACCAGAAACAGTTATATCTCCAGAATCCTTTGATGAAAGTCCGTTGGGGTTTGAAGATTCAGAAATTGATCCCCGCGATGAAATTGATACCGCGATGGATCCCGTTGATGCGGATATTGCCGGTCTCTATAGTTTGACAGACCAAACCAATAAATATCAAGCGGTTTACGACGCGATTGCTCCTGAGATTCATTCCGGCAAAGGTCTTTCTGTTGAAGCCGCTACGATTTTGAATATCTATAGTTTCAACGATGGCCTGGATATTGTTCGCGCACGGGTTTCCAATGAATCTAATACCCACATTTCATTGGAAGAATCCAAAGTTGCGCTGGAAGGTATTAAAGAAGTCCTCCGCGAGTGGTGGCAGAAGTTCACCGCATTCTTAAAGGATGCTCGTTCCCGTTTTTCCCATTGGCTTGACAACGCATTCAATGGTGCTGATCAATTAAAAGAACTCGCCGAACGACTGAAAGAAGAAATCACCAACGCCCAACCGGGGTCCGGTAATATCGAGTTTTCTGACAAAGGGAAATTGTTGATCGATAATGGTTGGCCCAATGTCGCTAACGAAATGAATCGTCTGGGACGTATTGCGGATATGGTGCTCAACAAGACGATTGAGAACACTTATGAGAACGCTGAGAGAGTCGCTACCGCTATTGCGGAGTATCAGCCAGGTGGCGAGGGGTCTTTCAATAGCCTCTTACAAGCGCTATCAGAAGGAGTTACCCATCCGGCCGACGCAATAGCGGGGGAATTGAATCAAAGATTGACTGAGGACGTCACGGAGATCTTGTTAAAAGGTGACGATTCTATTAACGCGTCTGTAGAAGCTTCTGAGCCGTTTTTAGGTAACGGCAGACTCGTAGCCATCGTTGTGACTGTTAACCCGTCAGAGAACCCTGTACAGGGCTTAGTGGCTTTATCCAAAGCATACAAGTTCTCCAAGATTTTAGTTGTCGATACTTCGGCAGAAAACAAACTTTGGAATTCGCGTAATCATCAGGTGGAAGACAAAGAAGTTCCACGGTGTTCGCCAACAGACGTTGCACGTATCGCCGATGGTGCGATTAGTGTTGCTAATGCAATGCTGAAACTGAAAGGTTCGGGTAATCTTAAAAGTCAAATCGACAGAGCAGTCGACCAGGCTGGCCAGAATATCGCGAATATGAACATCAACGAGAATGTGGAATCTGGTGGCTCTATTGCCTCCGCTCTGCGTTCTATTGTTTCTTCCGTTGCCAGTATGCCGTCGGGTGTAACAAGTAATCTCGTCAGCTTCTTCGGAACAACGAGTCGCTCTGCGTTAAAATACGGGAAAGAGTGTTTGACCAGCGACAAACAAGAAGAAACTGAAAATAATTCAAACAAACCTAACCAGCCTAATTAAGAGCGGAAAATAAAATGAGCGAACAACTTTTAAAAGATTTAGAAACTTATTCCGCCGTCGGCGTTGCGTTGGAATCTTCAGTGAATGTTCCGAGCGACGCGCAGAAGATCTTGGCTATTTTCATGGGAGAGAATAGCCAAGTTTCTAACGAAGCCGATTACGACAATACCACCCCAAGTACGCTTTCTCGAGTAAATAACAAAATCAAAGAGACAGTTAAAAATCTCATTCAGTGGGTTATGGATCGGTTCCAGGAATTCAGAAACTGGGCTAGAGAGTATATGTTAGGACGGGAACAGGCAGAAAAAGAAGTTGCAGCCGCTAAAGAATTATTAAATGCACACCCCTCCTTTAAATCGGATAAAATTACACTTCTTCCCAATATTACAGGGGCTCTTGCAGTAGAAGGTCGTTTAGATGAAACATTCCCTGATAAGTTTTCTAATCTCCGGAATGTAGTGGGGTTAATGGCCAATATCCGTGAAGACCTGTTCCATTTGGCGAACACCGTCATCGACGTTGCTGATAAGTGGGTAAAATCAGACGAAGATCATTCATCTGATGAAATCGCTGAAACAAAAGAAGTAATACACGAGTATGCAAAAATAGCACAGCCCATCTCTAAAATACTAAGCCAGCCTAATCCTAACAAAACTCTCACCGGACCTAATCACGCTCATCGAAAAACGATTTTCACTAAAATAGGGTACGAGAAAGTTCAGGACGTTACATCGCTCCCGTTACCTGGTGGTTACGCAGTAACCTCAGTTTTAGTCAAAAATTTCAATGGCCAAGGTTTCATGGGGTTGGACGACTCGTACACTAATGGGGTTGATACCTTAGTGGAATTATTGGATAATTTGTCCCCTAATTTACAGAAGGTTTATACTTCAGGGATCACATTCTCTGGGGCGCCGTTAAACAGTAACAAATGCAGGCAAATCATCGATGAAGCTGAAGCAATACTCGCTATCATCCGCCAGCAACCCGACAAAGATAATGATTTGAATAAGATTGTTGCGGACTTTAAACGTCTTTCGACCGCAATAGACCAAAACGCGAAAAGTACATTCTCGTTGAGTGCATTAGGTAAACTGATGCGCGCGTCGGTAAAACTTATCGATTCGGATCGGTACAAGACCTACCAGTATGCCATCAGAACAGTACGTGCTTCGCTCCGTTATATTTCCGCATCGATCGATAAAAAGCCACAGGAAGAGATATCCCCAGCGATGCGGTTAGGTGCCCCAGCCTAAGGATTACTTATGCCTATCGAATACAACACGCCTTCTCTAGAAGAAGAGATTGACGCAACAAGGGACATGGTCAACGCCCGCCGTGATATTCAGGAAATTGACAACGAATATGACGAACTGAGAGACCGTGAAAAAATGGGCCAATCGTTCATCGACGAAAAAGAACAGGAAGGGAAACTTCATATTCTCCCCGAAGAGATCACCGCGGAAGAATTGGAAATTATCCTGTCATTTACGGAATCTCTGGCGGAAGGCACAGGAGCTCAATACTCAACCGTAATGCCATCAAGCGAATCGATGATCACGGCTACTCCGGCACTGGAGTCCCTGAAGGAATTACTTGGTGAATTACTTAAAGGGGCTGCTGGGCTTTTGGAGAAGCTCTGGGAAAAGATTAATGACTACTGGACGTATTTCAAAATCAGAGTGAGAGGACTCTTGAATGTTTCTCGCACGATACGTCGTCTGGCCGAAGAAAAAATCGGCACGACCAAAGCCCAACGTAAACTGACATTGAAATCAGGTCGGTTTATTCAGCACCTTTGCTACAACGGTAAACATGCAACGGATTTCAATACGTTAAAGATGTTTTACGGTCAATTCCAGCAGGAAGGGTTAGGTATTCTGAATGGATGGTGCGTCGATGTTGCAAAGGAAGGGAGTGCCGCAGTAGAGCATTTAACACAAGGCACTGATAAGGACATCCTGACTTTACTCGATGCGCAGAATACGCGAGCACTTGACTTATGGAAAAAGACTGCCTCCGCCTACAAGGAACCTTATCCTTTGCTTGGCGGTGTCAGTCTTCTGAAGGAAGGTGAGGTAGGCGTGAGTTCGTCGGCACGAGAAAAAGCACGTGATCTTCAACGGGTGAAACTTTCACTTATTCCAGATGACCGTTTAGCGACGGTTACTGAAGTGAAGTTCTCTGTCCTTCGTCCAAATGAAATCATTGAGATTCAGGACAGTATTATCGATACTGGTAATCGCTTACTTTCATTTTTAGAAGACCAGCCCTTCTCTGCATTGGAAAAGCAGTGCAGACATTTCGTTCGTCAGGCACAATCAGACCTTGCTAATAGCCCAGAAACAAGTCAGGGAAATATTAGTGCACTGATTGATTACCCTGCCGCCTACAGTAAGTGGGCGAGGAGTCCGGCGATCGAAGTTTCCGGACTTTTGCTGGAAGTTTCTCGTACGTTGCAAACTCTCAGTAAAGAGTCATTAGTTGAGGCATAGACAGAGGGACCTTCGGGTCCCTCTGTTATTTTTGATTCTCTTGTGGGTTTCTTTGAAATCATCCATAAACCAAGGATCAAACATGGCTATCATTATTCACTACATCGCTGCCCCATTCGAACAATCTTTTTCTTACGAGGGTACAATCGATGACTTCCTCGTCAGTGTACAACCTATTCGTAATTTGATCAATATCGACAAAGCCGGCGATAATTTATTCAATGTAACACCGTCCGGGATTGCGATCGAGTTTAAAGTCCCCGGCCCGGCGCTTTACGAGAAATTGTTCAATACAATTAAAACCCCCGACCCCCGTATTTTCAAAATTCAAAACAATCAGTTCGCCGGCGATACTGTTGTGGATAACGGGGTTTATAATTACAATTTCAGTATAGCGGGCGTTCAGGCGTTCAGTTGTCAATGCTTTGACCGCCGATCGGTAGATTTCGTCCTTGAGTACATTGCGAACAGTCAGGTGATGTTTGAAATGTTCGATCAATTTCTGCGTTCGGTGCGCCAGGACTTCCCGGAATCCGCTGCAGCAGAACCAAAAGAAGTTACTGCAACCCCTCCGGCAGAGGAGCCCGTTTTTACCTTGGCTGAAGACCAACCAACCCCAGAGCTCCCGGTAGAGGTTAAACCTCGTCAACCGCTACCAGAAAAAGTAACCCCTGCTGCAAGTAACAAACCCAAAATTCAACAGCTTGGGATTCTTGTTTGCCGAATCGGCGGTAGTATCTTGGAAGTGGTTGTGGAATCACCTTACGCTCACCGTTTGGCAACAACAGCGTTCGTTAATACGCTCAAAGGGTACCTCGATGAAAACGGTGTGATAAGTGTGGCTGATAATGGTCGCCGGGTTATGGGGGTCTCGTTAGCTCAAGCCTCGAAGTTCGAAGACATTATTCGTTCTGCGATCCGTGACCATAACGCGCAGGATGACCTGACGATTGGTCGTGAAGATTATGTCCCAGGCAAGGAAGTCGCAGGTCGTATTTACCTCTAAAACACCGGGAATGCAGGGCTTCTGGCCCTGCATTCCTATGACTTTTTCGGGCCCCAGAGGGATCAATAATGCCACGTTTTACTTATGAATTACCTGACGTTGACGTCATGATTACCCGTCCAATTACCATGGCAGTGATTCGCTCGATCATCGGCGTAACCGGGATGCCAGACGATACCTTTATTGAATACGCCGGCGATGAACACGGTATTCCTACCTGGCGAACGACATTAAACCAACAGGAATTTGACCCCACCAGTACCGCTAAGTTTGGGTTCTACGGGAAAGTGAAAGTGGGTTATTCAGAAGAGCCCGAGCCTGAGAATATTCTGACCACTGCCTTTTACTACCCAGACAATAATATCGTTTGGGCTGACCCGACAATCAACACGTACCTCTCTACGATTCGTGAGCCAGTGAAAGCAAGGTTAACGTTCACCTACCGGACAAAGGATAAAAACGAAGCCAAAAACTGGCAGAGCAGAATGCGCAAGATTATGCGTAACCAGTTTATCGATCAGTCGTTTTATGCCGATTTTAATTACGTACTGCCGTATACCCTTTTTGACTTTTTCGACTTGTTTTACAAAATGCGTGAAAAGGTGGCTGGGTACGGTGATACTTTCGCTGATTGGTTTAATAAAGGACTAATGGCTGACGGGTCGGTTCTTGTTACCCAAGGGGGCGAGAAACCGCAGTTCGTATTCAGAGAAACCCAATTAGATATTCTTGGTAACTTTGAATTTGATACTCCGCCCATCGAAGAAAAACTCGACGACGGTACTGCTTATGAAATCGAGTTCAGTTATCGTTTTGGATTTGACCGCCCGATTGCGTTTATGGTGAGTCACCCATTGGTTATTCATAACCAGATCGTCCCTAAGACGCACCGCAGTCAAACCTCCTGGTACGACGCTGATCCTTTGACTGGTCGAGGAAGTATTAGCTCTACTCGTTATCGTAAATTATTTCAGGATCAATATTTCTACAAGAATCTGAACCGAGGGAATATTGTTCCTTCTTTCGATGATTGGATGCCAACACAGGTTGCGGCAGATACAGCGAACCTTACCCAGTTCCTCATTCAAGTAGACACGACTAACCCCCGTAAAGTGCTCACATTGACCAATCTCCCTAAAATGGCGTTTGATCCGCTCCTTATTGAGTACATGAAAGAAACTCGAGACTATTTACCTCGAAGATCAGGAAGCTGGGTTCATATCGCAGTCTATGAGAATAATCGACCTCTTGATCCACGTACTATTCGAGTAGACGAAGACCTTACGATATGGTCGGATGCGGATCTCGACGTACGATGCCTGTATCACGTCAGAGTGAGTTTATTTACGCAGCTAATGGTATTACAGCCTTTCGCCGCAGAACTGCTCAGAAGCCGTCCAGATTATTTTAAAATGGTATTAGACGGACTCGATCCTAAATATGGCGAAAAACATCAATACCCTACTGCGAAACCCGGTAGAAAAATCAGCAAACTCGATTACGTTGACGCTGCTCGAAATCTTGAAGTCACCGCCAGACGTTACTATTCACCCAAATACAGATACATCCTCCTCCCAACTCAATTGAATACGCTCTTTGTATTCCGTTAAGGAGAATTAGACATGTCGTTATTCAACGAAGAAGATGATGCACCGAGCCAACCTCTTCCTCAGTTTAAAGCCAACAAAACGCCGTATCGTGATGTCGCTATCGATACCCAATACACGCCGTTAAGTACGATCTTAACGACCATCGAAGGTAAACCGTGGAAAGTTACCTGGTATAGTCAGATTCTGAATGGCGATAACGCCCCTGCGGGTCTGCAAGTTTCCCGGCTGGAAATAAACCAACAATATAAAAAGATCAATGGTCTCGAATTAAAAGTAACGGAAGCTATTCAAGTCAGTCCCGAATTCCGACCAGAGACGCAGGAGTTTACGGTTCGTGGGGGCGCGAACATGTATCCCGGAGTTCGCCCAAATATAGGTGATCTTTTTACCGCGACCTTGCTTGATGGCCGAGTGGGTATTTTCCAGATCTCGCAGCCACCAGAACAACGCTCGATTTACATGCAGACAACGTACCGGATCGAGTACGTAATGCGAGATTTCCTTGACGCGGATTACGCCAAGAAACTCAAAGACAAAACGGTCGAGGAATATTTCTTTATTCCGAGTTTCCTGGACTCCGGTATTAATCCGGTGATTTCAGATTCTGCGCACGGCGATTACCGAACCCTAATGGACTGGCGTGAACGTATTCCCTTGTTCTACCTCAACAAGTTTTACGATAAAGAGTACGCTACCCTGACCATCCCAGGTCAGAAACGAAATATTATTTACGACCCTTTCCTGACCACTTTTGTCTCAGCGCTTTGGTCGCAGGAAAATATCGGTCCTTTCCATGGAATGGCATTCTTAAACGTCATGGATGGAACAATTCGTGAAATAAAAACAGTGCTTGATGCTCTACTCGATCAGGAAGACCTGTTGATGGACATCGTGGAAACGAAAATCCCGATAGTCCAGTCCAGTTTATTTTTGACCGATCCTTTTTACCGCGGACCGCAGTACATGGGCGTCCCGTACGTTTGTTTCCCGAATAACAGCGATCGATATCGTAACGGATGGGAAGCCAAACCAAAAGTCATTTCACTTATACAGGGCTATCGAACGCGACCACGGGTCAGATATACATTAGATCAGTATTTTCCGGAAGACGTATTGATCCCGTATTCCCAAGGTTGGAACAAAGGGATCAAAGATGTTACCATCGATGACTATTATATCTTCTCTGAAATGTTCTACGGTCGTAGAACGGAAAGTCTCTCTGTTCTTGAGACCTTAGTTTGGGAAACATTAAATCACGGGCAAGTTTCAGCTCAAGATTTGATGGCGCTTTTTAACGACTCTCGGAATTGGGATGATCTTAATCAGTTTTATTACCTTCCCATTCTGTACGCGTTAATCCCTGCAGCGTTAAGAGGACTTTCGTGATGACAATGTCTGTCAAAATTGAAACGGTTGAACACAAACCGAAAACGGCTGGTGAACTTATCTTCGATAAACACTTCAGTGTCAGAATGTCAGTGATGGATTCGTTAGATGAGAATGACATCGCGCAGCGGGGGATTTTTACCACCGGGTATGCGGACATCGACGCTCAAGCCGCCAAACGCCCGACCGTTGTTTGGCGCACAATCGCCGAAATGGTTGAGCTCTGGCACGACGGCGTGGAGATGGAGTTAGTTTACGGGATGAAGGACGCTGAAAAAATCAACAAAATTATTCAGGAACATCTCTCCGACTGTACCCGATGGCATCAGTCTCAGGTTCATGGTCTCCGACGTGAAGACCCCGAAATCACCCAACGGCGACTTGAAGATCTGCGGAAGATGGACGAATTCGCCCGTCAGCTCTACAACAAAGTTCGCCAACACGGGAAAGACGAAGAGGTCACCGGTTTGGCGAAGATCATCAAAGATTCTGGTCCCGTTATTGGTACCGACCCGTTTGGTCAGAAATCAGTCTTTGCTAAAAAGTCGGCAGCCGATTATATCCCTATCGAAGAACGTATTGATTACTCCGTACTGAAGAAAAGAAAACGGTACCGCTAATGAACACAAAACTTTTACGTCAGCAAATTATGGCTATCGCGGGTAGCGGAGTGAACCCGCGATATCAGTTCAGGGCGATCTTTACACTGAAAGGGGTGCAATACCCTGTCCAAGCAGTTTTAGGGAAACGTATTACGTCAGCGTATACAGAGAGCTTCTGTTCGAATATCACTATCGAAGTCGCTATGATCACCAAAGATTACCTTACCTTATTTAAGGCAAGAGATAATCTTTACCTGACTCTGTTTCAGGAGCAGATTGACACAGTTTCAGAAGTGAAATTCAGTAACGGACTGACGATACAAACGACCTACCGGGCATTTTTCTCCGATAACTCCATCGCCTCACTCAGAACCGATTCCGGACTACAGTCGGTGCCTTATACAGACGGTTCTGATGACCTGAGGATCTTCCATGTGCAGTTGGTTGACCCGATCGCATTAAGCATGTCGGCGAAATCGGCCCAAGGGATCTTTCGATTCACTAGCGCATTCGAAGCGATGAAAACCTACATTGTTGCCAAGACAGACGAAGATACGCAGGCAGGGCTCCCGGCGCTATTAGGGCTCGATATCGTTACTCCGGATATTACCGGGGAAGCAGCAGTAAGGGATCAAATCATCATTGATCATCAGGTTAAGATGACAGAGCTCCCTTGTTACTTACAAGGACGCGAAGGTGGGATCTATAATCAAGACATCGGATCCTTTATCCAAAATCAACGATGGTATATTTATCCCTTGTACAATACCCAACGATTCACAAAGACGGAACGACGACTCTCCGTCTTTGTTGCTGATTCGTTAAAACTTCCAACGGCAGATTGTACGTACAAGTGGGAAGGACAAACCCTGAAGGTGATCGCAACCGGCGGAACGAAGACTCAGGATATCTCCGTGGCAGGGGATATCTCAGGTGGTAATGGGGTACATTTCCAGCGCGCCAGTAATTTCTTCGAAACGCCTGTTGTGGTAGACGGGGATAACAAGGCGGTCTATAACCGCGAAGAGATTAGTGCAGATATTATTCGCCATCAAAGAGCCGACGGGCTAACCTTTGCACCAGTGGGAGATAACCCGATCACCGATAACATTGCCAGAGAACAATCACGAATCGCATCCCGCGACGGGATGATCATGGTAGCAAAATGGGAACGATCCGACATTCGCCTGCTAACACCAGGAATGCCAGTTCGTGTTTATTACGATAACGGGTCAGTAACAACGATCCTCGAAGGTACACTCATACGGGCAGAAGAACAGTGGAACACCGAAACCCCAGGTCTCATGCAAAAATTACAAGTATCAGCAGCTTTACTCACCTTCTTCCTGGCGAAACCCTGAGTGAGTTTTTTGTAGAACACCGAAAGCTAAGTCCTGACCAACCTTTTCAGTTATCGACTGATGAACTAGCGCAACTGAATGAACTTACGGCGGAACTCCAACAGCACTTGAATAAGTTGAATCATCAATCGCTTTATATTCAGTCGTTTACTGAGTCGGCACTTGAAGTAATGGATGTTCATCAACGTGATGTTGAGCTTTGGCTCTTAAGGTCAAAGGGTCGTATATTGGGTTATGTTCTGTCCATGATCGACCAGCACCCTTTGATTGATGCTTTTATTATCGGTAAAAAATACCGAGGACAAGGGCTCGGTGGTAAATTGATACAATCTATTCGAGGGGCGCGCTGTAAAGAGGCGGTTAAACTACTTGTCTTACGTGCGGATAAACGAGCTATTGCGTTTTATCAAAGCCAAGGCGGGTTTTTTGATTACGATCATCTTTCCCGCTTTACGCACCTCGTGATTTTTCCACCTCTACAACTCGATTGGAGAATGTATGCTTTATCCGGAGAATCAGAATTGGATACCGAAAGTCAAACAGTGGATTAACAACTCCCTCGCCAGAACAAAGACGTATAACCAACGTCAAATCCTCACCGTTGATGAAGTACTCAATCCGTTCTACAGCGATCCGTGGGGACACAACACTATCAACTATGCGATCTCGCTAGTCGATGGCTACATCATGGTTAAGTTTCCTGAGAACGGGGTTTACGAACCGCTACTTGATCGTTACCCTATGGCCAAAGAAGCCACGGCTGAGGTGATGAATTTCCTCGAGACGATCACGTTCGATACGGAGCAAAGTACTAGTCTGATTGAAACTCATATTCAAAAATTATTCTCATGGCTATATGCATGGAATACCGAGCTGGTTTGGATCGACAAAATTCACCCTGAAGACATCTGCGCGAAAATTCTTTTTAATACACCAGTTTTGACCTACGCTCAACGCGCCGCACTTGTGAATAACGAATCTCCGGATTTCTTTTTACGAGGTAAGGATTATTATGAACTCCAGACGTGGTTAGCGGGAATAGCTAGATGGTCATCTTTGGATGTCAATCAATTCCCTTACGGTGAGGAGAGCTTCAGTCTCTACTTCCCGGGGCAGGGTTATAGCTTTGGTAAAGAACGTACAGCATTTGAGATGCAATCGCAAGCGCGCGGCGTAGCCTATTCCCTTTATGGGGTGATGGCAAAAGCCATGACGAATAAAACGTTATTGACCAGTCAATACTGGTCGCGGCGCTTGTCGGTTCTCACGGATGCTTCGGTCTACTGTAACCCAGTCATGTCCTATGTGCTACGTCTAGACTTCTGATGAGATTTTTAAACCATTTGGTTCACTGACGGAGGAAACTCCGTCAGTGTATTTTTATTTTCTTCGCACAAGGACACCTTCTATGAAACAACAAAACGATAAGGTCAGTTACCATATCGATGCCGGTGGTGAGACCGAATTGTCGGCGCGAGCGTACCAGGAATCAATTCTACAGTATCGGTTTGGTTATACTCAGAATCAGTTGTCTGCCATGGGTGATGACGAAATCACTCAGAAATATCTCGAGTTAACAGAGGGGTGAAGAATATGGGTGACGTTACTTCGTTGAACAGCGAACGTATGAAGCGCATGACCACAGCACAACAGCTCGACCATATTGAGTATCTGATAGATAAACTAAACCACTTTACTATCTTGTCCGCGAAGGATATGTTAGACACCCTCCGTGCAAACCACAAGCACAGCGATAAGACCGCTGGGATTTATGCACATCTCCTCTATGTTGGTTTCCTGACCTCCGATGAAGGCGCTTTTAAAAGCGGTGACGAGCTTCTGTCAATGGTGGATGAGAACCCTGCTCGTTACCAGACCTGCTTATACCGAAAACTTAAATCAACCTTTCCTGACCATCCCGACTTACTTGAGATGAACCCATTAAAACCTGTAAAATGACGGCGCGCTTAAAAAGCCTCCCCTGGATAGCTTTTGCTATCCAGGGGAGCGGCACTATGCCGATTTGAGTGAAAGGGTTTAATTTAGTTTAAGATAAAGTCATTAAGTTGATCGGTAGTCTGATGCCACGCAGCCCCACCGCCAGAACTTGCGGTGTTAGCGCCAGGCTTTTTCATGCTCATGTCAGGGCCATTAATATCATCAACGATCCCAATATCGGTGAACTGATATGTGCAGCGTTGATCTTGTAATGGCGTGTTGTCTACACCGCGGTGTTTACCACGACCGAGGTTCAGGTAAGCAATCCCGTCGACAATCTGTTTTTGGATATTGATTTCGACATCCACTTCTTGAGCAATTGTTTTACATTCGTTGTAATAAGCCCGGTTAAGGATCTCGTTCAAGAACTGACCCGGACGGTCGCGCTCAATCGCCAGCGCTTCGGTAGAAAGCTGATGGGGGGTGATGAATAGTACGTGGCGCATCACCATAAAGTTACGGGTTCGTTTAAACATGGCCTGTTTTTCGCGCCCCGTAATACCATTATTATCAAAACCTTTTGCTGACATCATGGCGAGGTAATCAAACGTCATTACCACAATTTCATAACCGTCCGCTTCCAAACCTAATGTCAACGATTGCAATGAAGAGAAAGTGAACTCGTCAGGGTTAATACGGAACATCAAGAAATGCCACCCGTTTTCTGCAAACTTCTCTTTCATGAATTGTGCAGCTATTGTCGGGTCGATCTCACTTTTCTTGATTTGTCTCCCTAATGTCGGCTCCACGCATTGTTTGTACATGGTTTGCATGTTTATTGGCAAATCGTTCTCAGAGGAGATTAAGACGATTGCTGGTTTCTTTGTCGGGTCTTTTAGTTTCGGGATATTGTATAACGCCGCCCCCGACGTCATCTTCATAGTGAGACCCGATTTAAAGTGGTGCTGGAGACCACCGATTAACACCATTTCCCCACGACGTCCACCCAGCTGCTCGCCGAACATGCGGTTTAATCCCTGTAACCCAAATTTAATAATCTCATCCGGAGAGATTTGATCTCGTGCTCGGGTAAAGATGGCTTTCAGTGATTCCGTGTCATTAAAGTCAACAAAGTCCATGACGCCAGGGGTGTGTTCTGGCCGATCGCTCTTATCGTGTGCATAACCTTCAAATTGGGTGATGATACTGCGCGCGACTTCGTTGAGTTGAAATTCTCCCTCACTGTAGAGAACGTCTTTACTGAATTCTTGGAACCGTTTGCGAAATTCCGCCTTACGTATGACGTCGTTTAACTCCTGTATAAGGAGGCGACAATGATTTTTAATGGCGGCTTCATCAAGATGTAAGTCGAGCGCCCCTTCCACGATGTCAACAACATAGGGTTCATCGCTCGCGATCATCCTGACGTTTTGAACAATCAATTCACGGTTCTTGCAGAGCTCCACCCGTGAAGTCATCTTGAGAATGAGAACTTGAATTCCTTCGTAGATTTCTTTTACTTTTTCGCTGTCGGTAGAATTCTTTGCTGGTGTGGCATATTGTAAAATGTTCTTGACGAGCGCCTTACTGTCACTGCCCGACGGAATTTGATTTTCCCAATACAACAGCGCTAAGGCATTGACAATCGTCATTTTGTAATTCATGGTTCCATCTCACTCAAATTTTATGTTAAAATTCTTTTATTACCCACAGGGGCCGTTATGAAGATCACAGCAATAAAACGTCTTCGTGTCGCGTTGGTTCCGAGTTGGTTGGATGAGTTAGTTAGTGCATCCCCGGACCTTAGCTATAAAGATCTTCTTTGCTTTTCTACGTTGTTAGAATCTAAAGGTTCTATACTATCAGAGGAGCAAGTGATTATTTATGCTTTAACGCAAAATTATATTAACGGGTTTACCGACCGCGCTTTTGAAGACATTCCTTCCATTGCGACCACAGACGGGAATGCGCTGTTCCTCTCCGATCGTGGTAAGAAGGTTGAGAAAGTGCGCATTTCCGTTAATGTGACGGACGCTCTCGCCGAAAAAAGCGAATCGGCGTTATCGTTCACCCCCGTCGGATTAATGGCGAAGGAATACTACCTTCCTTTACTCCTCGATTCGGATACATTACTTCTTATAGGGAGCCGTGTCCCGGTGTTCCAGGATGAGCGCGCGTTTTACAATGCGCTACTGGAGTCGGTTGGGGATAAGCTCGAGTACGCCGAGTTTAAACAGTACGAGTTTTTTAAACGTTACCTCCGTGTAGCAGTATCGGGCTAG